TCCTTGTAGTCGTCCTTGTAGTCGTCCTTGTAGTCGTCCTTGTAGTCGTCCTTGTAGTCGTCCTTGTAGTCGTCCTTGTAGTCGTCCTTGTAGTCGTCCTTGTAGTCGTCCTTGTAGTCGTCTTTGTAGTCGTCCTTGTAGTCGTCTTTGTAGTCGTCTTTAAAGTAATCGTCAAGTTAGTCGCCAAAGTGATTGTTGGGTTTGTCGCCGAAGTAATCGTCTAAATAATATCAAATTAATAGAAAAAATTGATTTCTTAACAATATAAATAACTCATTAATTAAAACACAATGACACTATCAATAACAGATCGCTTCTTTGAAGTTGTTGTTCCTATTGCCTTCGCATTGATTTCAATCTGTATCTTCAGTGGGATTGACTACACTCTTCATTTGTCGAACACAGATCGCACATGCAACAACAAAGCAACTCTTGATGTCTACACTTTTTTGCTTCTCTCGAGTATTGCCTATTTTCTTCTTTCACTTGGAATTTTAGGAAACATGCTCCATTCCAAAATGACTGATCGCAGATCGAGTAATTTATCAACATGCAGTGGATGCATGTCCGCTTGTTTTGGCATCATGATTTTCATTGATTGTACCTTCTTCATCATTGGAATCTCAAGTCTACAAGTTGATCTTATCTGCTCGAAATCATTGATCATTGGAATGTGGATGTTTGCAGGGTATTTCATTTTTATTTGTGCTTTTTTCGTTATTTTAGTCATTGGACTATTTTGCCATTGTCTCAGGTAAAAATGCCATAATAATTTATGACGTTTTTCCCCAGAAATATTTCAAATCCTTAACCGTCTCACAAAAATGAATACCATTCATACAGACATTCTGTACCAAACTGAAATCCTCAATCTTAATGACTTGATCAACTGTATACATAAATTCAGTACTAAATTTACCATAAGCACAAGGATAACTATTACCTTCTTCATCATAAATGGCAAGAACTTTACAATGATCAGTCCTGTTCTTATTCGAACAACAAATCGTTTTGGAATTTTTGAGTATCTCTAATTCAACAATGACTTGTTTTTGACCTTTCGGACTATAAAACCATCCATACTTGTAGCCTCTCATGATCAACGTCGACGAGTTAGTTTTAATGTCAATCTCAACTATTTCATTATTCTCATTATTCATAACAACTTTGTCAGATTTCATGTCAATCTTAATGTTCTTATCAGCCTTGACAACTTCTTTCATTTTACCTTTTGCTCCACCAATCGCACCACCAGTCGCACCACCAGCGTAGTATCGTAAACTATATTGTGACAAATCAGGATAATATATGGCATAATAATCATTGTCATTCTGAGTTAAACTACTCACAGGATAACCTTTAAAAATATCATAACATAAAAAATCATGACCAGTCTTATACTGTGTCATCAGAAGCAGAATTTGCCAATTAAATTGATCTTGTAAATACATAAATATTTTTTCTGGTTCATTCCAAAATAATTCGATTATATCTGTTTCAACGACGTTAGAATTATAATCACATTTCCATTTATCAAGCATTTCGAATTTCTTTTTTGTATTAGTGTATGACATCTTTTCTGGTAATGACATTCTCATCAGATAACCACCAAAAAACAAACCTGGATCGGTCGGTGAATAATCAACATCAGTATGATGTTCTTTCGTGTCATCACTATGACCAATAAATCGAAAATAAGCAATTGTTTTGTTTTGATAAGTAAATCTCAAGTTGTATTTCACACCACAATCAGTCAATGTTTGATGAACAATGACATCAAAATTATCACGAATATATGAAATTTTTATGATTGATTTCGTTTGAGTCTGTTTAAGAACATCACATCTGACGTTCTTGTTAACTGTACTACTGGCATTGTAAGTAATTGTTGGGGTATTCTTCCATTCAACAAAAATTGAAAATGGATAGATAATCTGATTCTTAAAACCGATGAATTTGCTCATTATTCCGTAATATTTATCTGTCACGAAAAAATGATTGTCTTCGAATGCCAATTTATTTTCGATTTTAAGATCTGGATGAAGACTATTGACGTGCTCATAAAGATTATCATAGAATTTTTTCGGTGATAACTTCATAACAGATGTAGTTTCGCTAATATCGAGAACAACTTGACCATTATGACAAGCGAAGAAGGATTGATTTTTTTGATTCGCTTTGAAAATGAGAATACCATCAATTAAAGAATGATCAATGTTATAAAATTCATTCTCAGATAGTGGCTGTTGTAGTTGATAAATGATATGTGTGTCATCATCAACAACTTCTAAAATATTCTTTTCGAAAGTATAAAAATAATATTCTGAAACAACTTTACTGTCAATTTGTTGACGATTTGTGATGATCCATTGGTCGTCCGTTTGAAAATATTGTTTCAGTGGAATACTAATTGTCTTGTCATCAAAAGTAAAATGGCCATCAATTTCATCAAACATAAGCACACATTTCACATTTTCATAAATAATGTAATAGACACGATAACGACATTCATATAAAATGCGCAAATAGGCTAAATGAGGTAGTGTAATATGTTGATAGTCGACGTAATCGTCATTCTTATATCTTTCGAAATCATCAAGACTCTGCCATAATTTTTGAAAAATACCTTCTAATGCATGATGTGGAATTTGTTCATGATTCTTGTAAAACCATTGGAAGAGTATTTCGTGAGAATTATCTTCAGAATTAATGGCAAGATCAGGTAAAGGGTAATTATCAAGAAGAATCATTTTGTTTATTTTAATTGAGATAATAAGTACAGATATCAATTTTTTTCATAACTGTAAGTTATGAAAATAAAGTGTAATCGGAATGATTCAATTTTTTGAAATTAGATTTACGAATCATCCTCAGTATTAGAAGATTCGAACACCCAACCACATTCAATATTACCTTCAGGTGAGGGTTGTGAAGGATACATATAATCTATTTTTTTGATTGCACTCTGAAATTCATTTTTGACGTTAGGAAAAAATGTAATATTAATGTTATCACTTTTGTTAACTTCAAGATTGACCAAATGAAGGAATGAAAGATCTAAATTGAGATCCATTAATTCATCCTTATTTGAACTAAAATGTAATTTCAGTTCACATAATTTTTGACAATTTTTCAAACTAGCAATCAAAGAATGAACAAATTTACTAATAATAATAGAGTCATCAAATGAAATATCTAATTTTAGACTTTCAATCACTTGAAATGAAAAATGGAAAGTATCGTATTTAATGTAAATCGATTGTTGTGTTGTTGTTTCATTTTTTCGAAAATTGATTGGTACATATTCAGAATAGTGTAATGCATTCAATAAAGAACTATTTCGAATAATTTTTTTCAATTGATTTAAAATAATCGGTTTGTCATACAAACAAATCATGTCGCATTCAATTGCTTCTACGTTTGGAAAAATATTTAACTCATCCATTTTAATACCACAACTAATAATGTATTTTATTTGTTTCACTGGAATATCAGTTTCAACGAATGCCGATGGAGAATACTCAGATAATGTATCAATATTTTTTGGCAATTTGTGTAAATCCAATTTATGATAAATCGAAGGTGTATCTGTTTGTGAATAAATGACGTAGTGATCAAAAAAGAGAATTGATTTCAAAGATTCTAAGACATATAATTCATTTATCATTGAATGACAAAGATTGCCACCATACATAAAACCAAATGTTTGTAATGTCTGAGGGAAAAGTTTCTCACAATCAGTCATTAAATAAGTACCTGGAGAACTCAAAATAAAGATATATTTCACATGTTCAGGAAATGGTTTGTTAAAAATCAATTTGACATATCGAGCATAAATTGTTAATTTTTCTGTTTTGAGTGGTATTTGGTCTGTTTCGAAAATATATGTTTCAGGAATAAGAGCATGATTCTTATGATAGTTGGGTGATATATCAGAATATTGATCTCTAATAAATTTTGAGTGTGAATAATTCATGAAATTATGAAAACCATGATTATTAAGATATTTTCCAGATGATAAAAGAGACATGTTTTATTGTTATAATCATAGAGTAATTAAAATGATCAGTTTTTTCTCAAGACTGGTAAGTCGAGAGAAACAAAATGTAAGTGGAATACTTCAGTTTTTTCTCAAGACTGATAAGTTGAGAGAAACACAATGAGGGTGAATGTTAAGTAATTCAATTAACATAAGGTAAAAAAATTGATAAATCAACAATCTAATATTACTTAATAAATAATTATTAAACATGGTACTTATTGAACTTGACATCAGTGGCATGAAAAAAATGACCGTGATGGAATCAACTTTGAATGGTTCACATGTATTGAAAAATCAACTTAAGTTAAATAGAGTCGATAACACGCTATATATTGATATTGATCCAGAATTATTTGCAATTGTTCTGGAATATTTGCGAATTGGTCACATTATCAATAGTCGATTTGATACAGATGTTATTACTGGACTGTTCGAATATTATTTTACTGAGTTGACTGATGACATGATTAGAAAAATTTACAAAATAAAATCAATTGCAGAACAAGTATTTGCTGGAAATAAAGTTATCACATTTACAGATTCTATGATTTATGAAATATCAGGAATAATGCACATTAGTGTTACAAGTAAAGAGGCTTTTGATGATTGTAAATGCTATAAAAAAATTGACGATAGTTTTAGAAATTTTAGAGCAACTAAATTACGTCATGCAATCAGTATTACAAAATTGAATCCATTATCTAATGATATAACATTAGATTTAGAAAAATGGTATAATAATACTGCCAAAGTGTGTATAATAATTTCACAAATAATTGATATGGAATGTCTAGAAGACAAATCAGAAGATCATTTGTCTTTTGATAAAAAAATTAAAATCAAAATAGTGTGTGTTGTCTGTTTTAATAACACAAATTTGAATCAAAACATTGATATATGTATTAAAAATAATGGGTCGAAATCACTGATGTATTCAAGCACATTTCAACCATTTAGAAATTTTTGTAGTAAATTCGTAATTAACAACAAACAATCTATTTATGAGCTTTTAGAACGATTCAATAATGAACTAATAACGGATGTTGATAATAATTTCAATCTTTGGGGAGTGCGAATTTCATCAATCACAAATGAATATAAATTAACATCATTGAATGCATTTAATGACGATAATGATCTTTATTTGTTGAAAATAACAAAAAATTCAGAATACATTCTGAAATGCGAAAATAATAGTGTTATTAAGGTTGGCGAAATTAACATATTAAAAACGAAATATTACCTACAATTATCTTTTTAAATGTATTATTAATCAATAATATTTTTAATTTGGTTTAACTCTCAAAATAATTTGATCAATTAATTTTAATGTTTTCATAACTTCAATCAATTTTGGATCAGTTTTTCTATCAGCATGAAATGGTTGAATAACACTTTTTTGTTCAAACAAATCAACAACATAACGATGCACTTTATCGATACAGTAAGTGAAACACTTCAGTTTTTTTAAGGAAATAAGTTAATAATCTTTAAAAAATCTCTTTGCTTTACTCTTCTTCAGTGTATCATATTCTTCTTTTGTTATGGTTGATTTAACAAAATCGATGTTTGTTCCCTCTGAACCACCAACTTCAGTATCCTGATAAAAGATTGGGTTACCAAGTGCATAAACATTATAGAACAATTTGTCACGTGCTAGGGGAATATCCCAGACAAGTGATTTTGTTAAAACAGATTGTAGACAGGTATCAGCAATATGCATGGCATAATCATAACTAGCTACAAAGACACCATGAGTAGTGAGCATATTAGCATCGTGATACAAATGAGGGAATTCTTCTGATTGCACAATTTTGATGGTATTTTGTGATCCATATGCACTGTTATCACTCAAATCAACTGACCAAACTGATATTCCGATAAACACAGCATCAGTATTATCAGGATAAGTGAAATTTTGATTCTTGAATGAAAAAACACTGACATCATTCTCAATCATAATGAATGGCTCAAAGACTTCTTTCTTGAGATGAGTCAGAATTGTATGAACAACTGTCAATGATGTTGTCTCAGAAAATGACAACTTGTTTGTTGATGCTGGTCCTTCAATCAAATGAAAATTAAATCCATGCACCTTCTCAAGATTCCTCAGATGCACCTTTTTAGCATCATCACCAGCATATGTTAAACAATAAATAGGAGTATTAGCCAAGCTGAATTGCTTCATTATATTCTAATTCTCAAAATTCAATGTCGTTGTGAACACATTCATGGTATGTATAAAACTTTATGACCGAGAGGTTGACCAGGATTAAAAATAGAAAATCTATAGTTATCGATAATGAAAAATGGTTTTGTATTCTCTGGTAAAGTTTTGACAATTTCATTGATTTGTTCTTGATTAGTTAGATTTTTGCGATTATTATTAAAAGAAATTGTATTGTAAATACTTCCTATTGTTGTATCAGGTGAAATATTTGATGTGATAATAACATTATCTTTTACTAAACGTTCATATTTAGGCAACATACCATACATAACACAAATAGTTATTTTCTTTGATTGATAAATTTGTGTTCGATCAGTGATTTCTTCTGTCATTTCAAATTCAGTATCACTCGGATAAACACTTTTAACATACTCAATTGTTTCTTCGACGACATTATTCTGTTTCGTACCAATGATATACACTAGATTTCTCTTGACAAATTCTTTCTTCAGTTTATCACTGAATTCTTCGAAGATGAGATTTATTTCCATTAGTTAATTAATAGTAATAAATTTTAATAGATTTCATAATAAACGTAAATTGGCTCTAATCTTATTTTCGAGTTAATGGCCATGATTTGACGACCAAACGACATATCATTGTCTTCTGCATAATCCCAGATAACCAGGATATTTGGTACTGTCTGATGATTTTTCAAAAATTCGAGAACATATTGATAATTGTTTTTGACGACTCTAATTTCAATCATTTCAGCATTTGGGAATGATAGAATTCCAGTAATTGTTTTGTGATTTAAAAATTCGAGTTCAACAGATTTGACATACTGATTGGAAAAATCACCATGTTCATGAATCTGCATTCGAAGATGATACAAATTAACAAGATGTGCAATACTTTCATGATGTTTAACGTTGTAGTGTAAATATAAAAGTGAATGAGGCACATTACCAAGACCAATGAAGCCTTTGTAATATGTCAGTTTATTTGATATGATATGAGGAATATCAGTTGATATGTCATATTCTTTGTGAGTGATATGCAAAAATTGTAATTCAGGTGCACATGTCAAAAAATCTGACCAATTGACTATATCATACAAATTAAAGGAAATCATTTCAATTGTTTTCGGATTAATCAATTTAAACAGATCCATTTTGGGTGATGCGTCAGAAAGACATTGATGAGATGGTAACATAAATTTTTTAAAATTAAAATGATGATCTGATAAAAGTGAAGCACCAATAAATGTTGTTGTTGAAGGAGGGATGTGAGTCATATTCATAGTATGTGCATAAATTGTTTCGATTGCAGGAAAAAACAGAGAATGATCTTTAAAAAAATGATTGATAACTGGTTCCAAATTGCCACCATAATAAATATCCATTTTTTTAACAATTGATGCAGTGTCGCGATCTGATAAGACAAGAACAGGTGGGTTTTTTTGTGTTTTATAAATTAACCTTGTCATCGTTTGTAATGCCAGACAACCTGATCTATCTTCGTAAAGTTGCGATTGAAAAACATCAATATTTTGACGAGTTTCTAATTTTTCGATCAAAACGAGACAATCATTCTTGAAATGATGTTTTTCTTTTGTTTTGCGTAAACAAATCAATTCTTTGAGATGACTTAAATCAGGTAAATCTTCATAATAATCATGCATGAGTGCTAGTTGTAAGACTGACTCAGGAAGAAAGTGTTTTGTTATTGGACGTGAACCGTAATATTTGAGGGAATAATAACCTTTCGGTAGTAATGGAATATCGTCTTCATCGCGATTGATGATTAATTTGTCGGTTGTTATTGCAGAAAAATCTGTTTTCATACCATTGACAATAGTCAAAGAATCTAGTTTTCCAAAATTATGAGTGATTATTGTATTTGATATGTGTAAATGAAGGTGTTTGAGGTGTTCTGCATTAATGACAAGATGATCAATGCTATCTGAAAAGAGATGTAATTGACGAAGAGCAGGTGCGACAATTTTAAGATTTGAGTGTGTTGTGTCAAGCGTTAGCGATAAATTTTCAATACTTGGATGATTCAAAAGAGTATTTTCCACGAATAATGTATCTTTATTGTTAATGCTTGTCATAGTTAGTTTTTTGAGATTCGGACATTTAATTGTTGAATCGGAATGAATACTAGCAATCACATCACCAACAATAGATAAATCTTGGATTGATTCACTAACAATGTTGAATACGTCTTTATGAGCATAAAAATGCAAAATCTTTAAAAAATGAAATTCGTGCAACAATGACAAATTTTTTAATGAACATATCAATGAAACAATCGTATGAGGAAGATACTGTAAATCTAATTCGTGAGCACATGACAATTCCTGTAGATGATCCATATATTTCCAATATTTGCTCATAAAATCGTTGAAATCAATATTATCGATGTATTTTTTATTTGGTAATGTAATAAATCCTAAATTTAATTGAGTTATTGATCTTAATTTTTCAGGGTATTTTAGCGTAATAATGTTTTTATTAGATTGATTAGATGTGACAGTATACTCGAAATCTGATATTCTCATGGTGTTTTTAATTAATAATATGGAGGATATTGTTAATTAATCAAATTTTTTCTGAAACAGAATGATTCAAATTTTTTTACATCGCAAGTGTTTAGTATTCACCAATATAACGACCACCTGGATGTGTCATCGTATTCATATGATAAATACAAACATTATAACCGTATTTTGCATAGTTTCGACAATAGATACACTTTCTTAGGTGACGATGTTTAGAATGATAAGAACAAACTAAATGCATACAAGAGGGACATTTTCGAGCATGTGAATTACAACTAGAATTATTGTAATAACAATCATTGAATGTTTGTTTCTTTTTGATTTCTTTCGGTACCTCCTTCTTGTTATTTTTTTGAAGACAACGTTGACATGCACTATCATAAACAACAGCATAATCGTACGGGTCATATTCCCAATAGAATTCACTCAAGATTACTTTTTCTTTACAACTATAACATTTCTTGTATTTAACATCACGAAGTAAATGAGTATCGAGTGATGTAATGAAATCATTGTTTTTGTTAAGACACTCAATTAATTTACGGCACAAGATGGCATATTCGTGAAATGTTTTGTAATCAAGATTAATTGTGTCATAATATGAGACAGAATTTGTTCTCTTACGAAAACAATGACGTGTTTCATGAATGACTTTCTTTTGTTGTGCTTTAATGTTTTTAGTGGTGATTTCTTGGACGATTGATTGTTTAATTGATTCGAGAGATTTTGACCGTTTCATTGGATGGATAGTTTTCTTGACACTGAAAATTTTATCAAATAATTTTTCTTTAATCCATTCTTGTTCTTTCTTGTATCCTAATGCTTCACTCTTAAATTTATCCAATGTGACATGATCGAATCTATACAAATGCGATTTGTTCATAGATATCAATAAATCGACACTAATAGAAAGATCGTGTATTTTATTGTCAATGAGTAACATCATTACTATTAACGTTACTATGTAATTAAATATCTAGTAAGTAGACGAGAAATCAAATTTTTTGAAAATGGTAACTAAAAATATTTCTTTAAATTACTTTATTTTACATAAAATAATTTAAGAATTAAAGTGTAATTAAAACACCTTTAATTTTTTAAAAATTCTTCAATGCAAAAACAATTTCTTGATTAGTAAGATCAGGGAATACCAATGACAATAAACTTATGTAAGTGGTATTAATAATAATATGTATGATGATACTGTCTTTCAATTCAGGATATACATCGACAACTTTTTTCAGAAAAACAACCGATAATGGTTTTTTTGCTAAAATCAAATCATATGTATCATCTTCTGTTTTCAATTTGACATAATTATTAAATACATAATCATTAAATTCTTGAGATTTTGTTGCAAAAAGAATCTTTTCAATTATGCTTGCGTTATCACTTTCAAATGTAGAAAGAATGTTCCAAAATTCCATTTGTTCATCGAGTTTCATCCATTCAAAATAATTCGATAAAATTTTGAAAAGATACACTTTTTTTTCTTTACTAAGCTTATTGTGACGCAAATATTCTAGCGATAATTCAACAAAATTATCTTCTGATAATATTGATTCATCCTGATCAGAATTATCTAACTCATAATTGATAAATTCACAAATACCGAGATAATTATCTTCTTTGATATTGATATTTCGAATGATATTCTCACTATGAATATTGGCATCATATTTTTCCAAAAATAAAATCATCAATTGTATTACCTTTTCACTATTGTCACCATAAATTAATTTTGCAATATTAATTAAATATTCTTTGTTAATTAAACATTCAAAATGTTCAATGAATGATTTGGGAATTTTGATGACATCATGATTTTTAAGAAAATTTCTTAATAGATAAAAATACATCAAATCGCTTGTGACACCTGTCATTCTATCTATTTCGAGATCATCTTCAGTCAATTCCATCTTTAACATGAACAACCTTCTGATATGTTGAATATATTTCCACGAAAATGTACTTTTGGTGTATTCCGTCAAATTGTTATCAATAATTGTTCTAAAAATTAATCCGTAAATATCATTTTCGATAACTTCCAATAGTATTTGTTTATTTTTTTGGACATGATATATAATATTATTACCTACATACACACTATCGTCATCAATAAATTTTTTGAATACTTCAAGTTCGGTCATACTAGTGATTTATTATTTAATGTTCATTAAATAATGAATAATCAATTTTTTTTAAGGCTGTAAGCCGAAAAAACAAAGTGTAGTTGGAATAACTCAATTTTTTCTAAGGCTGTAAGCCGAAAAAACAAAGTGTAGTCGGAACAACTCAATTTTTTTAAGGCTGTAAGCCGAAAAAACAAAGTGTAATCGGAACAACTCAATTTTTTTAAAGGCTGTGAGTCAAACAACCTTTGGTAAGCGGAGCAACCTTTGGTAAGTCGAAGAAACAAAGTGTAGACGAAATAACTCATTTTTTTATAAAAATTTATTCTTGAGAGCAAAGATGATGTCTTGATCTGTTAAGCCAGGAAAAACAGTTGATAACATATCATTATTATGGTGTATTAAACGAATAATGATACTGTCTTTCACATGTGGATACAATGTAGCTACTTTTTGAAAAAAATACTTTGTACAAGGAGTGAGACAAATATCTGTAAAAGTAATTCTCATCACTCCGTGTTCTGATTGTAATTGATCATATTTTTCGAATGCGTAATCTATGAATACTTCAGACGTTGTATGAAAAAGAACATATTCTATGAGACGTAAAACATCGTGACGAATACTTTCAATTGAAATCACGATATCCCAAAATTCAATTTGATCATCTAATCTCATCCATTCGAAAAAATCAACCACGTTTATTAAAAAACGTTCTTTTGCTTCGTCTTCTACTTGACTACTCTTCTTCTTATGTTGACGCAAATAATCTAGTGATAATTCAACAATATTATTTTCTGTTACATTTACATCATCATAAAAAAAATCACGGATTGAATGATAAATATCATCTTTACCCCACGTCGTCGACGAATAACACTGTGTGTCAATATTCGAATCATATTTTTCGAGAAATAACAAAAATAAATGTACTGGTTTGAGATTAATATCAGAATTAAATTTATCCTTCCATAAATCATCCATGATATCTTCAACAGTGTTACTAAAATATTTAGCGATGTAAATAAAATATTGTTTATCACTCAAACTCTCATAATGTTTAACAAATGATTCTGGAATTTCATGAACATCATAATCATGCAAAAAATGTGTCAAAATGCCAAAATATGCTGGTGTGAATGTTAAACCATGCATTCTTTCAGGTTCAAGATTTTTTTTTGTCATTTTTATGCCACGATTAACAAAATTAACAAACGACACATTGATTTTCTGAATATATCTCCATTCGTAATTACTTTTGATAAATTTTGATAGGTCGTGTTCGTATATACACGTTAATATTAAACTATATACATCAGTATCAATTATTTTCAATAGTGATTTTTTATGTTGTCTTGCATATTTGAAGGTTGTTAAACCTGATATATCATCGTCATCAATATAATTTTTGAATATTTCAATAGACATTTATTATTTAATATTTATTGAATAATAAATAATCAATTTTTTCTGAGACTTTTATCCCTAAAAAAATTTATTCTTTAAAGCAGAGATAATTTCTTGATTGGTCAAATTAGGAAATACAACTAGTAACATAAAACTATTACAAATAATAAGAAGAATAATGATACCATCTTTCAAGCGGGGATACAATTGAACAACTCTTTGAAAGAAAAACTCTGTGCAAGGTATCAAACCAATATCTTTAAAAGTAATTCTTATTATTTCCTTTTCTGAATATAATTTATCATATTTATCAAATGCGTAATCAATAAATACTATGGATGATGTATGAGAGAGAACCCGTTCAATAACTCTTAAACTGCAATGATTATTACTTTCTGTTGATGTAATAATATTCCAAAATTCAATTTGATCGTCAAATATCATCCATTCGAAATAATCTGCCATATTTGTTAACAAATTTTCTTTCTTTGCATCTGCAACAAATTCACCTTTATTTTTGTTTTTACTTAAATAATTTAATGAATGCTTAATGATGTTATCTTCTGTGATATCTTCATCGAAATAATTATTAATTCGTTTGTAAATTTCCTGTTTACTAAAAATTATATCATCTTTATTGATGTCTAAATCATATTTATTTAAAAATGATATCATTAATCGTATTGAATTTAATTTAAATTCATCATTCAGAATAATTTTAGGTTTCCATAAATCTTCTACACAATCACAAATCGAACAATCAATGAGTGATGAGATCTCATAAAAATATGAAGGATGTTTTAAAGATTCATACTGTTTGAAGAATGATTCTGGTATTTCAAAGATTTCATTATTTATGAATTTTTCAAACATTTCAAGCGACATTGTAGACTGTATTACAAAATAAATTTATTTCTAAAACATCTCGAAAACAACATATTTCAATGTTATTTGTTTTTTAATGTTAGAAAACAAATAATTAATTCTTAAAGATTGAAATGTTCTTTCAAAATGTCAACAATTTCTCGATCCGTCGTATTGGAAAATAATTCATTATACATCTCGATATTATTCATAAAATAATAAATCACCAACGTATTTCTACTTTCTGGGTGAACTTGTAGTAATTTTATAATGTAACATGATTCAATTGTATCATCGAAATTAAATGGTAAGAGATCATCATTCATTGTTTTAAGTTTGTCATATTGATCAAAAATAAAATCAATGAAAATTTCAGAAGTGGTTGAGACAATTGTTGATAACAGTAAATATTCATCAATATTTTTTAGAATATTCCAAATTGATATTTGTTCGCTCATTGACATCCATTCAAAATAATTACAAAGAGATTTCAAAAAATAATCTAATGTACACAATTCGTTAATTTCGTTTTCAGGCAAATTTAAAAAAAACCCAATAATATTCTCATCATTAATTTCTTGACCATGTAAAATATACACACCAGTATCATCATCATAATGAGTAAACATATTCATATTTTCTACGATAACATCAAAAACATAAGATCGTGTATTACCTCCAATAGAACTATTCTCATCCTCGGAATCAATTATATCATTATGATATCCTTCATTTATTGTTTTTGTAGATAGTATGCACTCAAAATCATATTTATTAATCATCATAATGAATAATTCAACTAATTTTAAATAATAAGAGTTATCATGCAATGAGGTACCAAGATTATTATCCCAAAACGACTTGAAATCGCAATAAATATCATTCATTATCAGATTAAAAATTATAAACGAATAACTAGAATAATAACCAGTAACTTCTAATTCATTGTAATGTTCTAAAAATGATGTCGGTATATCAATAACATCATTCTCTTGCAAAAATGATTTTATTAAACCAAAATAAACATAAGAATCTTTAAGACCAATAATCCTTTCTAATTCTAAGTCTTCCTTTGTAATTTGTTGATTTGGATTTATGTGAAAAAAATATTTCCACGGATATTTTAATTTAACAATAATACTTGAATCACCATTAAGATAATATGACAATAATATATCATAAAAATGATCACTTAATGATATTTCGGATAATTCATGATATTTATCGCTAACATATTGTGAAGCTTCTTTAATTTTATCTTCATTAATAAAACGTTTAAATTCTTCGTAACTCATCTATGATTCAAATTTTATTAAATCATAAATTAATCAATTTTTTACGAAAGTTCTGTATATATTCGTCAGAAACGCGAAAACAAAGACGATTGACATGACAATTTATTTGTTAAAATTGAAATTATTTCCTAACGTTACGAGCCAGGAAATAATTTAGCGTAGACATTCACACAAATACGGATTGACCATAACAAGATCAAACCTAGCACACTTTCAGTGTAAAAAAATTGAATTTTCGATACCTCAAATTGCAATTTATTTCTTTCAAATCTAGCACACTTTCAAGAAAAAATTGATTTTGTCAATAACATATTAATAAAAACAAATATGAATCCAATACCAATAGAATTGGTTGTTACGTTTCTTAAATATTGTGCTTATGAAACAAAGGTTAATTTTTTAAATACATGTGTTGAATATGCACGGTATCGATATTTTTTTATGTTATGTCGTGATCGTATAATCACATTTGTGGAATCTTTACCAAAAAATCTTAATGTTAAAACACTGAAATTTAATAACTCATCACCAATTATTAATCGTTACCCAAGTACATTAACTGAATTAATTTTTGATAACAATAATGATATCTATGATCTTGATTTGATAGATCTTAATTTGATACCAAATACAGTTAAAAAAATATATATCCGACATGCAAATCCCACATACATAAAATATTTTTTACGAAATATTCGTTGTGAATTAGAAACATTGGTTATTGATAACTACACAAATACAACAATCGAATGGAGTGAAAATCGTGAATATTCAAAACTTAAAAAATTAATCATAAGGGGTATATTTTTTGTTTTTACTCATGGATGGCCAAAAACACTGAAATATTTGAATGTTATTGAAGGTAATCAAAAGTTTTCATATCAAACATTTCCGACAAATTTGAAAAAATTATCCTGTTGTAGCTTTGAAACGTTATTTCCAAATAAAAAAATCGAAAATACAAATTTATGTGCTTTACAAATATCATATTACGGCAAAAAACTTCCACGATCATTAATCAAATTAATCCATAGTGATTATTTTGGTATCATTCTCCATAATACAATCAAAATTTTAAAAACAAATACAATTAAAATTTTAAAAATAGGTGTTTGTGATATTAATGAATCTAGTATCCAGACATTCAATAATCTTAAGAAATTAATTATTGCTGAGACATGTTGCCCAAATAGCTCTTATTCACATCATTATTCCAAAAAACATTCTTATAATGATTTGTTTAATCACATTATGGAACATGTTCCAATTATAGTTGTTGAAAATAGACGTTGTCATAGAATTCACCCTTTTTACATCAATATTGATAAATTGATATTTTCGATCAATGCACAAGGAATTTACCCTTTATACGCTCATGTTGATAAATTGAAATGTTCGATTGATACAAAGGGTACATGTGTTACACACATTAAATGGGTAGCAAAAGAAATTAAAGTGCTCGAAATTATCGTGAACGCAAATTATGAATATCTTGTTTTACCACATAGTATTGTTAAATTGACTATGACAATTACATCAGGTTTGCAACATACAGTTGTGCTTCCTGACTCATTGAAATATTTGAAGGTTATGAATAATGACAAATTGTTGTTAGATAATAAACCGAGAAAATTAGTTAAACTTGATTATTCTTTTGGTGTTAAAGTTGACATACCGAGTAAAATTATTATTATTTGATTTAAAAACAATAATTAGTAATAATTCAGAATGTCATTAAACATCGAAACAAATACATACACCAATGAAATATATGTTCGTGTTGGTACTGATAAAGATTGTGTCTATATTGGTCCAAAAAATTTTACATCTAATAGTTGTAACATCATGGGAAAATATAAAATAGGAATAGAAGAATTCGTATTTGACATTAAAGGTTTGTTTTGTATGGATGTTGACAAAAAATTTTACTTACATGGAAAGTGTCAAAATTGTAACAGGAATGGTATTGATCTCATACGTAATTTACATATTGGAAAAAAGGAAATTAAAATTTCGGTACTAAATGGAATATCGAAATTTGATGATATTTTTTTATTTGATGAATTGTTATTGATCAATGAGGCATGTAAAATACTTGAAAATCTTCAAAAACAAATTGATAAGAATAATTATTTGAATGTCAATAAAATGTGATTATTATTTAATTGCTCAATTAAATCATAATACGAACAAAACCGAAATTAAAAAATCTCACAAACCGTAATGAAATACGATTACATGCCAAATGTCGATGATTATCAAATTTTAATTCGTGATATTCTTGACATGAGAGTGACTGTAGATGATTTTGAAAAAACTTCCATTATTTTTGATGATACTTTGTTTGATGATTTGACACCAGAATATACTATTGTTATGAAATTTTTACTCGAAATTCTTGAGAAAGATGAACTGAAAATATATTTGGAAACGGTCCAAGATTTTTCGATTATTGATAGCATATTACACTATAATATGACGAATTCATATTTTAATTATGGTCGAATTCCTTGGGTGCCGAGAATTGAAATCAAAAACATACTATATAACACCATTAAAACAATTGAGACATTCTTATGGATTTTTGATAATGATAATGTCGACGAAGATTTAGTTGATCATTATGATAATATTGATGATCCTGATGACATGTTACTATGGACAATTCTTCAGTGGAAAAATCCTTTACTTTATTTGAAATATTTTGCAAAATTTGATTTTGATCCAATGATTGCTGTCGAAAAATACAAAACAGCAGATTTTTCATGGATCAATCGAGTTGAACGTTTTAGTAAAATTACGATTACTGATGATGCAAATGAAACAGCTGAACTAATGTCACATATTGATCATCCTATGGTTTATAAGTATATTTCATATATTTTCGATGATTTATCATTATCAAACAAAATGATTTGGTTTCAAAAAATGAAAAAAGACGGATTGTATCACTTCACAAAATCATTGTCATCATCATTAATCGAAATGATTGGGGATGAATGTTTCGATATTGATCTAACATATTTCTCTCGAAAAGACTGTCTCCGCTTACAACAAGGTTTCCTTACCAATGGTTATGACATAACATATATTAAATCATTCTTATCTGCACATAGTGAATATCATAATATTCTTGTTTTATTTATGATCATACACGGTAACTTGGATCAAATATACAGATTAACTGAAATAACAGGACCAATTACTAAACAAATGATCATTAATTTACTGACAGAATTCGAAGGCTATTTTGTGAAATTATAAAGGCGACGATAAAGGCAACGATAAAGGCGACGATAAAGACGACGATAAAGACGACGATTATGACAATTATTATATTGATTAATAATCAATTTTCACTTTATAGCTTATATTATAATAAAAATATAAAACGCAAAATTAATAATTATCAATTATTCAGTTATGTCATTGTCGTCCAAGTAATCGCCCAAGTAATTGCCCAAGTAGTCGCCCAAGTAGTCGCCCAAGTAATCGCCCAAGTAATCACCCAAGTAATCGCCCAAGTAATCGCCCAAGTAATCGCCCAAGTAATCGCCCAAGTAATCGCCCAAGTAATCGCCCAAGTAATCACCCAAGTAGTCGCCCAAGTAGTCGCCCAAGTAAATAATCTAGTATAAAAAACTGATTAAATAAATCATGTTTTTATAACTAATGTCTTTGTGTGCTGTTCATTTAACATTCGAATTTAATGACATCACATATTTTGATACAGTGATTGTCAAGAAAAGTATGGCACGTAAACTAACAAAATATATTGAAGAACATCCAAATGAATATTTTTATGACGGGTGATAGTGATGAAATACGTGTTAAATTTTACAACATTACTATCAAGACAAATACTGATTCATCAGTCATTTTGGCTATTAGAAAAACAAAAGAATTTACTGGTAATATATCATCTTTATGTATCTTCGAAAATATTTGGTCTAGTTTTAGTGATGAGAAATATTTTTCAAGTTAAACATTTTGGTTCATTATAAATAATGAATAACTTACCATCAGAACTAACTATCATATTATTGAAACATTGTTTATCAAAGGACAAAATTGACATCTTCAAAATATCAAGGGAATATTTTTATTACCGATATTTTATCGATATCAAACATGTTTCGTACTATTTAAATTATCTCAGTACATATGACAATAAAAAAACCATCAATGATATTGGTAAAATAAAAACATACGCTCATAGAATGATTAATTTTAACAATTTCGATATCGAACAACAATTTAAGATAATCAAAAAACTAACAATATATTATTCTTATCGTTCATCAAATGAGTTACCAAAATCACTAACCCATCTAAAATTTGGATTCACATTTAACGATGTTTTACCGATCTTACCAAATACATTAACACATTTGATATTTGGTTATAATTTCAATCAAGTACTGAGAAATTTACCAAGATCGTTAAGATACTTAAAATTAGATCATTGTTACAATCATCCAATACCATTATCCTTACCATCATTAATTTATTTATGTTTCGGTTTTTGTTATAATTATAATTTTCCACTTGATAATTTACCTGATACATTACAATATTTACGAGTTGGATACACATTCAATCAAAAAATAGAGAAATTACCACGATCGCTTGTTTATTTAGTTCTTGGTGATTGGTTCGGACGTCCATATAGTATAGGAATGACACATAAAATTTCTGAGCATTTACCTCAAAATGTGAAACTAAAATTATGCTTTCAAAATGATAGTGGTGGAATTCAAAACATATCAAATTTACCAATAACGCATATTACGTTTGGCGATAATTTTGGTGGATATTTTTACAAATACAAAAATATACCAAGTACCGTAACACATATGATATTTGGTAAGACATTCAATAACCGTGTCACTAAACTACCGAAATCATTGATCTACTTAGAATTTGGCCAATATTTCAATCGTTCAGTCACGTGTTTACCAAAATCAATTAAAACACTTAAATTTGGTGAGGCATTTAATCATGAATTAGGCAAATTTGACGATTTACAATATTTGGTTTTAGGAAAGAAATTTACCCAAGATTTAAATTATTTACCGAAGACACTCATCAAGTTAAAGTGTCATTGTCAATTTTACCCCATTAATTTACCACGACTGAAATACCTAAATATTTGTAATACAGTTAATTATTTCCTTTCACCAATTACATATTTTGTTTTGAGATGCAATTATCAAGATTTATCATGCTTACCCAAAACAGTTATCTTTCTGAAAATACCATATTGTCGTAAAATACCGAAACACGTCAAGTATATACATTTGATCACTTTATAAACCTCCCTACAATCTAAGAAAGTAGATCAACAGTTCAGTTAATGTACCGAAGCGATCACTGGCATTACACCAAACTCGGTTAACGATGTTCTATTGGTCGTATGAATTGCCTGGGTAAAGGAGTTCCATCAAATATACAGTCTTAGAAAAAATTGATTTTATTAATACATATTAATAAAATCAAAAAATGGACGTACTTCCAATCGAGTTAATTGTGACGTTCTTACATTATTGCACTGATAAAACAAAAACACATTTGCTAAAAGCAAGTCACCAAAATGTTCGATATCATCATTTCTTTCTGATGGCAACGATTTCAAAGGCATCATACCCATTAATCATATCACCAGAATATATGGAAAATCACCAAAAAATGTTATGTCATACACATCACATTAGAACTATTTTACTAACTCATTTTTTTCCAAAAAATCTTAGTATTAAAACACTGAAATTAGATGGTACATCACCTTACATTCGTGATTTTCCTCATGGTATCACTGGTCTTATAATTGATAATTATAGCCAAGAACTACCAAAACTACCAAAAACAATCCGTCAAATTTGTTGTAAACACGTATCATCAGGTATAATGAATTGTTTATTGGCAACAATTGAGAGTGAAATGACTGAAATTGAAACATTAGTCATTGAGAATTGTTCGCTTAGTATTGACAAATGGATTGATAATAGAAAATACCCCAAACTCAAAAAATTAAGCACTCATTATTTTTTATTTGTCTTTGCTCATGGTTGGCCTGAATCATTACAGTATTTGCGTGTTGATGGTAAACTTCCAGAATTAACATACAATACATTTCCGTCAAATTTACGAAAACTAAAGTGTCATGATATCGATCAGTTGTTCCCACAAATAAAATTAGAAATGACAAACATATCTTCCTTACATACGAATAACTATATTACTAACATACATGACTTTTATTTCGATAAAACAATTGAAATAAAACGTACATTTTTAAACAAAATTACAAATTTAACTATTTCGATATGTGATGTTATTAAACATAATATAGATATGGTCATTAATCTCAAAAAATTAATTATCGAAGAATCATGTTGTTATTCATCATACTCGCACAAACATAAATATCACAGTGATTCACACTTTCAACGTATTATGAATCATGTTCCAATAATCATTGTCAAGAATTCGGTGTTAGCCAGACATCATCCTTTATTCGTTGACATCAACAAGAAATATTTAAAACGTCAGAATACCTCTAACGAGGATTCGAAAGCGGATTATTATTTAAGCAATGTTGATATCAGTATAATGTATATTAAATTTATCAAGAAAGAAGTAAAAGACCTCAGAATTATAATATATTGCTCTGAAATTTATTTACCGAATAGCATCGTTAAATTGACGATTAAAAACACACATGGACGGAATAACACGGTAAGACTTCCTAATTCACTAAAATATTTGAAAGTCATTAATAATGAAAATTTGACTTTAGAAAATGTACCAAGAAAGTTACTTTACCTCAATTATTCACAGGGTGTGAAAGTCAATATTCCAAGTAAAATAATTGTTTTTTAATTTTAAAAAATAATTAAATTGTCTTCAATAGTTTAGTCGTAAATGCGCAATCCTGAAAACAACCAAGAATGATACCATGGAATGCAATAAGATTATAATTGATTGATGTTAAACTCATTGTAAGTTAACTGATAATATTATTAATTTAAAAACTTAATCAATTCTTCAATTAATGGGCTCAGTCAGAATTGGTAGACGAATTTATGAGAATGGTTCATTTACTGATCCTGAAATAGAAGGCTATACACCAATATTATGTTTGACCAAATCATCGAAATATGGATCACTTAGTCCCTATGTTCTCAAAGATGATAATGACTGTATTATCGAGAATGTTTGGCAATTTTCTAAAGTGTACGAATCAGTCCCACAATCTATCCAGAAATATTCGAGATATGACCAAACAGTCATTTGGAACCATCCTGCAGAAGATCATTATGTCGATGATGAATTATCTGATGAATACTGGGAATGGAGAAAGAAAGGATTTTCTTGTTCGTATCCTGTCAGATATCCAGTCGGCTTTAATTTTAGACATAAGTGTTTGTTTAGTCTTTCACTCAAATCTAAACCAGGAAAAATCAAGAAATTAAATTACATTGAAGCAAGAAAAAAGATTTATGTGCCAGTCTATACAGAAGCACTACAAAAAGAATCATTGTTTAAGAAACTTGTCAAGATGTATGATAATGGTGAAAAATTGCTTATTATTGAAGTAGATGGACCTCATCAAGAATCATTAGGATATTATCAGAAGAAATACGATGTTGGTGAGTCATTCATTAAGGATAATACAATTAAATGCAATTCTAAAAATATGAGTATCATGCTCAATGACGAAAAACACCCATTTGGTCATGGTTATTGTTTAGGTATGGCAATTATGGGGATTGTTGAGGATGTCGAATTAAAAAATTGATCTATCAAAGGTTACTACGTCTATTAATTATTATTAACAGATCAAATGACTTTACCTTTAGAATTAATTGTGACATACTTATCATATTGTACGGATAAAATTAAAGTCGATTACATAAGATCATGTCGTAAAAACATACGATATAGGCATTTTTTCATGATACGCGAAATGTCTGGCAAGGTTAACACAAAATTAATTTATGATGATCCTGACAAATTAAAAAATATTAATCGTATCAATAAAGTTAAATTTAATGAATTACACAATAACCCTGCAATGAGTATTAGAGAAATAGAATTATTTGGTTTCATGGAAAAAATGCCGTTTGAGTATTTTTCCATTCGGAAAAACGAAACACAGTTCGGAATGAGACGACTACCAGTTTTTCTTTCAGCACGATTTCCATACGGAATACGATCAGTCTTTGTTAATGGTGATAATAATTTGTCAAATCTAAAATTATTGCCAACAACTGTTAAACAAATGACATATTATGGTCAATACATCATTAATTTTATCAATTGTCTCATTCTTCCAATTGAAACACTTATTTTAATTAACACAGATCGTCATTTAACACAGTGTATCATTCCTAAACCTGCAACATTTGATTCCAAAAATCTAAAAAGATTAAAATTACACAAAATTCTTTTTGATCACCAATCTCCAGTGTTAGAATGTTTATCAGTAACAAATAATGATACCCTCAAATATGACAAAATACCATCAACTCTGAAAAGTCTATCATGTTGGAGTATTGAAGATTTGTTTCAAAATGATGATACTAGTCACACAAAATTAGAATCATTAAATGTCTCAGTTCATCTTAATTATTCCTTAACACTCACAAAACTATCATATCAGGTCGCATACTTGACATTTGACGGTAATTCTTCGTTTGAGACAATTAAAATACTGAGTCTTCCGATCACATGTATTAATCAAATCGAAGTACATCATTTGCGCAAATTAAAGAAACTAACATTACTATTGAGTATTAATAACGATTACAATAGATACCAGCTTATTGATAAATGTATTCCAATAGTTAATGATTTAATTTCTTACGTTCCATGTATTATCTTCTATAATTCTGTCGAAGGTAATGTTTTCAAAAATGTACCAGTATTCCATGAATCAATGATATTAAAATGGTATCATGGTGTTTTACGAATGAAACATGTTGTTGTTGAAGCAATTGGTGAAATTAATATTGTAATCGATGACAGTATTATTGATCTAACATTACATATCTTTCACGATTACAATGAAGTATCAGGACAGATCAGGTTACCTAATTCTTTAAAATCATTAACATTGATCAATAATCATAATATTGTTTTGACTAATATACCAAAACGATTGGTTAAATTGGATTATTCTCAAGGTACTGAATATGATATACTCGCAAAATATTTAGTTGTCTAAAAATTTGAAGAACAACTTGTTTTCTGCGACATACTGTCTTAGAAAAAATTTGAAGAACAACTTGTTTTCTGCGACATACTGTCTTAGAAAAAATTTGAAGAACAACTTGTTTTCTGCGACATACTGTCTTAGAAAAAATTTGAAGAACAACTTGTTTTTCTCAAACTTTCAGTACACTTTCAGTGTTGGAAAAAATTTGATTTACTAATACTTATTAGTAAATCAAACCAAATGAATACGCTACCGCCTGAACTGATTGTGACATATCTAGCATATTGTACTGATAAAATTAAAGTCGATTTCATAACATCATGTCAGGAAAATTCGCAGTATCGGTATTTTTTTTGCATTAGAGAAGTTAATATCGATAAATACAAAATGTTCGTTAACCATGATTTAGTTAAAAAAATAAATCGGTATGGAAAAATGTTTGACTATTTTACATTATGCAAACCTCATATTAGTGTTAAGACACTGAAACCTGGTTACGCCTGTCAAAAATTTCCCGTTAAAATGTCAGAAGTAATATTTTGTAATGTATTAGCGGACGATTGTGCAAATACATTACTAAACATGCCATCAACAGTGAAAAAAATTATTTACAAAGGTGATAATGTTGGTAGTATAATATACACTTTATGTTATCAAACAAAGTTGCAAATTGAAACACTCATTATTGATAATACGGATACACGAATTTACCATTCATACATGTGTTCAGATACTGATGTTATTACATTTAAAAAACTTAAAAAATTAAAGACACGAAACGTCTTTCTAGATTTTTTTCATTATTATGGGCGATTTAATATTGAATTTTTGTCTATGACTAAACATGGAAATTATAAATTCGATCACATCCCATCTTCCTTAAGTGTGCTCCATTGCGACAAAATACACCATTTGTTCAAAAATACTGATTTATCGAACACTAATTTAGTATCACTACAACCAGGTTGTTGGGGATTAAATTACCCGCCAACTCTCAAAAAGTTATCAATTACAAGTCATACAATGACATTCCCTGATACCATACAAGTCTTGAAACTAGACATGGCTGGATTACTTATGTCAAACATTAATAAACTACTCAAATTAAAAAAATTAATTCTGCATGCGAATACTTATAAAGCATTTTTCTACAAGAAGCAAGAATATGTCACCATTCTGAAAAGATTGATTCAGGAAATCAAAATTGTTTCTTTTGATATTGATAATAGTGATAATGAAGTCACATCACCACTCGATAAAATATTAAGCATTGAATACGTAACACGTGCAAAATTTATTGACAGTCATATTGTGTCTCTTAAGATAAATGATATTCGTTTCAATGAATTATATATACCAAATACCGTTGTTATTTTATCAATTAATTTTATGGGGTGTCATTGTCATGTTACCTTCCCAGATTCACTTCGATCACTAACGGTTATGTATAATAGAAATGCGACATATTCGAATTTACCAAAAAAATTAGTGAAATTAAATTACTCGTCAGGAACCACAATTGATGTTCCTGCTAAATACCTTTTTATTTAAAAAATTTGAAGAACCTGTACACTTTTAATGAGAAAAATTTGAAGAACAACGTGCTTTCTGCGACATACTGTCTTAGAAAAAATTTGATATATTAATAATCATTAGTAAATCAAACAATGGACACATTACCTTTTGATTTAATTATAACTGCCTTAAATCATCTTGATGTCAAGGTTGCTACTGATGTTGGTTTTTCGAATAGACAATTTTTATTTTTGTGTCAGAGTCATTTTAAATTTACGATAGCAGATGTTGATTTATTTAGAGAGCGTAAAATTTTGTTTAGTTGTGTCACCGTTATTAAATTTATTGGTGGTAATTTCGAACGACTTGCTATCGACATTATCGAGAGCAACATGAGACTGTTTCAGAAATTAAATACGATTTTGATTTTGAATAAAAGTGGAACTTCTAATATTACCCATTTACCTAATTGTATTAAACATTTTAGTTCTCATTGTTTACTACTGCAGATCAATGCAAAATTGCATTTGGAATCATTTAGGAGTACTGTTCAGTCAGTCTTTGATTTTGATCTTGATGTTAATATGTTACACGATTTACGGATGAATACAACTGTTGATAGAGAATTTCAAATTGTCAATTTGAGAAAATTTGTGAATTTAAAATATTTTAAAGACTATGCTGTTAAAAAAATACATTATATGTTTCATAAAGAGTCGCAACTTGTCTATTACAAAGCAACAACTCCAATTTTTATGGTGGCAAAAGAAATTAGACCAACACTTATACATCTCAAATGTCTTTGGATATCAGGAAAACGCTCATCAGATTATTTTAAGGATTATCCAAAACTTGAGTATTTGAAATTATTTATCTTGCAAGACAAAGAAAAAAATAATATTACGATTAACAGTACGTCACTCATCAAATTAATACTTCTTTGTCAAATATCTGTTTCAAAATTCCCTGATTTTTGTGATAATGTTATTATTAACGCGCCTAATCTTGAGATTTTAATAGCACAGTCGGGTGAAATGAGTGATAATTATTGTCATTTTCTGACACAAACCATTAATCAATACAAAAAACTATATCGTGTTGAAATTTTAATAACTGGTGATTCAGATGATAATCGCCGCGGACGCTGGCAATTAGGCTGGATCCTCCAGCATAATCCTGATAAACATCACGATGATGAAAATGAGTCTGATGGAAAAACATACGAGTTTAATTGTCGTGATGTCGAAATTAAAAATTTGAGAATTCGTGAAGACATGATTTTTTATTCGAAGTATCAGTCGACATATATTACCAACTCACATTATCCATTTAATGTACCACTAACAACAAAAACATTGACTTATCATTATGGAAATGATGGATTGAATGTATTGACGATTGATTTACCCCATTTGGAAACATTAAACGCTACATTTAATGATACATTATTGATACAATTTGTGTCACATTCAATCAAGAATTTGTTACTTTGTTGGTTATCAAAACAAAGTAAATTATTAATGAATATTCCATTTTATTTAATGATTGATAAATTGTTACTCAAAAATCCAAAAAATAATACTGATTTTTCTAGAATAAAAACAGGATTATTATGTATTATGAATGACAAAAAACATCAGCGTTTATCGTACATCAAAGAAAAAGATTTACCAGAAGACTACAGAATTCTAGATCTCCAAAATTATCCTTTGATGAATTATTATGTCAAACCTCATGTCATTGAAATGTATTTACAAAACAGTGAAATTAATGATAAGGTTGATGCACGTCATGTTAAGAAAATACGAGTGCATGATATTGATGGTTCTAATTTGGATATATCTGATGATTGTGATTTTCGGAGTTCGTAACAATTACCTTACGGTTTTCAAGAAAAAATTGATTTATTAATAATCATTAGTAAATCAAATAATGGATACATTACCGTTTGAATTAATTATAACTATTCTAAGTTATCTCAAAATTGAGAATACATCAACAATGGCATTCTCTCAAAAACTATTTCTGTTATTGTGTCGTCGTCATTATAGTTATACAATTGATCAAGTTGACCTTTTTCATGCGGGAAAATTTTTGTTCAGTTGTGTCAAAGCATTAAAAATTCAGAATTCTGAATCAGAGCAAATGATCATCAAAATTATTGAAGATAATAGACGATTGTTTCGGAAATTAGATACATTGATGATAACAAGTAGAGAAGATGAATCAAATGTGACGCAAATACCTGATTGTATTAAGGTATTACATGTCGATTGTATCTTACCATTAGTTAACAAGAAATTAAATTTGAAGTCTTTCAGGACTGTTTTACAACCATTAGATGATTTTGATTTGAATGAAGAAATGTTGGAAGATCTTCGTATTAAATCAATGAAACCATACAAAAAAAAAATGTATGCTGTTAATTTAAGGAAATTTAAAAATTTAAGAAAATTTAAAGATTATGTTATTGGTAAAATTGACTATCTGTTTCCAGAAGATTCAAAACTTGAATCATTCAAAGCGATGATTTTGGTTCACATGATACCGAAACAAATCAAATCAACACTCAAAGAATTGAAATGTCTGTGGAAGACGAAACATGTCACAAATCCTTTTATGGAATATCCAAAGTTAGAATATCTCAAATTGATTATCTTTGATAACGACAATACTATTCTGATTGAAAGTCTGTCATTAGAGAAACTACATCTTTGTTTTAAAACACCGATATCTCAATTCCCACGTTTTATGGATAAGATCACAATTAAGACACCAAAGATGAAGTATCTTAAATTTTCTTCGACACGTTTGAGTAATAAGTATTGTCAATTTATTGCACAAATTGTCAATCAACACAAAATATTAAATGTTGTTTTTATTGCTGTTGAAAGAGATGTTAATGATATTGATTTCTTTTCTGAAAATGAAAAGATCTATCTTAGAGAAATCGATTGTCGTGATGTGGAAATTAAAAAATTAGTTATCACAGAAGAGGTTATCATTTTTTATTCTAAGTATGAGACAATATATCTGAAGGCAGAACAATATCCTTTTTCACCATCACGTGAAACGAAAATCATGAGATACTTTAATAATACTAATGAATCTGATACATTGATGATTGATTTACCTGAATTGAAAGAATTAAGTATTTTATCGAATCATAAAATGACACTTCAGTTACAATCTCATTCGTTAACGAGTTTATGTTTAGCCTGTAAATCAGTTCTCAGTAAATTTGTCATTGAATCAGTTGGTGAAATTGTCTTGAATAACATTATGCTTATCAATCCATATGATCTCAATCTTTCGCATTTGAAAACAAAGATATTCAATATTGCTTACATACAAGAAGAAGCAAGCGTAATATCAAAATGGAATCTACCGAAAGAATACAAGATCTTGCAACTTGAGAATTGTCCATTAGAAAAACATTATATACCATATCATGTCACAGAATTGTTTTTGAAAAATAGTGAAATCAGATATGTCATTGATGGTCGTCATTTGAAGAAAATTAGATTTGAGGATACTGAAGATGATGAGAAGCACTTGAGAATTTCTGACCAATGTGATTTCAGAATTGTGTAAAAAAATTGATAATTCAAGTATATATTGGATTGAGTAATTATACAATCAATCAATCATACAATCATGAGCACTGTTCTTATTTCATTCGATGGTGGTCGTAATTCATTCAATGACACAAAGATGATTTCGGCGATGCAAAAATGTTGTGTGTCGATCAAGAAAAACGGGGTGTTCAGTGATGAGAAGAAGGAGATTTTCAAGTTGTGTGTCCAGTACATGGAGACATACGAGGATGTCATACCTGAATTGACCAAGTCCAATTATGAAAGTTTGTATCGCAAACTGAAGTTTTTGATGTGATTAATTTTTTCATTGTTTAATGAAAAAATTAATTTTGAGTGTTTCGATTTTACCATAGCAAATTGACGTTTTGACTGTTTCAAATATTGTCAGAATGTACACTAATTTTTTCTGTTTCATTTTTATTTAATAACGAGAATTACCAATTAAAATAATTTTTTATTTGAGTGTTCTAATTTTACCATAGCAAATTTACGTCTTGACTGTATCAAATATTTCTAAAATGTACCCTACAATTTTTAGTTTCATTTTATTTAATATCGAGAATTACCAATTAAAATAAAATCATTTCTTTGCGCATTTTAAGAAATTTCCTGTTCTAAAAATTTTTGAAAGATACTGAAATTGTTTTTGAAGACACAATGACATATTTTAGAGTGTTTCCATTTTACCATAGCAAATTTACGTTTTGACTGTATCAAATATTGACAGAATGTACACTAATATTTTTCAGTTTCATTTTAATTAACAATGAGATTTACCAATTAAAATAATTTTTTTATGAGTGTTTCCATTTTACCATAGCAAATTGACGTTTTAAGTGTATCAAATATTGTCAGAATGTACACTAATATTTTTCTGTTTCATTTTAGTTAACAATGAGATTTGCCAATTAAAATAATTTTTTTATGAGTGTTTCCATTTTACCATAGCAAATTTACGTTTTGACTGTTTCAAATATTGACAGAATGTACACTAATATTTTTCAGTTTCATTTTAGTTAACAATGAGATTTGCCAATTAAAATAAAATTATTGAGATTTACCAAATGAAAATATATCAAATGGTGTTAACCATGATTCCTCCTCGAACTTCTTTTTCAATTGTTTGTATGTTATTGTTACTCTATATAAATTAGTGTATGTAAAAGATTCACGACCAAATAGTTTCTGAAGTGTCAATCTGATGTATTGACCACCAATATATTTAGTATGACTACAAATGACATTAGAATATATCTTAACAATATATGTCAATTCTTTCAAACGCATGTTCTTAATATCTTTACCTTTAAGAAGAAATATGTCCCGTAAACATTGTAGTAATATTGACAACTTATTCTTCATGAGAATATGTTTCATGATCATTAAGTTAGTCAATGGAAGAATATCATTTCGAATCTGTTTTTCTTTTTCTCTGTATTTATTCTGTGTCAGTCTAAATTTATGGAACACTTTCAGTAATAGTTCAACATCTAAATCAATGATATCAGGATAAAAAATGACAAATGCAGTGTGAAAATCTAAAAATCCGTGTATTTTGAGAAGTTCAGATTCTGTCATATTCAAAAAATCAACAAATGTTTGATAACTACGACCATATGATTTGCCGTTCTTCACTGGTATAACATGTAACTTTTGAAAGAATAGTTTTGTCATACGACCAACATCACGATCCTTGATATATTGCTTTAATTTATAAGGGAATTCATATCCAGTAACATCAATCGTCACTGAAAAATCGGTATCTTTCTTCGTGAAGAATGGTTTATGTGGTGTTATAACAATGACACTAGAAATGTTCTGAATATCATACTTTAGATGATCAAGTTCAGTAATATTTTTCAAGTGTGTTTTAATGATGTTGTTATTGAAATGAGAATAATTAGTTTCATTATCGACCACACCGAGAATTTTGCCATACATAGTTATGCATTTTTTCTGCAGAAAGTTATCAAAATTTGTATCATAGATTGTATTTTTAGAACCAATGACATTGAAAGCAAAAAAGTTAATCATTGATAAAATTTCACAACTACCATAAAAATTAATAACTTTATCATTCTTAGTTAATGAATTTGTATTTACCATCATGTTAAATATTTCAATAAATTTAGTGATATTACAAGAACAAACTTTATCGAACCATTCTAACAAAAACTCGACATTAACTTCATCATTAGTACATGAAATTGTATTAAGTTTTTTCTCGAAATGTTCTTGATTAAACAAATTGATATAGTTTTTCCTTCCTCTGCTGTACAATAAAGGTTTATCTGTTTTGACAACTGGGAAGAATTTACGGCCACTTATGATGTGATTATAGATATCGACTTTTTCATCAATAACGGGTATTATTGATAGGAGTGGTACTTTCCATTTGATGGCTACTCTTGGAATTGAAAAAAATGTTTTTTTGAATTCATTGATGGTGTACCATTTTGTCCTTTTTGCTTCGGCATCCCAAAAAATAACAACATCAGGTTTTCTTAGAACAATGAAATATAAATTATAATAGTGTCTCATGTCTTTGATGTTGGATAATTTTTGTCCTGGACGTATTACTTTTTCAAGTTCAATAATGTTTTTATATTTGACATAGTTCTTGATGGGTCCTACACCAATCTCATTCATTTTGACAGCATTGAATTCTTCTTTTGCTTGAGAAAATGGAATGTCAGTGATTTCTTTAATTGTCATCTATTAATACATTATATTATTTTTTAAAGTCGTAAAAAACGTCATTTTTAAACATTTTGTATTCAAATTATATTTTTTAAAACATTATAGTTATATTTTATTTTAAAAATTATCAAAATAAAAACGAATTTTCACTTGGTAATATGTCACAGATATAAAATAAAAACTCAAACATAATTAGTTATCAATATCAAATGCCATCTAATAATTTAAAGGGGGTAGACATGGATGAAGTCATTGAAGCAAATAATGAATTTACGGATTTTGTGATTAAACAAATGTTAAAATTTCATGATAAAAAATTTAGTCATGAAAAAAAATTAAATGATGATGATGATAACAAAGATGAAGAACGATATATTTGTATCATATGTAATGTTCAATGCACAAGAAGAATTAAATATCGTCATGAAAAATCAGAAATTCATTTGTATAACATATCACAAGCCAAAAAATGTTTAGTTAGAGCCTTAAACAGTGTTGTCGTGTAAACCAATCTATCACAATTATTAATTACCATATGAAAAGATGTATCTTATTTATTTCAAAAAAATTATTGGTCAATAATTTTTTTTGAATATTTTTTCTGGTAACTTTTGTGTATGTATCATGTTTAATGACATATTCTATTCATATGATAGTCATTCAATAAAATTAGTATTTTACCCTATCATTTTTAACTGTACTTATTAGGACAATTTTGGAACAATAGGCTATCAATAATTGACCATGAAGAATCCGATATTCACCAAAATTATTTTATTTGATTTCGTGAAATGCAATAATGTTAATTTTAATCGTAGTTCTTAGGTCAAACAGTATTAATGGTGTTTCTATTTTTTTCATAGGATCCATTAAAGTGTTTTAATTTTTAACTAGGAAATTAAAAGGACACGTCAATTAAATATTTTTTAAAAGTGTCGGAAGTGTTTTTTACGGTACGTCTAAACATATCTAGTTAATACAGAAGTCTAAACATATTTATTGAGCCTATTACATTTTGTGTATAAATTATCTCATTTCGAATCAAACATAAATTTTTAGTCAATTAACCAATATCTTGATGGTTGACCTTACCAATACCCTATGATGACCAACATCAATTAATCGATAAATAATATTTGATTCGAAATTAGATAATTTATACACAAAATGTAATAGGCTCAGTAAATATGTTTAAGCTTCTGTATTAATTTAGATATGTTTAGACGTACCGTAAAAAACACTTCCGACACTTTTAAAAAATATTTAATTGACGTGTCCTTTTAATTTCCTAGCTAAAAATTAAAACACTTCAATCAATAATGTAAATATCTTATGGTACTAAACACATAACTACAATTAGTCATCATGTATGCCTAATAATAACAGTTTTCTACCTACAATCGTGTTAATCGACGGAAAAATAATATTCAATTCAAAATCAAATAATATTCAATTCAAAATCAAATAATTTATATACAAAATGACATTGGCTCATTAAATATGTTTAGACTTCTATATTAACTGGATATGTTTAGATGAACCGTAAAAAACACTTCCGACATTTTTAAAAAATATTTAATTGACATATCCTTTTAATTTCCTAGTTAAAAATTAAAACACTTTAATGGATCCTATGAAAAAAATAGAAACACCATCAATACTGTTTGATCGAAGAGATACGACTAAAATTAACATTATTTCATTTCTGGAAATCAAATAAAATAATTTTGGTGAATATCGGATTCTTCATAGTCAATTATTGATAGCCTATTGTTCCAAAATTGTCCTAATAGGTACAGTTAAATTTAATTGACTAATTAATTAACCGATTAACAAGTCAATTAACAAGCTGATTAACAGTCAATCTAACTAACTAACTAACCAATCTAACTAACCAATCTAACTAACCAATCTAACTAACCAATCTAACTAACCAATCTAACTAGCCAATCTAACTAGCCAATCTAACTAGCCAATCTAACTAGCCAATCTAACTAGCCAATCTAACTAGCCAATCTAACTAGCCAATCTAACTAGCCAATCTAACTAGCCAATCTAACTAGCCTACTGGTTTAAAAAAAATATTTGATTCAATTTAAGAAAATTTATACAGAAATGTAATAGGCTCAATAAATATGTTTAGACTTCTGTATTATCTAGATATGTTTAGACGTACCGTAAAAAACACTTCCGACACTTTTAAAAAATATTTAATTGACTTGTCCTTTTAATTTCCTAGTTTAAAATTAAAACACTTTAATAGATCCTATGCAAAAATGGAAACACTATTAATACTGTTTGACCTAAGAGCTACGACTAAAATTAACATTATTGCATTTCAGAGAATCAAATAAAATAATTTTAGTGAATATCGGATTCTTCATAGTCAATTATTGATACCCAATTGTTGTAATTTAACAGCAATACACGATTAGTTGGTCAGTTGGTCAGTTGGTCAGTTGGTCAGTTGGTCAGTTGGTCAGTTGGTCAGTTGGTCAGTTGGTCAGTTAATCAATCAACCAACCATTTAATACAGAATATTTTGGTCACATCGAATGGTGATTTTTTAATCCCAAGCTTACCAATTAACAGTTAAAAAAGGTCATCGGGATGATTTTCCCAAGATATTGATATTTCTATCTTGGGATTAATACGCGTTTTTTATTTCATTGGCTAAATTTTTTTAATGGGTTTAATTGGCGAATTAATTTTAATAGGCATGATGGTTTAATTGGCGTTTTTTACTTGATAGTAAATTACGATTCTAAAGAAAGTATTTTAATTTTTTCTTTAGAACTAGATGAAACAGTAATAACAGAATCTTCTAAACAATACACTAAAATATATTGTCACTTATGTACATCAAATGTACTGTTATTCCAATAAAACGCCAATTAATCCAATTAAAAAATTAAGTCAATTAAAATTAATTCGTCAATTAAACCCATTAAAAAATTTTAGCCAATGAAATAAAAAACGCGTATTAATCCCAAGATAGAAATATCAATATCTTGGTAAAATCATCCCGATGACCTTTTTCAACCATTGATTGGTGATCTTGGCATAAAAAAATCACCATTCGATGTGACCAAAATATTCTGTATTAATCAATTGGCCAGTTAGTTGATCAGTCAATTAGACAATGGATTCTACTATTCCATTCAATTCTAAAGAAAAAATTTAAAATACTTTCTTTAGAATCTTCATTTACTATCTGATCTATTAAAAAAACTCCAATTAAACTATAATGCCTATCAAACATAATTCGTCAATTAAACCCATTAAAATTATTGAGCCAATTAAATAAAAAACGCGTATTAATCCCAAGATAGAAATATCAATATCTTGGTAAAATCATCCCGATGACCTTTTTTAACCATTAACTGGCAATATTGACATAAAAAAATCACCATTCGATGTGACCAAAATATTCTGTTAATTGATACTAATAATTGGTACATCATCAACATGTTGAGTATTTTATCGACATTAATCCAATTAAAATATTAGTTTAATGTCACCAATCAAAAGAAAAACGCGTATTAATCCCAAGATCGAAAAATCAATATCTTGGGAAATTAATCCCGATCATTTTAAAATTTAAACAAATGCATCAAGAACAGTGCTCGAAAGACACTCACCCTTTGCTATTAAACAACCACCAAAATTTACCATTAGAACAAGTTGTGTTTTGAATAGGTGGTTTCATAGGTGTATTGGGGTTTCTGTCCAGGACGCAACACGTTATCGTATCTTTCAACACGACTATTATTCCAGAGCGCCCAGACAATCAAAATAATCAAAATAATAAGAACAATAGTAGCAGTCTGATCCATTATATAACGCATAGAAATAATATTTCTGATTTATGACCAGTTCAAATTACCACTTGTTGATTCAACACATCAAGACTAATACTCAAATTATGTATTTTGGTTGTTAGTGCAATAATTCTGTTCAACTCAAAATTATCAGGAAGATTCTCATTCAACAACATCAACCATTCTCCAATACGTGATATCCATGGATGAATATCATCAATATAATCCAAAACACATTTAAAATAATCACCACGAAAATCAAAATTACAATATTTCTTACCCTTCATATCGACAATAACCATCATTTTCACCTCAATTTCCTTCTCGATATTCATCGCATCCAGTAATTTGAGACAAACCAAAATAATATTATCAATAAAGATCTTCAGTTCATCTGTCAATTTAATCTGCATCATAAACACTCCATTCATGATCATAAAACAATCATCCAATAAAAATCGATAATAATCTCCCGTCTGTTTATTTATGTGTTCTATCATCATTTGATCCAACATCGGAGTAAATACCTTCGTAATATTAGTCATCACAATTGACGCAACTTGAAAATACATTTCCTTAATTTTCAAATTCTGTTCCTTAATTTTCTCATCAATTTCTTTCAATGTCAATGAGTCCGGTACACAATCCATCTGCACACTCACTGGTATCATTTCATAAATTGAAGAGTATTCAGATTTTATTTTTCCATCAGTAATTATATCGTATAGATAAAAAGTATACGCATTCATTAAATGCAACAACAAAATTTATGCCTCTGTAAGGTATGTTATATTTGCCTTTACGGACCGCAAGGCCCTTTAGGAATATCAGGCCAACTCGGACCTACAGGTATTCAAGGATCTTCTGGAAACATAGGCTCAACAGGTATTCAAGGTTATCTCGGTGCAACCGGTCCTAATATGAATAATGGATCTACCGGAGCAACCGGCATTCCAGGTTACCCAGGTTCGACAGGATTTCAAGGTTTAATTGGTGATACAGGTATTGGCAACACTTCACTCGATGGTCCAACAGGTATCACTGGATTTCAAGGACCGATCGGAAGTACCGGCACAACAGGAAGCACAGGTACTATTGGTAATATTGGTAACCCTGGTAATATCGGAACTCAAGGATTCATCGGTAGTACCGGTCTTCAAGGAATCGATGGCGGTACAGGAACTGTTGGTCCAACAGGTATCACTGGATTTCAAGGACTAATAGGACCAAGTGGCATCATCGGCTCGACCGGTATGGATGGTGCAATCGGTAGCACAGGTAATTTCGGTACAATCGGTAATTCAGGAATAATTGGTAATACAGGAATTTCCGGAATAATCGGTACAATGGGTGGTACAGGATTAATTGGCAATAATGGAACTGTCGGTGCAACAGGAACATCAGGAAATACAGGTACATCAGGTAACGATGGAACTCAAGGACCAAGTGGTATTATCGGTTCCAGTGGCACCATCGGTATTTCAGGTTCATCAGGCTTTTCAGGTAACTCAGGAAGTACCGGTTTTATTGGATCTTCTGGTACCGTTGGAATGAATGGTTCAACAGGTTCTAATGGTAATATTGGATCAACCGGAGCTCTAGGCCAAATTGGTACTTCTGGTACAGGAACTGTCGGTAATACAGGTAGTACAGGATCTGTTGGTAATCAAGGCAATACTGGAGCTTCAGGAACAACTGGCGATAATGGTGCAACAGGCACATCAGGTAATTCAGGAACAACAGGTGTTTTTGGATCCACCGGTATTTTAGGTAATACAGGAAGTACTGGTGTTTTAGGTCATACAGGTGCGACTGGTACAATTGGTAGTACTGGTAATATCGGAAGTAATGGTTCTTAAGGTGTCAGTGGTAATACAGGTACATTAGGTTCATCAGGTATTATTGGTGACATTGGCCCCACAGGTTCTCAAGGAACTTCAGGAAATACAGGTACTGATGGTTTGTCAGGAAATAACGGAAATCAAGGCTCTTCAGGAAGTATTGGTATAAGTGGTTCTTCAGGCGTCATTGGAGCAACAGGATTTTCTGGGTCAACTGGAACAATTGGTAATAATGGTCAATCAGGTACAATTGGTAATACTGGTTTTCAAGGTGCTTCAGGTATGACATCAACCGGTATTTCTGGTGAAACTGGTACAATTGGAGTTGTCGGCACAACAGGAGTTGCCGGTACCAATGGTGCTACAGGATCTCAAGGTACGAGTGGGTTTGTCGGTTTTACTGGTACAATTGGTGTTTCAGGTAATACTGGTAGTACCGGTGCCATTGGAAATAATGGAACAACAGGTAGTACTGGTAATCTTGGTGCCACTGGTAATACAGGCATAAGTACACCAGGAATGACAGGCGCAACAGGACTAACAGGAAATAATGGCGATATTGGATCATCAGGGTTATTTGGTGCCACTGGAATGATTGGTCATTCTGGTGTACTTGGTGCCACAGGTTCTTCAGGAACACAAGGAAGTACTGGTACCTTAGGCAATATGGGTGCTTCAGGCACATTTGGAAATATAGGAATATCAGGAAATAATGGTAACACTGGTGTAACTGGAGTTTTAGGAAATCAAGGATCTACTGGTTTTCTTGGTGCGAGTGGAATAGGAATTGCTGGTGCTACTGGTGGTACCTTGAATGGTGCCACTGGATCTATTGGTTTTACTGGTGCCACTGGTAGTATGGGTGTCGGTATCGGAACTGTCGGTCCAACTGGTTCTGCCGGAAATTCAGGAAGTACAGGCGTTATTGGTGCTGTAGGTACAGGAGCTGTCGGTGCAACAGGTAGTAATGGAAATATTGGAATTCAAGGATTGACTGGTAATACTGGTAGCACAGGACCAATTGGTAGTGTCGGTAATACTGGTGTGTTTGGTAATGTGGGTAGTACTGGAATAATTGGTAATGCAGGTCATGCAGGAACTGTTGGAGCAACTGGTGTACTTGGTGGTATTGGAAGTAATGGCAATCAAGGTAGTACAGGTTCTCAAGGAATCACTGGATTATTCGGTGCAACTGGAAGTATTGGTGCAACTGGTAGCCAAGGTTTCATTGGTAATACTGGTATAACAGGTCCACAAGGTGCCAGTGGTATTCAAGGTGTTACTGGTCTTTTAGGATCACAAGGACTACCTGGAAGTACAGGAGCAACTGGCTCTATTGGTAATACTGGGTCACAAGGTGTCAGTGGAACAACCGGAAGTACAGGTATTCAAGGATCGACTGGAGGTACCGGAATATCTGGTGTTATCGGAAATACTGGAGGAACTGGTATAACTGGAATCATTGGTGCCACTGGTAGTATCGGTAGTACAGGAATTGGTGGTAATATTGGTGTGATTGGAGCAACTGGATCGATTGGATTTGTCGGTAGTACAGGAATAACTGGACCAACTGGTATACAAGGATTAGATGGAAGTACTGGGGTAACTGGTAATGATGGAAGTACTGGTATAATTGGTCCAACAGGAATTGTCGGTGCGTCTGGTATAGGTACAGGTATTTTTGGTGCAACTGGACTCATTGGTTTTCAAGGATTTATTGGTAGTACGGGTGTCAGTGGAATAACTGGTAGTACAGGTGCAACAGGAATTATTGGTCTTTTTGGATCGACTGGATTTCGTGGTTCTTCAGGTCCAGTAGTTCAAACACACGGTACTTTCTATTTAGATAGTGCTTCAGCAACTAGTGGACAAGTTCTCACAGCATCAACCATTCCACCAACAACAAGTGAATTTGTGGTCTTTTCGAATTCTGTGACGAGGAATGGGACGTCTCTTAATCTAGCATCTAATGCAGTTATTTTATCAGTAGCTGGTAATTATCAGGCATTCTATACGGTTGCTATTCCAGCACCAGTAGCAAACACTAGTATGAAATTAGTGAATAATTCAAGTGGAGTTTTTTCAACTATTCCAGGTTCTATTACTGGAGTTGGATCTGCAGAACCATTTTTATTTGGTCAAGCACAATTTACTGCTCTTGCTAATGACCGAATTAGTATTGCGAGTAATAATAAATCTGCGACGACAACATTGCTGAATACATTCACACCCCTACTTAATATATCTGTGTTCGCTAATGAATTTGGTGGATCATCGAATTCTAGTGTTGCAACAACAGCATTTGTAAATCTATCAACTTTACCTGTACCATCATCAGACAATACAAATTCAGTTTATGTCACAATAACGTCAAATGGTAAAGTCAATACGTTTAACAGTGTTGATGATACACAGGCTTCCCCTTTTACCCAAATTGCTCAAACAGCGTCAGCAGGATTAAATATATTGATGTTTTATGCAGATAATATTCAACCGTCGTCAGGTTATGCTGTGAGTTGTAGTTTTAGTATAGCTCAAACTTATATCACCATTGAATTTACTGTTCTTGTTAATACTGCGACACCGTCATATGGAGGTGCAAATGTCCCAATAACAGGATCGGGATCAGGATCATTCGCAATATCAGGAAACATCAATGTTGTGACAAGACAAATGATTCTCATGGGTGGATTAATTATTCCACAAGTTAACGTCAATAATGGATCTTTGACTATTTATGATAATGTTGCACTGAGTTTTTTCGATCCAAGTCTTAATGGTGAGGCATTTAATGCACAAACAATTGCAACATCTACTGGAATAGTAAACGAAAATATTAATTGTAGTGGTGGTGTTGGAGTAAGTCAATATGTCGCTATTCTCGCAACTGTTAATCCAAATAATATTCATTCAACATATGGTTTAAATATTCCAAATTCAGCTACTCTCATGATCGAACAATTATCGTAATAATATGCAAGTTAAATAATTTTTATCTGGCATATAACTGAGAAAAAAGTATGCGTATCAAATAGATGCAAAGATTAATCTTGTGCAATAAATGTCAAAAATATTTCGATAATATTTTTATCGATTGTCCTCATTGTACAAAAAAATGTGATTGCAAGATATGCTATATTTGTCTTGCTGGTCCGCAAGGTCCTTCAGGATTATCTGGAACTCTTGGTTCTACCGGTATCATTGGATCTCCAGGTAATAATGGTGCATCTGGTTTTCAAGGTTACATCGGTTCTACAGGTCCCAACATGAATAATGGTTCAACCGGTGCAACAGGAATTTTAGGAATATCAGGATCTTCCGGTATTCAAGGACTAAATGGTGATACTGGTGTTGGAAATTCCTCACTAGATGGACCAACAGGTATAACTGGATTTCAAGGACAAATAGGAAGTACTGGCACCGTAGGAAGTACTGGTATTATCGGTGTCTCAGGAGATCCAGGAAATATGGGTATTCAAGGTTTTATCGGAAGTACCGGATTACTAGGAACTGATGGTACAGCAGGAGTTGTCGGTTTTCAAGGTTCTACAGGAATAACAGGTTTACTAGGATCATCAGGATCTACTGGAACATTAGGTTCTACTGGTGTCAATGGAACAATTGGTAGTACAGGTCTTCAAGGATCATCAGGATTTTTTGGAATAATTGGCGTGAGTGGGACACCAGGAAATAATGGTAATACTGGAAACACTGGTAATATTGGATCAAATGGTCAACAAGGTTCAATTGGAAGTACTGGATCAGAAGGCAATAATGGTACTCAAGGATTAATTGGCAATACTGGATCAAGTGGTCTTACTGGAATTTTAGGTCCATCAGGTATTTTAGGTGATTCAGGAAGTACCGGAATTGCTGTTCAAGGATTAATTGGAAGTACCGGCATTATTGGAACAATTGGTAATACTGGTTTTCAAGGAAGTTTGGGTAGCACCGGTACAATTGGAAATAATGGTAGTATTGGAAATTCTGGTCCCAATGGTTCTATTGGTAATCAAGGAAGTACTGGAATTATTGGTTCAACCGGTATAAGTGTGCAAGGTGATCCAGGTTCTCAAGGATCAACTGGTATGACTGGTTCAATTGGAACATCAGGGTTTAATGGAAGTACTGGTACAACGGGAGTTGTCGGTGATATTGGAACAATTGGTAGTACAGGAATTATTGGAAGTAGTGGTTCTCAAGGTTTTATTGGTGGTGTTGGCACACTCGGTTCATCAGGTATAATAGGAGATAATGGGTCAACAGGTTTTCAAGGAGTATCAGGAAATACTGGAATAGTTGGTTCTTCTGGAATTTCTACACAAGGATCGACTGGAAGTATTGGTACAAATGGTTCGTCAGGTGTTATTGGTGCCACTGGAATTTTTGGATCTGATGGATTGAATGGTCTGAATGGTCAATTAGGTAACATTGGCGAAACTGTACAAGGCGCGACTGGTATGACACAAGCAGGTACAACCGGAAATACTGGAACAAACGGAAGCACTGGTATTGTTGGATCAACTGGTCTTAATGGTGTTTCAGGTCTTAATGGTGACATCGGTATTTCAGGTTTTCCTGGACAAATTGGGGTATCGGGTAATACTGGTAGTACTGGTATCATTGGTGATGATGGAGCAACAGGTATGAGTGGAAATATTGGTACCATTGGTAATACTGGTCTCAGTATTTCCGGAATGACAGGTGCCACAGGGTCTTCAGGAAATAATGGTGCTGACGGACAACTTGGTTTTCTTGGTGGTACTGGAATAAGTGGTTTAAATGGATCTACAGGTATCACAGGATCATTTGGGACACAAGGTAGTACTGGTTTGACTGGAGATATTGGTAGTTCCGGAAGACAAGGAAATACTGGTATTCAAGGAAATAGTGGCAATATTGGCGTGACTGGTATTCTAGGAGATGAAGGATCAACTGGATATCAAGGTTCTACTGGTATTGGTATTTCTGGTGCTAATGGTGTTTCATTACTTGGATCAACTGGAAGTTTTGGTTTTATTGGTGCAACAGGAAGTATCGGTATTGGTGGTTTTGGAGCATCAGGATTCGACGGTTCAATTGGTGATAGTGGTAGTACTGGAACTGCGGGTAATAATGGTTCAACAGGAGTAACTGGTAATACAAATGGAAATACTGGACCACAAGGATTTATTGGAAGTTCTGGCCCTACCGGCATTATTGGTACATTCGGTAATACTGGCATGATTAATAATATTGCTGGTGTAAGCGGTAATATTGGTGCGAGTGGACCAGCAGGTACTGGTATTTCAGGACCTGGTGGAAGTCTAGGTAATGTTGGTATTAATGGTAGTGACGGTATTGAAGGAAGTACTGGACTATTGGGTGCAACTGGTAGTACTGGTACAAATGGTTCTCAAGGGTTGACTGGTAGTACAGGGATATCAGGATCAAATGGTGTCAGTGGAAATAATGGTGTCACTGGAATACAAGGAGCAAGTGGTACAGCAACTGTCGGTGCGACAGGTTCTTTTGGCAGTACAGGAATAAATAATATTGGATTGACAGGTGCAACTGGTTTTTTTCAGGGATTTACAGGAAGTACTGGAGTATCTACAGGTGGAGCCACTGGAATGATGGGAGTATCGAATACTATTGGAAGTACTGGAATGACCGGTAGTGGTGGTTATGGAAGTACTGGTGTTCAGGGTAATAACAGAAATCGTTCTGGTGATACTGGTGCGACTGGAATTGCACCGGTTGGTACACAAGGATTCATGGGAAGTACTGGATTTATGGGTTCTAATGGTGATGATGGTGATGTGGGGAGTGATGGCGAATTTGGTTCTTTTGTACCATTTGGTACGATTATATTGGGGCCGACAGGCGCACAAGGTGTCATCGGGAAAAGAGGACCAACCGGTGTCAAAGGAAGTACAGGAATTGTTGGTTCTACGGGACCACAAGGAATATTTGGTGGGACAGGGTTATTTAATGCGACTGGTGCTCTTGGGACTCATGGAATGTTTTATATTAATAGTTCAGTTTACACACTAGGTGCGACTGCGTTATCAGCGGTGACCTATCCACCAACAACAAATCAACTAGTTGCGTTTACGAACACTGTTGCTCCATATGGAATGGCATTGAATGGATCATCGAATGCCGTTATTCTTTCTAATAGTGGAATTTATCAAGCATTTTATACAGTTAGCGTACCATCACCAGCAACGAGTACAAGTATGAAATTGGTTAAAAATTCAAGTTCTGTTTACACAACTATTCCAGGATCTATTACTGGTGTCGGATTATCAGAACCATATCTTTTTGGACAAGCACAATTTTCTGCTCTTGCCAATGATCAAATTAGCATCGCAAACAATAGTACGACTGCAACAACATTATATAATACATCGACAGGATTTACTGGTCTAAATGATACAGCATTTGGAATAGGATCATCAACAACGAGTACTTCAACAAGTGTCACATTAAATGTCTCAACATTGACATCCACTAACAATGGAGCATTTGTGATCGTTGCAGTCGGTGGTGCAAATTTAAATGTCTCTGGAACTTTTACCGCAACTGATAATCAAGGACACACTTTAACACAAATTGGTGGTCCCACAGCATATTCTGGTACGAGTGTACAGAAGAATACATGTGTTTCAAGTTGTGCATTTTATGTTGCAAATATTACTGCATCTTCAGCATACAAGATATCAGTAACCTATAGCATTGGAACACCATCAATTATATATGCCATTGCAATTGTCGTTAATAATACTTACGTCTCACCATTTGCAAACGTCGCCTTTTCATATTTTGCAATCGCTGAACTACCATTGCCTGCGATAAATTTATATGATGTCTCGACACAAACAACTTCGGATTGGATTATTGTCGGATGTTTAGTTGGTAATCCACCTGCTCAAGTGACAGGAAATGGATTTACAATTTTAGAACAACCATCAAGTCCAGTTACAGCACCTGACGGAACAACCTATTTACCAGTATTAGGTTATATAGCACCAAACAATGTCGGAACAAACTTAGTAGGATTAGATTTTAATTCAATATTGGTCGGTGGTTGTATATATACAGCATTTTATATCGATGTGGTTGGAAATCCCAGTAATTCGAAATTTCAAACAAATGCACCTAATACTGCAACCCTAATGATCGAACAATTACAATAAAATTTAAATTATTGTCACAATGACAATAAATTAAAATCGGACATATAATTGAGAAAAAAAGTATGCATATCAAGTAGATGCAAAGTCAAAGTTTATGTGGTATTTGCCGAAAATATTATTTCGATAATCCCGGTGGTTGTCCTCGATGTCAATGTATTCCGTGTGCAGACCAACAAGGACCACAAGGTCCAACTGGTGCAACAGGTCTTCAAGGATTAATAGGAGCCTCAGGTATTTTAGGTAATGTTGGTGCCACGGGTTTTCAAGGTCCTACCGGTGCTATTAGCGATATCAGTAGTTTCGGTAGTACCGGTGCAACTGGACCTCCAGGAGACATCGGATCATCAGGTATTAAAGGTCCTCAAGGTGCTACTGGTCCAGTCGGTCCTGGTCCTCAAGGTGCTACCGGTCTTCAAGGTCCCACAGGTGCTTCTGGACCAATCGGACAAACAGGTCCCACAGGTATTCAAGGTTTTAATGGTAGTACTGGTTTTCAAGGTGCTACTGGAATAACAGGTAATCAAGGTGCGACAGGTAGTATCGGTGCTATTGGAAGGCAAGGATTTACTGGTGCGACTGGTAGTCAAGGTGATCCCGGACTTACTGGTAGTACTGGGTTCTCTGGTGCCACCGGTTCTCAAGGTAGTACTGGTATCATGGGTCCTTCAGGAGCAACTGGAACACAAGGTAATCAAGGTGCAACTGGTATCATTGGTAACTCAGGTCCCACAGGTTTCCAAGGAGCAACCGGAATACCAGGATTTACTGGATCGACGGGTGCGACTGGTTTGATCGGTGTTCCAGGAATACAAGGTGCATCAGGTATTCAAGGCGCTACTGGTGATCAAGGTCCAACAGGAATTATTGGTGTTACGGGTTCTACTGGTGCTACTGGTCTTCAAGGAGCAACAGGAACTTCAGGTGATCCAGGTTTTCAAGGTGCCACAGGTTTTCAAGGTGCTACCGGTACCATTGGATTACCTGGAGTAACCGGTGCGACAGGATTACAAGGACCGACTGGTATTATTGGTCCCAGTGGTGCAACAGGTACTCAAGGAGCAACTGGATTTCAAGGCGCAACCGGTATTCAAGGTGCCACTGGTTTTCAAGGTGGTACCGGTCCATCAGGCGATCAAGGTGCCACTGGTCTTCAAGGTTTGCAAGGTGCTACTGGTACTCAAGGAGGTACTGGTTTTTCTGGTGCAACTGGTTATCAAGGTTCGACAGGTGCTACTGGTCTTACTGGAGCGACAGGAGAACAAGGTAGTACAGGTCTTCAAGGATTTACCGGAGCAACTGGCGCAACTGGTTTTCAAGGACCTACTGGAGCTACTGGTCTTCTAGGTGCTACTGGTCTTCCTGGAGCAACTGGTTTTCAAGGATCGACGGGTGCCACTGGATTTCAAGGAGCGACTGGTCTTCAGGGAGATCCTGGTGCGACTGGTTTTCAAGGATCGACTGGAACAACTGGAAATCAAGGACCAACAGGTATTGTGGGAGCAACTGGTATTCAAGGTTTTCAAGGTGCGACCGGTATAGATGGTCAACAAGGAAACCCAGGTGATATGGGTGCTACTGGTATTGATGGTGTTTCTGGTCCGACTGGACTTCAAGGTGCGACTGGAGTTCAGGGTCCGACTGGTATAATTGGTAATACTGGAGGAACTGGTGTTACAGGTAATTTAGGTGCAACTGGAATAATTGGTGCGACAGGAATAATAGGAGATACTGGTAGTACTGGACCACAAGGTAATCCTGGTGCGACTGGTCTTCAAGGTCCAACTGGAAATATTGGTCCTGATGGTTTCCAAGGAGGTACTGGTGTTAATGGTCCAACAGGTTTTCAAGGTGCAACTGGATTCCAAGGTCCGACTGGAATAACTGGTAGTACGGGATTCCAAGGCAGTACTGGTCTTACTGGTGAAGATGGACCAAGTGGTAATCAAGGTGCAACTGGTACACAAGGAATATTTGGAAGTACGGGTGTGACTGGTATTGGCGCAACTGGTGCCACTGGTATTGGTGCTACTGGAGCGATAGGTATTCAGGGCGTTGTCGGACCGACTGGTGTCACAGGTGTTGGTGCAACTGGTGCAACTGGTTTTCAGGGTGCGACTGGTACACAAGGAGCAACTGGAATATCAGGTGCAACTGGAGTGTCGGGTCCAACTGGTATCGATGGTTTTGTTGGTCCATCAGGTGCTACTGGTGCACAAGGATCAATTGGAAGTACTGGTATGACTGGTGCAACTGGAGCTGTTGGACAACAAGGTCCACAAGGAAGTACTGGATTGCCTGGTCCTACCGGTCCTACTGGTACTGCAGGTAATGTCGGTGCTACTGGTGTGCCAGGTAATAATGGTGCAACAGGAATGAATGGTCCTCAAGGATTTATTGGTGCATCTGGTGCGATTGGTGCGAGTGGTATAACTGGACCAACAGGAGTAGCAGGTCAACAGGGGCCTACCGGAATGAATGGTCCTACTGGTATTACTGGTGGTACTGGAGTCACTGGTCCAACAGGAATGATTGGTGCGACTGGATTTACTGGTGCAACTGGACTTCAGGGAAGCACTGGTGCGACTGGTGCACAGGGATCGACTGGTAGTACTGGTGTTGCTGGTCCTACTGGTATTGGTGGATCGACTGGTGCAACTGGATTAGCTGGAGTACCTGGAGCAACAGGTGTCAATGGAATACCTGGATCAACTGGTGCTACTGGACCACAAGGACCATCGGGTGTTATTGGTAGCACTGGTGCAACTGGACAAGTAGGTGCGACTGGACCACCGGGAACACAAGGTGCAACGGGTCCAACTGGTAATGTTGGTATGACTGGACCACAGGGATTTCAAGGAGCAACTGGAATATTTGTTATTGGTACTACTGGTGTTACGGGTCCAAGTGGAGTTCAGGGTCCGACAGGTGCAACTGGATTACAGGGTTTTCAAGGTTCGACCGGATTGCAAGGATCTACTGGACCGACGGGAACGGCTGGAACGATAGGAGCAACGGGTGCATTATCACGATCATATGGTGAATTTTATGCATCTAGTTCATTAAGACAAATATTATTGAAAGCGACAACACCGCCGACGACTGGAGAATTTGTGACATTTCCAAATTCATTTGTTGGTGGCGGAATGGCACTGAACGCAGCAGAAAATGCTGTCATTTTACCTAATATTGGTACCTATCAGGCTGTTTACACGGTTAATGTGTCATCACCATTTTTTTTGAATAGTTATTCGCTATATGATTTTACTGGTGGATCGTATAATCTTCTACCAGAATCAATTGCTGGATATCAACAAGCACAAATTACTCATGAAACAATCTTTACGACGACTGCGGTTGGTGATCAAATTAGTTTAGCGAATAATAATTGGGCTAATACTGCAACATTGTATAGTACAGCATCAACAGTCACAATATTTGCTCATATTATGACACAAACAGTAGCAACAAATCCAATCACAATAACATCGGGTGCATTGAATTTATCTGCTTTACCATCATTAGCATCGACTCCAAATTCTGTTTATGTTTCTTTTTCATCATATGGTATTAATAAACCACAAACATTCACAATCACTGATACTATCGGTAATACGACGGCGTCATATACACTCATTAATATCAATAGTATGATTGTTGCAGGTAATTCACTAACGACAGTACTGTTTTACATTGATAGTATTAACACAACAACATCAAATTTCGCTGTTACTATTACTATTGGTGCCATCACGCCACAAATAGTTATCGATATCGATGTGACTGTGTTAATTAATACTTCATTTCCGTCATTTACAGGTAATTCGATGTTTCCTAGTGGAGCAGTAGTAACACCGAGTACTCCGTTCACGATACCAGCAACTGCAACCGCTGCGAATAATCAAATGGCATTAATGTGTGGAATAGTAGCTCAAACTCCGACCACTATTGTACCTCAACCAGTCACATCAGGTACTTTAACTGTTTACGACTCATTATCATCCGTTCTAGCTGGCACAACTGCATTTATGGCAGATACAATTACAACCAATATTATAACACAACCGGTAACAGAAACTGTGAATTCTTCATCAGGTCCAAGTGCAGTCAGTGCATCATATGTTGCTATTCTTGTTATCATTGGTACGATAACAACAAATATTTTTACACCTGATATCCCGAACGGCGCAGTCTTAACGATCGAAGAAATAAATTAATTTTATTAGATTCCTAGTGAAAATAATTTACTGCTATCATATAATAGATGCAGAATCAGAGTTTATGTCGTCGGTGTAATAAGTATTATATTGGTAAACCGAACGCATGTCCTCGGTGTACTATTTCAGGTAGTGTTACAGCGCAAGCAACCATAGATTGTCATAATTGTCAAAAATGTTATTTATGTGTACAAGGTCCTCAAGGATTTCCTGGTGCTACTGGTCCTCAAGGTTTTCAAGGAAGTACAGGATTAGCAGGTGATCCAGGTGCCACTGGTCTTCAAGGTTTTCAAGGTGCCACTGGTCCTCCAGGTGATGGTACTCCTGGTGCCACTGGTCTTCAAGGTGCCACTGGTGCAACTGGTATTGATGGATTCGTTGGAGCGACTGGATTAATGGGTATTAATGGTGATCCTGGTGCTACTGGTATCAAAGGATTTATTGGAGCGACCGGAGCTATTGGACGTCTCGGTGATTTTGGATTACAAGGTCCAACAGGCGCTACTGGATTTAATGGACCCACAGGCGCCACTGGTCCTATAGGTAATACTGGTGCCACTGGTTTTCAAGGCGCCACTGGGATTTTAGGTGATACTGGTGCTACTGGGTTTATTGGTTCACAAGGAGTACAGGGTAATACAGGTGGTACTGGTCTTATTGGAGAAACTGGTCCAACAGGATTAGAAGGACAAACAGGTAGTACTGGATTAAATGGTGCAACTGGCGCACAAGGTTCGATTGGTGAACAAGGCGCAACTGGTGTCACAGGTGCTCAAGGATCTACTGGTAGTATTGGTTCAAGTGGATTACAAGGTGCAACAGGTTTTCAAGGTGCTACTGGTGTTCAAGGAAGCACTGGAGCCACAGGAATAATTGGTTCACAAGGTTCTACTGGTCTAATCGGCACGACTGGTGTTCAGGGTTCTATTGGTGCGACTGGTGCGACTGGTTTTCAGGGAGCAACAGGTAGTATTGGTGATCAAGGACCGACTGGAATAATCGGAGCAACTGGTAGTACTGGATTACTTGGAGCTCCTGGCGGAACTGGATTGATCGGTGCCACTGGTTTACCTGGAGCAACAGGATTACTTGGAGGAACTGGAATTCAGGGAGCAACTGGTAGTATTGGTAATGTTGGAGAAATGGGTGCAACTGGTAGTACAGGTGCACAAGGGTTACCAGGTAGTACTGGTTTTATTGGTGCTCAAGGTGAAACTGGAGGTACTGGAGCGACGGGAAATAATGGTCCGACTGGTTTGACAGGTGCTACTGGTTTTCAAGGTCCCACTGGATTAACAGGTGCGACAGGTGTTGAAGGTCCGACTGGAATAATGGGAAATATTGGTAGTACTGGATTAACTGGTGCAACTGGAAATATTGGTGGTACTGGCGCACTAGGTTCTATTGGTGGTACTGGTTTGCAAGGTCCGACCGGTTTTCAAGGAGCGACAGGTGCAACTGGTTTTCAAGGAGCGACAGGCGCAACTGGTCCTGATGGTCTGATGGGAAGTACTGGTGCAACTGGTATACAAGGAGTGCCAGGAGGTACTGGTCTTCAGGGACCGACTGGAGTGATGGGATTGACTGGAGCGACAGGTGCACAAGGAGCGACAGGAAGTACTGGTGTTATGGGAGGTACAGGTCTGCAAGGAGCAATCGGTAGTACTGGTGTTGATGGTAATACTGGTGGTACTGGTCTTCAGGGTTCGACTGGTTTTGCTGGTGCGACTGGTAGTCAAGGTAGTACTGGAGCAGATGGTACTCAAGGATTGACAGGTAGTACTGGTGCAACAGGTGTGGTTGGTGGTACTGGTGTTCAAGGTGCATCTGGTAGTATTGGTAGTACAGGTGCACAAGGTTTTATTGGTAGTACTGGTGTTCAAGGAAATATGGGTGCTACGGGTGTTAATGGCAGTACTGGTGCAACGGGTTTGCAAGGTTCAACTGGTACAATGGGACAACAAGGATCGACTGGTATAACTGGAATAACTGGACCGACAGGTGCGACAGGTCTTGGTAATATTGGTGCAACTGGTGTTGGAGAAACAGGTGCAACTGGATTTCAGGGTGCAACTGGAAGTATTGGGATGCCTGGTGGTTCTGATATGACAGGAATGCAAGGAAATCAAGGACCAACTGGAATTCCGGGAGCAACTGGTGTTCAAGGTTTTACTGGAAGTACTGGTGCAATTGGTAATCAAGGTGCGACAGGTATTATTGGTAATACTGGATTGACGGGTGCTACTGGTCTCACTGGTCCTATTGGTGCGACAGGGTTAGTTGGTGCGACAGGGTTACCAGGTGCAACAGGTGCTAATGGAACAATTGGTGCAACGGGCGCAACAGGGTTAACTGGTAATCCTGGAGCGACGGGTATTGATGGAAATATTGGACCGACTGGAATAATGGGTAGTACAGGTGCAACAGGAATGACTGGAGCAACTGGAATAGCTGGTTTTCCTGGTGCAACTGGAGTAATTGGTTTAACTGGTGGAACTGGATTGCAGGGTGCGACTGGAAATATGGGTGCGACTGGAATAATTGGACAACAAGGTAATCAAGGATTGATAGGAAGTACTGGTCTTAGTTTACCTGGTGCGACTGGTATGAGTGGTCCAGTGGGTAATCAGGGAGCGACTGGATTACAAGGACCGACTGGAATAATTGGTCCGAGTGGATTTCAAGGTGGTACTGGAATAACTGGAGGAACGGGTGTTCAAGGAGTTATTGGTGCAACTGGTCCTGCTGGAAACCAAGGTGGGACTGGTCTTATTGGTGCCACTGGATTAATTGGTAATACTGGACCAAGTGGTAATATTGGAAGTACTGGACCACAAGGAAATACTGGAGGTACCGGACCACAAGGAAATATTGGTCCGACTGGATTCACAAATTTCGGACTACCGGGAGGAACTGGTCCTCAAGGTGCGACTGGGTTACCTGGTGCAACTGGTTTTATGGGTGCAACTGGTGCCACTGGTTTTAGTGGTGCCACTGGATTTGTTGGTGCTACTGGCTTTAATGGTGCGACAGGTTCATTGACGAGAACATTTATTGATGTGATAACACCATCAAATCAGACTGGTCAAGTGTTAGCACAGGCTGGGGCAACTGTTGGAACAGGGCAATTTGTGGTTTTTGCGCCAACACCAATTGATGCGAGTGGCATGACATTGAATGGAACGAATAATGGTGTTATCATTGCGAATGCTGGTACATATCAGGCATTGTATTCGGTTGCTGTGCAAACACCGACGACATTTAATAGTTTTATGTTGGTGAATGGTACAACTGTGATTCCTGGATCGGTTGTGGGAATGGGAACACAGGTACCCAGATTAACTGGAATGGCACAATTTGTGGCGAGTGCGGGTGCAGTTGTTAGTTTAGCAAATAATAATTGGCAAAGTACATCAACACTGTATTCTTCTGTTTCACCTGGTATTTCGGTGTTAACTTCCGGTGCTACTCCTTTTGGTGGTAATAATCCTATCATAACACTAACTTTGAATGTTAGTGCATTATCGGCACATGGAACTAATTCAGTTTATGTAACAGTATCAAGTTATGGAGGTAACGCTTATACCGTTTCAGATAATCAAGGAAATACATATATACTTATTAATAATGTCACTTCACCTTTGAGTGAAGCTCAAACTGCCATGTATTATTGCGATAATATTCAAGCCTCAGCATCATTCATCATTAGTTGTGCACTGACAAGTGGTGTTAACGCGCTGGCAGGTATTGAAGCAATTGTTTTAATCAATACCAATACACCTTCATATTCGACAAATTTTTCTTCAACAGGTGTAGCGAGCACGAGCCCTGTCGTCATTGGTTCAACATTCAGTGCGACGACTAGTCAGTTTGTTGTCGGAGGCGGGTTCATTACGACCGGTGCGACAACGGTTACTTTCACAAATGATGGATTAACAGTTATAAATTCAGCACATGCTACTGCTAATACCGTTATGGGTTATGTTTTTAATGGAACAGCAACTCCACCATCAAGTGCTTCACACTTATATGCTATACAAGTTGCTTATGCGCCTGCCGGTTCATCATTCGGTTATGCTTTCTTAACAGCCGTCGTTAATGGGATATCATCAACATATGGTACTAATAGTCCCAGTAGTGCAAGTATGACAATCGAACAAATACAATAAATTGAATTAAAAAATTAAAAAATTGACTTCTTAAAAAATTGACTTCTTAAAAAATTGACTTCTTAAAAAATTGACTTCAGAAAAAATTGATGTTTATTATAAATTAATACTAAACATCAAAATGTCCATCATCCTAAAAAATGACGACTCGATAAGCACTGATTATACTATACGTCATTATAGAGTCAATATTGACATGCCAGACAAATGTATTTGGGATATTCAAATACATAAAGCAAGTCTGACTATTAAAATAGATAATTGCGAAACGTATCAATATGAATACAAAATAATTGGCGTTTCTGATATTAGTGATTTAACATTGAAATTGGTAATTGATGTCAATAAAGTAAAAGATTTTGAAAAATTTTTAAAGGAAAAATACAAAAAAACTGAAACGATTGGATATTATGATGGCGAATACTTTCATTTTCCAGAAATAGAGCATCTCTTTGAGAAAAAGTTTGAGAAAAAGTTAATTACATTTGATTAAGTTTTTCATTAAAAATTGTTTGAATTCTGATGACTTCTTCTTGATACCTAAAAAATAAACTAACTGTGTATAAATTCAAATTATTTTTACGTAATCGTTCAGTTATTTGTTTCTTTGCTATCTTACGATTTGTTTCATATCTCTTATTTTTATATTTGTCATATTGCTTTCGACAATAAACGACGAATAACAATCCAATGACCATACAAATAAACTCGCAATTGACGTAATTCGCGATATTCGTATTCATTAGAATAATTAACACAATCATGATGCTAGTGTTTAATACTAGTTCTAACATTTGATACTTGAAACAAATATTTTAAATATCAAATTTTTCCAAAACAGAATGTCAAGAGAAACCATTTGTAGACGTAGTAACCTGTGGTAATCAGAATGATTCAAATTTTTCCCGAACCTTGAAGCAAGGTTTGCTATGCAAGACAGGATGTCGAGAGAAACAATGTGTAAGTGAAGTAACCTGTGTCAATTTACATTTTTTGTAAAACCTACGCTACATATAGAAATTAAATGGGATGTGCACCGGTAGGATATCAAGGTGAGAATAATAATGCACCCGAATTAGCACAATATGCTAATTTACCTATTGGAGGAACGTTTATGCATGAAGGCTATTGTGATAAAGTAGGGAGATATGGTGAAGATGGATTATCTGCATTCGGACCATTAAATTGCGGAACGAATGGTGAATTTGCATATGGTGGTGATTCGAATATTGGTTGTAATTGTTATGCATTATGTGGTAATTCATGTCGTCGTAAATTATGCAAACGTACTAAATACAGTGGAGATCCCTATCAATGTTGCAGTCGTGGTGGACCTGATTATTACACTGATAATGGTGTCATTAAAACCTGTGATCCAATTTATCGTCATGCTAGCTTAGCAGGAAAGAAGTGTGATCTTTCGATGCAGACATATTGTTCTGAAGGTGATAATTTATTCAATCAAACCTGTCGTAATTGGATTACTGCCACGACTGATGGCCAGAAGGTTGGAAATGGTTCAGTCGATGCAGTGTTATTTAGTGTCTGTAATAAAATGGAATATGAAGATCGACCAGAATGTGGTTGTATTGTCGCAGCGAAAAAATTAAAGAGAGATTTTCCGACGAGTAATGATATTCCGGTCCAATGTATGTACAATGATTGTGCGAATAATCCTCAGGCTTATAAGGCAAGCAGTCAAATGGGTGATTGTAATATTGTCCATTGTGAAATGAATATTGAAGATCTTGAAATCATTGCTGGTAATCCTTCAGAATTTAATGCAGACTTCGTTCAAGCATGCAGTAATACACAGGAAAACCCAAAACCCAGTACACCAGATACAGGAACCGGTACCGGAACCGGTGACAATAATACAGAAACAAAATCTTACTGGTGGATCTTCTGGCTTATTTTAGTGATTATCTTGCTAGCGGTTGGTTACTTTCTCTATCGTTATTTTTTCAGTGCGTCAAAAAGTAATATTGATATTAGTGGTAATCCACAAAATTTTGCTACAGTAAGTGTTTAGTATTTAATAAATTTTTCACAACCGGCAGAATGTCTTAATGTCGTTATATTTCTTTTCTTCCAATCAAATCCAGTTGTTTTTTCGCTCATGATGTAAATATCACCATGTGCTAAATTAAAGTCAATTGGTTCGGAAATTCTCTCACCATGCTGAAACCATAAAAAACGTAATTTCATTGTTGCACCCACTCTGATACCAACAACTTTTCTTCTTTCGGCATCACCATGATAACCAATGCCACATTTAGTGATATCATAGTAATAATTTCCTTCTGCTTTCAAATTCTCACCTTTTTCACCCAGAATTTCTTTCATTGTTTTCATGACTTGTTTGAGTAATGGTACTTCCTTAAAAGCAATGACAGTACCTTTACCGTTTTCATAATCGCCACGGACGTTGGCAATTAGGCTGGATTCTCCAGCATAATCAGGTTCTTGTCCAATTTTATCAAAACACAAATTGTATCTTGCTTTTTTATTGACGACACGTCCATACATAAATGCCTGAGTATCCTTTCTTAATTCCTTCTGTTCGTCATAAAAATCATCAGGATCAACAATGGTAGATAATCCATTCTTGACAACTAAGATAAAAGCATTATCACCATCTTCACCTAAATCATAAATAACTGTTTTCATACCTCTCTTCTTGAACCATTTACCTGCTTGTTTTAAATCTTGATGAGTAAAACCAGAATCTGCTAAGTCACCTATCTTCTGCATACCGGCATGATTTTCGGCACAATCACCTAATGTTATTGTAAAAGTCTCCATTTGATAAATAATTTATTCAAACTATTTATCAATTTTTTCATTCGACTTACCAGTCTTATGAAAAAATTACAAGTGGAAAGGCGAAAGCAAGTTTCGGAACACTTCAATTTTCTTGATGTAAAACAACCTTGGTGACCCATTTCGGTATTTGATCTTCATTTGATGATTGACAATTGATGTATCGTAATGTTTTGGGTATTTGTGACATTTTGAATGGTCTTGATGTTTTGAGATGGATTAATGATTTTGGTACATGAGTGATTCGAAAGAATTCTGAAGTTTCGAGCCATAATAGATTTGGTAATTTTGACAAATCAAATAATCCGCATGTAAATGAAAATTTTAAGAGTGATGGTGGTAAAATATCATTGATGATGACTGCATCACCTAATATTAATATCTGAAGTGATTCTGGAAATTTTTCAATAACATTGTTAAATCGTGCCCTGATTTTCATAAAGACGAGAGATGAAGGTAATTCTTTAATTGGTTTATTAAAATTGTATCCGAAATCAATATATTTTAATTTTGGTGTTATGATTATTAAATTATCAACTGAATAGTTAAAACCAAATGCAAAAACTAAATATTCGAGTGATGCTGGTAATTGACTCAAATCATTATCTAAAGAATAATGTATTTTTAAAAATTTCAAATTAGGTAAATTGGTTATTATTGGTGAATTTTTCAATTGATAAAAATAAATTAATGATTTTGGTAAATCATATTGATATATTTGATCGAAATCTGTATTACCACCATGATTGTAAATGTGAGTGATACCTTCAGGTAATGGTGATAATATTTTCGTACACAAAGTTCCAAAATGTATTTTCTTTTTGTCATGTGAAATTTTAAAATTTGTTGTTCCTTCAATTGTGAATGATTGATCAAGATTATAGTATATGAATTTTGAATTGCTAAAATTATATTGAATACAGTTCAGATGAGGTGTTGTCTTAAAATCGAAATTTTTGAAGTGAAATGTTGGTACAATTAATTTTTGTATATAATGATCATATCCAAGATATAATTTTTTTAATTTATTGGGTAGGGTATTAATGACATGAGTGTAAGATGATAGAATTATTAAATGTGTTAAGTTATCAGGTAAAAAATTAATTGGTTGATCGAAACTTGATCCTAAAATAAGACGTTGTAGAGATTGTGGCAAATTATTAATTGGTTGATTAAATGTGGCACCGGTACATAAATACTTGAGTGTTGAAGGCAAATGATCAATAATTTTATTATAAGGATTATACAATGTCAAAAAGAGTAATTTTGGTGGTAAATGATCAATTAAATGTGCTGATGTGAATGTATTAATGACAGCATATGACAATAATTTTGGTAATTCGCTTAATTGCATTTGTGCATACATTTTAGAAGTTGTCGCATGATATCGGAAACATGTTAAATTTGGTGGTAGACGAGTTTTACCTATTTTATAATTGAACACATGACGAAAACTAAATTTAACTTTATGATTAATTGGTTCATCGAATCCTGTATTTGTTAATATTTGAGTAACACAGAATTGTTTTGTCTTTATTTGATCAAGATTCAACACATTTTCAACAGTACATAGTTGTAATTGTGAAAGAAATCGTAACATGTGCAAGACACGACATGATTTATAGACATGTAATTTACGCGCATCGAGGTAATTGAGTATGTCAATGATTGATTCGAATGACAAATGATCCATTTATACTCAAAAGATCAATAGTGGTAAAATCAATTTTTCCGTGAGACTGTAAGTCGACAAGGAACAAATTGCAAATGGAACACTTCAATTTTTCCGTGAGACTGTAAGTCGACAAGGAACAAATTGCAAATGGAACACTTCAATTTTTCCGTGAGACCGTAAGTCGACAAGGAACAAATGGCAAGTGGAACACTTCAATTTTTCCGTGAGACCGTAAGTCGACAAAGAACAAATGGCAAGTGGAAAGGCGTAAGCAAATTTCGGAACACTTCAATTTTTTACACGTTAATGTAAAAAATTGATAAACTGATAATATATGTTTTTAGTAACAAAATGAATAACTATGATAGATACCACTTTCATAACTATGATAGATACCACCTTCATATGCTGAGAATGGATGCAATTTTAAGATCGACCAATGTTCGTATTGATACATCGCATTTATGTAGTGAAATTATAGAAAATGCAAAAATGAAAACGATCCTTTTTGGAGGTGGTGTGAAATTCAGACCTTGTGTTAAAAATGAAGAACCAATTGATATTTTTAAGAAAAAACTAATGGATGTCGAAGAATTCGGTTTTAACCAAAGCATGACAAGAAAAAAAAATCGAAATGAGTCCAAGTACAATATTGTTATCAATAAATTAATCAAATATCTTAATTACGAATGAGTACATGATTTAAATGACGATTATTGAATGACTAACTTTAACAATTTATTTGTCCGATTTTAATGACGACTTGAATAATTACTAACACGTCGGTCATATGGTTCATTAATTTTAATGGTGAGATGACCAGAACCACGGCAAACAGGACATATTGGTATCTTTAGATAATTAGAATAAATTAATTAAAGATAAATTTCATTAATTTTTTATGTCAAACCAATTCAATACTAGTCACCCATTTTGGAATTTCATTCTGATATTTTTTACGACATTTAATAGACTGAAGACTTTTTGGTATATCAGCCATGTAGAATGGTGCAAATGTTATTAAAGACACAAGATTCATTGGTAATGGAATAAAAATGACACATGTACCAGAATTAAATCTGAGTAATGAATCAGGCAAATATTGTGGTATTTTATTAAATTTATTTTTGTAAATTAATGTTTCTAGTCCTGATGGAAATTCATCAATATCATTATCAAAAACGTATCCTAAATTAATATATTTGACTAATGGTGGGAATTTTTGGACTGGTTGATCAAATGTACCAATGAATTTAATGTATTTCAAAATTGGTGTTGCTGTTACTAAATCACTAAAATTATGAATGTATTCAGTACAAACACTGAGATATTCTAATGACGCAGGTAAATGAGCTATATTAAATTTACTCCCATATCCGTACTTGATAAATTTAACATTTGGAATTGCAAATTTCATTTTGATTGTATTGATGAATTGACATGATAAGACAAGATAGGTAATTGTTGGTGGTAAATTTGGAAATAAAACAAATGTACGAGATGCATTAAATGTAACATGTGTTAAAGTTTGTGGAAGAACTTTTGGAAGCTGTTTACAATTCCGACCAAAACTAATTTTCTTTTTGTTTCTTGAAATCTTGAAATTATCAGTTTCATGAAAATAACACGATCGATCTAAATTCAAATAATCATCAAATCCTAATTCAATATATTTCAATAATGGTGGAAATTGACATGCCATCGAAAAATGATTCAGAACATGATGATTGAAAAAACTTGTATTAAAATTATCACATCGAAATTGCAAATATTTCAATGATGTTGGCAGATGTTTAATCAGAACACTATATTTATTCGAACCAAAAATGATTCGCTCGATATTATCATGTAGATGATTAATTGACTGGTTAAATAAGGTCCCAAATTGAATGTATTTGAGAGTAACTGGTAATTTATCAATTGGTTTGTTAAAGTGATTACGAAAAACGAGATATTTGATTTTCGTCTTTGTTAAATTAATGGATTGATTGAAATTATTTCCAAAAAACAAATATTCTAGGGTGCTCGGTAATGGACAAAGTGGTTTATTGTAGTAATAACCTAAATGTAAATAAATTAATTTCTTGGGTAGTTTGTTAATGGTGCGATTAAAAGCGAGTCGAAATCGTAAGTAGCGAATTGAATCAGGTAGAAAATCAATGTTCTGATTAAAATATGAACCAAATGTAATATGCGTCAGTGTGTGCGGTAATTTAATATGGTTGTAAAAAGAAGAGAAGATATTCCAGAATCTTAGTTTACGTATCTGTGAATTGAAATCATCATGAGTAACTAATTTGTGAATATGGTAATTAGATTTAGAATTATTGTGTGCGACGACATTATGTATATGACAAGTTCTTAATTTGATAAAAAGTCTGAGCAAATAATAAATTTTCGATGATGATAAAACAAATAATTTATTTCTATGATTGATGTATGGTAAAATTTCAAGAAGACAATCATAATGAATATGATTCATTATCTAATGATAACGAATAATATTTTTGTGATATAATTATTGTCACTTTCAGAATCCTAAAAATGTCAGTTCTAAATCAACTTGTGGTACATATTTTCGATCGAATTTATTAATGTTAATTTCAATCGAATATTTCTTTCCAATCATAATAGTAGCGACCAATAACCGAACCACTTCCGATGATGTACTATTCTTCGCAAAATAATATCGATCGATTTCATTTTTGTATTTATCCATTTGCGGATAAAATTCATTCATTTTAGCAATGACATTATTTTTTAGTTCAATAATATTTGGTAAATACAGATGATTGTAAATTTTATTAATTTTTACTAAATTGTCATTATGAGAGAGAGACATTCGATCGTCATCATTAAGGTAGATTTGATGGTGATCAATAAAACGCTTGATAATGTGAATTGCTTTTGATATGACATGTACTGACATATCGACATTCTGGACTGATTGTGAAAAAATAATACATTCATTACCAAATGTCGAAGGATTAAATTTAATTTCATATTTCTTATCAAATTTAAGATCATAAATGACAGAACGAATCTTCTTTTGTAACAATACTTGTGCTTGGGTACTAAGATGCAGAAACGGAACATGAAATAACTTCACTTTTTTCTTTGTGACATAAGTTACCTCACTCTTTCTCTTCTTTTCAATAACAGGTAACTCATCATAATTGATACTGGGTAAAGGAAACAGACTGTTATAAATCATACTAATGGGTGGTAACTTATCGAATTTCTGAGATCTATAAAAATCGACTTTTTGCAAAATGATATTACGTTCTTCATCAACTGATATTTCGGGTCTAACATCAATCATCGAAAAAATATGCTGTCCGGTAAATTTTTTAAGAAAAATGTCGCCCATGATTTGACTAACTTTATATTAGTGTAGGTTAATATATCAATTTTTTACACTGGGTATGTAAACGTTAATATATCAATTTTTTCTTGAGACAGCATATCGAAAGAAACAAAATGTAGTCAGAATGACTCAATTTTTTCTCGAGACAGCATGTCGGTCATAGACATGACCGATTTCCATGTCCATGGAAAATCGAAAGAAACAAAGTGTAGTCAGAATGACTCAATTTTTTTACACTAAAAGTGTGCAGAATGTCGGTCATAGACATGACCGATTTCCATGTCCATGGAAAATCGAAAGAAACAAAATGTAGTCAGAATAACGTAATTTTTTTGTAATTGATTATTATAAAAAAATTAAATGTAGACAACGTCACAGAAAAAATCCTTATTAATGTGTGAAATGTCGATTTTATGATGAACTTTGATTTGTTTAATTTGTTTGAAACTATTTATTTCAACTGTTGATCCAGCATCAATGATGATTGTTTCTAATGTATCAGTGATGAGATTATCTGTTAAATGACAACCGCTGATATGTAAAATTTTCATATTTTTTGGTGGTTTATTTTCATTGTTTTTGTTGTTGTAGCATTTAAATTCATTGACACTGACATGTGATAAATCAAATGATAATACATTGACATACAAACGATCGATGTCATAATTTTGTAATATCAAATTATCAGTTGTTAAATGATGATGGCAATAAATGTACAGGTCATCAATATTTTGACTTAATACTGTAATTTTAGTAAAAGTATTTGTTACCAAAGTAACATCTTGTAATGCAGGATAATTTCCGATAATAAAATCACCGTCAGTTCCATAATAAATTAATTTTTTTGTTGTTTTTGGAATTCTGGAATATGTCGAAATATCTTCATTGTATGATGTTTGATCTTTTGTGAAAAGAGATAAATATTGACAATAAGATATTTTTTTAACATGCAAAAATGGCACACAAATATATCCTAATTCACCATTTTTTACAAGTGGAATAACAAGATTGCTATTTCCTGTTGGTTGTAAAATAATTTCTAGTTCGTTTAATTCACTGTATTGTTTCAGAAAATGTGAAGTGAATATTGTCGCTCTCCAAATAATATTAATATCAACAATATAGATTGAAACGTCTTTCGCGTGTGGGAAATAAAAATTAGAACCAACATCAGGAATATTGTACAATAAAATATCGATTTTTTTGAGATATTTGTTTTCAATGTTTATAAACACATTTGATTTGATATGAATACTAAGACGTTCTAAACATGTCATTTCTGCAATTTGTTCTAATCCATCAATAGTATTAGTAATATGCAATTCGAGTAATTTCAATTGTTTTGGTAGCTCACCACGACAATTGTAACCATGATAATTGACAACGTTATCCGGTATTTGAATAACAGAATCTCTCATATCAAAAAGGGCAAGAGTTTTTAGATTGATCATCTCAAGAAAATTTGGAATATTGTATTTATTCAAAGAGAATTGTAATATTTCGATCATTATTTCGTTAATATTCAAATTGTATTTAGGACCATTATGTGTGTTATTCATAACTCTTAACGTCATCAAATTATATTTCTGATCAAAAATAATGTTATTTGCTCTTAAAGTAATCACTGTATTCGGAATAAAACTGACAACATCATTTGATTTAATTGTCAAATGTTTCAAATAAGGTAATTCATTATCAAAAAACGCGGCGACATTGTATGGTATGATTCCGTTATTTGGAACCATATTTTTCCATTTTTCATAATTGTGATCGGATAATTTATCATAAATGACATTATCAAGAACTAATGACTGAATTTTTGGTATTTTGTATTTCTTATTAATTCTGGGAAGCACATGAAAAACATCTTGAAGAGGTAAACCAAGAAATGCGTTAATGTCAGGTACCTCATTGTCAACACCTTCGTGTGGATGGAAGATAATTGGCATAATCGGTAACTTATTTGAGTAAGCTTGACAAATAATCGTGTTATGATGATGCACATAAATATTTTGAACGCGTTTGTTGATTCTTGAAAATCGTATGATTGATTTCAGTTCATAAAGATAACAAAAAATCATACAAATAATCTCGACAGGAAGCTTGTCAAACATTTATCTGAATTATTATACCATAAATAAGATAAACGTGAAATCAATTTTTTCTAGAGACTGAAAGTCGATTAAAATATTTTGTTTTCGAAAGAAATAAATTGCAATTTTGTTGTCAGAAGAAATTCAATTTTTTAGGAAAGTGGGAAATCATGTTGTTGTGATGTTCTTCTCCATCTTGGTATGACGTCTATTTTCAGAAGAACACTGACAGCAAATTGTGCTTCATCAAACAGATTGGCTGGATAATTAGGTAAATTTAATTTAATTTGTCTAGCAATATTATCATCAATATTAATTTCTAATGGTGCCTCGCGTTCAATGTATTCCTCATAGATATGTTGTGCTTTTTCGGAAGTTTGAAATATTTTGTATGATTCAACATCTTGATAAAATAATACATTTTCTGTAACTAAATTGGCAATACAATGTGAGACAAATGATTCATAATCCGAACCTGTTAGAATAGCAGAAATATCAATATCTGATCCGCCTTGTGATGTTTTCTTATTTGTTTTTTTCTTGTACAAAATAATAACGGGCAACATCAAGTTACTGAATAAAATAACAACTGTTGCATACAAGTAAAGATATTGGAAAGCAAAAGGTAATTTATCGGTTAAGAAAAAGAAAAGACAAATGACAGCTGGTAAAATTAAAATCAATGTTGTCACTATTTCTAATCGAATGGAGTGTGGATCATTAACATCTCTGATTTTTAAACCAATGAAAATAATGGGAAGAAAATAAAAGATTTGTATGATGGTAAAGGGAAAGATGGAATAACGCTGACAATCACCAAGCAGTGTAAAATTGTATTGGAAGCAAAAGTAGATGCCTAATTGAACAATAGAAGCAATTGCTATGATCAGTAATTTGACACGAACAGAATAAAAATATCGTAATTTCCATTTCCAAGAATGATGACCTTGTGATCTTGAAACCATCATTTTGTTTAATTCTGACCGAACTATCAGTCCAGGTATACCAAGATATAATGGCAATATACATGTCGGTAAAGCAAGTGAATAAATACAATTGAGGACAATACAAAAATTAATTGATGGGACCAACAATGAAGTGGCCACTAACACTGATGAAATAAAAACATAGAGTTGTGTCATAACAATAATAACAATTGATCGATGTGCGAAAAATTCTGAATTGCGCTTTTGACACATTAGGTACATATGAAGGGCAAGTAAAATGAGCCATGGTATAAACGCGAGTAAGATAACTAACATTTATAGTGAGGCGAAGAAAAGATTAGTGTGAGTGGTTGGACAAATCACATGTAAAATTAATGACGTTCGGAAGAATGACTTTCTGGTAAATATCAGCCTTACGATCTAGGACAGTATCACATTCAGCACAGACGACGAAGAGATATTTTTCGAAATATGATTCGGCATATTTAATTCGACAATCATCATTAGGACAAATGTAAATGTTATCTGTTGTATGAATAAAATTTTCATTGATGGTCATCCAATAAACGGCATTAAATCGTTTCACAATATCATATATTTTTTTCTGTCTATGAAAATCGGTCTCGATAATAAATCCAATAGCTGTTTTGTTAAAATTAAGAAATAATTTGACATCTCGGTTACTTTTACATTCCATTTGATATAATAGGTATTTTAATTTCAGAATCATTTTTTTTATTGACCATTATTATATTTTTGATATAATTGTTTTCAGTCAGTAATAATTTCTCACTCCAAAATAAGATGGAATTTACGAACACAACATATGCAATTTTGATCCTTTTGGTTCTGATTGTTATTTGGTATTTCTGGTATAATCGTAGCTCGACCGATGCACAGAAAAATTTGTTGGCCGGTGCCTATAATGTCGGTGTTGCTCATGGTATGCGTCAAGCAGGACAAGTTCCGCAAAGTTGAATTATCTCTTAACAAATATTACAAAATTAATAATGTTAATAGATGGTCCAGTATTTATCTCTTCAAAAAATCTTCAAAAAAGAGATATGATGGTTATTTGTGATTATCTTCAGAATGAATTGAGAAAAGGCTATAAATTTATTCCTGATAAAGAGGGAATTGTGATGAGCGATTGGTTAGGTAAGCAAGATAAGATGGTGAAAAAAATTAAATTTTTGAATCAAAATACATCATTTCATGATGATGTTATTGATCTTAATTTATGGAATGAGTCATTTGATGTTCTTTGTCAGAAAGAGACAAAAATACAATCATATTTGTATACGAGTGATGATGCACCAGAATGGACACAAGACGAAATAACAAAATTGGAAAAATGTTTTCATAAAATTGGATTGATTAAATTTTCTTTGGAATGAAAAAAAATTTAATGAGTCATTGCCATTTCTTCAAAGCTATTGATGAAACAATCGAATGAGATCTTCTTGTACATAGCACTGAGTTGTGAGAACAGATCCTTGTAATCAATAGCAATAAGAGAAGCAGACAAAATACTATCACCATCATAAGTATTAGTGATATGACAAACATCAATAAATGCCTTAACAACATCATACTTTCTCAAGTTTTTCGGACATTGTTTAATTATTCCAGGATCTTTCTGAATCATCATGATGAACTGCTCCTGAGAATAAACTTGAGAACAGTCCATGACAACTATGTAGGAATTTTAATCAAAATAAACAATAGGTGATACACTTTTCAATTTTTTTCGGTCGAGAATGAAAAATGGTGACATCATATCTGTTTTGAATTTAGTTACGTATGTCAAATCTAAGGTTTCCGAAACCGTGCAGTTTATGATTGTTAATGATTTTAATGTGTCGATAATCATGATTGGAGTAATAATGACATTTTCCAATATTAATTTAGTATATTTATTTGGTAGATTGTATGTTGTTTTCTTGTTTCCTGATAAGGTAAACATATTTGTATTTAATTTTGATAGATCACAATCACAATCTATGAGAGTTATCCGGTTAATATGTTTATTTTTCATGTCTAAAGTTATTTTAGAATTTTGAGAGCGAATTAACAGAAATTCAATTTTGGGACATATTATTTTGATATTTTTGAGTGAGTAGATAGATAATCGTTCAATTGTTGGTAAATCAAATAAAATATGATTGACATTTCGTGTAATGGCACCATTATTCCATTTAAAATTTGTTTCGAGACAATAATGAACAGATTTTTCTGTGATTAAATTAATGTCAGAATGAAAAGACCAACTATCTATTGTCAAATTAGGAAAGAAAAAAATATCGGATGAGTGATTAATTTTGACATCAATACTAACATGATTTAATTCAGTATATTTTTCCATCATTCTTAAAAAACCATTGAATTTTTTTTGACAGCCATTATTTAATTCAAAAGCAACACTTCTTAATGATGGAAAATCAAAATGGCAATCACACATTTCTAACGATTGGATGATAATAATTAATTTTTTGATATATTTATTCGATAGATAAATTGTCTCACATTTTGAAACAGTTAATTTGAGAGTTTTCAGATTAACTAATGACTTGAGATCATCATTAAAATAAATTTGAGAATTGACGATTAATTCTAAATGTTGGAGAGTATTGGGGAGAGCACAACTATATTTGTCGATTTCCAAGTGTGTTAGAGAACTTGGTATTGTCGATAATATATTTTGTGATATCGCAATAAACTTTGCATTTTGGCATGTCAATAACGTTTCAAGATGACATAAATCCTGACGATTTACTATATTGTCAATCGAACTCATGAAGGCACATAAATATTTAATTTTTGGATCGAGTGTGATTTTACAGTTAATGCTCGAAACGGTTAATTTCAATAATGACCAATGTGTTATTTTTTGCATGTTCATGCTAGTCGTCTCCAAAATCGTCACAGTTTTCGGTAATGCAACATTTGTGACTTCACATGTTATTTTTGTTAGATTTGGGAAGACATTAATATTAAAATCAGCATCTGACAAAGTATGAATGCGAATATGTTTAACTGATATTAATACTCGAGAAGAAAATGATTTAATAACAAGGTATTTTTCTTTGATGACACGATATAAATCATTCGCTGTTATCAATTCCTTGTCTTTGTAAAAAAATTTATTGACAGTATTCAATTTGTCGTATTTTGTTGCATACCTGATATTCGGATGTTCACGATAAACGGTATAATTCACTTTGTTGACTAAAGCAAAATTTTTGACATCTGATAATTCATCTAAGTATTGAAAAATGATATCAATAATTTCTTGAGGTAAATCAACCCATTTTGTCATTAATTAGTTTATGAAAATAAATTAATTAATCAAATTTTTCCTGAACCTTGAAGCAAGGTTTGCTAGAGCAAGACAGTAGGTCGAAAGAAACAATTTGTAAACGTAGTAACCTGTGGCAATTAGACTGATTCAAATTTTTCCTGAACCTTGAAGCAAGGTTTGCTAGAGCAAGACTGTCAAGTCGAAAGAAACAATTTGAAATGCGAAAGTAAGTTTCAGTAAACGTAGTAACCTGTGGTAATTAGACTGATTCTAATTTTTTCTCGCATGTATTATTCACAATTAACAAATTAAGATCAATTCTCTGATGATAACTGAGCTTCTTAACATTTAACAAATCATATCTATCTGAAACACATGATCCACGTAACAGTTTTAATGTCTGTAGTAAAGGATGTATCATGTATTGTTTTAAATAAGTATTTATTAGAGTCAAATGAGTATACATTTTTGGTAATCGACCTTTGAAGGTTGTGTTTCTGTAAGATATCATAACGAGAGTTTCACATATGACTTCTGATACGTCAAGATGAGATGAATTATTAAGAAAGAGTAAAATTAATTTTTTTGATGGTAATTTCTTAAAATTAATTTTATTGTCTAAAAATGATAATTGTAAATATTTTAAATGAGGTAAATCGAAATCATAATTTATCTTTTTCTTAGAACTTAAAACGAGATTCTCCGTTGTTGGGGAAAGATTAATTTTCGAACTATCATGATCGCCATAGATACTGGCAATTAAGTTGGATTCTCCAGCATAATGTATTTGTGACAAATGTGCTGTAATGATATTAATAGCACTATCACAGTGAACATTTTTAATAAGGACATTTCGAGCATCAATTAACGTTATTTGAGTCTCAGGTTTACGTAAAATAGATAATTCATCCAATTTATGATATTGGTTAATAATGTTGTTTGTCAAAAGTTCGTTGTTCTTGAAATGTGATAATGAAAAGGTCAATGATTTTGCATTTGGAAAATTAAATTTTGAAAATTTACAAGTATCACTGAGAAAAACAATTGATACTTTGATAACAGAAGAATTTTCAAGACAAATATAACAATATGTATCTACATTTATTTTTAGATTTTTTAATTTATGGCAACATGATAATTGTACCAAATCATCACATGCTTCTCGTGGAGTTGTCTCTGAAATAGAAATTGTTAGATCTTCAATATTTGGTGGTAGAATTCCACAACAATTGTAACAATCTAGTTTTTTTAATGATTGTGGTAGTCGCAAGACATAATCAGCGGGTAAAAAACGAATATCAAGATGAGTCAATTTGTGCATTTGACTCAAATCAGGTATTAAGTAATGATCGAATCGTAATTCGAGATGTTCAATAATATTAGGATTGACATTGGGGTTGATTTTATGTCCGGTGTATTTGAAAAAAATCATGTCTTTACTGTATGTGATGACAAATTTTTTGAGATCAACTATTTTATTAAAAACGATCGCTCTTGCTGTTATTTTTTTTATAGTTGGTATAATTTCATTGAAAATGATATCATGATTGATAATTATTTCTTGTAATTTGGGTAATTTTGCAAAAAAATCTGCATAATCAATGGCCATTTTGGCATTAAGTAAACTTAACCATCTATAATTTCTAATGTCAGTTGGATCAACAACTAATGTTTTTATTTTATGACGTAGATATTCTCGATCAATGTCAATATTAATGATAGATCGTACATGCTGATTAATTTTCTTGCTTTCATCACTACCTATTTTGATAGATAATGGTAACCGAAACAAATCTGTTTTCTGAAAACAAATACTCGATTGCTTATAAAATGAATAGAAATATTTGGTTATCTGATACAATGATATGATACTTGGATCATCCAAATAGGAATAGATAATAAGTATAACATCATCTGGTAACTTATCAAGCATTACTTAGAATAATGTTTTAATAATTCATTTTTCAACTATTTAATGACGATTTCATGACGATTTCATGACGATTTCATGACGATTTCATGACGATTTCATGACGATTTCATGACGATTTCATGACGATTTCATGACGATTTCATGACGATTTCATGACGATTTCATGACGATTTGGTGACTATTTTGGCGATTACTGTAGCGATTACTGTAGCGATTACTGTAGTGATTACTGTAGAGATTACTTGGGCGAATACTGTGGCGATTACTTTGGCGAATACTGTGGCGATTACTTTGGCGATTACTTTGGCGATTACTTTGGCGATTACTTTGGCGATTACTTTGGCGATTACTTTGGCGATTACTTTGGCGATTACTTTGGCGATTACTTTGGCGATTACTTTGGCGATTACTTGGACGATTACTTGGACGATTACTTGGACGATTACTTGGACGATTACTTGGACGAATACTGTGGCGATTAATTGGGCGATTAATTGGGCGATTAATTGGGCGATTAATTGGGCGATTAATTGGGCGATTATCTTAGTGATAATTGCATAATTAATTATTTGACTAATTAAATGATGGTAAATCTATTCTCACTATATAGTTAATATTATTATTAAAAATTAAAACGCAGAATTAATAATTACCAAATAGTTAATTGAGTAAGTATCACTAATGTAGTCACCAAAGTAGTCGCCAGAGTAGTCGCCAGAGTAGTCGCCAGAGTAGTCGCCAGAGTAGTCGCCAGAGTAGTCGCCAGAGTAGTCGCCAGAGTAATCGCCAGAGTAGTCGCCAGAGTAGTCGCCAGAGTAGTCGCCAGAGTAGTCGCCAGAGTAATCGCCAGAGTAGTCGCCAGAGTAGTCGCCAGAGTAGTCACCAGAGTAGTCGCCAGAGTAGTCGCCAGTATAGTCGCCAGTATAGTCGCCAGTATAGTCGCCAGTATAGTCGCCAGTATAGTCGCCAGAGTAGTCGCCAGTATAGTCGCCAGTATAGTCGCCAGTATAGTCGCCAGTATAGTCGCCAGTATAGTCGCCAGTATAGTCGCCAGTGTAGTCATTAAATAAATAACACTATAGTCAAACTAATCTTAAAAAAATTGATTTTTGAAATTCATACATTCTGTCTAATATTAAGAAACTAAATCATGACAACAATGGAGCTCGCTGTTGTGCCTAAGATTCATGCTTACATTTTGAATGACATGAAAATGCTTGAAGTGAGTGGTTATCGTCATAACAATAGTGAGAAGTTCTACTGGACACTCATTACAGAGCGAGAACGTGACATCAATGAAATAGAAAAGGCCATCGAACGTTTTAACAAGACTGGTGAGACCGATTGTGATTTGTTGAAGCAATGCTGTCGAGTCCCTAACAGTCGTTTCAACATGGATAGCGCTCTTGGCTATCTGACAAACAGACTCAATGGATTGAAAAGATACTACTGGACTCTGGGACGTTATCAATGACGCAGAATTGTTATTTTTCTCATAACTAATTGTTACGAGAAAAATTTGAAGTTTACCACTTACCACAGGTTACTACGTCTACCACAGGTTACTACGTCTACCACAGGTTACTACGTCTACCACAGGTTACTACGTCTACCACAGGTTACTGCGTCTACCAAAGGTTACTGCGTCTACCAAAGGTTACTGCGTCTACCACAGGTTACTACGTTTACAATTTGTTTCTTTCGACTTACCAAAGGTTACTTCGTCTACCGTCTTAAGAAAAATTGATTATTGAAGATTTAGTGATCTATGTTAAAATTAATTAAGAATCATGGCTTACCAACAGTTTCTCATGAGACTTGCCACGGCTATTGAACACATCGATTCTGATGGTGACGAAGATATTCTCTTTACCAATGTTTGCAAGAAAGTCCTCTGTGATAATATTCCACAAGATGTCAAAGCGAGTATTACTTATTACATGTCACGTGTTGATCATTTTAACATGAATTGTTACGAAGATGACACACGTGGAATGAAGAGAAGGAAATCAGAATAATTTTTTTTTATTAAAAAAAAAATTATTTATTGAGTTTTAATAATATTCATACAGGTCTCGAAGAAATTATCCCAAGCATCAATCTTATGTTCCCATGACCAATTCTTCTGTGCATTAGCAACGGCATTGTTCTTCATTCTTTGCAACTTCTCTCGATCATTAGCTAAAAGAGTCAGTCGATCAATAACATCCTCCATAATTTGCTCGTCATTACCATTATCAATCAAAAATCCAGTCTCATCTTCAATAATGTTAAATGGTGCCTCTCCCACTTTTGTGGCAACAGCAACCAATCCACTAGCACCTGATTCCAAAACACCAAGCGGTCCACCTTCAGAATGAGAAATCATCAAGAACACATCACCCTTCCTGTAAAAAGCAGGCATTTGCGAAATATGGACAGAATCATCAGGGAAAATAATCCTAATTGGCAAGTCATCATTGACAATCTTATCCCTAATTTTCATCAACAATGTTTTCCTCTTCTGATCATAACCATATGACGAGATCTTCGGTGCACTATTCTCAGGGAAAGTGAACAAGACACGCAATTTGCCATCAGTCTCTTCGACTCTTGGTGTTTTATCAACAAAGAATGCCTCAGTATCAACACCGTAAGGAGTTACTCGAAGTTTACTCGGATTAAAATCATCAAGTGAAGACAAACGATCAAACAATTCGTGTGACACAACACTCATGGGTGTTTTTCTGTTATTGATCCACTCAATCAATTCTGGATCAACGACAAATTCATCAATATCTTGATTGGTGATCTCTAAATTCGATGTACTGGAGAATTTTTGTTTAATGAATTCAGCCAACCCATGACCTGAATACACCATCTTATGTTTCAGTTCTGGCCAACGTTTCTCGAAATCTCTCGTCAAATCCCAAATTGTTGTGTAAATAACATCAAATTTATCTAGTCTTTCAGCCTTGATAGTATATGTCGGATGATTCATATTGTTCCAATCAAACACACGAACCTCAAATTTCTTGGAATACTTCTGAAGACCACTGGTAATACGACCAAATGCCCATTTGGTTTCCGTCAGAATAGCAATACGTGGTTTGATAGTTGGGACAAACATACTCGTGTCAGGATATTCCTTCACTAACCAATCTAATTCAGTTCTCTCGATATCATCTGCATAGAATCCATTGTGAAATTTGTATTTAATCATTTGGTCAAAATATTCTTCATACATCAATCTGATACGTCCAAGTGAGTAATTCTTCATTGCCCAATCACGACATGCCTGTGGACTAATTTTATGAATATTGTTAATAGCCCACTCATATTGATCACCAGTATGACAACGATAACCAGTAACACCATGAATAACAGTCTCAGCAAAAACACCAAAATCACTTGTAATAACGGGAGTACCAGACATCATTGCTTCCATACTCGTACCACCAAAAGGTTCAATATACTTCGTACACAAGAAAAGACATTTGGCATTCGACATCAATCGTTTCCTCTTCTCAATATCAGCAAAACCATGGTATTCGATATTCGATGGGAGATTTGTTCCTTCAGCACCGATATCCCTTTCAAGAAGACCTTGACCTGCAATGATAAGGCGAAATCCGAGTTTCTTGGCAAGCCAAATCATCATTTCGACACCTTTAATTGTAGCAATACGACCAATATAAAGAAAATAATCCTTCTTCTCTGTCTTGAAATCGAAATCTTTGAGATCAAAATAATTAGGAATAACGACATCATTACAGGATGGATGAAAAACACCAGAAAGACCGTAGTTATTGTGCATGACGGCATATGATTCAAATACTTTATTAGGGGCAAAAGATGAAACATTAGTGTATCCAACACCAGGTTCAACAATGATACATTCATCCGCAAACATATCAGCAACGGGTTTGTTACCAAGTCCCCAGAAACACAGAATAAAATCACCTGGATGTTTTCTCTTCTTGAGTTCAACCATGGTGTTAGCTCTGGCAGTCATATCCGCAAAATCACCAACTGCGAACTTGAAGAAATCTTTTCTCCAATCATGATCACCATAGGCTATTCTCATAGTTTCTTTAGTGGTTACGGTGACATGTTCATCAACATCGACAATAGAATCTTCATGACCGTAATGGATTAATTCATGAACTGTTTTATGTCTGGTAATTTCGTCGACTGTGAGACGTTTCTTGAGTTGTTTTTGTTCTTCTGTTGGTTGCATCATTTTGATAAATTTAACAACTTTCTGAGTAAAAGCACATGCAACTTGTTCTTCAGAAGTTACAGTGTGAAAGAGAGTAAGAATATGAAATCTCATTGTTATAATATGTAATTTTAATTTTAAATTTAAGTCAACGATAAGGCTAGGAATCCCAGACTAATTGCTAGTGTTCGTCGCGATTACGGTGATTATATATGTATTTTTTGTTAAAAATTAATTATTGGTTAATTTTTAACAAACAACTCTCAAAGAAATTATCCCATTGACTAATTTTATCTTCCCATTTCCAATTGTTCTTGATATGATCTATCATGTTATTTTTCATCTTTTGTAATTTATCTCTATCATTTGCCAAAATCATTAGTTTATCGATAACATCTTTCATAACTTGTTCATCACTATCATTATCAAGTAAAAAACCAGTTTCTTCATCAATGACTATGTAAGGAATTTCACCAACTTTTGTTCCAATAACAACTAAACCACATGCTCCAGCTTCAAGTACTCCGAGTGGTCCACCTTCAGAATGAGAAATGACAATAAAAACATCCCCTTTCTTATAAAAATCAGGCATATCAGTAAGATGTAAATAAGTTGTCGAAAAAATTATTTCAATCGGTAAATCTTCTTCAATAATTTTGTCTTTAATAATTTTTATCAAAGCTTTTCTTTTTTGATCATATCCAAACACATTTAGAGTATCTCTTTCTGGAAAAGTAAAAACAACTCGTAATTTATCATTTTGTATAATATTTTTATTTGGAAAGAAAATATCAGTATCAACACCTTGTTGTGTAACCTGGATTTTATTGGGGTGTATACCAGTTATGGTTGTTAACTTATCAAATAATTGATGAGATACCATACTCATAGGTTGATTTCTATTGTTCATCCACGCAATAACTTTAGTGTCGATACTGAAATTATTGATAATTTCTTTAGTAAATGGTATATGTGTATGGTTATCGATATTAGATATGAAAAAATCTGTCAATCCATGTCCTGAGAAGATAATTTTATTTTTCAATTCTGGAAATTGTCTTTCAAAAACCCATGTTGTGTTTATTAATGTTGTATATATCAAATCGCATTTATCTAATCTAACGAGATCTTGTTGTTTACTCCAATTAAAAACACGTATATCGAACTTTCGAGAATATTTTTGTAATGCATTTGCAATTCTTCCAAATGCCCATCTAGATTCAGTTACAATAGCAAGCTTTGGTTTCACAATTGGTATATAATTGTTATTATTAGGATACCTTTTTCCTAACCAACTCATTTCATTTCTATTCAGATTATCTGCATAAAATCCTCCATGAAATTTGTATTTAATCATCAAATCAAAATATTCTTCATACATAGTTCTAATTTTCTTAAATGAATAATTATTAAGTGCCCAATCTCGACAGTCTTGTGAATTAATTTTATGAATATTGTTAATTGCCCATTCATAATGATCTACGGTATGACACCTATAACCGGTAATTTCATGAAGAACTGTCTCAGCAAAGGCTCCATGATCACTCGTAATAACAGGTGTTCCAGACATCATTGCTTCTACTACTACAGCTCCAAATGATTCAATATTTTGTGTACATAAAAATAAAGCCTTAGCATTTGCTAACAACATTTTTCTTTTCTCTAAATCAATAAATCCATAATACTCAATATTACATGGTAACTCACGACCTTCATCGCCAATTTCTTTTTCAATATCACCTTGTCCAGCAATAATTAATCGAATACCTGTTTTTTTGGCTAACCAAATTATCATTTCAACGCCTTTATCTTTCGTAATTTTTCCAAGATAGAGAAAATAATCTTCCTTTTTATCTTTAAAATCAAAATCATCAGGATTAAAATAATTAGGAATAACAATGTCATTCGTATTTGGACGTTTGATATTTGACAATCCGTAATAATTGTGCATGTCAGCATATGATTCAAATACTTTATATGGTGTAAATGAAGAAGTATGATTTCCAACAATAATACATTCATCCTGGAACATTTCAATGATAGAATTGTTATCTTCCCAAAAACATAAAATAAAATCTCCACTGTGTTTTCTTTTATTAAGTTCAATTATTGTATTGGATTTAACTGTTATATCAGAAAGAGCACTATTATTTTGTTTAATGACATCTTTGGTAATTACAATAACATTTTCATCTGCATCAGTAATTAAATCCTCACGTCCATAATGAATGATTTCATGAATAGTTTTATGTTGTGTAATTTCATTGACTGAAAATCTTTTCTTTATTTGTTTTTGTGTGTCTGTGGGTCTGTGAGTCTGTGAGTCTGTGGGTCTGTGGGTCTGTGAGTCTGTGGGTCTGTGAGTCTGTGAGTCTGTGAGTCTGTGAGTCTGTGAGTCTGTGAGTCTGTGAGTCTGTGAGTCTGTGAGTCTGTGGGTCTGTGAGTCTGTGGGTCTGTGAGTCTGTGGGTCTGTGAGTCTGTGAGTCTGTGAGTCTGTGAGTCTGTGAGTCTGTGCATGACATCATTTTGATAAATTTGATTACTTTTTGAGTTTTAGTGCACATAGTAGTCATTCCTCCTACGCAAAATGTAATGTCATTTAAATTAACTTTATGTGATAGTGAAAGGATATGGAATCTCATAATTATAAATAATTCATGTAATTTAAATCGTAATCTAACGTTCTATGTTAAAAATTAATTATTCATTGATTTTTAACAAAATTTTAACCAATTCTAACAATTCTAAGCATAGCTAGATTCGTAGTTGGTGAAGTTGATGTTAATGCGACGGAAAATCCAGATATATTACGTAATCCAATTGTTGTATTGGCGCCAGTTCCAGGATTTCCTCCTGATAATGTCGAAAATATACCTGTTCCGGTAATAGATAATGTGCCAACAAGTGTAACTAATCCTACAACTATTCCTAACACTGATAATGTCAATTGTGTACTTGAAAATTGTGAACTTGCAACTACTGTAGAAGTATTTGCTATGAGATCAAATGACATATTTACTGACAAAAGTGCATCGGCTAATCCAACAACAGTAAAATCATACATGTAAATACCAGGTGTTGCGAGAGTAAATAAATGTGTCGTGTTAGAAAAACTAATACCACCGTTTACGTTTACATTCGACAATGCAACGACACTATTATTTGTAACAGTTGCTGGTGAAGTTATAACAGAATAACCTGAATCTAATGAAACTGTAGCTGGACCTGTAGAACCAATTGGACCCGTAGATCCTTGAAAACCTGTTGCACCTTGAAAACCTGTTGCACCTTGAAAACCTGTTGCACCTTGAAAACCTTGTGCTCCAGTACTTCCTTGGAAACCAGTACTTCCTTGGAAACCAGTACTTCCTTGGAAACCAGTACTTCCTTGGAAACCAGTACTTCCTCGTACACCTGTACTTCCTTGTAAACCCTGTGCACCCGTACTTCCTTGTAAACCTGCACTTCCTTGTAAACCTGCACTTCCTTGTAAACCTGTACTTCCTTGTAAACCTGTACTTCCTTGTAAACCTGTACTTCCTTGTAAACCAGTACTTCCTTGGAAACCTGTACTTCCTTGTAAACCTGTACTTCCTTGTAAACCTGTACTTCCTTGTAAACCCTGTGCACCCGTACTTCCTTGTAAACCTGCACTTCCTTGTAAACCTGCACTTCCTTGTAAACCTGTACTTCCTTGTAAACCTGTACTTCCTTGTAAACCTGTACTTCCTTGTAAACCTGTACTTCCTTGAAAACCTTGTAAACCTGTACTTCCTTGAAAACCTTGTAAACCTGTACTCCCTGACAATCCTTGTAATCCAGTACTTCCAGTCAATCCCGTACTTCCTGTAAATCCTTGAAGACCTGTCGAACCTTGCAAACCAGTAGTTCCAATTACACCAGTTGAACCTTGAACACCAGTACTTCCTGTAAATCCTTGAAGACCTGTCGAACCTTGTAAACCTGTACTTCCAGTAAAACCTTGTAAACCTGTACTTCCAGTAAAACCTTGTAAACCAGTACTACCTTGTAAACCAGTACTTCCTTGTAAACCAGTACTTCCTTGTAAACCTGTACTACCAGTATTTCCGGTGATTCCAGTACTTCCTTGTAAACCTGTACTACCTTGTAAACCTGTACTACCTTGTAAACCTGTACTACCTTGTAAACCTGTACTACCTTGTAAACCTGTACTTCCTTGTAAACCAGTACTTCCTTGGAAACCAGTACTTCCTTGTAAACCTGTACTTCCTTGTAAACCTGTACTTCCTTGTAAACCTGTACTTCCTTGTAAACCAGTACTTCCTTGGAAACCTGTACTTCCTTGTAAACCAGTACTTCCAGTATTTCCAATAACACCAGTAGATCCCTGTAATCCAGTACTACCTGTATTTCCAATAACTCCAGTAGAACCTTGTAATCCGGTGCTTCCTGTAAAACCTTGTAATCCAGTACTACCAACATTACCAATAATTCCAGTCGAACCTTGTAAACCTGTACTGCCTTGAATACCTGTACTTCCATTATTTCCAATAATACCTGTAGATCCTTGTAAACCAGTAACACCGGTACTTCCTGTATTTCCAGTGATACCAGTACTTCCCGTATTTCCAGTGATACCTGTTGAACCTTGTAGCCCTGTACTTCCAGTATTTCCAGTGATACCTGTCGAACCTTGTAAACCAGTACTACCAGTATTTCCGGTGATTCCAGTTGAACCTTGTAAACCTGTACTTCCAGTATTTCCTGTGATACCTGTCGAACCTTGTAAACCTGTACTTCCAATAAAACCTTGAATACCAGTACTTCCTTGAATACCAGTACTTCCTTGAATACCAGTACTTCCTTGAATACCAGTAGAACCTTGCATACCAGTACTTCCTTGAATACCAGTTGAACCATTAAAACCAGTAGAACCATTAAAACCAGTAGAACCATTAAAACCAGTTGCACCATTAAAACCTGTCGCACCAACAAAACCTGTCGCACCAACAAAACCTGTCGCACCAACAAATCCAGTTGCACCAACAAATCCAGTCGAACCAATAAATCCAGTCGAACCAATAAATCCAGTTGATCCTTGAATACCAGTTGATCCTTGAATACCAGTTGATCCTTGAATACCAGTCGATCCTTGAATACCAGTCGATCCTTGAATACCAGTCGATCCTTGAATACCAGTCGATCCTTGAATACCAGTCGATCCTTGAATACCAGTCGATCCTTGAGTGCCTGTTGCACCAGTAAATCCAGTAGAGCCTTGAATTCCAGTAGAGCCTTGAATTCCAGTAGAGCCTTGAATACCAGTACTTCCCTGAATACCTGTAGAACCTTGAATACCTGTCGAACCTTGGATACCAGAAGCACCCGTAAAACCAGTCGCACCAATAAAACCTGTAGCACCAATAAAACCTGTAGCTCCAATAAAACCTGTCGCTCCAATAAAACCTGTCGCTCCAATAAAACCTGTCGAACCTTGAGTTCCTGTACTGCCTTGAATACCTGTAGAACCTTGAATACCTGTAGAACCTTGAATACCTGTAGAACCTTGAATACCCGTCGATCCCTGAATACCTGTTGCTCCCGTAAAACCTGTTGCTCCCGTAAAACCTGTTGCTCCCGTAAAACCTGTTGCTCCCGTAAAACCTGTTGCACCAATAAAACCTGTAGAACCTTGAATACCCGTCGATCCCTGAATACCTGTCGATCCCTGTGTACCAGTAGCACCTGTAAAGCCAGTTGAACCAGTAAAGCCAGTTGAACCTATAAAGCCAGTCGAACCTTGAGTACCTGTAGCACCAATAAATCCAGTACTACCTTGAATGCCTGTAGAACCTTGAATGCCAGTAGAACCTTGGATACCAGTTGCACCAATAAACCCTGTACTACCTTGTAGACCTGTACTACCTTGTAGACCTGTACTACCTTGTAGACCTGTACTACCAGTAAATCCCGTTGCACCACCGAAACCTGTACTTCCCTGAATACCCGTTACACCTTGAACGCCAGTTGATCCCTGAATACCTGGAATACCTGTTGCACCAGTAAAACCAGTAGAACCTTGAATACCAGTAGAACCTTGAATACCAGTAGAACCTTGAATGCCAGTAGAACCTTGAATGCCAGTAGAACCTTGAATGCCAGTAGAACCTTGAATGCCAGTAGAACCTTGAATGCCAGTAGAACCTTGGATACCAGTTGCCCCAATAAAACCAGTTGATCCTTGGGCACCAGTAGAACCTTGAATACCTGTTGCACCAGTAAAACCTGTTGCTCCAGTAAAACCTGTTGCTCCAGTAAAACCTGTTGCTCCAGTAAAACCTGTTGCTCCAGTAAAACCTGTTGCTCCAGTAAAACCTGTTGCTCCAGTAAAACCTGTTGCACCCTGAATTCCGGTACTTCCTTGAATTCCAGTGCTTCCTTGAATTCCTGTGCTTCCTTGAATTCCTGTACTACCTTGAATTCCTGTACTACCTTGAATTCCTGTACTACCTTGAATTCCTGTACTTCCTTGAATTCCGGTGCTTCCTTGAATTCCGGTGCTTCCTTGAATTCCTGTACTACCTTGAATTCCTGTACTACCTTGAGTACCTGTAGCACCATTTAATCCAGTACTTCCCTGAATACCCGTACTACCTTGGATACCAGTACTTCCTTGAATACCGGTAGCACCAATAAATCCAGTAGCACCATCAAAACCTGTAGATCCTTGTATACCACTACTTCCTTGAATACCAGTAGAACCTTGAATACCGGTAGAACCTTGAATACCGGTAGAACCTTGAATACCGGTAGAACCTTGAATACCAGTAGAACCTTGAATACCAGTAGAACCTTGAATACCCGTCGAACCTTGAATACCAGTCGAACCTTGAATACCCGTTGCACCAGTAAATCCTGTAGCACCGTCAAAACCAGTACTACCTTGAATTCCAGTCGAGCCCTATATACCAGTACTACCTTGAATTCCAGTACTACCTTGAATTCCAGTACTACCTTGAATTCCAGTACTACCTTGAATTCCAGTTGAACCCTGTATACCAGTAGCTCCAGTAAATCCTGTACTTCCTTGAATACCTGTTGAACCTTGAATGCCTGTTGAACCTTGAATGCCTGTTGAACCTTGAATACCTGTAGATCCTTGAATACCAGATGCACCAATAAAACCAGTTGCACCAATAAAACCAGTTGCACCAATAAAACCAGTTGCACCAATAAAACCAGTTGCACCAATAAAACCGGTTGCACCAATAAAACCAGTTGCACCAATAAAACCGGTTGCACCAATAAAACCGGTTGATCCTTGAAGTCCAGTGGAGCCTTGAATTCCTGTACTTCCTTGAATTCCAGTTGAACCCTGAACACCAGTAGCACCAGTTAAACCAGTACTTCCCTGAATACCAGTAGCACCAATAAATCCTGTTACGCCAATAAATCCAGTACTACCTTGAATACCTGTTGTACCTTGAATACCAGTTGCACCTTGAATACCAGTTGCACCTTGAATACCTGTTGCACTTTGAATACCAGTTGCACCTTGAATACCTGTTGCTCCGATGAAACCTGTTGCTCCGATAAAACCTGTTGCACCTTGAATTCCTGTTGCACCTTGAATTCCTGTTGATCCTTCTATACCAGTTGCTCCAGTAAATCCTGTACTACCTTGAATGCCGGTACTACCTTGAATGCCGGTACTACCTTGAATGCCGGTACTACCTTGAATGCCGGTACTACCTTGAACGCCAATACTACCTTGAGTACCAGTTGCACCAACAAATCCAGTAGATCCTTGAATTCCAGTAGATCCTTGAATTCCAGTAGATCCTTGAATTCCAGTAGATCCTTGAATTCCAGTAGATCCTTGAATTCCAGTAGATCCTTGAATTCCCGTAGATCCTTGAATTCCTGTAGATCCTTGAATTCCTGTAGATCCTTGAATTCCTGTAGATCCTTGAATACCAGTTGCTCCAGTGTATCCTGTACTTCCTTGAATACCAGTAGATCCTTGAATACCAGTTGCTCCAGTGTATCCTGTACTTCCTTGAATACCAGTAGATCCTTGAATACCAGTTGCACCTTCAATTCCAGTTGCTCCTTCAATTCCAGTTGCTCCTATGTATCCCGTACTTCCTTGGATACCAGTACTTCCTTGGATACCAGTACTTCCTTGGATACCAGTGCTTCCTTGAGTTCCCGTCGCACCAGTAAAACCAGTGCTTCCTTGAGTTCCCGTCGCACCAGTAAAACCAGTGCTTCCTTGAGTTCCAGTCGCGCCAGTAAAACCAGTGCTTCCTTGAGTTCCAGTCGCGCCAGTAAAACCAGTGCTTCCTTGTATGCCGGTAGAACCTTGAATACCTGTAGCACCATCAAAACCAGTACTTCCTTGTATGCCGGTAGAACCTTGAATACCTGTAGCACCATCAAAACCAGTACTTCCTTGTATCCCAGTCGAACCTTGAATACCAGTTGGACCTTGAATACCAGTACTTCCTTCAAAACCTGTAGATCCTTGAATGCCAGTACTTCCTTGAATACCACTACTTCCTTGAATACCACTACTTCCTTGAATACCACTACTTCCTTGAATACCACTACTTCCTTGAATACCAGTAGCACCAGTAAATCCAGTAGCACCAGTAAATCCAGTAGCACCATCAAAACCTGTAGATCCTTGTATACCACTACTTCCTTGAATACCTGTTGCTCCAGTAAAACCTGTTGCTCCAGTAAAACCTGTTGCTCCAGTAAAACCTGTTGCTCCAGTAAAACCTGTTGCACCATCGAAGCCAGTAGTACCATTAAGACCAGTACTTCCTTGAATACCTGTACTACCTTGAATACCTGTACTACCTTGAATACCTGTACTACCTTGAATACCTGTACTACCTTGAATACCAGTAGCACCATCAATACCAGTACTGCCTTGAATACCTGTTGCTCCAATAAATCCTGTTGCTCCAACAACTCCAGTACTACCTTGAATACCAGTTGCACCATCAACACCAGTACTACCTTGAATACCAGTAGCACCATCAACACCAGTACTACCTTGAATACCAGTAGCACCATCAACACCAGTTGATCCATTAATACCTGTACTTCCTTGAATACCTGTTGCACCACCAATACCAGTAGAACCTTGAATACCAGTTGATCCATTAATACCAGTAGCACCTACAGTTCCTGTACCAGTACTTCCTTGAATACCAGTAGCACCATTAAAACCGGTAGCACCATTAACACCTGTTGCACCATTAACACCTGTTGCACCATTAACACCTGTTGCACCATTAAAACCGGTAGCACCATTAAAACCTGTAGCACCATTAACACCAGTAGCACCATTAACACCAGTAGCACCATTAAAACCGGTTGCACCATTAAAACCGGTTGCACCATTAAAACCGGTTGCACCATTAAAACCGGTTGCACCATTAAAACCGGTAGCACCATTGATACCTGTTGCACCATTAAAACCGGTTGCACCATTAAAACCGGTAGCACCATTAAAACCGGTAGCACCATTGATACCTGTTGCACCATTAAAACCGGTAGCACCATTAATACCTGTTGCACCGATGGCACCATCAATACCAGTGGATCCTTGAATACCGGTACTTCCATTAATTCCAGTAGATCCTTGAATACCGGTACTTCCATTAATTCCAGTAGATCCTTGAATACCGGTACTTCCATCAATTCCAGTTGCACCTACAGTTCCTGTACCAGTTGATCCTTGAATACCTGTAGCACCTAGTAATCCAGCAATACCACTAGCACCTATGATACTAATACCCGTAGCACCTACAGTTCCTGTCGAACCTTGAATACCAATACTTCCTTCAATACCTGTAGCACCAATTTGACCAATACCAGTAGAACCTTGAATTCCTGTTCCAGTTGATCCTTGTATACCAGTACCACCAATTTGACCAATACCAGTTGAACCTTGAATTCCAGTTGAACCTTGTATACCTGTTGATCCTTGTATACCTGTTGATCCTTGTATACCTGTACCTCCATCAACACCAGTAGATCCTTGAACACCAGTACCACCAATTTGACTAATACCAGTAGATCCTTGAACACCAGTACCACCAATTTGACTAATACCAGTAGATCCTTGAATACCAGTACCACCAATTTGACTAATACCAGTAGATCCTTGAATACCAGTAGCTCCCGAAGTACTAATACCTGAAGCACCTTGTAATCCTGTGGCTCCAATAAATCCAGTCGCACCGGAATCACCAGAACCAGTTGCACCTACAGTTCCTGTTGATCCGACTTGTCCAATACCTGTAGCACCAACTTGTCCAATACCTGTAGCACCAACTTGTCCAATACCTGTAGCACCAACTTGACCAACACCGGAAGCTCCTTGAATACCTGTTGCTCCTTGAATACCTGTTGCTCCTTGAATACCTGTTGCTCCTTGAATACCTGTTGCTCCTTGAATACCTGTTGCTCCTTGAATACCGGAAGCTCCTTGAATACCTGTTGCTCCAAAACCAGTTGCTCCAACAATTCCTGTACCTGTAGCACCAATTTGACCAATACCTGTAGCACCAATTTGACCAATACCTGTAGCACCAATTTGACCAATACCGGAAGCTCCTTGAATACCGGAAGCTCCTTGAATACCTGTAGCTCCAAAACCAGTTGCTCCAACAGTTCCTGTACCTGTAGCACCAATTTGACCAACACCGGTAGAACCAATTATACCTGTGGCTCCAGGATTTCCAAAACCAGTTGCACCAACAGTTCCTGTACCTGTAGCACCAATTTGTCCAATACCAGTAGAACCAGTCATACCTGTAGCTCCAAAACCGGTGGCACCAACAGTTCCTGTACCTGTAGCACCTATTTGACCAACACCCGTTGCACCTACTTGTCCGACACCAGTTGCACCTACTTGTCCGACACCAGTAGAACCAATTATACCAGTTGCACCTATTTGACCAACACCAGTAGAACCAATCATACCTGTTGCTCCAGAACCAGTTGCGCCAACAGTTCCTGTACCTGTAGCGCCTATTTGACCAACACCCGTTGCACCTATTTGACCGACACCAGTAGAACCAATCATACCAGTAGCTCCAACAGTTCCTGTACCTGTAGCACCAACTTGTCCTGTAGATCCAGCACCAGTTGCTCCAATAGTTCCTATACCAGTTGCACCAATTTGACCGATGCCTGTAGAACCAATCATACCTGTAGCTCCAACATTACCTAAACCTGTTGCTCCAATAGTTCCTGTACCTGTTGCACCAATTTGTCCAATACCAGTAGAACCAGTCATACCTGTAGCTCCAAAACCAGTTGCACCAACAGTTCCTGTAGAACCAACTTGTCCGACACCAGTAGAACCAGTCATACCTGTAGCTCCAAAACCAGTTGCACCAACAGTTCCTGTACCTGTAGCACCAATTTGTCCAACACCAGTAGAACCAATCATACCAGTTGCACCAACAGTTCCTGTACCTGTAGCACCAATTTGTCCAATACCTGTAGCACCAACTTGACCAATACCTGTAGAACCAATCATACCCGTAGCTCCAGATCCAGTTGCACCAACAGTTCCTGTACCTGTAGCACCAACTTGACCGATACCAGTTGCACCAACAGTTCCTGTACCTGTAGCACCAACTTGACCGATACCAGTTGCACCAACTTGACCGATACCGGTCGCACCTACTTGTCCGACACCAGTAGAGCCAATCATACCTGTAGCTCCAGAACCAGTCGCACCAGTTTGACCAATTAATCCAGTTGCTCCAACAGTTCCTGTACCAGTTGCTCCAACTTGTCCAATACCTGTAGCACCAGTCATACCTGTAGCTCCAAAACCAGTTGCTCCAACAATTCCTGTACCAGTCGCACCTACTTGCCCGACACCAGTAGAACCAATCATACCCGTAGCACCAGTATCACCAGAACCAGTAGCACCAACAATTCCTGTACCAGTCGCACCTACTTGCCCGACACCAGTAGAACCAATCATACCCGTAGCACCAGTATCACCAGAACCAGTTGCACCAACAGTTCCTGTACCTGTTGCTCCGATTTGACCAATACCCGTCGCACCAGTTATACCAGTAAGTCCAGAACCTGTCGCACCAACAGTTCCTGTCGCTCCAATAATACTATCCCCCATTATTCCAGTTGGACCTTGAAATCCTTGAATACCAGAACTACCAATTATACCAGTGCCTCCTTGAAGACCTGTAGGACCTGTTGCGCCAGTTGCCCCTCCAGCATTTCCTGCAGGTCCTTGTAATCCAGTCGGACCTTGAAAACCAGTCGATCCATTAGAACCATTATTACCTTGTGGTCCTTGAATACCCGTGCTTCCATCATTTCCGTTATAACCATTCTCACCATTATTACCATTATGACCAGGAAATCCTTGTGGTCCCTGTGGTCCAGTAGCACCTTGCGGACAACATCGATAATTATGACATGCATCCGTAATATAAAAATTATGACAATTTAGACATTTTTTTCTTGGTCCATTTATCGATGGTTGCATTAATTATATCTAGGTAACTTTTATGAAAACCAATTGTACTATTTGTCATACAGTCTCAAGAAAAATATGTTTTTAATCGACTGACCAAAGGTTATTCCGTTTACCACAGGTTACTCCGTTTACCACAGGTTACTCCGTTTACCAAAGGACCGAAGGTATTACTCCGTTTACCAAAGGACCGAAGGTATTACTCCGTTTACCAAAGGACCGAAGGTATTACTCCGCATACTGTCTCGTGAAAAAATTGAAATTGTATCCAAATAATTATATGTGTAGCACTATTAACAATGGATTCGAGTATAATGAGCAAAAACACAGATCAAGAAGATAATAAATTAACATTATTAAATATTATTCATAATGGTCTTCGTCTACGTGAAACATTCACATCTTGTTTCATTTTCGGTGAATTTGCCAATGAACTTCTTTATTCCATTTCAACAGAAAAAACATGGATCTTTTTCAAAGGATCAGGTTCGTTATTCGAATTTCATCGCTCTATTCTTCAACAACTCAAATTATGGATTAATGAGACCAATGGAGAGACTATTCATCCAATCACTCTACCAACATCTGTTTCATCAAATTCCATGAAAACAAATCTCTCTTCATCAGATGAAGATAAATTAATCGAATATCTTTGTGAATTGAGTCGCAAAATATCGATGCAAATCGCCATTCCATTTTTCTCACAATTACCTGCTGAAACAGTTCGATTCCTTAACAAACTCTTTTACCATCAAAATCACCAAATCCATCTTATCCTTTCAGAAAGTATCTGCCAGAATTCTGACCAATTCCATCATTACCACAATATTTTCTTCAAATTACATCAGGAAATGCCTACTAAGACTCTCCCCAATCTTGTCATGATTAACACAAAAACACATTTAAAGATAAATCATTTTTCCTATGACATTCCTACAGGATATATCGATCAACCACTTGATACAAATTTAAATCTGTTTATTGAAAAAGGTGAATATGAAAAGGCAACCAATAAAATTCAAGAAATGCTCAAGACAAAAATCAATGATGATGAAAGAATTAGATTATGGATTCTACTTCTCCAGAAAAATGTTGGAAATGATATCAAAGATTTAGCAGATGAAGCCGAAATATATCGTCAAACACCTGAATTCCTTTCCGCCATTAAACACCAACAAATACGTTTTTACACAGCATTAATCGATATTCATGGATTATCAAATGAAAATATGTTAGTCATGAAATTGATTAACAAATCACAATATCTTCTCCCTAAATCTTTCAAAATAACCCTTCGTGAAAATGACAATTATTCTGATCTTCATTTACGATCTACCTTTTTCACTTACACAGTGACCCATTCAGCTCAAAGTCTAGCATCACGATTAACAAAATTGTCATTACAATATGATAAATACGATCACACAGCACCTGATGGATCAGTCATGAAATACATTAAAGAGACTGTCCAACGAGAATTTGTCGGTTATGATCAAGAATATATCACTATTGCCCTTTTCAAAGTCTACCAAAAATTTAACCGACACATCGACAAACCAAGCATCGATGAACTTGAACTCGAAATTAAAAATTATGTTTTCAAAGTAAAACCATTACTCGAAACACAATTCTCCATTATCGAATATCAATCCGAAATTCCAGTCATTTCCGCCGCACTCGAGAAAGGATTTGTCGCCTTCACATACATTCTCAATGGTCTCGAATGGATGCTCAAAGAACAATTATTCTGCTCCAAATTAATCGATAGTATGGCTCGAATTGTCATCCTCTACCAATCTGTCCTCAAAAAGAATATCACCGAAACTCGATTCCTCTTCAATGAAATTGAACGACTTGTCAGCAAATACCCCAAGAATGTCAGTCTACTCTACAGTTATTATTACACTATTCCACTTTTCCGTAAATTGAATGATAATGATATCACCAATCTCGAGAAAACAATCACCGTCGCTATGCAACAAGGAAATGTTAATATGGTTGGTACGCTTGGTCAATTGGTCATGCATTATGATTTTGCTTTTGTCGATGATATACAATATCGCTATGAGAAAAAACGCAGAATCATTATGAATATGCTTCCATTTTTACTCAATCGACGATCACACTTGTATTTCCTTCTCACTTCAATTAGTACCCTCAATCATGATCTCATTCTCTTAGGTATTGATGACCTCCAAGGAAATGACATCATTCCTAATTCAACACTGATTACACTAGTACAACAAATTGTGAATGAAAATAATATCGCTGTCAATCCAATTGTTAGCTTACTCTTTCCTTATCGAAATGATGATTATTCTCTTTTTCAAATCAGTCATTTATCCAATAATGAATTGAGATTGTTGATCTTGTATCTTGAGAATAACATGGTTGGTGTTTATATTGCGATGACTTACAAGATTTTCGGATGCTTAGTCAAACAAGATATGGTAAAAGCAATCCTCATGGTGAATGCCTTTTATCAAATTAAACTCGATAAATTAAATGTCACTATGGCTTTACCCATCCGAATTTTGTCAGGTATGTGTATTAGTCTTATTACAGCCATTCATTATGCTGATAACAGAACTATTTCGGACACACTCAAGAAACGTGTCATTTCGACTCCTTACACTATAACGAAAAAGGTCGTTAATTATTTGGCACATGCATACATTAAACCACTGACATTAGAATATGAATCAGGATTAATTGCACAAAATGAAAAAACATTACTCGTCTTTTCGAATGCAACTAAATGGGCAACACAATATATCAAATACGGTGCTAGTAAAATGATGAAATCTGTCAACAAAGTTCTTCAATCATTGAATTGGTCAACTGATCAAGAAATTACCATTGAAAACAAATTAGGATTAGCTATTACACTCAGAAGTATTGTTTTACTCCTTGAAAAACACTCACGACATTCACCTATAGAAGCATCTCATCTTGAATACTATACCAGTAAAGCATATCTGTTATTCAAAGAAACACATACGACAACCATTGCACAGGATATTTTACAGAAATATCCTAAATCGGCCAGTAATTCTTCGAGTGTCATCATTAACAATATTAAGAATTGTATTATTGGCGGTTCTGAGCGTTCATGGGTTGATACATTTGCACTTTTACGCGATGATGAAAACTTCAATTATTACACTGATTTATTACAAGAATTTCACATTGCTTATGGTAAAAGAGTTATTATGAAATCACCTAAAAACACACTTAACAAACCAAGACCACCTATTGTCATTGAAGATTCTATTAAGAAAGTCATTGAATCATATTCCAGTATTAAAGATTACGATAAAAGTAATACTTACATCTTTCCTCATTTGCGAACGGTTCTCGTTGGTGCATTGAAGGAATATATTAGATTGTATTTGCCTGTTATTTTGGAAAATATGATGAGTCAGTCCATTGATGATGTGACGATCGCTATTTTGACACGTGAAAATAGGAAAGGATGGGATGTCTTGACATACGATTTGTGGAAATCAGATTTTGAAAGACATGATGTTGATAAAACCAAAATTCCAATGTCAATTGTCAAACGATCACCATTAAATGCCATTACGACTTATCACAAACCAGAAAACATTTATTCTGGTGACCCATATTATAATTTACTCTTTAAATCAATTACTGAAGAAGGATTAATTGTTATTCAATGTTCATCTGCTTGTTTTGTTATCTTTTGTCATTGTCCGATTAAACCCAAAATTGAATTAGAAGCACCATTTTTCCTTGCTGTTCTTGATATCCTTATTTCCGATATTGTGAAATTTAGTGTTAGGAAAGAATCGAGATCTTCGATGATTAGTACGACACCAAGTGAGAATAGCAAACAATCGATTGATAAAGATTCGTTATCTGATAATTCTTCAGATTTGTTCCAGGAAGTAAATTACAATATATCGGAAATTGTGCAATTAACTGGTGCTTTGAAAACTCTAAAGGAAAAAATGATCGACAATACTTTGATTAACACTGATTCGAAAGTTCTGAGAGATTATTTTAATATTATTTACAAATACAAAAATAAGTCAATTGTTAAATCTTTGTTTGATGATATCAAGAAAATTGCTCAATCACAACAAGAATCAATGGCTAAAATTATTAACAAAACCCTTGATGCTGGACATGATAAAACAGTTCTCGTTAATTTTTATTTACTGATCAAACATGAATTGTTTTCCAAGTTAGAATTAATACCTGCTGTAACTGAATATTTACATAAGCCTGAATTTAACCCACCGATCGAATTAGTTGTCTGGATCGAACAGCAAAATTTCAATTACTTAGCAAATTATGGATTTCATAATCTCATCACAACTAATTCTTGGAAACCTGTCACAGCATTTGGTCAATATGCACTGAAAACACAATCACACGAAAATCTCGTCTTCACAATGGCATTCAGATATTTGTCATCTAATAATATGTTCCTATCACCAGAATTTAAGATTCTCATTAAGTTGTACATCATTGGTGAAGACGATGTTGGGATCTTAAATATTAATGATGATCTCTCCAAAATTGAATTAATCAATTTCTACAAAAATGCTGATGCCTTGTATGGAAATTATTCTCAATACATGGATAATGTACTCAGACAAGTTTTCGAAATTATCAAAACTGACATCTACGGTAAATTCATGAAACCCCTAACAAAAATTGACTAGTCGTCAATTTGTGACGTGAAACCTCTTACGAAAATTGATTAATCACTTTTTATCATTAAAAATTGATTAAAAATATCACGACGAAATAGAGTAATTAAATGGAAGAATTGTTTCAGGAATTATTGTTGAATAAAGGTACTTGTTTGCCATGTGCATATGATACGGCATGGGTTGCATTAGTTACTAAAATAGATGGTACACTTGAATTTCCAGAATGTTTAGAATGGATGAGAAAGAATCAGCTTTGCGATGGTAGCTGGGGAACTGATCTTCCGATGTCACCTCATGCTAATACACTAAGTACTCTTATTGCGATTATTGCTTTGTCACATGCCAATGACAAGAAAGATTTTATTTCCATTGATAATGGAATTAATGCTTTATGGAAGTTGTCTGAATTATTACATGATGAGATACATATTGGTGCTGGATTTGAGATTATCTTACCATCGTTATTGAATCATTTACGCAAATATAATCTGTATGATAAAGTTCCTCATGACATTTATGCACGTTATCTTGATGATGGATTGAAGAAACTGGCATATGTTCGTAAGGATAAAAGTGGCAAACCAGCAACATGGTGGTTTAGTGCCGAAATGTTTTATCCAGAAGATATTGATCTTTCGCCGGTAGTTATTGATGAGAATAGATCTGCCATTGCTTTGTCACCATCAGCAACTGCTTACAAGTTAATTAAATTGAGGGAAAAGGGTGAAATTGGTCAAGAGTATGTTAATTATTTGCGATCAATTATTATTGACGGTGGTGTTCCTGATCACTCACCAATTGATATTTTTGAATTGTCATTTAGTCTTGATTTTTTGTATCAATCTGGAGCGAAGATCCCTCGAGAATTGTATATCAAATTGGAAAATATGTGGTCTGATTCTGGTGTCGGATTTTCGAAACATTGGAAAATGCCAGATGCCGATGATACTGCAACTATTTTATCAGTTCTTCCATCGAAACCATTAGAACCATTACTAAAATTCTATAATACGAAATCAGGTTGTTTTGAAGGCTATCCGGGTGAACGTTCTCATTCTGTTAGTGTTAATGTCAATGCACTGAAAACACTAACATTACGTAACTTTGAAGGAAAGGAAACATATATTGAAAGCATTAATACTTGGTTAGAAGATAAACTTTTGACACCAGATAAATGGAATGTTTCAAAATTTTATGTTCCGTCACGCGCTGTCTTTAGTGTTAAAGAAGAATTAGCCCAGAAATGTATTGATTTTCTCATTACCAATCAAAATGACGATGGTGGTTGGGGAATTTCAATGGAAGAATCAGCTTATGTTGTTTTGGCATTGTGTTATTGGTACAAGAGTGGATATGCTTCAAATTTGCTTGAAATTGTCTCAAATGCGATTATCAAAGCAAAGATATATTTTGAAACACATGAAATGAAAATGGTTCCATTATGGTGTGCCAAAGTATTGTATTGTCCTTATTTGATTGCTAAATGTGCTATTTACAGTGCGAAACATATTCTCATGAATACTTATTATATGATTTATGTTAACATTAAAGGTGAACAAGAATTTAATGGGAAACTTTTTACCTTTTTTCCTAGAAGTGAGAGACCGAATATTGAACTTTCAAATGTGAAGAAATATTTTGGAGACAAAATTGGACAAAAATATGACAGTGATGATGCTCTAGATTCATTGGTTTACACGATGTATAAAAATCACATGAATGATGAAGATAAAATTACAGAATCGAAATTGTATCTTGTTGTCTTTATGTATGATGTTATTATTGACAAAGGTTTCAGTAAGATGAAAGAGAAAAGTGATCTTGTTATGAAAGCCTTTGATGTTTTCATTGCGATACTTTGTGGTCAAAATCAAAATGTCGTACATATGAAAGAATTTGATAAATTTGATTTCATTTGTCATTTGTTGACCGAAATAAGGGCAGAGTTGGCAAGTAAGAATATTGATATGGAACTTTTTGAATATGGGGTGATTCAGTATCATAAAGCATATGTGCAAAAATTCTTGAATCGTGTTAATAATGTTATTTTGAATGCAGATGATCATTTGAAAATTGCTTCAATGACATTTGCTGTTCCAATGTTCTGTGGGATGCATCTCATTTTTGCTGGTGAGAAACAATCAGATCATGTCGTCATGAAAGAATATCAAGAGTGTGCTTTCAAATTAGGTCGATTGATTGGGGATTTGTTTTCTTTCATGAAGGATTTAGCAAAAGTTGAAAGTAATTTAGATAATTATGTTCTAGTGAGACATTTCGTAGATGGTGAAACATTAGATCAGGCATTCATGATAACGTGTGATTTGTGTTTAGGATTTGTTGTGAAGATGACTGATCTCGAGAAACAACTTGATAATAAAGTTATTGTGACTATCTTTAAGAATATGATACAAGGGATTACTGATTGGTCATCAACAACAAAAAGATATGCTGTTAACTGTCAGATCCAAACAGAGCAGACAATTATTATTTTCTAAAATTTTTATTTTAGAAAATATATTTAGCTTTAAGTGTTTCAAGACCTGAATCAATCTCAGGGAAATTTTTGTAGAGAAGTTCAACGATTTTTGGATCATTTATGAACATAGATGCATCGTGATGTCTATCAGGATCTGATAATGTAGAATTTTTCAGAAATGAAATGAGACCAGCAAAAATCAATTCACCATAAATATCATTTTTGGAATCAGGTTTGTAGAGAACAGGGTCAATGATGAGCGACATTGTATCATAATCAAGATTGTTATTCAAAACCAATTCTGATATGATCAAAAATAAACCTTTGTTATCTTCGGTAATGTTATTAAAATAACCGCTATCAATTAAATCAAAGCTGACAAGGTTAATTAATTTCTCATTACTTTTGGTAATGACAAGACGACCATTCTGACAATATTTCTTCAGGATAGTGATTTGAAGAATATGACCCATATTCAATGCTTCGAAATAATTGAGATATGATTGGTATGTATTTTCTGAAGTGTCTTGTGTAATGCAATTGTAAATAAACACATCAGTAATAATTTTAATGACTTCGGTGTTTGATTCACCATAATGTTCAAATAACTGACAAAAGATTTTCAGACTAGTTGTGTTTTTCAGGAGGTTAGTTACTTTAAGAATGTTTTGTTGTTCGCAAAATTTCTGAGCAGTTGACAGAATTTCTTCAATTTTTGACACATCTTTAATAGTCTTGACATACTTGTAAGAATAAGTTGTTTCAGAAAGTGTCATACCATTTTCATAACGATTGATGTATTGGTAAAGTGAAATCAATAGTTTTTTGGGTAAATTGTGAATATCAATTTTATCTGGAAGTTCCCATGAATTTTCCAAATTGAATGAAGTGAAATCAATATGACTAACTTGTTTTCTGACAAATTGTTGGAATGTAACACCATCACGGTAAGTATCCTTCATGTAATAGTCCTTCAATTTCATGAAAATCTCTTTTTCTTTTCTGTCATCGAGAATAACCAAAAAGACTGGACACATTTTGAATTTCTCTATTTTCTCGAAATGTTTGATCAATCGCAAAATGAAACGATAATGGTTCATTTCGATAACATTGTTCACAAAGAAAACCATTCCATCTGTCAAATTGAAGTAAGATGAACTAATATCATAAAATTGTGATATCATTGTTGTTTCATTCTTGAATAATTCTTTTGTCGCTGAAATATGGTTATCACCAAAGCCAGCAAACGTTGTGTAAGTCTTAAAAGAAGTGTATGATGTCATGACAGTTTTTATTAATATAATTGATATATTGATAAAAAATCAATTTTTTCTTGAGACAGAATGTCGAAAGAAACAAAGTGTAACTGTAAAAGTTCAATTTTTTCTTGAGACAGAATGTCGAAAGAAACAAAGTGTAACTGTAAAAGTTCCACAGGTTGCTACGCCTACAATTTTTTTAGAAAATGATCTTGAATTCGATCAAATTGAATTTCCATGGAAACAAATCCCTCATAGTTTTTCCACAATAGAAAGTAGAATAGCCACTAGTAGGTAGTGTGCGGAAATGTTGTCGACAGTAATCACAGCGGTAGTAATGTGTGATGACATCCAGGAGATGGATTTTGTCATCGACGATATACATCAATTGATAGCTTTTGTTTGTTAGTCTCCAGAACAGACCTTTGAAAATATCGAAAGGTAGATATTTTTTGATGTTATCGAAAATCATGACTAAGTAAATTTTCTGAAGATTTCTTGTGCGATGGCACATCAGTTGTTTAGGAGAAGTCTGACAAATGAGGTTTTTGAGTTGATCATTACTGTAATAAGTATCCCATGGTGGATAAATGGGATTATCAGATGTAAAGAGGAATCGTCCAGTGTTTTTACTGTCAAGTTTCAGTAGAGGTTCCAGAAGAGAATCGGGATAATTCTTGTACTGGTTCCATCCGTCATTGACAAGAACTGCGTCAAGATGTGTTTGTGGTTTGTATGTATCAATGACATACCGACCAACACCAAGAGGATTTGACAAGTATTCATGATGAATGTAATTGAAGTAATTGATAAAATCACCATTGGTCACGAGAGCCATGTCGTATTCTCGAGAGTAATCCTTTGGTGTGAAAGGTTGTGGTGTATATTCTGTGACGTGGTACTTTTTAGGAGAATCTGGTACCGGTGACGTTGTCTGCAAATAAGTGAAGATTTGCTCTTTCATAGTGTTAATAACTTTGGTTTGTACAACATGTGGACGAAATTTCTTGTTGACAAGATCGATAATGTGAATGTCAACTTCTTCAGAATAAGTCGTTGTATCAAACACTTCATTTAAACGCAATCCACATGGTAAAGTGAATTTGACAAATGTTCTCATGTCTTCAGTTTGGCAAAAGACATTGAATGAGAACTTGAACGATTTTGTACATTGATTGCAAATTTCAATGTGCTTCAGCAAATGTTCCATTGTCATGATGTCACTCTCCACCTGACAACGCAAATATCTCTCATATTGAGTACCACGATTGTTCTCAAGAACCAAAGTCTTAAGTGAATCAAGGAGGTATTCCATTTGAGATGATAATATTATAATTTACGAATAATATGTACTCTATTAATCAATTTTTTTAGGAAATTATTCTAAGTGAGTGTTTTGATAATTTTGACGATTATTGGACGACTACAATGACGATTATTGGGCGACTACAATGACGATTATTGGGCGACTACTGTGACGATTATTGGGCGACTACAATGACGATTACTTTGGTGACAATTAATTGCCAAAACCATTATTTTGATACTTGTCTAATAATAACTTGATGGTAATTTTATTTTGCGTTTATTATTTTTATAATAATATTACGTATAAAGTGAGAATCAATGTACAATCATTATATTAGTTAAATAATAAATTAAGAATATGTAATTCATGTAGTTATTACAATAATCGCCAAATTATTGTCACTGTAGTCGCCAAATTATCGTCACGGTAGTCGCCAAATTATCGTCACGATTATCGTCATTGTAGTCGCCAAATTATCGTCACAGTAGTCGCCAAATTATCGTCACAGTAGTCGCCAAATTATCGTCACAGTAGTCGCCAAATTATCGTCATTGTAGTCGCCAAAGTAATCGTCATTGTAGTCGCCAGTAATCGTCATTGTAGTCGCCAGTAATCGTCATTGTAGTCGCCCAGTAATCGTCATTGTAGTCGCCCAGTAATCGTCATTGCAGTCTCCAAATTATCGTCATTGTTAATCGTCATTGCAGTCTCCAAATTATCGTCATTGTAGTCGCCCAGTAATCGTCATGGTATTCGCTAAATTATCGTCACTGTAGTCATCGTTTTATAACCCAGTAGATGAGAAAAAATATTTACAGTTAATAATTAATATGGTTCTTATAATATTGCCTGCATTGTGGTATTTGTACAAAAAACTATATAAGGATGAGGAAGATTGTTCTTTTTTTGACATTAGTCCATTGTTAGCAACTGCAATTACTTATCCTCCTCCACCAAATACTGTCAGTACTCTAACACCTGATTTATTCAAACGTGTTGAAGATGTTATTTTAGTTAAGGGGGTTTCACAAGAAGTTATTAAAACAAGACAATATGCATCGCTCCAACTCGATACTATTAATGTTACCCCAACAGATTATCTTTTGGAAATTTCATTACCGAGATTCAATCCAATACCTCTTGAAGCACTACAAACAGTTCATACATTAATGTTCCCCCTCAAAATTAGACAAAATGTCACCACCAATCTCCCATCATCTGCCATCGTTAATTTCGATTTTTCCACTATTGTCTGGTCACAAAGTCTCAATAATCATGATTATGTTTGCAATGTTCTTCTTGTCGATGATCCACTACTCAATATCCCAGATCATTTCTCCAATAACCAAATTCTTGTCGTCTATCGAACATCACCTGGTCCCTTTTTCAGAAATACCGATGAACCTTCAGTCATGTCAGTCATTTTCACTAATCTTACATAATTAATCGTCATTCTTCAATTACAATTAATTCTCGTAAATATATAACTAAAGATGTCTCATACTATTTCTCTTCCAATTGGGAAACATCTTAAGGAAATTCTGAATAACTTACCCAAAAATATTTCCGCTAATCCAAAAATTACAGGTGTCATCACTAAAGATGGTCGACTCCTCCAGTCAGGTTTAATCAAAAATAAAATTCAAGACGATTTCAAATCATTAAATGTCAATAATGCTGTCATCGATGATATCGCCGATTCTGTCATCTGCGAAGACAAAGTTTACATTCTCAGCAGAAAAGGATCTGTCTTTGCCTACAATCACAAATCAACCACCAAATGTGTCCAGTTCGAAGAAATCTACATCCCAAAATTATGCTCCGGAAAAGATAACAACGCAGTCGCTATTCGTGGAGGACGCGCACACATCCTCATCCTCACAAACTCAGGTAAAATTTTCGGTGCCGGTGACAATTCCAAATACCAACTTGTCCCCCAAGGAAAACGCTATTATGAATCAGCTGTTCAACTCATCGTCACTGATTATCTCACTCACAATAATGATTCTTGCGATAATTTTAGTGGTACAGTCAAGTTAGTCAATGGCCCCACTCGTCCAGAACTTGACACCAACTGTGATGATTGTCTCAGTGAATGTGCATCTAAATTCTTCACCGGAACTGTCTCAAGTATTTCCGCTACTTTTGTCATAACCGGTTTTTTTGTTGGTGATCCAGAATTAACAACACTCACACTTCCCATTACACTTGATTTTAATTATTTCGGATCTTGTTGTTGCCCTGACGAGGATGGTCAATTAGGAGGACATATCACTTTCACTCTCATTTCAGCAACAATTGCACAAGGTACATATCCAAATGCCTTCAGTGTCGATGGATTTATTTCAACATTATCCGTTCTTTCACCTATTAATGTCCTCTCATTAATTGTCCCCGATGCTCAAAAAACATTTCCACTTAATTTCTTCACTTGCAACACTCTCCAACAATTAAGTTTATCATACCAATTGATACCTAATATCAACAATTTTGTCACATTCAGAAATTTTGGTTCTAATCTTGGAATAACCATCGCAGGAACAACATCACAAGTAACACTCGTCAATGGGCCTTTGACTATCTCTGCAGGTACCCCCATCGTAACAACAACAACTCTCAATGTTAACTTCCAGTCAATCTTAGGCACACAAATTATTCTTCCATGTTGTCCAGTGGTCACATCCAATTGTGCTATTATTCCAGTCGGCACTACAATCACCGAAACAGTTTATGATAATTTGTCCACTGTCATCTATTCTGACGGTGAATCAACTTATCAAACATCGATAACTTTGCCCATTGTTCTCACAATTGGTGTCACAGGTTATTGTTGTACCGATCCTAATGGTGTCCTCTCAGGAAATGTCTTGTTAACTGTTACAGGAGCTGTCATTCCTCCTGGTACTTATGCAGGTACTGGATTCGGAGTATCATATAATGTTACCATTCCATCTGCCATTAATATGCTTTCCTTGATCTTGAACACAAATACCGATGGAATTGATCTCGATAGTTTGACTTGCATCGATGTTCCTTTGTATGAATTGAATTTATTCATTAATAACTCTGTTTTCTACACTATTCGGAATTCTGGAAATGGTCTTTCCGTTACAATCCCTGGTAATGTAGCTGTTATCATTACTCCAACAACTGGTTCGATATCAGTCGGAACAACACTATTGTCAACAATATTTAATCCGACTGTCAGTTCTATCTCTCTTAATCCACTCGTCTATATCGGATGTTGTGCACCACCTGCACCACCTTGTACACCAGTCGCCTTTGCACCACTTCAAGTCACTGTCATTGAAATCATGGCATTATTAAATGTCAATATTAATGGAGTCGCAAGTAGTCTGACACTACCTGTCACAGTAACAACAACACTAACTGGTAACTGTTGTCTTTCATCTGATGGTTTATTGTATGGAACAGTAACATCAACTATCATATCTGCCGTTGTTTTACAATCAAATGCACCATTTATTGCCGGTGGAACCACACAATCATTGGTTTATGATTACACTATTTTAGGTGATATTGATTTAACAAGTGTTATCAATCCTGGATCACTCTCAACAACTTTTAGTATCAATAATATTCAATGTGGTTCAGAATTACAAAGATTGCAATTTTTTCTCAACAATGATTTAATTACTTATGCCGACACTGCATCAGATATCACTATTTCAGTCAGCGGTAACACACCGATTACGATTTCGATCGTCAATACATTAGGAATAACACCAATTCAATTAATACCAGATTCACCTGTACAAATTGTCCCACAATTAGCTTATGAAATTATCAGTAATGTTCTACCTTGTTGTGATCCTGGTACTTGTACTCCTGTTTCTTCTGATAGTTATCTTACCGAGTCAACCATTTTGCCATTGATTAATGTCACTGTGGGTGGAAATCCAACAATCATTAATTTACCGGTGAATATTCAATTTGAATTATCGTATTATTGTTGTGTTGATACTAATGGAGTTCTGACTGGTAATGTCACTTTGACAATTGTTGGTGCATCGATTCCCACTGGTATCGTTGGTGCTGTAACAATTTCAGGTACCAGTCTCAATTTGACTTATCTTTTGTCCACTAACAGAATTGTCATTGTTCCACTTGATGGTCTAACTTGTACTTCACCAGAATTGAATGTTGTTTATGATTTGGATTTGTTTCCTGGAAATTTTATTTTCATTCCTTCTTTGAATACTGTTACGATTGTAAATTCTCATAATAATGATCAAAGTATTCAAGTATCAACAACAGGATTGGTTGGTGCACAGAACACAACTTTTGGTCCTATTCCTGAATTTACATTGATTCTAGGTCAAACAATTAATTGTTGTCCACCTGTTTGTGTCCCTGTTGAATTTGAACCTCTTATTATTAATGAAATTGGTGGCCTAACACTAATAAATGTCACTTACACCGGAATACCATCACAAATTGTCTTTGATGTTTATATTACTGCTATAGTGAGTGGAGCATGTTGTCTTGCCAATGGTATGCTGAGTGGTTCAATTACAGTAGTAGTGACATCAGCTATTTTTAATTATGATGGATCTCAGGTGCCACGTTCTGGTGCTGGAACTGAACTTGTCTCGCCATTCCAAACTTTTAGTGCAACGACTGACGATCCAATGTACTATATTGATATTACAAACACGATAACAAGTACTCCACAAACCATTGCACTCAATGGTCTGACGTGTGGTGATCAAAACTTAACTAATTTTACTTTTCCAGTCAATTTTGATGATAGTGGTTTAATAGTCAGTAATTTTGGACCTGGTAATATTCTTTTTACATATGGATTTCAAAGGATTCAATTTGTTGATCAATTGGCAGTATCATCTCCAATTTTAACTTTAAATCCAATTGTGCTTGATCTAGCTAATGGTATTCAATGTTGTTTGTGCACACCAATTGCAATGGAACCACAAACAATAACTATTGATACTGTTCTTAATATCAGTAATTTTCTGTATTATCCCAATGGTATGACACCAATTGATGCCAATATTTCGTTACCTGTAATAATAACAGCTCAATTAACTGGTGCTTGCTGTTCACAGGCAGGTGTTTTACAAGGATCTGTAACAATCACAATCACAAGTATTTTAGTAAATGCTGGTACATATTATCAACCTGCTATATTTCCATATCCATTGACAGTAACATCAAATTTAGAATTAATCAGTGTTACTAACCCAACGACATTAACAACTGTTTTATCACTTAATGGTAAAACATGTTCCGATCTGACTCCAGTCATCTTTCTGTTCCCAAGTATTCTATCAGCAGATATCACAACAGCACAAAATGGATCCAATGCTATTTCAATCTTATTGAACAATGTGCTAACAACCATATTTGAAGTCGTATCACCAAGTCAATTATCGGTGACAGGACCTCCTATTTTTTCATTTGAACGTGTTGGAATACTTAATATTTATCGTCAAATCGGTTGTTGTGAATTTACTCCATGTATTGTTCCTAATCCAACATCAGGAGTTTTTACAAGCACTGGTATTAATATCGATATCTTCAATCTCATCTACAATAACAATGTTAATTATGCCACAATACCTTTGATTGGCACTGCATCTGGTACATATGAAACCGCATGCTGTGTTAATTCCGATGGCACACTCAATGGGTTTATTACTTTTAACATTACATCATTAGTTGTTCCACAAGGTCAATATCAAGGCTTTACAAGCAATCTGATATTTGACGTTACTCTTGATACGAGCATCGATTTCGTTTCTGTCTTACTTACTCCGACTGTCACAATAAATTTCGATAATCTTGCCACATGTGGAGAATTAAATTATAATAATCCAGTCATATCATTGAATCAATCTTTAATTACTCTCACTAATGTCTCAACTAATGATATTGCGATGACAGTTAATGGTACGACATCACACATCATTCTAACAAATGGTACTGATACTTTATTGACATCATATTTATCATATGTCAATCTGCTGAATCTCATTAATAGAACTTACGCGACCAGTCTTATTACATGTTGTCATCAAACACCATGTATTCCACAATCATTCAATGTGGTCTATCCCATTATGACAAATATTATTCTGACAGGTATCAACAATGATGGTGTTCCATCTCAAATTAATTTTACCGTACCAGCAATTATTAGTTTTGTCGGATCATGCTGTAATAACAGTGATGGTAATACATTAACTGGTTCTGTGACATCGACAATCACTAGTCTGACAATTCCACAAGGAACGTACACTAATGCAGGATCATACATCTTGCTACCAAATAATACATTTGATGTCGTTGTTTCAGGAAATGATATTAACCTCTTACCACTTTTGAATACTTCACCAACGATCACAACAAACCTCAATGGTATGATTTGTAACATACCAATTACATTCAATTTATCAATTACCAATCCTCTCTTCACTGATCTTCAAACAACACCTGATTCTTTTAGTCTAACAATTAATAGTGTTGTTTCAACCATTAGTAACCCAACACAATCACTCGTCCTAGCGACACCTGCCTTAACAATTAATTCAAATGCATTGTCATTGAATGTGGCTCATTATATTCCTTGTTGTATCAGTGAATGTGATCCACAACCATTCACTAATATTCCCATTACAACAAATTCAACTATTGAATTTACCGGTGTCGGATACAATGGTGGAACAGTTAATCTCACTTTGCCAGTTATTATTACGAGTCTTGCTCAAGGAACGTGTTGTGTTAATTCACAAAATGGTTCTCTTTCATCAGAAATGACAATAACACTTGAAAGTGTCATTATTCCAGCATCATCACAAATACTTTATGATGCTATCAGTGGTAATCCTAATGTCGGTCTTGTCAGCACAGCAAATCTTAATATTACCAGTGCCATTACTAATCCATTCGCAATTACGACTGGTATTCCGAATGGTATAATTAATTATATTTGTGGAATGTCAATGATTGAAAACATCAATTTGATCAGTAACAGTCTTGTCTACAATTTTACGACTGATGCGAATAGTAATCTGAGTATCAATGTCGGAGCAAGTACAACATCAATCATCACTATCGGTGGACCTGCACTGACTCCAGGACGTATTACTGTTAATCCCATTTCTACCAATATTGACCTCATTGCTTCTATTCCTTGTTGTCATTGTGATCCTCAAGATATCGGTACTATTTCTTACACATTGAGTGATGTCGAATTTGATGTTTCACCTATTAATTATACACCGAATACAACTCCACCAACGACCAGTCAAGCATATCTAAAGCTTCTTGGCAATGCCACTGTCACAATAACTGGTTCTTGTTGTCAGAATTCTAATGGTATGTTATTCGGTAATGTGCAATTTACGATTACTAATCTCAATATCCCTGCTGGTACTTATCAAGGTTTTACTTCAAGTGGTATACAATTTAATGCGACATTGGCGAATTCCCTTGTCTTTACTGATCAAATGACCTTCTCACTTGATCTTGATTACCAAACATGTGCTGTTTTCTCTAATGTCCTCACTCAATTAACAACCTTAAGTGAAAATGTCATTAACTTCAATGCAACATCGATTGCCATTGTTACTGGAACAACACAAAATCAAATTACAACTGATCCATCAATAATCCTGCAAAAAGAGATTAATTCTGTCGTTAGTGTACCGTCATTCTCAGTACCCATTCCGAATGATGTTTTACCATGTTGTCCAATTATTCCTCTGTGTAATCCAGTTCCATTTAACCAGACTATTAACACAACAAGTGATGTACAAATGACAGGATTGAATGTCAATGGTATTGATGGAGGATCAATGATTTTACCTGCAATTGTGACTGGTCTGGCGGTTGGATCATGTTGCTTGAATAGTGATGGTACATTGAATGGATATGTGACATTTATTGTTTCTGATGTTATCATTGTTGCTAATCAATACAATGGTGCACTATCGAATGGTGGTAATGTGATCGTAAATGGTAATTTAGTCTTTGAAGGTGCTGATTTGTTGGAAACTGTTTACACTATTAATTTTGATAATGGGGTGACATGTGATAACATACCTGATATTTTTGGTAATAATTTGATTAATCAACAATCTGTGACATATGCTAATGCAACTCCCGGGATTAACATCAGTACGACTTCAGTATCAAACGTTAATTTTTCGTCTACCGTTCCAATTATTTTAAGTCTTGATACCGTACAACAAACCACGTTTTTGGACATCTTTCCTCAATCATACATTACATCGCTTATTCCTTGTTGTGTCACCAATTGTCTTCCATTACCTATTACACCATCAGTGAAAACAGCATCAGGATTACCATTTGTGATTACAGGTTTACTTTATAACGGTCTTGGTGCTGTGATTAACATTCCAAATATGTTTAATGTGTCGTATGGTATTACTGGAAGTTGTTGTTTGCAAAATGGTATCCTTTATGGAACATTACAATTAAACGTCATACAATTAGAAAACGCTCAAAGTGGAATTATTGTGGGTGTTGGTACTGCTTCACCACCGATAACGACATTTGATGTTAACATATCAAATGAAATGAATTATTCACAGGCAATTAGTCCTAATCCAATCATTTTATCTCTTAATGGTCTCAGTTGTTCCAATTTATCAAGCGTTATTTTCCCTATTTCGATTACACCTACTTTTTCATCACCTGATGGTAATTCTCTACTCATTACTGCTGGAACTAATACACAAACAATTACAGCATCAGGTAGCACAACATTTAGTTCGACAAATCAAACAGCATTTAATCCACTATCAATCAATGGATCATCATATGTGACATGTTGTGCTCCATGTACTCCAGTACCATTTACTACTTTTACAACAACAATGAATCCATCATTGAATATACAAGATATTCTCAATGGAAGTATTCAAGGATATATTGAACTTGTCAATATTGTCGCAGTTGTCACTGTTTCTGGTACTTGTTGTCAATCACCAAGTGGTGTCTTGTATGGATCAATAACATTAACCGTGACAGAATTTGCCATTGATACATCACAAACATCTGCTGTGTATATCGCAGGTAGTAATACATATCCTCTTTCTATTACAAACACAACAAACCCATTTGATTTTTCGAGTTTTCTTTCACCAACTTCAATCACAATGACACTTGATAATGGTTTTTGTTCTGACACAGCATTAATTGCTTATGTTCCGATTAATATTAGTGGTGTGACAATTAGTTCATCGAGTAGTAATGCCATCACAATTACGGGTGGATCGAATACTGTCAATTTGACAATCGGTGATGATATCATATTATCAACAGGAAGTAGCACAGCATTCACCAATACAATTCTAACACTTTTACCTTCAGTCTATGTTCCTTGTTGTTCATGCAACCCAGTCCCATTCTCCTATGTGAAAACACTAACAACTGAAGTTGTGATACAAAATTTGTTATTTGCCTTTGCTTCAACACCCATTCCTCTTCAGGTCTTTTTACCATTAACAGCACAAATTACTTATTCTGGATCATGTTGCCAAACGAATGGACTTCTTCAAGGTTCACTAACTGCAACAATTACTTCACTCACTCTACCTACACAGACAGATATTCTAGCATATGATTCTTTACTCGTGAATCAATTCTTCTTGTCGAATAACATGGAAATTGATTTTACATCATTCTTGACAAATAATTCTTCGACAATATCACTGGATGGATTAACTTGTGATAGTTTGAATACCAACCCAATCACTCTTGCTTATGGTTTGACATCACCAACATTGGCCGTTATAACGAATGGAATCTCATTGACAATTGGAGCATTCAGTACAAATTTGTTGATTACTAATATGACAGGTGTTTTTAGTAATACAGCAAATGCTAGTTTTACAGTTAACAATATTAATATTAATAATATTTCAGCATTAGTACCTTGTTGTCTGAATAACCAATGTCTTAATTTGATGACGACAACAACGCCACTTCCTGGACTGACCAATTTAGCAATTAATTATTTGGTTTACAATGGAGAAGCTGGTGCGCAAGTGACAATTCCTGTTAACATGACAGGTACGATAACTTCTGTGTGTTGTCTCAATGATTTAGGTATTTTAACTGGTCAATTGAGTATTCAAATAACATCGATTGAAACAATTTTATCGACAACACCATTACCATATGGAAATATTAATGGATCACAATTTGATGTTGTTGTTGCACAAAATGTTGATTTGATTGGTGCCCTGAACATAAATCCATATGTTATTAATCTTGATGGATTAACATGTAATGATGTGCAAGAAATGCTGAATGTTACTTCATTATTGAGTGCACCTTTGTTTACTGAAATTGCATTCGTGAATACAAACACAGGATTTAATTTAGAAACATCATCTGGTTCAGTTATCTTATCAATCTCTGCTTCAAATCCTGTCACAACATTAACAACAACATCATTAACTATTCTTGGATCAACGGTTGTGATTCCAAATAGAGTATTGATTGGTGCTGTTGGTTGTTGTAATCAAAATAATAGTCGAAAAATGGCACCAAAAATACATTCTCTTCTCACAAAGAAACTCACGAATGAAGGATGTAAGTCCTGTCATACAAAATCGAAAACATTAGTAAAAATGACAAATGTCAAAATTGTCACTGCTACTAAAACAATTGGAGCGGTTAAGTCTGGTTGTAAATCTTGTCGGACAACTCGTCCAGTAGAAGTAAAACCAAATTGTAAAACTTGTCGTAAAGCAGTTATCGTCAATGATCATTTCCATCATGAAATGAGGCATTCTGATGTCTATCAGAATCATCATCATAAAGATGTCATCTTAAATGTAGTGAAAACACATACTCAAATAACACCAAATTTCACTAAACCTGGTTGTCAATCATGTCAAACAAATATTACGCCATTATCAAACGCATGCGGTTGTGTTGAAACGATGCAAGATTCATGTGCGTGTACACCAAGAAGAAAGAAGAAGGTACAAGAATGTGAGATTGAATTTCCACAGCCATGTTGGAAGATTATTAGAGCAGGTGATGATATTAGTGTCTTTGTTGATGATAACAATAGGTTATGGGCACTTGGATCACTTTATGAAATTAGATCAAATCGACGTTTGATTGAAAATCAGGAATTGATTAATATCTTGAGTACTGGTGATAATGTTGTTTCGTTTAATGCACAAGTTGTTGACAAATTGGCGAGAAAGTCCTGTGAACCTGAGTTTAGAAATAAATTCTCATTTGATGATTTTAAAGTTAAATTAGATGTTGGTCATGGAGGAACCTGTGATGTGATGAAAGCGATTCGAGATGTTAATGAAGCTCCTTGGTGTGATAATACTTGTACCCCATGTCACAATGAAGTGAAGATTTATGTTAATCGATCGGATAATTGTCATGATTTGAAACCAACAAGTATTACGATCTATAATAGAAAGAGTGTTTGTTTGAATCTTAATGTTGGAGCAACAAAAATGAAGAATTTCATGATGTATGAAGATATGAACCTTGATTTTAGTCCTCATTCTTATTGTCTTGATGGTACCAATATTTGTTTAGACGATGTTATAATTATCAATATCGAGCAACCGTGTCAAGGATGTGAAGTCGTTAATGTTAATTTGTATATTGATATTGATGTACCGGGTGGTTTGAAGTTTACCTTTGTACGACCAAAAGCCTTTAGTGTTGATTTTACGAATGTTTCTGATGGTTTGGTACAGACTGTTTTGAATATGGGACCGATCATGGATCCGACTGTTCTGACAAACTTAAAGACTGTCTTTACGACTAATTATGCTAATTATTGTAAGGAATTCACAAATCCAGCTCCATTTAGATTGATTAACAATTATTTGAGGGCTGGTGATATTGTAAGATTATTGGCGAGAAGAATGGGAACATTTGTGGAGGCTGTAACACCTGATTTACCGACAGTTTTTAATATGAGGAAACAAGTGTTGGATATTGCGATTGGTCATAATAATCTTTCGGTGTTAGTTGGTAATGTTAATTGTGAGCCAGATATTGTTGCTCTTGGTAACAATTGTCATGGACAACTTGGTTTGAGGAATAATGTGACGACGACTGTTTGGAAGTGTGTGAATAGATGTTACTTTGAATGTCCGGTAGTGAAGATCTTTCCTGGACCAAAATCGACATTTTATTTGACGAATGACTGGAGTATTTATTCGACCGGTGATTACAAGAATCTGAACCATTCGAATATACCACAGAGATTGAATGTCATTAAGAGACATTGGCAAACTCGAAAATTGATTGCCACTGAAAACCAGATTATTGTTTTGGGTGATAATGGTAAGATTTATGGTTTTGGTCCTAATGATATGGGACAATTGGGATCTGATGCCAATTACGATCCGTGTCGCTTTAGGAGATTACATATTAAAGAAGAAACATTGTGTGAAGAATGGTGTTGCGATGGTGACCCATGTCGTCATGAAGGTTGTGTCTCGAAAGAATCAAGAAGAATTGAATATGTACCTGTGAGGGAAGAAAGACATGAAAATGGAAGAAGGAAATATGAATGGTCATCTGTCATTCCTGATTGGGATAATAGTGTGGCTGTGAGGAGTGAATTCAGGAGAAAGTATGGTTGGGACAATGGCAAGAACTTTGAATGGGGTGTTGCCAGGAATAAGAGAGAATAAAATGATTATTAATGAATAATGATTTTAGACGGCAATGAAAATAATGTTACAACATTTCCAGAGAAGGTAATTAAGGATGATTAATAGTAAAATGACAAAAATGATGTAGTAGATATTAACGTTCATACTATTTTATAGGGACGATTAAAAAGTAAAAATACCAAACAATGGTTGATGATCAGAGGCAAGTGCTGGGTGATCTTTTTCAAGTTCTTCAAGAATTACTTCTTTCAAGGCGTCTGATTCAAAAGGTACTCTCCTTGTTCCAGTAGTCCATGCAGGTACTAAAGTGGCATAATCAAGGGTTGGTTTCACTCCTGCATAAAAAATATGGTCCAATTGTCCACCTAAAGGATAATCTGATTGATCATTACAACAACTCTTAAACAAATTATTTATTTTTTCTTTCGTCTTATTAGTGTCTTCAGCTTTAACTGATTGATAGATATCAGACATTTCAGTCTTGACATGTTCTAATTTTTCACTAACACCATAATCGTAGGGGAAGAAATGAAAAGTAGTTTGTTGCTTCATTGGTACTGGATGAGTATTATTGTTTTCCCAATCTTTAATATATCGTATTTTTTTAGAAAGATCTTTAGGAATGATTTTTTCGAGTTGTTCTGGTCCTTTCCAATCAGGAAAAGTGTTGAAATCACCAGTCATAATGACATTAGGTCCAACAAATATTCTAGTCATTTCAAAAATTTCATTAATCTTTTGACTAGCAAACAATCTGTGTTTTTCACTAATACCAAGATGAGCATTAATAGACATAAGCTTGTTTTGTGTATCACGTTCCTGAAGTACAACGCAGAGAAATGATTTTTCGAATTCTTCAAATCCATTCTTTTGAATCCATTTCTTTTTGAGTTCAGGCATTTCTTCCACAGTTGCTTTCGAATATTCTTTCATTTGTTCATCTGTTTGACAAACAAGTGGAATGTCAGTAAGATAAAATGAAAATGGTTTCTGAACACCAAGATCAAATCTAGTTTTTCTAAAACACGAAATGTAAATGAATGCTTTTTCTGTTGGATTGTATGGTTTGGTAACAATATGATAATCATCTTCAAATTCATGAACCAAAGGTTCAACCGAATTGACATCTTTGACAATTCTTCCTTCTTGAAAATGAATTATATCAGGGTTGATCGTTCTAACAACCTTAATAATTTCAGGAATTCTCTTTGCAATTCTCCAGTTTGCATGACTCTTTGTTGCAAAGCCATCTTCTGTTCTAGTAATATTGGTGTCGATGTTGAATGAAAGAACATTGAATGAAGCCATTATTTAGTGTTTTATTCTATTTAATTTAATAAATATTATATAAATCAACTTTTTAAAGATAAACAGTAATTAATTAATTTTCTTAAATGCTCGGAAAGTAATACTAATCCTTTTTCCAGATATTACTTTTTTTGGTGTTTTGGGAATAGAATGTTTATGTGTCTCTTGACATGTTCCACCCATGATGACGACGGTTCCATTAGTTAACGATACTTCTTTCTTTGTACTATTGATATTCTTTTTTGGTTCAAAGAGCATTTTACGTGTTGCACCTAATGATATTGTCCAAATATTACTGCCACGTTTGAGAGGTTCCGTATTATCACTATGAGCACCAATATAACTTTGACCTGAATCATACCAATTAACTAAACAACCATTGAGATCGGGATCGAATTTTTGACACCATTCTATGAATTTAATGAGTATTGGTTCCATGGGTATTGCCTGATGATAAAGACCGGAATAGAAATAAGAATTACCGAAAACTTGTTGCCATCTTGGTATTTGGATTAATTTGCCAAACATTTTAACAAAACCTTTTTCTTTCGGATGTAGATTCCACAATTCGTTAAATTCATCTTTCGTTGGTAGTAAATATTGCGGTAACTCCATGATTTTGAGATAACTAGTCTCTGCAAGATCAATATGATTCATTTTAACGCCGAGATGATACATTAATAAATCTTGATTATCTAAGGAAATGTACAACACAGGAAATGTCTTATGAACAATGGCAAAATCGAGAATATACTTGATATCATGTTGATGACTACCACAATGAAAGATTTGTTTGATGTTATGAGAATATTTTTTGTATGCTACTTTGATTGGTAACTCTAATTTTTGATATTCAAGATCGTAAAGAACAACAACAGGAACATGTATTTTATGAAGCAACTCGAATAATTTTGTTTTGTTTGTTTTTAATTCTTTAAAAAGTGACTCATACCCAAATGTGATGTATTGAGTTTTTGTTTGTTTTCTAATGAAAGAATATTCTGTTTGTGCAAGATTTATTTTCTTAGAAGTCATTAATTTGATCAAGTAAATTATTATTTAATCAAATTTTTTCTGAGACTGTGAAGTCGAAAAAAACAATTTGTAATCAGAATGATTCAAATTTTTTCTGAGATTGTCATTCAATCTGTAATGGTAAAAAATCACAATGATAATTCATGCTTTCTTTTGTTTTCATTGGGTTATCAAGGATGATTAGTTTTTTCGTTGCTATTGAAGCTAGGTTTGTTCGGAACATACCACTGATTTCGAATTGTGACAAATGAGGTATGATACCATGAAGATGGATGACTTTGCTAAATTTGGTCTGTTTGATTCTAAGAAATGATAGCGTTGATGAATGAAAATGAAGATGATTGAATCGACCATACAAATTCAGTTTTGTGAGCTTTGGAAAACAGAATGACATATTTTCAGTGACTTCACAAGAATCACTTTCGATTTGTAAGTTTGTTAATTCAGGAAAATCAAGTTGCAAGTCTTCGAAAATATTAATGTCTTCTTGATGAAAAGAGGTTTTATCCATGATGGTGAATTCTTTAATTTTATCTGATCGTAAGATAATTGGTAATTGTGAATCATCATTCAAACGCATGTGTTTATTATTAATACATAAATGAAGTTTAGTTAAGTTTGGATGTTCATCAATGATTGTTTGTATCATGTGTAATTGATTGACGTTAATTTTGATTTGGATATTTTCGAGATTTGGAAAATAGAAGCATAAATGGTTGACTTGATGATGATAATTAATGTTGAGACTGGTTAAATTTGTGTTTGTGATGACTAATTTATCAGACCAAGAACAAATTGCCATATTGGAACAATCTAAAAAGAGATATTGTAGTGATGAAAAATGAAAGAATGAATTACTGTAAATATGACTATGAATAGTGGTGTAAATGTTTCTCATGTTTTTGGTAAAAGCATGATAATTAACAAATCCTCTGATATTAATTTTCAAATCACGTAAATGAGTAAATCGGCTGGCATACACATCAATGAATTCGCTAATATTGAAATCTGGATGGTCAATTGTCAAATTAGTCACCAAAAAAAATTTATTAACTAAATGAGTATTGATTCTCATTAATGAAAGTTTTTTAATGAATGTGTTTGTTCTGATTGTCTTAACACAAGATTTTAGTAAATATGACGATCCCATTGGAAATAATTTTAAATTGAATGATGTTAGATAGACAGTAAGCATCATGTTTGAACAACTAGCCAAATTCCATTTATCGTTATCATTGAGAATTGTCATGATGGCAACAATAATCTCATACGGTAAATGATCAAATTTAGCCATGATAATTGTATCAACAATTAATTCTGTACTTTAATTTGAGAAGAGGAAAATCAATTTTTTCTTGATAACCGTAGACGTAGTAACCTTTGGCTAGGTTTGAAAGAAACAAATTGTAACTGATAAAGTTCAATTTTTTCTAGAGACAGAATTGTAGTTATCTTTGGTAAGTCGAAATAAATGACGTTCGAAAACAAAGCAAAAAGAAGAAAAGGAAACAAAAAAAGAAAAAATCAAATGTGTTTTTGTGTCAGAAGATGATAATATGATTTTCTCTACATATGTATGTTAAGAAAAATATAAATCAAATTGTGAAATGAATGGAAATTATCTTAGTTCGATATTCCAATCTTCACTAGATTTTCCCCAAGAGCCAGAACGACTCAATGAATGCCTCTCGAGAGCACGAAAAGCAACGATTGGTGTGTAAGTTTCGTAATCAATTTGATTAGCTTCTTCTTCAATGATCTCAGGAAGTTCTTCAATCGAATCACTAATAGATGGCTTTCTAGACAATCTCTTTTTGTCAGTCTGAGTAACAAGTTTGGAAGCGAATCGTGAAGTCATTCTAATTATAGTGATAATTATATTGTTAATGGAACTTATTGACAGTTAGAAAATCAATTTTTTTATGGGTGATAAATGAGAAAAATAAACCTAGTAGTTATCAAGAAAAAATTGAATTTCTCCTTGTGTCGAAATTATAATTTGTTTCTTTCAAACCTAGCGGTGATCAAGAAAAAATTGATAACATAATAGTAATAAAAAAATTATTATTATTATGTTTGAAGGGCTTCCAATTATTATGATGCAGTTAAAAAAGAAAACTAATCATTCAGAGAAAAAAATCAAGATTGATCCACGTGATGATCCTTTTTTCTGGCATTGGTTGTTGATGAGTTAATTATTCGAGAATTTCTTCAATCTTTGCTGGTTCAGCTGGTGAATCTTCAATCAACTTGACAGAAGGGATGTCATCCTTAATTTCTTCGATCTTTGCTTCTTCTTTCTTGTTCTTCTTTTCCTTTTCTTTCTCGTCTTCATCATCTGAATCCTTGAAATTTCTCCACCTATCGTAAGAAGATTGCAATGGTCTATCAATCTTTGTTTCTTCAAGAAGTTTTGGTGCACTCTTGAAACCAAATGGCAGAGTTGCTGGTACACCGGACGTCGTCTTAGGGAAAACGTAATCCTTCCCGTCACTGGCAACTGTGATTCTCTGGACCTTGCGTGGAAGCAGAATGAGGAGTGGCTTGAAGTTGAGTGCAATGCGGATGTTTGGGAATCCCTTTGGAATGACTGCGAGAAGATCCTCGATGTTGATTGTCAAGACGAGTGACTTGAGAGCGATCTTGGGCTTCTTGGACTTCTTCTTTCCGAAATCCTCTTCGAAATCGTCGTCGAAGTCATTGTCTGAGTGGTCACCAAACTCTTCTTCAGGTACGAGTTCTCCTTGATCATTTCTGACATAGCGAGTACCACCAGAACTTCCTTTCTTGAATTCCTTTTCGAAGTCATCGTCGAAATCAGAATCATCAGACTCGACTTCGCGGAAACTTCCAATCTTGTCCTTGACGTAGCGCTTGCCACCTTGCTTGTCATAGTTATTCAGTTCTTTCTTCTTCTTTGCTTCCTTCTCCTTCTCAGCCTTCTCGGCATCTTCATCAGTACCAACAGTCAAGTTAGTCACACCTTGCAAAGTGTACAACTTGTCAAAGTGATACCCGTCAGCGGTGACTGGGGTGTTGGGGTATCTTTTGGCAAAGATCTCGTCGTAGTTTTCGACATCACCGACTTCTTTGACGCCGTATTCCTCCATCAATTTCTTGCGGAGTTGAGCCATTGGCATAATGATCTTGAGATGGTTCATGCCAGGAATCTTGTTTGGATCATATTGAACATCAAACAAGAATCTCACCACACCAGAACCAAAGATAGGTTCGTTGTCAGTAATGACACGCTTGATAAAGGTGTCCTTGGTGACAGTCAGGGCAGTGTTAACGTCTTCCTGGGATGAAAAGGCCATTTGTTTAATTGATTATTATTGATATTAATTTATTGATATCAATAGTAATTTGATTTTTCAATTTTTTTTACCCTAAAACTACTCATATTAGTCCCATAAACGACTACTCAGACGATTACCTTAACGATTGTCAGAACGACTATTTGAATGATTACCTTAACGACTATTGGACTACTATTGGATGACTATTGGACGACTATTGGACGACTATCAAGACGACAACCAGGATGACTATCTGGACGACTATTGGACGACTATTGGACGACTATTGGACGACGATTGGACGACTATTGGACGACTATTGGACGACTATTGGACGACTATTGAACGACTATTGGACGACTATTGAACGACGATCAGGACGACTACTGGACGACTATTGGACGACTATTGGACGACTATTGGACGACGATAACTTAATTAACATCTTGCTATTTACTTGATTAATTGCTTGACTAAATATCATAAATATAAATCGATCCTCACTTTACAGTTATTATTAAAATAAAATTATAAAAACGCATCAATAAGATATCATAAAATTAAAAGTCAAAAATAATCAAGCAATGAGCAAGATGTTAATTAAGTTATCGTCATTCTGGTCATCGTCCTGATAGTCGTCCTGATAGTCGTCCTGATAGTCGTCCTGATAGTCGTCCTGATAGTCGTCCTGATAGTCGTCCTGATAGTCGTCCTGATAGTCGTCCTGATAGTCGTCCTGATAGTCATCCTGGTCATCGTCCTAGTTGTCGTCCTGGTTGTCGTCCTGATTATCGTCCTGCTAGTCGTCTTGGTAATAGACAAGGCAGTCATTCAAAATATTCGTCATATTAAATGACAAGGTAATTAGTAAAAATTATTTCTTTAAATCATTTTTACTAGTTCAGGCGACTAATGAAACAGTGGTCATTTCTCGATGTGTATTCATAATTTGTTTCATGATGTGTTTTTGATGATCAGATCCTGCTTGCTCAATCAAGTTATTGATAAAATCTAATCCTTCAGGAAATTGTTTCATGATATTCGTCATGATGGTCCAGATTTTATTATGTTTGTTGTGAACAAATGGTGTGTTTCCTTGATGATTAGCATAGGGTAAGAATTTCATAAATTGAAAGAGCTCAAATTTAATAACTAATGATTGATACTGAAAATCATTAATAATGTAAGAATCGAGCCATCTTTTACCAATACTCATGACATCGATATCAAAATCAAGTGAAACCTTCTTTGCAAAAACCATTTTCTCAAAGATCGTCTCGATGAGTAATCTTGGCTCATAAATGATTTTATTCAGATCTTTCATAAAAATCAAGCGATTCGTCATCAAGAAATCAATTTCATCCCAGGCATTCTCATGAATAATATTATGAAAAACAGATCCAAAATAATCATTATTCATCTCAAATCGTGTCGATATGTCAATACATATATCGGTGTTATGTTTTAGACGCAATTTATCATTCAAATAATCATCGAAAAAATCTGAAGTCAGTTTTAATTGAGTTGCTTCCGAAAACTGATCAAAATGTTCAATAATAATATTTGCTTCTTTGTATCTCAATTTGAATGGAGGTAGTTTCCTAATAATGTATTCCAATGTCTTCATTTTGTTTTGTGGAAGTAACAAATTAATACTCATGTAAAAACCAAATTGACTAAAAATTAAATCAGGAAAACACGAAAAAATATATTTATCACATTCGAATGTTGGTAAATTAACTGACAAAGTAATAATTAACCATTCAAGTACTGAAAAGAAATATTTATCTTGAGGCAGTGTTTTGAAAATAAGTTTTAATTCAATTTTCAGAGTTGCCATATCTTTTGTAATCAAATTATAACCAATTGAAGACGCATAAGCATCCCAAAATTCATAATAAAACCAATCAATAACTTTGGCTGGATTATAAAACCACTCTGGATCTGTCCAATCAACGTTACTCAATCTTTGATGCAATGAATCTTTTCGAAATAATGTTAAATAATATGACGTTTCTTCTTGACGTGCAAGAATGATTTCTTGTGATAACCCATAACCATTCTCATCTGTGGCATACAAATGAGCAACACTACAACGAAATTGAATCGCACAATACTTAAAATCATTGAGTAACTGAACCATGTTTTTAAGAATTACACCATTACATTGATGATGAATAATCATTAATGATTCCGGTGAAATGAACTGCTTCTTTTGTAACGCATTACCACGTAAACTTTTTGCAATATTATGGATAGGAATGTATTTATTGATATCATGAACAACATAATTTTTATGAAGAGCAGACCAAATTTCTTGCCACAATATAGGAGGACACAATTCAATAATATCATCAACGTGATCAGTAAAGAAATCCATTCTAATTGCTTCAACAACACTAACATTACAAATAAGTTGATAAATAACAAGTCTTGTCATTGGTTCATAAGCAATTTTCTCTGCTACTTTCAGAAAATGATCATAAAAACTAACATTGTAAACATACGAGCGATTCAATTCTTTACATGGTTGTGGTGCTTTATGATCAGGATGATCGAAATATTTGGCCATTATAAAATATGCATTCACCGTTTCCTCAGTCGCAAAATTATAATCTGTCAGATCTATCTTGTTTGGTAACGGAAATTTGACATTGAAATATTTTGTCCTCTTTTTACCAGTCGATCTATCAGCATAATATAGTTGTTTCATTGTGAATTAAATTAATAATATGTATTATTAATTTAGTTTTTTCAATTTTTTTCTGAAACCGCTAGGTTGATGAAAACAAATTGTAATCGGAAAGATTCCAAAGGTTACTACGTCTACAATTTTTTTCTGAAACAGCTAGGTTGATGAAAACAAATTGTAAGCGTAGCAACCTGTGGTAATCAGAAAGATTCATTTTGTTCTTGATAATTATCGTCGTCATAATACTTAGACTTGATGATAGACGGTAATTCATTCTGAGACGCTTCATAAAGATCATCGAGTGAGACAATACATTTTGGAAGTAAATTGACAAAAGTAAATTCTTTCTGCATGGTGTAAAAACAAAATGCATAAACGATGACATTCTTGGGATATTTCTGAAGATAGGAAATAATCTTTTTGTTTAGATGTGGACTAAAAACACTTGGATGAGAAAACTTATGTATTAGTTGAAGAGGATCTGGATAATAATTTTTAATAATAATTTCAATTTCACTGAACAACCACATGTATGGATAATCCAAAATGTCAATGTTATCTTTATCTTTGATAATTTCACTGATAATCATTTTTTTAACTGATAGACCTTGAGTAAAATAAAACAAGATCATAAAGTAATAATAACGAAACATAAATCCATGAGTAAACGCCAAGTGATACAAATTAAGATAACCATGAAAATCTTTTTCATGATAGTAATACTTCATCAATGGAATGATTTGGTTATTTTCAATTCTCTTCTCAGAAATGTAAGTTTCATAAATTTTCTTTTGTAATCTGAAATCTCTTTCATTAGCATCCCAATTCAAACTACAAATTTTATCTTTCAATTTCTCTGCCAAAATATCAGGCGGTAATTGTTGATGATTAATATACTCCATTAACATCGTACTCGTATACTCACACGACAGTCTGGTGTCTTCATCAATTTCTTCCAATAATTTAACCTGTTCATGTTTAATCAATAGACTAATCAAACCAGAATCGACAATGTTTGATGCACCATTCCTCTTATGCTTAGACATGGTGTATGGTGATTAATTGACCGATAAATCATATGAATAAATTAAATCAATTTTTTTATGAATGTTGGAGCAAGACTAACATAATTTGATATGTCTGACATACCGTGGAATATCGCAAGCATACTTACTTTTAATTTTAATAAATCGGAGTGATTTCGGTAAATTCGTTAGTTTTTGATCAAAACCATTACCGATAATAATATGTGTCAATGATAAAGGTAAGTTTTCTATCTCTTGATTAAAAAATGCGCCAAAATGAATATGAGCTAGGGTATGAGGTAAATTTTGAATTTTTTGATTGAAACGATCACCGAATTTGATACATATTAGTGATTCTGGTAAATTCTCGAGTATTTGATTGAAACAATAACCAAATCGTAAAAATTTCACTGATCGTGGGATGTTTTCTAATTTTTGATTGAATTCCGATCCGAAAATAATAGTTGACAATGAATGAGGTAAATTTTCTAATTTTTGATTGAAAATATATCCAAACCGAATATATTCTAATGAATCAGGAAAATTTTTAAGTTTTTGATTAAAATTACCACCAAATTTAATATGTGTTATCATATGTGGTAAATTTTCCAATTCTTGATTAAAACTATCAGAAAATATTATATGTGTTAACGATAAAGGGTAATTTTCTATTTTTTGATTAAAATTCTGTGGCAATTTAATATATGTCAGCAATAATGGTAAATTTTCAATTTTTTGATCAAAACCATAACTAAATGATAAATGTGATAAACGAGACAAATTTTCTAATTTATGATTAAAATCACTGTGAAAAGAAATATGTGTCAATGTATTAGGTAAATTTTCTAATACTTGACAAAAATTATATCCAAATGTAATATGTGTCAATGCATTAGGTAAATTTTCTAATTTCTGATTGAAATGATGATGAAATGAAATATGTATTAAAGATTGAGGTAAATTTTCTAATCTCTGGTTAAATTCATATCCAAAAATAATATATTTTAATTTGGAAGGTAAATTTTCCAACCTTTGATTGAATTTGCCTCCAAATGATATACAGACCAATGATGGAGGTAAATTTTCTAATTTTTGATTAAATTCGTATCCAAAAGTGATATGAGTCAGAGATTGTGGTAAATTTTGAAGTTTTCGATTAAATCCACCTAATCTGATATATTTTAATGATTGAGGTAAATTCTTTAATTCTTGATCGAAATGAGTGCTAAAAATAAGATGCGTTAAAGAACATGGTAAATTCTTTAATTCTTGATTAAATTTTTGCCCAAACATCACATGAGTCAAAGAATTCGGTAGATATGTTAGTTCGCGATTATATTCGTATGTGAATTTAATCATTTTAATATTTGGTAACCATTCGAATGGTTGATTGTAATCCCATCCGGTTGAAAGATATTTTAAAGAACGAGGTAAATGACGGAATTTTTGATTTAAATTGTCATTAAAATGTATGTTAATAACGTAAAATGGTAAAACTGAATCATTATGGTTCTCAATCTCACAAATCTGTAATGGGTGTAAATATCTTAATTGCAAAAGCATCTTACATGAATAGTAACAAATTGCATTCTCACTTTGTTTTGAATATTTGAAAATTGTAATTAGTAATTCATAAGGTAAGATGAACATTTTGATATATTTATTTTAATATTACCAATTATCAATTTTTTCTTACTCTAGAAAAAATTGATTTATGTACCATCAATAACAAATATTAACTAAACAAAAATGAGAATTTCTGACAGATGCCTTTACAACATTAATGAAGAAGCAAAGGAAATCGAATACCATATTTTCGAAAAGGATTACATGATTAGTAACAAAAGAAAATTCGATAATGTCGAAAACATCATTTACACTGATATCATTGACATCATGGAAGACAATACATTTATTGGAATTCTCATCACGAATACTCATATTATCATTTTCAACAATGAAGTAGGAATTTGGGAAAGTGAATACCAAATTTACAAAGTTATTAAAAACCAAGGTGTTCTCTTTTATCGTGCAGATTTGGCATTTTTTCTTAATTTTAAATCCAGTAAGAGTGATGGTCAATACCAAATCTTTGAACTGGGTGTTACCAATACTGAATATGTCTCACATAACGATAGTGGTTTTATTCTGAAAATTAAAGGCTCAAGCGAGATTTGTCTTGTTGGTTTTGATAATGAAGAAATTGTTTTCAATAGGATGAAATGTCAGAAATATGACAAGTTGTTGCCTGGATTTGGTATTATCATTAAAGAAGCCACCATTGATAATGTTAAAACGGTTTCCATTTTGGAAGACAATGAAAATGGCGATACTGATGAAAAGAAAATTGTTGGTTATGGATATTCCAAGGATATGTTCAAATTGGGACAATTATGTTTGACAATTATTGGCAAGAATCATTTTCACCATTACGACAAAGACAAGATTGAAAAACAAAAATTCGATCTTGATTCTTCCGATATCATGCACAATAACAAATGGGAATTTCATAATACCATTCTCTTCGTTTATCTCAAAAACAATGTCACTTATGCTTATGGTGGTACTAGTCTTGCTGTGCCAGAAACAACAAAACATGTCTTTACCATTAAAGAAAATTATGTTTGCATTGACGGTGATAACAATCTCATTCACTTCCACATTCCAAAAACTAAATCACTGAAGGATGTCAAAACAGTGACCATTATGGATCATTACAATATTAATGACGAAATCATTGTTCTGGATCATAATTGGATCACTAACATTGTCATCTTTACCTGCAAAATCAAAACAACGAACGAAATTGTTTATCTCCGCGTTAACCTTGAAAATGGTAAGATGATCACTAAAAATGTCGAATCTTATGAACAACCTAATATTAATCCGATGACAATGATTCATACCAGAGAACGACCAGAACAAGAAATAACAATTGCATTAAAATATGAATATACCAAACAAGAAATCATTACTATTTTGGCAAGTGGAGGTCTTCAAGATTATGTTCTGACAGTCATGGTCTGGCATGAAGATATGACAAAAGAATTTTTTACTCGATCATTGACATGGATTAGTAAAAACATTAATCATTTGAGTAAAATAAAACTGAATCCACTCAAACCAAAAGTGTTAACAGAACTCAAAAATAAGATTAATTGTGACAGATTTACCAACCTTGATCACTTTATTGAAGATTGTGCCATTGTTCTCTGTCGGTCTATTCTTCAATATCGCACGCATTTACCTTTTAAAATTTCATTAAAGTTGTTTTCAGAAGAAACAACGACTGATGTTATTTTCACAAAGACCCTATTAAGAATGTTTGATCTTGAATTGTTTAAGAATATGTCATTGGTTGATAAGGTTTATTTTGTGAATGGTCCTGAATGATTAGTATTTGTGAACGATTTCTTTTGTCATTCTGAATAAAATGTTTCTTTTTCTTCTCACAAGGTACTTTATTTTCAAAGACAAAAGCACGCGTCATGATTATATTTTTAGATATAATAATATTATCATGTGAACTGATAGGATACATAATGGCACGATATCAACCACGACCTCCACCAATTAATCAGATAACTCTTCCCCCAATTGGGAAGATTGAAACATCAATTAGTGAAGGATTATTTGCCGTTATTAACACCGGTGTTTATATTGACATTGAAAATTACATTAATCGTAACAATATGAGTGCCAATGTTAGACAAAGTATCACCGATCGAACACCAGTCCATGTTGCCTTACTCATCGATCCTAGTCTAGCAGATCAATTAAATATTCTGGATATTGTACGATTACTCTTTGACAAACAATCACCAATTCATACACCTGATTATCAAAATAATTGGCAAATTCATTTTGCGATTGATAAACAATATGACATCATTGTCAAATATCTTGTTTCAAAAGGCGCGAAACTATCAGAACAAGATGCTGTTGGTAATAATGGATTACAAGTTGCTGTTATTGGTAAAACTATTAATTGTCCACTCGAAAATGACGATAAACCAGAACCACTGATTACTTATCCCGCAGATCAAAAATCAAATAATATTTTGAATGAATTAATTGCTGAAATAACGAAATTAATGAAGAATGATCCTGGTACTACAACCACAGCAAGTGTTGGTGATGATCTAAAACAACTAACAACGATTATTGCCAGAATTCCTGAAGCAGATAGTGATGCACAGAAAGATTTGATTAATCGTGTGAAGAGAAGTATTTCGTCGACAGATTATCAATCACAAACATCAGCACAACAAATACAAGATTTGGAAAACATTTATCTTGATTATTATCGTAAAATGAATACGACATATGGTCAATTTCTTAATCAGTTAAATATTAAGTCTGATAATACTGGTTTTCAAAATTTACTCGATAACAATGAAGCATCACTGAAAAAGTCACTCAATGATAGTGTCGATGATCAGAAAAAACTAGTGTCGGGTGATCAAACAATTAAAGATATGCTTGTCAAAGTTTCAGCCAAACAACAAGAAATTAAAAAAACGGTTAATGACATGTTATTTGATGGAGTCTTTCTTGATTTAACAAGCCAAAATATTACGGGTGTCTTTTTACTGAATTATTATTTTATGGAGAGACACACCCGATTCACTAATTATTTTGTCAGAGAATACAAAATCATTGCGGATCCCATTGACTATTTAGAAACATATTTTTCCGATCCTAATGCCAATGTTGTGTATATATATAAAGATAATGAAATAGCACCTGTTGAATTGGGAACATTAGTCAATTCAGATCTTTATCCTGATGTGAGTACGAATCAAGCACAAGTCATTGATGATGATTTCTCAGAATATGGTTTAAATGATCATGATCAATTATTTCCTGATATTGTTAAAATAAATAGTTCTGGTCAATACGCAGATGATCAAAATACATTTTTTAACTTATCTATGAATGATCATCCATTCTTATCAAACGAATCAATTAATGAATTATGTCAGATTTATCAACTTGATAAACCGAATAATATTGATGAAAATTTATTAAAAGAAAGTTGGTTATATGTATTTTGTAATCTAATGGAAAATAACGAATATTTTGATGATCATCAATTCATAAATTTTATTGATGCTACTGCGGGATATGTATCAACTTATGAATGGTATTATCCTAATAATTCTTTAATGACAAGAAAATCGAAACGATCAGTGAAGACTCGGATCAACGATACACTTGCAAAAGCAAAAGACAAATCATTATATATTTATTTTGTGTTACTCGATGGTTTATACCAATATTTAAACAGAACTGATAACACTACAACATATGATATTTCTAAATTTCAATCTTCGCCTTTGATTCACACAAATGTTTATTCGATGGATACCAATTTTATAGAACAGATGACAACTGACACTAATAATGCAACTGTTTCCGTAATGAGACTTTTTCTACAATATGTGCAAAAAGGTTTAATCACTATTGTCGATAACTCATTACAGCATTTACTTTATGATGGTTATGAAGATGTGATGAAGGAAGAATTATTGACTGCGACTGTCATACCAGGTAATACATTTTATCCGAAAGTCAATAAAAACCAAGAAATTCTGAGTGCTAGTCAAATTGGTGCATATTTCAAAAAGAAAATTGACGATTATTTTAATTCTGATGATGATAAAATGTCAACGTTAAGGCATTCTGAGTTAATTCCAATAATTAGAAAAATCAGAAATATATCTGAAATTGTTCAGAATATTAATGAGGATGATTTATTTACGAAAATAACATTTGATGATGCTGGTAATATTGAAGAACCCAAGCGAAATCAAAATAAAAAACATCTTGATCTTTATTTGGTCTCAGATATTTTATCAAGTAGTCTAGCAAGTAGTTTTTTTGACAAAGAAATGAAAAATAAAATCAAAGAATATTTTAAATCACAGAATGACAATCATGATACATTTTATTCTCATTTAAATTTCAATTACGATTTTGTTCTTGATTTCACACAAGCAAGCGACGAATTAAATGATTTTGTTTTGTTAGCAAAGGATTTTGGATTATTTGTCTCACAAGAAAAAATTATGTTATGGAATATTCACAGCAAAATGATCATCATCTATCAAATTCTCATTGAAATAAGGACACATATTATTGCATTATCATATATTTACACCGATATTATTCATGATATTAATACTGATTTTCATTATTTCATCATGCAGATTTATCTACCCAATTTTCTACTCATTGTTGTTAAATTATTGGAATTACGTGATAAATTACGTCATGAATTTACCGATACAATCAAACTAACAACACTTTTGGTCACCATCACAGATCCAAATAAATTAACATCAATTAATAAAATTATCGATAATTATTCGAGTGGATTGAATAAAACAATCAAAGATCTTGAGGCATCAATCATAAAATTAATGGTTTTCTTCAATAATGTTATTAAATATCTTAATATGGTTGATTTTCTGAAAAACATTGATGGAAATGGCGAAGAAAATTTTGATGCTTTTCTACCAGAATTCAAAACCATCACATCGAATTTAATCTCAAATCCTGATTGGAAAACCGTTCTTAATGATCAATTAATGAGCTACATGTACAATTTTTCTTACTATATAGGAGGCTCATCAATAGACATCGTTTTTCCTCATTATTCACTGAACTACGATTGTTTTGGTGAAAAAATCGAATCAATGCACAAGGATCACCCGATATTCGATAATTTATTCATTATGAAACCTTTCAAAACAAATCTATCGGAAATACCTGATTCTATCGGTATTCTCATTCCAAATTTTGATGATAACATAGGCTATTATGTTTATACACCACAAGGACAATATCTCATTGAGACAACAAACTTACTTAGTGCAACTGTACTGCCACTTAAAAATATCGACGGTGTTGAGTATGAGAATAATGTCAGAACGATTCCAGATAATACATACGTAACAGGATATATGATTTATCTCAATAATGGCACAAATGACATGAAACTTGCAAGGTATCCCATCAAAAATATGAGAGTTAAAGAAATAGATGGTACAGGAGAAAGTAGTGTTAAATTTTATGATATTGATGAGTTAACAAACATAGAATCAGACGACAATCTTGATCCGAATGATAAAAAATTATTTTATACTGAAAACGAAGTACCTGGACATTCATATGATCTTATTGACAATGCTTTTGTCAGTAATGAAAATAACAAATTCCAAGAACATATTCCTGGTATTGATATTGCATTACATCCAGTTATATCGTATAATGATGATAACTACAAACACATCATTTCAGTAGATCCATTAAGAATTCCATTGTTCAACAAAGATCAATATATTATGAATGATTTTGCTATTGGATTATATCATTTAAATCTTGATTCTGTTTACTCTCCAGATTTAACACCAATGATAACAGGTTCACTTTTTCAGAAAAAATACAATCCAGTCCATGATGCATTTTTAGTCAAGGAACTAATTCCGAAATATTTATCATATCAATATCAAATCCTTGTTGAACGAGCATTCACCGTTTCAAACACACCTGAAATTAATACGCTCTTGAATGAACTCTCTAAAAATAGTATTACCATTGGTAGTGATTCTAATAATCCCAAACTTTTACGAATTATTGACCAAATTCTCAATGATATCTATGAATACGTCTTCCGTAATGTTGCTAATCTAGAAATCTACAAAGTTGTTGAACCTAGTTTTAGAGTTGACACATCAAATGTTCTCAATATTAAACCTGATATCGGTAAAATGATTGATGACGTTTACAACAAGAATGATTTAACTATTGAACAACCAATGCTACAAACAAATTTATCAACACTACCAAATAGACCACCGAAAGATACTATTCACTATCTTTATCATGGTGATTTCACGAGAAGAGAGAAAATGTCATGTTATCAAATTGATCAACAACTCATTGATTACATCATCAAAACAAATTCACAATTGGTCAATCAACAAAATAAATTAGGTGATACTCCATTACACATTGCGACACAAATCAAGAATTTACCACTTGTTGTGACATTACTGAAAAATAATGCGATTCAACTTAAAAATCAACAAGGAAAAACACCTCGTGATATTATCTTCTCAGAATTAAATGATCATCTACGGTATTTCTCACCTGATGGATCTTCAGAAATTGATACTTTCTCAAAATCACTCAATACAGTATTTCTCAATAATCTCCAATTGGATAATTATAAAAATAACATTATTGAAAATATGATGCTCGTGGTACCAATAACTTACATCATTTATCAACAACAAATTTATTATGATCTGATTACTTTCAGAAATGGTTTCACAAAAACAATTTATGACAATGTGTCAAAAATAATGAATATTGGATTACCAGACAATTATGACGATATGATCAATATTGATAAAACGGACATTAATTCATGGGCATCACTCATTGCAAAACCGAATGTTTTGTCTGACAACACAAGTAAAAAGAAAGAATTAGAAAACCAGTTGGCATTGATCGTCAATCGTCGAACTGAATTACAAAAATTACCGAAATCTAATCGTCTCGATAACTTGATTGCTTCATTGACAGCCGATGAAACTGTATTGACAAGTAAAATATCCACTATGGCATCAAAACCGGCAGATGTTAAAACATTGTCTGATACCAAATTGGCTATTTCATCACAAGTTATCATGTCAACAGGTGGTAATTCATTTAAATCACCAACTGATTATTATGAAAGTGTCATTTCGAATTTCAATGATCCACGAATCCAAATTGCAATCTGGAAAAAATATATCCAACAATTATCGCCCACAATGATCCTAACGGTAATGAATAAGCATCTTCTTCAATCGTTAAATGATATCAATCAAGTCAATTTATATGCCGGATTTTATGATACTCTAGCGAAATACGAATCAAATCAAAAATTGTATGGTCATGATCTGACAAATCCATTCTGGAAAGACGATTTAGATGCAACTATTTATGTTATTGGTCTTATTATCACACCTGCTTTCATTAATCTACTCAAATTAGAATTAGCAAAAGGTATTTCATCTAAAATCACTACTCTTGACATTAACACAGTTGTTAATGATCTTATGACTCATGTTATTCCATCTGGTGAATCGGCAGAAAAATATATTACAAACACTCTACCAACGCGTGCGTATAAATTTTACAGGAAACGTTATGATAGTACGTTAGTCAATAATGATCCTGATAAAGCAATTTTAAGTGGATCTGATTTATTCACACCTATTATTTCAGCATTACAATTAAATGACAAAATAACACTTGATAGTAATTCAGATACGATTCAAAATCTGAGGACTAAATTCATTCCATGGATGAATAATGTTTATCAAAATACCATTAAAATAATTGCCTTGACAAGAAATTCAATGGATCGATATGTGCAAATGACTGATCAGTTGATTAGTATGATGATTTTATTGAAATAACCTAATTAAAATTATCAATAACTCTTGGTCCGACAATCGAATCAATATTCGCATCAACATTACTTTTTGTAGGGACGTTATTAACGATGGTAAATTCGAGAGTAAAATTATGATCAGCATCATAAAAATTAACATCGGTACCATCAGGATTAACAAATCTGAATCTTAGTTGATTGAGACTTGTTAGACTCGGGAAGACTTTGTAGATTGGTTCGAAAGAATTAATGAGATAATTTCCTGGATTTTTAGTAATTTGGATTTTAGCAAACACGGAATCTAGTCCAATCACACTATCATCTGATCGATAAATTTGTGTATTACGGTAAGTACCCATTCCAAGTTCTGGACAGATAATGTAAAAATAACTATCACCCGTCATTTGGAGTGGATGATCTGATGGCTCGAATGACTGACTAATTCCACTAAAATTAAAATCTTGTCCATATGAATCAATATTCCGAATTATTGATCCATAAGGAGTAATAGATAAAGGATCACCAACACGACGAAACGCTAGAAGATCACCAAATGTATTCTTAAAATTAAAAAACAATTGGGTAAAATCAGGATAGCGAATAACAATTTCATCAGGTAAATCATCAATCAATGGAATAACATACTTATCTTCATTCATCACAAAAATAATATTTAATAAATGATCACCAATCTCAATCATTGTATTTTCTGTAAATTGATGATTTCTCTGCGTCACAATCATGTATTTGTTATCATCTTCATTAATGTCAATCGAATCAATATCAGGAATGTCATTTTCGTCATATCCTAATAACATGTCATGATAAATCATCTTGGTATCAATTATCTTTAACAACAAGGTATCTGTATCAATAACATAAATAACTTCATAAAAATCTAATTCAGCAAATAAATCAGTGTAAAATATTGTCCCAATTTGTAATTGATGATTCGGTAAAATCAATTGGAAAGATTCTGGGTCATAACTGAAATTTTCCAGAATCGTGTTTGTATTAAGTGATACTCTCTCTCGTTCTTCATAATAAAAATCAATAATAACTGAAGTATCCATATCCATTGATACTTGATATGACCATTCTGATATTTCATGACTAAATGTATACAATGTCTTTTCTTGTATAAAATACTGACACGGTTCACCAAGACCATTGATAATTAATGACATATTGGGTATTGTCACAGCATCAAATAATTTAAGTCGTCTGTAAAAATAAAATGTCACAATCGAACTGTTTGGATCAATATTTACTTCGACATCATGGTATTTGTAATGACCATTGTTGTCATAAGGATTTTTGTTAAACAAGTGTAATGTACTTGAATCGATCAATGGTTCATTTGCCGTATTGACATATGGTAGACGAGGAATGAGGGCATAAAGTTCTTCAATTATTTCGGCCAATTCACAAGGAGAATAATTACCTGGTGTGACTTTCAGATAATAAATAGAATCACCATCATCGATATTCCTCCAGTAAAGATAATTATTGGATAGATTGATAATTTTGAAAGAATTGGGGAACATACTGGCAATGATTCTGACTTGTGAGACATTATTGTAATTTTGATTGAGTCGAACCAAATAATTATTAGGATGAGGTGATCCTGGCACAATTTCGGTAATGATTTGAACAATGATTTGTTCGCCACCACCACGATCATTACCAGTTAGATTAATCACATCGTCATCATAAAAAGTGTAAAATGGATCAATAATTGCATTCATGACCAAATCAACCGTAATTTCATTTTCATTGAGATCACTGATTTCGTAATATGGTGTTTGTCTCATCACTGTATTTGGTGTTCCGGCATTCAAGATATTAATTGGTAACCCATACAAATTATAATAATTAATCAGAACAGTGTCATTTGTACTGAGGTAATTGATACTGGCCGTTCTAATTAATTTGATCAGATAGGCATTACGGTTAAGAACCATGACACCAGCAACAAGATTAAAAATAAGGGTTACTTCGAGTAACTGATTGAGATAATTGGTTGGGATATTTCCGATGTATGAAGTTGGAGATTTGATTCCGGATAATTTGACGAATAGATTTGATTGTTTCTTGAGAACGAAATTAGTGAGGATATCAGGAATGGGATCATCATGAAATGAGGTATTCTGATGTCTATCAGGATCGTGAGGAGTAAAAACAGGTGGTAGATCTGAAGTGTAAGGTGCAATTTCGAATTGATTGGTATCTGTCGGATCATAGAGGCCAAAGAGACTCATACCATGGTGTGTTTGATTGATACGAATATATTTGCTTTTCATTTTGAGTGATAATGGATTTTGTATGAGCAAATTTTTCGAAGTGACATTATTAATGGTAATACGATCACCGATGTGGAAACATTCGCTATCTGGAACAATAATTCTCATTTTATCAGAACCATTCTCGAAAAGAAGTGGATATGGTTCTAAGAAAATGATTTTTTCATCAAGGATGTTTTCAGGATAGATAATTCTCTCTCGACTATCAATATGCACGTATGTCACAGTTGAGATAGTTGACTGATTCGGTTTTGGTGTTGGTTTTGGAACAGACTGATTTAATTTTTGAACATCTGCTAGACTAAGATGATCTTTGTCTGGTTGGATATATGACTCTTCAGTGTAGTCATAGTGATTATCATATTCTCTTGTGTCATATTGTTGGAAAGGAGACATCTTCAATTGACCAGCACCTGGTCCCGAATATTGGGTCATTACTACTTAAAGTGTGTATGTTATCTTTTTAATAATGAACACGTTATACGAAGATAGCTTTAAATATTTGGGAGATAGATCATTGAAGATCATTGAGAAGACATATCGGAATGGTGCTCATAAATACCGAACGAATCATCCTTTATTAACCCTTCATGCTAATGGAACAGGTAAATCATGTTCGATACTTATGATCATCGAAATGTTTCATAAAGGTGTATTTAATCATCATCGAAATGTTTCACACAGGTGTATTTAATCTGAACTAATTCTAATGGATATAGTAAACATTGTCAATGTGTTTATCTTTATTTTATTTTTTATCATTAGTTATTTTTTTAATTTTCCAAGATGGGATAATAAAGAAGAATTTGGTGTCTGGTTCGCGTTATTACGATCCATGATAATTGTTTATTGTACTTGATAAAAAAAGCTGAATTTTCGATGTTACATCTTTTTTCATAACTTACAGTTATGAAAAAAGCTGATTATTTTATTTTATTTGACATAAAATAAAATAATGAATGATATACCGAATGATTTACTTGAAGAGTTATCAAGATTTTTAGAAATCGATACTATGATATTTTTTGTTAAAGTAAGCCGAAATATTTTTCTCAAAAATATTTTACAGAAGAAAATTAACGAAAGATACAATTACGATGGATATATTTTTAGGTTATCGTATTTAGAAAATAAGAAACTCGATTCAAAATCATTCCAATGTTACAAAACGAGTAAACAATCTCAAAAATTGGAAATATCGGGTACATATGAAGAAATTAACAATATCTTAAAAACAAAAGTGGATGTCAAATCATTGTTTATTAACATTGTTCCTCAGAAAAACATGGATTTTTACGATAAATATTTTGATATTGAAAATTTTATTTGTCATTTACATCGTCTCAAAAATCTAGTATGCTTGAAAATAAATTTTTTATTTTTTATGGACATTTGTGACTGTTATTTGACATTTGTCGAGTATTTACCCATAGACAAAAATATTAAGGAATTAATTATAACAAATGTTACATCTGAGAATGATTTACATGACATTCTCAGATGTAGTGTAGAACAAATGCAACATGAATTGACATATTTGACGTTCGTTGACACTGACTTTAAACTGTTACATTTAGTGATGAAAAATAGTCATTAACATAACCTATAAGTCTAAAAATCTATGTTAATTTAATAATGGATATTCGAACAATTATCATCATTATCTTGATTATTATTCTGATTATTTGGTTCATATTCTGGTGGGTTTACACACCTTCATGTGAAGGATTTTCTGATTTAGGAGAACCAAAAATTCCCAGTATCTCACCAAAGAAGAATTGTTGTGGTATTAATCAAACAGAAGGCCTGACGCCACCTTATCAAATTAACCAAGCGATGATGTTACGTCAGATGCTCCGTGCCAATGAACAACCCAGCAACAGTTATTATGAATTATGGAATACTGAAAGGAAGCTCACTGGTGATTATGTCGCCAATGAAGCAGAGAATATCATGCAATCAGGTGCGACTTGTTTATCTTATGACAATATTAACCAATGTATGTCACAATGCACATCAAGTGATGGTTGCAATGGTTTTTATGTTTCAGAACCTGGTACTTGTTGTCTGACTTACAATCCGAAATTCGATACAAGGAGAACTTCAATGCTCGATGTGCCGAATAGTAGGCTTCAAGATACATACAGATCGATTTCTGATTACATTCGTAACAAACAAATCACGGAAGGAAAACCAGTCTTTGAGAAAATTGGTGGTGAAAACATTGGTGATTCGATGTACAGAGTTCCACTTGATAGGAAATCATGTCGTTCCCTTTGTCCAAAATGTGTTTTGGGTCAGTGTCCTCGTAATTACAGATGTAAGGATATTCAATCGGATCCGAGACAGAATAATGGTTGTATTATTACGAATGAAGATCGATATGATGAAACGGAAGGGTTGACATTTGATTCTGATAAATTAAATTTTTTAAATCCTCAGTATCAAATTCAACAAGATGCTGGTATTATTCCTGACGAATACGAACCGTTGTCAGACACAGATTATGCAACACCAGGAGTAAATAAACTTGACAAGATGTTTGTTCGTGATAATTTGTGGAAGAATAATACTGAAAAACCATATCTTGCTAGTTTTGGTGAGAATGAAAGATTCCCGAATAGAGGGAAGTGGAACAAGAATACTCCGAATGTTCAATTGGAAGCATACCAGAGATTTGATAGGTATCAAAAATAAGAAATGTATTTGACATGTCTGGGTACGTGAACAATTTTATTAACTTTGACGTATTTGACATTTTTAGGAAAATGTTTCGGTTTTGGTCTAAAATCTCTTCCAAAACTAATATGTGTCAATGATAAAGGTAAATTTTCTATTTTTTTAATAAAAGTAGTAGCTAACATGAGATGTGTTAACAATGGTGGTAAATAATTTATGTCTTGATCAAATGTAATTCCGAACATGAGATGTGTTAATAAAGGAGGCAAATTTTTCAATGATTTTGAAAAATAATTTCCAATTTTCATATGTGTTATGGTAGATGGTAAATTGGTCAGTTCTTTATTAAAATAATCTCCAAAAAAAAGATGTGTCAATCTTGGAGGTAAATTTTCTAACTCTTGATTGAAATAATAACCAAAACGAATAAATTTTAATGAATCTGGTAAATTTTCTAATTTTTGATTAAAATCAGTCCCAAAAATGATATGTGTTAATGTAGGAGGTAAATTTTCTAATTTTTGATTAAAATAATAGCCGGAATTGATATATTTCAATGTTCTTGGTAATTTATCCATATCCATATCCATATCCGTATCCATATCGACATCCAATTGATATTTTTGACATCCACCAAATGATATATGAGTCACTGAATTCGGTATATCATCAAAATAATCATCTAATTTGATATATTTTAATGATTGTGGTAAATTATTGAGATGATATTTGAGTTTATATCCTAAAATAAGATGTGTTAGTGCATTTGGTAAATTGAATAATTTTTGCTTAAAATTCAAACCAAATGACAAGTGAGTAATTGTATTTGGTAATTGACATAATTTTTCGTTGTAACAATCACCAAACTTTAAACGAATTAATGATTGAGGCCAATGAGTTACTTGTTGATTAAAATTATGACCAAATATCAAACATTTTAAAAATTGTGGTAAATGGTTAACTGTTTGGTTAAAATTATGACCTAATCTAAGATAAATCAATAAATGTGGAAGATTTTTTAATTCTTGATTAAAATGTTTACCAAAAGTGAGGTGAGTTAATGTAGGAGGTAATTGACATATTTTTTGATTGAAATTTTCTCCAAATTGGAGATATGACAACGATTTTGGAAAATTAAAATTAAAATTAATTAATTCGCTATTAAAATGATTGCTAAATGCTAAATATTTCAATTGATGAGATATATTTTCTAATTTTTGAGGGCAGAAATGAATTATGCCAATACAACTAATGTAATATGATGTATTTTCATGATATTTATGAAGACGATGATCACGATCACCATACCTTTTCAATTTGCAAATTTGAATTGTCATCAATGTTCTTAAGTAATAAAAGAGGTAACTTGTGCGACAAAAATTAATATTAACATTAGAATTGGTGAATTTGAGAACGTTTATTAATAACTCATATGGTAAGGTATCCATTTTTACTTGAGACTTAATTTATTCTATTAATGAATTAAACCAGTTTTCAATTTTTTCCTAAGACAGAATGTAGATGTAGATGTAGTAATACCTTCGGTAGACGTAGTAACCTTTGGTAGACGTAGTAATACCTTCGGTCCTTTGGTAGACGTAGTAATACGTTTGGTCCTTTGGTAAGTGGGAAACAACAATTATTTTATAATATTATTCGACAAATAATTCTATAAAAATTACTCATAAATTTTATTCTGTTCTATTCAGCAGACCAGAGATATCAAAAATAAGAAACATATTTGACATGTCTGGGTACGTGAACAATTTTATTAACTTTGACGTATTTGACATTTTTAGGAAAATGTTTTGGTTCTGGTCTAAAATCTCTTCCAAAATTAATGTGTGTCAATGATAGAGGTAAATTTTCCATTGTCAGAATAAAACATTTACCTAAGATGAGATGTGTCAATGATGAAGGTAAATAATTTATTTCTTGATCAAAAAAAGTATCAAAAATGATATGTGTTAGTAAAGGAGGCAAATTTATCAATGATTTTTCACAATGATTTCCGATTTTCATATGTGTTATAGAAGAAGGTAAATTGGTTAGTTCTTTATTAAAACTTGTTCCGAGAAAAAGATGTGTTAATCTTGGAGGTAAATTTTCTAACTCTTGATTGAAATAATAACCAAAACGAATAAATTTTAATGAATCTGGTAAATTTTCTAATTTTTGATCAAATTGAACACCAAAAATGATATGTGTTAATGTAGGAGGTAAATTTTCTAATTTTTGATTAAAATAATAGCCGAAATTAATATATTTCAATGTTCTCGGTAATTTATCTAATTCTAATTCTTGATTCAAATAATAACCTAAATTAATATATTTCAATGTTCTCGGTAATTTATCTAATTGTAATTGTTGATATTTATTACACCTAAATGATATATGAGTCAATGACGTTGAAACATTAACAAAATAATCATAGTCAATGTAATATTTCAAAACAAGATGTGATAATGAATACGGTAAGCGGAATAATTTTTGATTATTATATGACGTAAATGTCAAGTGAGTGATTGAATTTGGTAAATTATTTATTTTTTTTTTGTAATCATCTCCAAATGTTAAATGAATTAATGATTGAGGCCAGTGAGTAACTTTTTGATTAAATCTTGAACCAAATTTCAATCGGGTGATTAATTTCGACAACCGATTTATTTTTTTATTAAAACAATCACCAAAAATGAGAGTCACTAATGAAGATGGCAAATGATCAACAATTTGATTAAAATTAAAACCAAATTCAAGATAAATGATCGAATCAGGAAGGTTTTTTAATTCTTGGTTAAAACATTTCCCAAAAGCAAGATGAGTCAATCCATGAGGTAATTGGCATATTTTTTGGTTAAAATGATATCCAAATGTGAGATGAGACAATGATTGAGGTAAATTTAAACTAGTCAAATTACGATTTAAATAAAAATCAAATGACAAAAATGTCAATTGACTAGAAAATTTTTCTAGTTTTTCACTTTTAAAATGAGTTATGCCGATTTGAGCAATGTAATAATTTGGTGTATCATTATGATACCTATCAATATAATGAGTGCTATAACTATCATCATAACTTTTAATTTTGCAAATTTGAATTGTCATCAATGCTCTTAAATAATAAAAGAGGTAACTTGACTGACAAAAATTAATATTAACATTGGAATTGGTAAATCTGAGAATAATTATTATTAACTCATACGGTAAGGTATCCATTTTATTGTAATTTTTGATGAATAAAATAAGTTTTTCAATTTTTCCTGAGACAGAATGTCTAAAAAATAAAATGTAGACATTAGTAATATCTTCGGTCCTTTGGTAGACATTAGTAATACCTTCGGTAAAATTTAAAAATTTTATAATATTATTCAACAAATAATTCTATAAAAATTAGTCATCCTTCTTACCAGACTTTGACCTCTTTCTCTTCTTCAGTTCTGCTTGACCTGTTTTCATCAATTTCTCATGAATTTTATCCTGTACAACAGACCATTTATCATACTCATCTTCGAATATTTGTAGCTCATCAAGCCACAAGTCCGAATTACTCTTGGATTCCAACAACTTAATTTCTGCAACCTTGTCGTCAAGTAACTTTCTCAGTCTTTCAACTTCCTTCCTTGTCAATTGATACAATCCAATCTTCGTGTAATTATATGATGGTTTGTTATTATCTTCACCAGTATCCTTTCTAGTCTTGTCGACTAACATTGGAAATTCATGATCCTTCAATTGCTGGTGAACATCTTCAATTGTCCTTGTCTTACCTTTGCGACCTTCATAAATAATGATCTTTCCATCAAGAACATATTCGACAAACTTCATTTTCCAACTCAACAGCTTCTTCTCCTTACCATATTTCTTCAAGAGATAATCCTTTCTCATCTGATAATACTTCAGTCTAACTTTTGCAAAATCCTTCAGGATGTGATTAAACGATTTGTATTTCGTGATTTCGTAATTTTCGTTGAACATATGCATATTAGATGTCTTGATTTGCTTCTTCAATCCAAGTAAATCTTCAATTTGATCCTGAGAAGCATTCTTCAAATAGCCATCCTTAAATGTGATCGTAAAATCAATCTTGACATCAGATGAATCACTCTTGTAATTCTTGATAATTGGAATCACTTTCGATGGCTTCGCTTTTTCTACTTTTTTACCTTTAGTCGCCTTAGTCGGTTTAACAGATTTACCTGCACGTTTTCCTTTGGCATTCTTAGCACCTTTCTTTTTCTTGTTATCCTTTTCCAAGAGAGATTTTCCAGTAATTTTTTCACCTTCAGGATTCATGAGATTCTCAAGATGTGCCTTAAAATCAAGTGTCCATTCCTTAACCGGTAATTCAGTTACTTTAATCATATTTTCACCGATAATTTCATACTTACCTTTACACAAATAAGTATATTTGTCAATCTTCTCAATTGTGCCAGTAAAATGACGATACCAAGGTAGCATTTCGAATTGTTCCTTACCTTTGATAATTCTTCTTAAATTTACCATTGTTTCTTTTGGATTGGCGGGTGGAATATCTGTCGAATAACCAGTCCCAACACCTTTATCATGATTCAATAACGGTAACAATGCAGGATAAAATTTCGGTTCTACTTGGACACCATCATCAGTAACATATGTCAATATTGGTTCATCCAATTTACTGTAAATCAATCTATCAAGATGATTCAAATGAGTGAAAATATATCTAGCGCTAGCACTATCTTCACCACCAATTAGTCTTGTACCAAACATGCCCTTTGGAACCATAAGTGGCATATTGTTAGAACCGACATAATTTTGAGCCATTCCAACCATTGTATCTAACAACGATTTTTCACCATGATGATACGCTGAATGCTCAGAGACATAACCTGCAAATTGTGAAACTTTAATTTCATCATTAAGATTCCTCTTGAATGCTGAATAAATAATTTTTCTTTGTCCCGGTTTTAGACTATCCATCAAATTTGGAATTGCTCTAATGTTACTAGCATGTGAAAATTGAATCAACTCAACATTAATAAAATCAGAACATGATACTTCTTTTTGGGATCGTTCAATATACAATTTGTCATCGTATTTTTTCAACCACAATTTCCTCAAATCAGAATCCTTTTCATCACCTTTTTTCTTCTTATCATCACGAAAAGCTAGATCCATGGCTTCTCTTGTTGTCGTTACTTTGGATTTATCTCCTTTTTTTCTTTCAGCATCAAAATAACTAATCAAATTTTGATCAATGTCCCTAAAATATTCTCTCGCTTCTGTACTATCACTTGTACCTAATCCCTTATAGTATTTCGTCTTCCACCCTTGATTATTTTCCAACCATTCATTGTATTCATTCAAATTATAAAATTGCATCACATCCTTACCTTTCGTACATTTAACAATCGGAGTAACCAATGATTGGATAAATCCAGGATGATATTTCAAAATATCAGGAAAGAAGTGATCAAGAAAATTCATAATTAAACCCTTAATGTGAAATCCATCCAAATCTTGATCAGCCATAACTAAAATATGACCATACCTCAACCCATCCAAACTCTTTTTATAATCAGCCTTTGGATTTAGTCTCAAAATTTTCATCAATGCCGATATCTCCTCATTATCAGCCGTTTTCTTCGTATTTGCCTTTCTGACATTCAGCAATTTACCCTTGAGTGGAAAAATACCATAATAATCCGTTCCACGTTTCAGAGCAGATCGTCCAGCAGTAGCAAGTGCCTTAGCCGAATCTCCCTCAGTCAAAATCAAAGCACAATCTAATGATTCTTTCGTGCCTGCTTTATGAGCATCATCTAATTTCGGAATTCCACTAATTCTACCTCCCTTGTTTCCACCCGTCATTTTACCCAAAAGCATTGTCTCAGCATTCTTCAGTCTTTCAATGATATCTTCCACAATACCAGAATCAACAATCTTCTGAATGAAAGGCTTAGTCACCTTAAATTCTGATCCAAAGTCAGATTCCTTCAATGTCATGCATTCTTTCGTCTGAGTATCAAACCTCGGATTCTCAATTTGACAATTAATAAAGAAAATCATCGACTTCTTAATAATATCAGTTGTCAGACTACTTGACTTAACAGTTCTCTTTACTTTTTCCATCACTTTATCAACAATCTGATCAACAACATGATTGAGATGTTTACCACCTCTGGATGTACAGACACCATTAACAAAGGAAATGTGCTTATGATCCATAACACTTTCACGATCATAAACCATAGCTACTTTCCATCTCTTCTGTTTGTCATCAACAACTGCTTCATACTCATTATTCGGGAAATAACACTTGATATACTGCAAGAATGACTTTTCCTTAATTTGCTTATCATTGAAATAAACCTTGACCTTATCACTGGTGACCATCGTGATATCATAAACACGCTTCTTCATCAAATTGTACATATCATCAGAAAATCCTTTTGTCTTGAAGATTTTCGTGTCTGGTGTAAAAGTAAAAGAAGTGAATGATTCATCACCACAATCAGTAATTTCAGGACCATCTGTTTTTTGCATGTTGTCAGTCCAGGTTTGCTTGAGTTTCTTCTGTCTCTTCGCATCGACGGTCTCAATGACAAACTCCGTTGAAAAAATATTGGCTAATTTTCCACCAAGACCATTACGACCACCAGTTGTCCTTTTCTTTGAATCATCATAATTGCTCGATGATCTCAAATGACCAAACAACATAGTAGGATAATAGATCTTATGTTTCGGATCTTTTGTGATCGGAATACCTTTGCCATTATTCCAAACTTTAATGGTACCTGCTTTCTTGTCGATCCAAAATTTAATTTTGGTGCATGATGGATCTTCTTGAGTATGATCATAGGCATTGACAGCAATTTCATCAAAAATCTTGTACAAGCCTTGAATGAATTTCATTTTTTCTTGTTGAATCAAAACATCATCTTTGGTGGAGAAAATCCACTGTTTAATCTCTTCCTCTTGCACTGACCCAATGTATGTATCAGGTCTGTGAATAATATGAGGAATTTCGTCCATCATCTCATATTTTGATGATGATTTTTTGGTTGTTTTCTTACCCATAATTGCTCTCTAGACGTATAAGGATGATGATTTTTTTAAAACAAAATATTTATCAATTTTTTTCTGAGACTGTAAACGAAGTAACCTTTAGGTAAGTCGAATAAAACAAATTGTAAGCGTAGCAACCTGTGGTAAGTGGAAAACTTCAATTTTTTTCTGAGACTCTACGTTTAAAAAAGTGTAAGTGTATTACATATTATGTTTAGAAAAAACACAAGATGTAAGTATTGGTAATTAGTATTCGAAGACATCAATCTGTTTAACAAATTGAAAACCTGAATAAAATACGATGGATAAATCTATGAGGTTTATTCTGATCGCATGGTTGGACTTCTCGTTCAGCATGCACATCAATGTTTTGTTAAAGAAGTTGTTGTAAATTTTGTCTTGTGGATCAAATTCTATAAGTTGATCAGGACTAGTAGGGTAACCACGATGAAGCAATTCAGCAACACGAATTTGGTAGCCACCACCAAGAACATCAGTAGAATTATCATGAAATGAGGTATTTTGATGTCTATCAAAATTATCATGAAATGAGGTATTTTGATGTCTATCAAAATCATCATGAAATGAGGTATTTTGATGTCTATCAAAATCATCTTGGTGTTTTCCTGTCTTGCTGTTTGGAGTAAACATTGGAACTGCTATGAACACCGAAGGACGAGCTGACGATACTTTCGATACTTTGAAAAGACAACCTTTTCCTCTTCTGAGGATCGTGTTCACTTCGTCAGAGTAGGTAATCCAAGTACCAGCACCCAAGTCTTTTGGTTTGCGGTATCCGAGGAGAGTGTCAGTAGAATCAATGGCTTCTGCTGGAGTGTTGTTCATGGAGAATTTATGGAATTGACTCCATGTCAGTGTCTTTGGAAAAGTTCTTGTGAAGAATGAGTTCAGACATTCAAGGAAATGAGAGTAATCACCGTAAGCACCGAAGTACTGAGTATTATCGGGGATCTTGGCCAATTTGTCAAGATACTCGATACCGCGTGATTGACCATGATTTGATTGTCTCGAATGGATTGTCCTTGCTGTTCTGGTGACTTCTGATTCGGTAATTTTTGCGCTAGTGTATTTGTTTCCCTTGGTACTGAAGAAGGATCCTTCGATGTCAGCACCAATATTTCCAGCACCACAAATAAATGCGTCGAATGGTGAGTGTCGGAAGGCAGATTCGAAGGCAAGAAGTGCATCTTCGGGTGAGTCTGCTTTTCCGTCAGTTGCCAAAATGATCAATTTCTTGTTCTTGTTGATGTGATGAAATTGATCAAAATCTTTTCGAAGAACATCGAATGCATCAGTCAAGTTCGTTCCATCACTAAAGTAAGGAAGAAAAGTGGGCATCATTGAAATGACAGTTTCGTAAAAAACCTTGGAATCGGTGATAATCACTTCCTTTGCCAGGTGTGTGATGTTTGAAAAGCTGTAAATTTTGACGACAACACCTTTCAGATCAAACTTACCAATCATCTCCTTGAACAACTTGGCAATACCTTCACATTCGGCAAGAATAATTCCTTTTGTTGTCATTGATACGTCATCACTGATACCATAAATATCGCATGAATCATTGATACATTGTGTTGATCTAGATGTATCAATGATGACATACACCTCCGCGTACGGAAATGGACTTGTTCCAATGATGCCAAGTGGTTCAATTTGATAGGTCTTTTGGACCACATCTCTCAAGACAACCGTTTCCAAGTATTCAGAAACAGTAGCAATTCTAACTGAGCGAGACATTACTATAACTTGTTAAGACTGAAATTTTATTAATAGATATACTATAGCACACGAATTTCAATTTTTTCATAATTTATATGACAAATTTGAATAACCATTTAGACAACTATCAGGACGACTATCAGAACAACTATCAGGACGACTATCAGGACGATTATCAGAACGACTATCAGAGCGACTATTAGGACGATTACCAGGACGATTACCAGGACGATTACCAGGACGATTACCAGGACGATTACCAGGACGATTACCAGGACGATTACCAGGACGATTACCAGGACGATTACCAGGACGACTATTATGACAAATTGAAAAATGATTTAAAGAAATAATTTTTAATTGTAGGAAACAATAATGTTAGTAGCCATAATAATCGTTAATTGAAAAATATTTCTTTAAATCATTTTTCAATTTGTCCTGATAATCGTCCTAATAGTCGTCCTAATAGTCGTCCTAATAATCGTCCTGGTAGTCGTCCTGCTAGTCGTCATAATAGTCGTCCTAATAGTCGTCCTAATAGTCGTCCTAATAATCGTTCTGATAATCGTCCTGATAATAGTCAAAATGGTTATCAATGTTATTATTTAAATAATTACCTAGTAAATTATTGGAGTTATGATTTACCGAAATATTTCTTATAAAACACCATGAATTGTGAATATGCTTTCTTTTGATCAATCATTGGTTTTGGATACATAACATCTGATGTATATTCAACATCCCATTTATGTATTGCTTCTGCTGAAATATTCTTTAATTCAGGTATCCATGTTTTGATATATTTTGCATCTGGATCATATTTTTTACTTTGGGTCCATGGATTCATCAATCTTGGAAATGATGTATGATCCAATCCAAAACTTGATGACCAGTTCCAATTACCAACATTCTGTGCTCTATCAATATCCACTAATTTCGTCGTAAAATATCTTTCGCCATACATCCAATTAATCAACAAATATTTTGTCAAAAACATGGCAACCATCATTCTCACACGATTATGCATAAATCCAGTTTTATTCATTTGTCTCATACCTGCATCAACTAAAGGAAACCCAGTCATCCCATTTTTCCATTTCTCTAGATTAACTTTATTATCTTGCCATTTGATTTGACGATTTGGTTTTTTAAGTAAATGAGCATAAAGATACATCTGAGGAAAATGATATCCAGCATAAAAATAGAAATCTCTCCAGTACAATTGTTTCACTAATTCTTTAATTTTCCTAAATGCAACATAAACTTCACGAATACTAACCGTTCCAAATTTATTATGTGCACTTAATTGTGTCGTTTTAATACTTGGAATATCTCTTGTTTCCGCATAATTTTTAAATTGTCTGATATTTTTGAAAATTTGCAAAGCATTTTTTCGACCACCATGAATTGCAATGTCATCGTTAATAACATATGTCATTTTATCAAGTGGATATTTACTGTCTAAAACATAATTCAGATTCAATTTGATATTATTAACTTTTCGAATTGGTAATCGTGAAGCGTTGTTATAATATTGGGTGAATGTTTTGTAAAAAGTGTCATTTTGTGATTTCACTATTAATGTATCGACCAATAAAATATCGTCAAACGAAAAAACTTCACATTTATTTTTCTGACACCATTTATCAACCTTTTCATCTCGAGATAATGCATATGGTGTGTAATCTCTATTGTAGACCAAAAACTGAAAATCATGTTTTTCTTTCAAAAATGCCAAGACTTTGATTGTATCACCTCGCATGACCCATAAGTTACCTTTTAAATTTTTATCTAGATCTGATAAGGATTCCATCATAAATTGAATTGAATTTAATGATTTCAATTTGTTATTATCAATTTGTTCTGGTGTCAAGATAAATAATGGTATGATCGTACATTTGTTTTTGATCAAAAAATTTAATGCTGTGTTATCGACAATTCTTAAATCACGATGAAATAACATAACAGCTAATTTACTCATCTTATTAAATAGATTAAGAAAATTATCGTTATTGCTAAAATCGAGAAAACCAGAGGTGTTATTTTAACATTATTAAACAAGACCGCAAGCATGATACTGATTGGTATGGTACTAACAAGAATGATTGTTGTATCAGTGAAATTGTAAAGTCGATTGAGAATAATGAGAATGATGTAAATGAGCACAAAATAAATAATAGGTATATTTCCAATTTGATATCTCGAAATGAGATCTAAGACATTAATACTGGTGGATTTATCTAATTCTACTTTTTCTTTTTCTTTTACTTCACTCATGATTACTTAAAAAAACTGATAAAAAATTTTATGATTATTAATAAATTAATGCTACTGATTGATAAATACCGACCAAATAATATTAATGAGTATTTATTTAACCAAGAAGTATTATTACGCTTATATTACTTAGCACAACATGATAATATTCCTCACTTAATTCTTGTTGGACCACCATCTTCAGGTAAATCCATGATGTTGAAACATTTATTGATAGCCATACATGGTCGTGAAGTCACGAAAACAAAAATGATGAAATTCAAGATCAGTGGTTCGAATAGCAAGAAAGATATTGAATTAGTCACCAGTGATTATCATATCGTTATCGAACCGACAAACACGAATCATGACAGACATTTGTTATCAGGTGTCATTAAACAATATGCGATGGAAAAACCAATTGCCATTATTACAAAACATCATCATTATAAAACTATTGTCATTAAACATCTCGAGAAACTATCCTACAGTTCCCAGGCGACATTGAGAAAAATTCTGGAGGAATATTCGTCAATTTGTCGTTTTATTATGATTTGTGATAATATTACGGTTATCATGGAAGCTTTGAGAAGTAGATGTCAAAGTGTTCGAGTTCCGCATCCACCATTGAGTAAAATTAGGAATGTTATTACATATATTGCACGTCATGAAAACATGGAAATGGAAGAAGCAGATTATCTTAAAATTCTGAAAAAATGTAATTACAATGTCAAAAATGCTATTTGGTTACTTGACAAAAAGAAAATGGGCGTTAAGATGATCAATTCGACTGATGAAGTTTATAGTACCATCGCACAATTAGTCATTGATGCTATTACGAATGATAATATTAGTTCTATTTGTCATGTGAATCGTTTTTTAGTTTACAAAGTTCTTGTTAATAACATCAATGGATCAGATATTATTAAATCTGTTATGGATATTCTTATTGAGCGAATTGATAATGATGCGATTTGTTTTAATATGTTAAAATTAGCATCAAAGGCAGAATTGAATCTTAATGAAGGACGAAGAGAAGTGATGCATATTGAAGTTTTTTTGAATGGTGTGATCAAAGAATTGAGACAAACCAAAAAAGTGAAGATTATTGGGTCACCTTCGAAATATTGTTTTGATATCATTATTGATCCAGAACAATTAGATATTGCCACTGCGAATGCTTTATCAATTCTAGAGAAAAGCAGTGGTCAGTAAAGCATAACTTAGTGTCACAACATCCATTTCTGATGATGCTAATTTCAATAAATAATTAATTATTTGGTCTTTCTTTTGTAAGACTAAATACTGATAAAACGGAAAATAACCATAACTAGCACTCATCAATTCTTTGTTTGGTATGAGTGTCAATCCAATTTGTATTTCTGACATTTTTTTAATGGCATAAATTTGTTTCAACCGTAACAAATCAGGAAGAGGATGGTAATGATCATAAGTTAAGTATTTTGTTATTTCTGCAGTATTTTGACCAAAGATTTCAATTAAATATTCAATTAACCAAACAATCTCAGTTATTCTGTTATCTTCAATCCAGACTTTGAAAACATTAACTTTCTTTTGTTCTGGAAAATTAAATAAGATGTCACATGGATGAACAAATGTGGCATCGAGTAATTTTTGATATGTATTCGATCCTTTACCTTTATGATCAAAGAAATATTCAAAAAAATAATATTCTTTGATAATTTCGAGTATATTATTGTTCATTAATTCCGAGAGTGTCTTTCCAGAATTGACATTAACTAACTGGAATAATTCTGGTAGAAAATTAAAGATGTTGTGTGGATGTAACATATGATCAACACGATAACTAATCTTGTACATTTCAGTAAAGACTTGACATAATGAATCATTTATATATGGTTTCTTTTGACGATACTTAACTATTTTCATTATTAGCATAGTGGAAATAATTATTCACGTTTTGTGTTAAAATGTTCATGTTTGTTTTGATCATTGATTTTTTTGGCATGTGCTCTATCTCTTTCATATGTGGCAAAAGTATCATCCCACGAACTGCTGTTACCTTCTGGAATTTCACCATAATCACCTTTAGGAATGGGTAAAATCTCAATCATTTGCATTTTATAGGCATCAGCTTCAGTAAATGGATCATCTGTTTTCTCTAACCAACCATAAAACGATGCCTTCATATGCAATGATTTGCCTAAATACATAATTTTGATGTTTGCTTTCAGTAAAAATTCATCCATTGTTTCTTGAATAAACAACAAATTGATATCACTTAACTTAATAGGATTCTCGCCTTTCGGGAAAATGTCATTCCAAGATTTAACAAATTGAGCAATTCTTTCGAGATATTTCTTCTGAACGTCTTTGTTGTATTTGGTTGGAATGATAGTTGTGATGGGTTGAGTTGTCATGTTAAATCTGTATTGAGTATCCATGTATTCTTCCTGAATCACTTTCATGACGTCACGTGCATCAGGTAGTTTCTTGGATTTCGTAAATGTAGTTTTCTGTGGTTTTTTCTCACTTCCTTTAAAAAAATCTTCAGTTTGTAATTGTTTTTTGGCTAATTCTCTGGGTGTCCTGAAAATAGGCTCTTTGTCACTGTTGTAAAAATAATTTTCCGTTTTTGATTCGAAACCTTCGATTGTTGGTTTACCTTTCTTCGTCACATTTTCAGGTACTTCTTTTTTAGGATAAACTTTAACCTGTCTGAAAATTAAATAAACAATAATTAAAATGACAATGATAATGATTATCTTCATTATTATATGATGAGAATTATTTGTGCTATTTGTTTAGACTAATATTTGTTTATTAGTGATTATCATAATTTTGGTAATAAAGGCAACGATAAAGGCAACGATAAAGGCAACGATAAAGGCAACGATAAAGGCGACGATTATGGCGACGATTATGGCGACGATTATGGCGACGATTATGGCGACGATAAAGGCGACTATAATAGCAACGATAATGGCGACGATTATGGCGACGATTATGGCGACGATTATGGCGACGATTATGGCGACGATTATGGCGACGATTATGGCGACGATTATGGCGACGATAAAGGCGACGATAAAGGCGACAATTTACTGACAATTAACCTTAATACTAAAAATTATTTCTTTAAATCATTTTTTTTTTGTAAAATAGTCAATACAATAGTCGCTAGAGTAGTTGCCAAAGTAATCGCCAAAGTAATCGCCTGAGTAGTAGTCAAAGTAATCGCCTGAGTAGTAGTCAAAGTAATCGCCTGAGTAGTAGTCAAAGTAATCGCCAAAGTAATCGCCTGAGTAGTAGTCAAAGTAATCGCCTGAGTAGTAGTCAAAGTAATCGCCTGAGTAGTAGTCAAAGTAATCGCCTGAGTAATCATTAGGGTAACAATAATAATAGTCGTCAAAGTTATCACAACAATTATTCTTCAGGATTTTCTTCTCCATAATCTTCTGCATTTTCATCCTGCCATTCTTCCTGTTCCATATCAAATCCTTCAACTGCTTCTTCATCTTGTTCTTTACGTAACTTTTCTTCTTCAGTCATGTTTTCTTCAGCTTGTGCTTCCATTTCCACTCCAACAACATCTTCATCAGTTGCCTCAATAGTCTGTAACCCTTGTCCACGTTTCATCAAATCAACCACAAATTCACTACCAGTTAACATGAAATTTAACAAATAATCAAATCGAATCAATTCCAAACTATGCTTCTTCTGATAAGTCGATTGGAACACATAATAAATAATTTCAACAAACATCTGACAGAAATTCATCCGAATAATTTTTTCCGGATTAGTCTTCATAATCTCAAACATTTGGTTAATCAGATAATAATAAATTACATTCGACATCACATCATAATATGATAATATCTGCACATTAATAAATTCCGATACTTCAATACTCGTCGACTTCCAATCAATTGGCAATGTCGTAAAATAAAATCTCATATTATTCCATGCCTCCATGAAATGTTCCGGTAACTGCAATTTATTATTCTTCTTGTAATTTTTCTCCATTAAAACATGTAATTGTGTCATAGATACTAAAGGTATTATTTTGGTACTATCTTTCGTAAATTTCTCACTTTTATCTGTCTCTGTGGTCTTTTCAGCAGTCTGCAAGTAATTATCATAATTTTTAATCCCCATCATAATCGTAAATATCCGATGGACAGCACCTTTCGTCTTATTTAAATGATCATCAATCTGAAAATTCATTCGATTATAAAAATCATCCTTCATGACCTCTTCTAAATGCACATATTGGTCAGGATATCCTAAATAATAGAATTGTTTCTTAATACTCCAGTTAACTTCCAGATATGTATTCGGAATATTCACAAATTCATAATTTCTTTGTCCTTCTCTATGCCCAATCAATTTAAATGTCCGACTATCATAAAACACCTCAACATCATTATGTTTGTCATGATACCAATACACATTTCTCTTAAAAAAAGAATGATTCTCTTTGTAAATCATCTTATTCTCACTATCTCTCAAAATAATCGGCTTATCAAGAAGCGCTCCATTAAATTTATGATTAATAACAAAAACATCATCACGCAAATAAACTGGTGTTGGTCCTAAATTCAAATCAGTATCAGTACCCAAATATTCTTCTAGCGTATCAATCCATTTCTTCAGAATATGTTGTAACGTACCATACATACTTTCCTTATTCGTCTTCTCATAATCTTTCAATAATTCTGTAATCATCGTTTCATAATGTTTGTCATATTCATCCGCATCCTGATCTAATTTCGACATCTCCTTGAAAAATTCATCGAATTGTTTCTGTCTTAACAATTGTATGTTATGAAGCATTTCCAGTAATTGCTCATTCGTATACACCTTATTTTCACGTTGGTGACAATGTAAACATTTAACCGACGAATTTTCCTTATCTGCTTCCTCCATTTCTAAAACAGTCATATCAGCATCAGAAGGTGGCATCGTCATTGTCGGTATAGGTGTTGTATCCTGTAATGGCAAAGCAGTGTTATCAGCATGCACAGGCAAATTATCATTAAAAATATGGAAACTACCATCAAGACATCTCTTCTTAGCAACATCTTTCAAAACTCTGAAAAAAATAGCATCTTCCATTGACACAACTTTTTCGTCATGTGTATGATCCATCAAGTTATAACCACATATTTGACAAATCATCGAAGTTGCCTTTGATTTTTTACCAAGTGGCCATTGATGAGCAGTACCGGTTGGACAAAATGCATTGGCATCAAATTCGACATTTCTCTCAGGCGAGATCAATGATTCATTAGTGTATGTTTTCTTAATCAGACGTAATGGTGTTGGCAACTTAAATAAAGGAAATGGCAAGAATTGTTCTGGTGTGAGAATAGGAATAGTATTTTCCTGATACTTCACTTCACTAGGAATATATTTCTGATGGTGAGTTAACAAGTATTTCGTGATGGATGTATTCTTCAGTAAGTGGTTCATCTGTTCATAGATTTTCACCAGAAAAATGGAATAAATATGATGATCAGGATCAGTATTTTTCATGTTATTGTATTCATCGCAAATACCATTCAGTAAATCAACCACTGAATTGTATATCACTTTCAAATAGGCAAGACTTGATGAGCCAACTTTCGTTCTGTTCTCGTTCTTGGGAATATACCATCTCTTGTAATAAATAAGCAAATAACCACACACAAAAATAAGATAACTCATAATCGGAAAATCATTTAAAGGAATTAATTGTTTATCAGTTGTATTTTTTCTGATTTTGAGATCCTTAATGTTTGGCTTGACATTCTGTTCAAATTGATAAATATTCACAATCTTATTCGAGAACATATTGGCAATCTGTGGTCCATTCAATTCAGAAATAAAAAGCAAGACGAAATACAAAAACATATTATTGATCTTCCATCTGTTAATTCGGCTCGCATCAGGATTATTAGGATCAATCTCGAATTTCAAAATCGAATCATCAAGTTCGAAAAATGTCACCACACTGAGATTATTCGTCTGTTTCTGCTCTTTCTTCATCATTCTCGTTCCATGTGCATTCATAATATCAATCATTGTTTTGATCAAACTCTTCTTCTTGTTCATCACCTCACCAGTACTACCAAGCAACATCGACGTCTCAGTAATTAATGCAAATTGCTCGATTTGTTGGTACCAAAACCGAATAATGGTGATATATTTGCGATAATCCCTCATATCTTCCAGTCTTTGATCAGATGGAATGTAAGCTGTAATAAATCGTTGTTGTGTATTATCGTAGGTACCATCAATAACATACTGATCAATAGGTAAAATACGAGAACAAATCTTACAGATATATTGACCATTAGTGAAATTCTGTAAACCATAAGTATCAATAAAATTAGACATTTCAGAATTAAGTAATTTGAGATCATCTTTCATTCTGCTAATTAATTTCAATTTGTAATCATGCTCACACGATGCCTTTGTTTTTGTCATCCCATGTTTCTTGACTTCTGTCTTTGCTTTTTGTGGATGCAATGGGTTGACAGTATCAACGAAAATACGATAAATATGCTTAATGACTTTCGGATGATACATTGGTAGAACAAATTCAGGAGTAGTTAGTTTAATAGTGAAAGCAGATGGTTTCTTGTTGTGATAATAATTTTCAATCACCATTCTATGTTTATCAACTTCAGGAATATCGAATTGATAATGACGTAAATACATTTCAACTAACCTCATCATATCGATAATATCAATATGCTGATTAACAAACAAAACATGTTGTAAATGCTCAAACAGATATTTATAAATTTTATCATGAATGTATCCATTAAGGTACTTAATGTTTTCTGATAGACTGGCATTCGTAATATTCTGATAATAATCTGATTTAAAAACATCATCATTGACATTGTAAAGCCAGTAAATAACCTTACTATCCAAACCAGGATTTAATTTTTGTAATTGCTTGATATCATGATAAATTTTCAGTTTATGATGAGTGTAATCAACTGTGAAAGTCTTAATGAAAAAATATTTAATCATACGTAAATACAATTTAAGGCCATTCTGGGAAGTGACTGATTTTTCGCCATAATTAATGGTAATTGTCCTGATATCAACCAAATCACTTTTACGAGCACCACGGATGGATTTTCGACTAAAAGGTGGTAAAGAAAATCCAAGAATGTTTAATTGTATTTCTGGTCTCATTGTTCGTGTTTCAATGAGATCTTTCGGACTAGTCGTTTGGAATTCAATATTGGTAAACCTGAGTAATTCGACGACATATTTTGTTTCGACGAGAAAAGTGAAACCTTCGTGACGTTTGCCATTTTTATCATATGGTAAATCCTTGAAATTTTGATATGCCGATTCAATCAGCGATGACATTTCAAGATAATTATCGCTGTTATCACTAATAGTTTTACTCTCAGCCAAAATTTTATTGAATGACTTTAATTCTTCAATGAAGTTAATGGAGACGACTTTACGATACATCAATGGTGGATAGAACAAAGAAAGGATATTTTTTCTCATTTCGGTATTTTTAGGATCAACAGAATAATATTCGGAGACAAGTTCATTTTTATTGACAATGACCTGAATACGTCTGTTATCTTTCTTCTTATTTTGTTGCAGATAAAGACTCGGAAGTAGATTTTTCCTCAATGGCAAAATCTGATCAAATTCATTTTCTATTTTTTCACCATCACGATGATATCTGAGGTAGTCATCAATGATAGGCACGACAAATGGAAATTGAATCAATTTGACATTTTTGATATCCTGATCTTCTCTCTCGAAGACCACAGGATTATCATTAATAAATCTGTACAAACGCTTAACAAATGCTTCAGGTTCATCAGAATAATATTGTCTAAATGTCTCGTAATCAATAACAGATTTATCAACAACTAAAATATCAATATATGTATATCTGTTATCAGCATCATTTTCCTCATTGACAATTTTCAGAACACTATTTCTTTCTTGCTTCTTGTAAATATCAATGAAGACAATCGTTTTAATCAATCCAAATGGATACACGTCGACTACAGTTTCATTGTTTTCAGTGACTTCAGTGAGCAAATTATCATTAATCCATTGTTTTCCGAGTGTATTCATAAATGATAATTCGGCTGGATAGATTTTAGGATCAAGTGCATTAATTTCCACGTCGCTAGCTAAGAGAAATTTACGTAGATTCTTGATAAATTTGAAATACTCGATAATTTTGGCTGTATTCTGGACATCGAAAAAATTGCGAATAGTGAATTTACTGGTTTTCTGTAAATCGGAGAAGGTGAGGAAATTTTTACGAAATTCTTTGATACTATTTTTATCATTAGGATAATAGAAAGCAATCATGAGGAAAAAATAGTAAACGATGTATCGATTAATAATTTGGACGATTTGTTCTAGATTTTCACTATTATTGATGATACTACTTAGTTTCGAATAATCGATATTATCGATGTAGGTTTTGAGCAATTGGACAATTTGTTGGTAATAATCAGAGAAATTTTTAACTGTAATCAATTGTTCAAACAACTCATTGTTAGCTAAATAATTTTCATGAAAATCATCTATTAGATCAGCTATTATATTGTCGACTTCATTAATGTAACTCATTAATTATTCTACTAATTTACACAGATATTTGATTAATATTTTACAGATGTAAAATATTAATTAATTAGGCTTCACCAATCTGATCAAGAATATTATTATAGACATTAATCAAATATTGCATCACGTCTAACAGAGCTTCGATTGGATCTTCAATTTTTGATTTTTCCTCTAATTTGTATTGAATCATAATATTATTGACAAGTTGATGTTTCATTGTATAACTGGCTTCACTAATATCTTTCGATTTTTTCAATGTGGTTGAAAGCAAATTTCCCATCGTATGTTCTTCACCATTAATATTAATTTCAACCATCTGATCTTTCGTAATTTTATTTCTGTAATTACCAGCAATAAATTCCATCAATAATTCTAATTTACGAATTAAAATAGCACAAGCTTTCTTAAAGATTTTCTTAGGCGAACTTTGTTCAAGACTTTCATATTTGATGAAATAGTGATTTGAATTTTCCTCAAGACTGACGGGTAAAGTTGTGGCATTATAAATACCATTAATGATACTAATTCCAAGAACAGCTTCAGCTGACAAATTAATACTTTCACCAGGTCGCAACATAAAGAGATCGATTCTCGGTCTCTTTTTGTAGGAATTAGAAACTTTGCCATTGATTGTTAATTTAGCATCATGTGTTGTGGCGAAAATCGTCAGAACAGGATCATTGTTAATTTTCGAGAGTGACATAACAACTTTCGGAATTTTGTTATTTTCAGGATCAGATGAACCATATGTTCCGTCTTTGTTAATCATGACGCCTGCTAATGATTTATTATCAATGTCTTTGATATCTTCGTAGACTTCTTGAATGAATGAACTGTACATCGTTTTATGTACTTCAGTTGGTAAGTAGGCTTGTGGATCCATAATATACTCGTCAAATTCAATATCATAAATGGGACAATTTTCGAGAATGGTCTCAATTTTATCGTTATTATAACTATTAGAATAACCTGATTCCTTTTTTTCGACTTTCAGTTTTGTCCGATGAAAACAAAAAACTGGAACATACAAAGCAATGACTAATCGAAGAGAATTGGAAATGGCATGATCGACTGACCGTCCAACCAAATCAACTCGGATATCATTTTCATTCTCTTTGTTAATTTTGATTTTGACTTTCACATCAACCTTGTTTAAGTCAATATCATCAGATGGATCATCCGATTTTTTATAAAGCACAATTTTCTCATCATTATATGTTACAGTTGGGCCCAACATTTACTAAGATAATATATATTGTTTCTTTGGATCAATTTTTTTATGAGACCTTTAGGTCGATTAAAACAAAGTGTAAGCGTAGCAACCTGTGGTAAGTGGAATACTTTTACTACGTCTACAATTTTTTTATGAGACTGTAGACGTAGTAACCTTTGGGTAAATCGATTAAAACAAAGTACAATACTATATTTTTTTAAGAAACAAGAGTTTATTAAAAAATTATTGCTTCGTTTTAATACCTTCAGAATATGTTAAGAATGCTTTTTTCCATTTTTCGTCTTTGAACAATTCGGGATCGATGCGCCAGTTAATAGTAGCAATTTTATCGAAACCTTCATCCTTTGATGGTTTTGTGAGTGATTTTTTGAATTTATGATAGACAATGTTAGTGAATTTTTCGATATTATCCATGAGCATTCTGACATTATTCAAGTGAAAAGCTAATTGCATACTTGCACCAATGATGTAACAACTGATTCTTTCATAACCTCCGTTTTTGGCGACAGCGACCCACCTGACACGAGAACCGACTGTCGGATGAGTGTTAGCTAAGACAATTGATTTTTTTGTTTTGAGTGCTTTCTCGACAGCACACTCATATTTGCGATAGGTAGAATATTCATCTCGAGTGTAGATATCATAACCGAGTTCTTTGAAGTATTTGTCGACGAGGAATGTTTTGCCGACACTGGGATAACCCATGATGATCACTAATTCTTTTTCATGGAATGTGAATTTTTGTTTTTGTGGTTTGTATTCTTTCATGAATTTGTAAGGATCGAATGACAATACTTTTGGTGGAAGTGATTCTCCGAGATAGAACATTTCTGGTGTAGTGAATGGACATTTGATGCCATATTTGGCTTGAGTGACATTGGAAATGTTAAGAGCAAATTTATAATCACCATCACTGAAATCACCTGCTTTTCCTGTTGGATAGAATTTCTGGCGATAAAAATCTTTTTCGACACGTCCACCAGCATCACCACAAAATGAGATTTTCTTGATTTTCGTAAAGCCAAATTTCTTAACTAACATGTGATACATACCTAAATTAGGTTTTCTGAATCTGTCATTACCGAAACTGGCCATGATTACCATGAATATTTTTTTGTTGAGTTGCTCACATAATGTAAAATAGACATCATCAACCAATTCTTTCCATTCGTTTTCTTTTCGTTCTAATCCTGATTGGTTGGACCAAATGACGATCAAGTGGTTTGTATCAATTAATTCTTTTAATTTGTTTTTCAATTCATCAGAAACATAAACCCAAGGTTGATCGACATGATCTTTTACTCTGGTGTAATGATGAATGATTGTGTCATCGAAATCAAAACCTGCAATCTTGACATTATTAGTGTAAGGATGGTCAGTGATGTCATCCCATGTTGTTTTATTGGTACCATTGTTGAATCCTACTAAGACACTTGCTTTTTTAGTCCAATTCATAATTATTCTAATTAAGATATTAAGTAAAATAATGAATCAATTTTTTTTACACTTCTAATGTACAAAATGTCGCAGAAAACAAATGAAACAATTTTTATCCAGAATAAAGTAAAACAATGAATCAATTTTTTTACACTTCTAATGTACAAAATGTCGCAGAAAACAAATGAAACAATTTTTATCCAGAATAAAGTAAAACAATGTGTTTAATGAATCGTGGTATTTGGTTCTGGTAATTTACGGGAATTTTAATGTATCGTAAGCTCTTTGGTATATTTTCAAGTTTTCGTTCAAATGCGTGGGATAAGATGAGGTGTGATAGTGAATGGGGTAGATTTGTTATTTCATGATCAAAAGATATACCAAATTTAATATATGTTAATGACTGTGGTAAAATGGTTATGTCTTGATTGAAAAAATATCCGAATTTAATGTGTGTTAATGTGTTTGGTAAATTTGATATTTCTTGATTAAAATAATTACCAAATGCAATGTGTGTTAAGGATTGTGGAAAATCTTTTATTTTTTTTTTGAAATCATGACCCAGAATAATGTGGGTTATTGTTTTTGGTAAATTTGATATTTCTTGATTGAATTGATTGCCAAAATGAATAACTTTTAATGAATGTGGTAGGTTTGTCAATTTTTGATTGTATCTTTCATCAAATTTAATGTAGATCAATGAATGTGGTAAATTCTTTAATTCTCGATCATACCAATATCCAAATATAATATGAGTTAGTGTGTTTGGTAAATTGTTTAATTCTTGGTTAAAATTTAATCCGAATTTGATATGTGTCAATGATTGTGGTAAATTTTTTAATTTTTTATTGAATTTCATACCAAATTCGATGTGTGTTAATGTTCGCGGTAATTTTTTCAGTTTGGTGTTTGGTCGTTTTGTAAATATTATTTGTGTTACTGATAATGGTATTTTCTGGAGTGATTGATTAAATTTATCTCCAAATGTAATAGATATTAGTGTTGTTGGCAAATTGTCCACTTTTTGGTTAAATTTATTCCCGAAGACAAGATGTGTCAGTGATTGTGGTAAGTTATCAACTTTTTGATTAAAATGTTCACCGAATTCGAGATGTGTTAATGTTTCAGGCAAATTATTTACTTGATGATTAAAATTATGACCGAATATGATACGTTTTAATGAAGATGGAAATTTTTTAATTTCACGATCAGATGCATTATAAAATGCGATACTAGTAACAGAATTTGGTAAATCGTCGACTTTTTTATCGAATCGTCCAGAAAATGAAATGTGTTTCAGTGATTTTGGCAAATTGTTGATTCTTTGATTGAAATCATGACTGAGGATAATATGAGTTACCGATTCTGGTAAATTGTTTAATTTTTTGTCGAAATCGTCACCGAAGAATGCAATATGTGTTACTAGTTTTGGTACATTTTTTAATTCCTGATTAAATTCATGACTAAATGTGATATATTTCATTGAACTCGGAAAATATTTTAATTTTTGGCCAGAATCCTTTCCGAATTCAAAATATTTTAAAGTTCGCGGTAAATTTTTTAATTGATATTTATGTTTACCACAACATTTGAGAGATATGATGACAAAAGGTATTTTTTCTAATTCATGACATGATTTTTTTTCTGGACGAAAATTAACAATTTCACAAACCTGAACAAAATGGAAATGTCTAATAATCAATAAATTTCGACACGACGTGTAACAAGTTAGGTTGTTAGATTGACTCATGTATTTGAAAACAGTTATTAGTAATTCATATGGTAATTCCAACATTTTATTATTTGGATAATGACATTATTTTTATCAATTTTTATTATTGAATTCTACACATACCTTTTTAGTCCAATACATAATTATTTTAATTAAGATCTTAAGTAAAATAATGAAATAATTTTTATCCAGAATAATGTAAAACAATATGTTTAATGAATCGTGGTATTTGGTTCTGATATTTTACGGGAATTTTAATGTATCGTAAGCTTTTTGGTATATTTTCAAGTTTTCGATCAAATGTGTAGGATAAGATGAGGTGTGATAATGAATGGGGTAGATTTGTTATTTCATGATCAAAATTAGCTTCAAATTTAACATATGTCAATGATTGTGGCAAAATAGTGACATCTTGATCGAAATAATATCCAAATTTAATGTGTGTCAGAGTATTTGGTAAATTTGATATTTCTTGGTTAAAACAACAACCAAATATAATGTGTGTTAATGATTGTGGTAAATCTGTTATTTTAAGATCGAAATCATGACCTAGTATAATATGAGTTATTGATTGTGGTAAATTTTTCAATTCTTGATTAAAGTCAGCACCAAAACGGATAAATTTTAGTGAATGAGGTAAATTCGTTAATTTTCTATTGAAGTTATTACCAAATTTAATGTAAATCAGTGATGGTGGTAAATTTTTTAATTCTCGATTAAATGCATCTCCAAGTGTAATGTGTGTCAATGTGTTTGGTAAATTATTTAATTTTTGATTAAAATCAAATCCAAATGTCACACGTGATAATGATTGTGGTAAATCTTTTAATTTCATGTTAAATTGCCTACCAAAAGTGATATGCGTTAATGTTCTTGGTAATTTTTTCAGTTTGACATTTGGACGTCTTTTAAATGTTATTTGTGTTACTGATAATGGTATTTTTTCGAGTGATTGATCAAATTGATGTCCAAACGTAATACTAATAAGTGTCGTTGGTAAGTTATTTACTTTTTGGTTAAAATCTTTTCCAAATGTAATATGTGTTAATGATTTTGGTAAATTATTAACTTTTTGATTAAATGGATTACCAAAAATAATATGTGTCAATGTTTCCGGTAAATTATTTACTTTATGATTGAAATAATGACTGAATACAATACGTTTTAATGAGGATGGTAATTTTTTAATTTGACGATCAGAATAGTTTTGAAATGAAATACTTGTGATTGAATTTGGTAAATTATTAATTTTTTGATCGAAGAAATAGCCAAATGTAATATGCTTTAATGTTTTTGATAAATCTTTTATTTTTTGATTGAAATATTCACCAAGAATAATATGGGTGACAGATTCTGGTAAATTTTCTAATTTTTTATTGAAATATTCATTGAAGACAATATGTGTCACTGTTGGAGGCAAATCTTCTAGTTTTTGATCTAATACGTTACCAAGTGTGATATGTGTTATCGAATGAGGTAAATATTCTAATTTTTGACCAGAATCCCATCCATATGCGAAATATTTTAAAGATAATGGTAGTTTTTTCAATTGATATTTGTGATTACCATTACACATGAGGGACGTAATGACAAAAGGTATTTTTTCTAATTCATGACATGATTTTTTTTCTGGTCGAAAATTAACAATTTCACAAGTTTGAACAAAATGGAAATGTCTAATAATCAATAAATTTCGACACGATTTGTAACAAGTTAGGTTGTTAGATTGATTTGCATATTTGAAAGAAGTTATTAGTAATTCATATGGTAATTCCAACATTTTATTATTTGAATAATGACATTATTTTTATCAATTTTTATCATCATTTGCTAACTACTCGACGATAACTTGGTTTACTACTTGACGATAACTTGACTTACTACTTGATGATAACTTGACTATTATGATTGTAAATAAATTCTCACTTTATGGTTATTATTAAAATAATAATTATAAAACGCATGTCAAAGATATTGATCGAGCAATCAAGTTATTGTCAAGTACCATAAATTTCCGTTTTTTAGAACAAAACGACAAATGTAATAAATTTCGGTATTTCGTGCATATATGATTTAGAAACGGTAATATATCGAAGACTTCGTGGTAAATTTTTTAGACTCTGTTTAAAATCAGATCCAAGTATGATGTGTGTTAACGACAATGGTAAATTTGTCAATTCTTGGTTGAAATAATTATCAAGTGAAATATGTGTTACGGTGTTAGGTAAATTTATTAATTTTTGATTAAAGTAGATTCCGAGACTAATATGTATTAATGATTTTGGTAAATTTTTTAATTCTTGATTAAAATTACTTCCAAATTTGATATACCGTAATGAATCTGGTAAATTTTTAAGTTCTTGATTAAAACTATTCCCGAGTATGAGATATATTAATGAATGAGGCAAATTTTTTAATTCCTGGTCAAAACCACTTCCAAATTTAATGTATCTCAGTGAATGAGGTAAATTTTTTAATTCCTGATCAAAATTACTTCCAAATGTCACATGTGACAATGTATCAGGCACATTTTTTAATTCTTGATTGAAAGTGTCACCGAATGTTATCTGTGTCAATGTTTGTGGTATATTTTTTAATTCCTGATTAAAATTTATTCCGAATGTTATTCGTGTTACTGTTTGTGGTAATCTTTTCAATTTAGCATCAAATTTCCATAAGTATCGTATATGGGTTGATACTTGTGGAAAATTATCCAGTACTTGATTATGATAATTTTTTAATTTAATATGTTTCAATGATTGTGGTAAATGTTTAAAATCGTAATTGTGATAAACGTCCATATCAATTGTAATATGTGTTAACATTTCAGGTAAATTTTTCAATTTATGATTGAAACGCGATTCGAAGACAATGCGCAATAAAATTTGAGGTAAATTTTGTAGCTTCTGATTAAATTTTCTCCCAAATATGATATATGTTAATGAATGTGGTAAATTTTTTAATTCTTGATTAAAGTCTCGACCAAATATGATCTGTATCAATGATTTAGGTAAATGTTCTAGTTTTTGATTAAAATGATCTCCAAATTCAATAAATAGAAGTGATTGTGGTAAATTCATTAACTGTTGATCAAAATTACCTCCGAAAACAATATATTTTAATGATGATGGTAAATTTTGTATTTCCCGATTAAATTGATATCCTAATTTAATATATATGATCGAATCTGGTAAATTTTCAAGTTCTTGATCAAAATACCATCCAAACGTAACGTATTTTAATAATGGTGGTAAATTTTTTATTTGGTTGTTAAAATGATCACCAAACGTCAGATGTGTTATTGATGACGATAAATTTTTAAGTTCTTGATCATAATTGGCACCAAATGTCAGATGTGTTACCGAAGATGGTATTTTTTTCAGTTCTTTATTGAAATGAAAATCGGTTGATATATTTTTAATGTTAAATTTTGAGATATCTTCATTTTCATAATTTACAATTTTATAGATTTGAATAGGATACAAATGTCGCAAAATGAATAAATTACGAGATGATTTATAACAAATCGCATTTTTATAATGACATGAATATTTCAGAATTGTTATCAATAACTCATACGATAAATCAAGCATTTGTTTAATTTATGGTAATGTTTAATTATCAGTTTTTTTACACTGCAATTGCGATACCAGTTACTATGTCTATATTTTTTTCTAGAATAAAACGACAAATGTAATATATTTCGGAATTTCGTGCATATATGATTTAGAAACGGCAATATATCGAAGACTTCGTGGTAAATTTTTTAGACTCTGTTTAAAATCAGATCCAAGTATGATGTGTGTTAACGACAATGGTAAATTTGTCAATTCTTGGTTGAAATAAGTATCAAGTGAAATATGTGTTACAGAGTTAGGTAAATTTATTAATTTTTGATTAAATTTGGTTCCGAGATTAATACGTCTCAATGATTTCGGTAAATTTTTTAATTCTTGATTAAAAAATCCCCCAATTTTGATGTACTGTAATGAATCTGGTAAATTTTTCAGTTCTTGATTAAAACCAATTCCAAGTATGAGATATATTAATGAATAAGGCAAATTTTTTAATTCTTGGTTAAAACGACCTACAAATTTAATATATATCAGTGAATCAGGCAAATTTTTTAATTCTTGATTGAAATGGTCGGCAAATGTTATATGTGTTAATGTTTGTGGTAAATTTTTTAATTCTTGATTAAATAAATATCCGAATGTAATATGTGTTAATTTCAATAAACATAAATCTAATAGTTCTTGATTAAAATCAAATCCAAATGTCATTCGTGTTACTGTTTGTGGTAATTTTTTCAGTTTCATATTAAATTTCCATAAGTATTGTATATGGGTTGATACTGGTGGAAAATTATTCAGTACTTGGTTATTATAATTTTTCAATTTAATATGTTTCAATGATTTGGGTAAATATTTAAAATCGTAATTGTGATAAACATCCATATCAATTGTAATATGTGTTAACGTTTCAGGTAAATTTTTCAATTTATTATTGAAATACGATCCAGAGACGACACGCAATAAAGACTGGGGTAAATTTTGTAGCTTCTGATTAAATTTTTTCCCAAATATGACATGTGTTAACGAAGATGGTAAATTTTTTAATTCTTGGTTAAAATCTCTTCCAAATATGATGTGTATCAATGATTCAGGTAAATGTTCAAGTTCTTGATCAAAATAAAGTCCAAATTCAATAAATAGAAGTGATTGTGGTAAATTTATTAATGGTTGATTAAAATTATCTCCAAAAATAAGATATTTTAATGATGATGGCAAATTTTGTATTTTTCGATTAAATTGATATCCTAATTTAATATATATGATCGAATCTGGTAAATTTTCAAGTTCTTGATCAAAATACCATCCAAATGTAATGTATTTCAATAATGGTGGTAAATTTTTTATTCGGCCATTATAATGTTCACCAATTGTAATATGTGTTATCGAAGATGGTAATTTGTTAAGTTCTCGATTATAATAAGATCCAAATGTCAAATGTGTTACTGAAGATGGTATTTTTTTCAGTTCTTTATTGAAATGAAAATCGGTCGATATATTTTTAATGTTAAATTTCGAGATATCTTCATTTTCATAATTTACAATTTTATAGATTTGAATAGGATACAAATGTCGCAAAATGAATAAATTACGAGATGATTTATAACAAATCGCATTTCCATACTGATTAACGTATTTTTGAATTGTTACCAGTAACTCATACGATAAATCAAGCATTTGTTTAATTTATGTTAATGTTTAATTATCAGTTTTTTCTTTCGTCTTGCAAGACGAAAGAAAAAAATGTAAGTGGGACACTTCAGTTTTTTCTTTAAAAAATTAATAATTCTAAGAAAGATCCCCAAATGGATTGGCATTAAACACCTCACGATGAACATCAATTGCAGGATTTGTCTGATTAAACCTCAGATCCTCATATCGATAACAATTAGCCGTGTTTTCTTTACACGATTCTGATTTCTTAAACAGACTCTCAGCAAATCCTGTTTGATCATTAGGAATAGTCGTCACAGGCATTGTATAAAAAGATCTCTCAACAAACTTCCTCTCAAATGGATCTCTCACATTAAAATAAAAATTTTGATTAAAAAATTTCTCAATTTGATCTGTATCATCCTGACAAGCAGGTCCTCGATTCGGGTTTTCATAATAATCAAGTAATGAAACATTCATGAATGGGTTATCCAAATCAGGTGCCATACATTTTGGATCAAGATCATTCAGACTGTTTTGTGAGAATGATTCATTAGTTGTTCCATTGGCTGAAGGTATTGAAATCAGAACTAGAAAAACAATAATCACTAATGAAATGTAAATTAGATTCTTCGAACCAGAAAATAATAAAGCTAAAATAATAACATAAATGAAAAAACGAGTTATACTATTTGTCTTTTCATTACTCGTCATGTTTTGTGTCGGATAAAATTTCATGTAATTACCATTTTTCCATAACACACTAAGATCATTGATCCATAGTTGATCATTCATTCTAATATTACTAGTTATTTTGTTGAATAATCATATATGTCCCATCAGCTAATTTAATGTAAGGTGTTCCGTCAGGTAATTTGTTTGTCTCACTAGATGTTGCTGACTGATCAATAACAACTTCATGATTACCATTCAATGACCCAACAACAGTCGGAATAGGCATTAAACCCATTTTCTGCAACATAATAAAAATATTAAAAATTTGTTGCATCTGAGCAAATGATGGAACCGCTAATCCTGCAGTATTTACCTGTTGCAACATCTGATTAATCGCAGTTTGTTGTTGTTGCTGATAATTATTCTGTTGCATTGGTTGTTGATAACCATTGTTGTTGTTATACATGTTATTCTGATTACGATTCATCTGATTATTGTTATTATTATTGTTGTTATTCATTTGCTGATTCATTCGTTGATTTTGTTGTGATTGATTGATCGCCTGCATCACCATTCTCTGACCATCATTAATCAAACTGTTCAATTGTTGTTCCGTCGATACAGTACCAGTAAATTGCGGATTACCATTAAAATGAAAAACAAAAAACGGTGGTGCTTCGGCATTATAGAATTTCACTGGTCCTTGAAAATTAGTCAAATCAATTACTAGAAACAAGGTCAATCGATGCATCTGACTCGCCTTTTGCACAGTGTTGTGCATTTGTTTACAAACACCTTGTGTTTTATCAAGGTAGAAAATAATTATTAACTTACCAGGGTTATTTAACAAGTTATCAAAAGATTTACCATCACTAATAACGATAAGATTATCCATATAATTGTATCAAACAATGATATAATTATATTCAATTGTACGCATTTTTTCATCATGAAATGAGGTATTCTGATGTCTATCAGGATCACTTTTGTTTCGCAAGATTCAGTTTGGTCAAATACTGCTCTAACAAATGAACATCGAGATTACCATTTGTGGAAGTTACATTTCGATAAAATTCACCACGATCAAGTTCATTTTCCATGATAATGTTTTCAAGTTTGTTGTAAATTTCGTCTGTTGCTTCAGTATTAACAACCGTTGCTTGGGCGTTGTTCGGGTTGTTAAAGAACATCTGAGCAATATTCTTAAATTCTTGTGGTACTTCATCTCCAGCCTTTGGGTCATTAATGGCATCCGAAAATACGGATTTAATGGCATTGACTGTTTCCTGATGATCATCTTGGTTTTTCGAAACATCACCCTCCAGTTTCTTCGAGATATCCTGCGAAATATCCATAATCTGTTCCACCATCGAACCTGGATCTCCTGACTCAAAATCATCCAATTTCGATGTAATCATATCAACAATCTTAAACACTGGATCATCTCTCTTCAATCCCTTGTCAGCAAATTTCGACAAAACCTCATTCTTCGCATCCTGAATCTTACTCGCATCCATTTTATTTGCTCCAACCTTCTTGTCAAACCGACGATCATTCTCCATTTTCGACAAGAAATTAGCAAACTCAGCATTATTCTCCATTTCCTCACGAAGAACATGCAGTTTCGCCGAATATTCATTGTAAATAGACTGCTTCAATGCATCCTTTGATGAACTCGTCTGTGCATCCGGTGCCACAAATCCATTAATCATTTGTGAAAGACAATACGTAATCTGAATTTGCTTCCAAATAACATTTTGATAAGGACCTTGTGCCAAGATATATTCAATTTGAGTATTATCGAACAACACAAATGGATACTTAATAAAATAATTCATCATCTGGTTAATATCACCATTGACCATTGCAGGAACAACCTCGTAATTCAAAATGTTCTTCTGAATATCATCAGAATCATTACCATTCAAATCAATTGGTTTGCCATTGAGCCATTTAAAAGCAAAATTAAATTTCTTGACACCTTTCCTAATGTAAACAATATCTGCCTTTTCCCACTTTGCAATGGTTGATAACTTATGAAATTCCTTATAACTCTCACCAATCTTTTTCATTTGGGGATCATCGAAACTTTTGGGTCTTGAATGATTCACCAACTTTAAAATTCGGGCACAATTCTTAGCAAAATCCTTCATGAGCTCTTCCATTTTGATTGTTATTTATAAATACTATTTATAGTTTGATCGCAAACTTTAAATGGTATCACAAAAATTAAAATCCACCCTTCTTCTTGAAATAAGCCAAAGCGTAAGTTGTCATAACAATCAATTTTTGTTTCAGCATACTTTGTTCCTCAGATGTCAACTTCAACCACATTGTCCTGAATTGCTCTGATCTCAAAAATGAGAAATTAGTGTTGCTCGCATTATCAGGCACATCAATCTGCTTATTCTCCATCGAAAGGAAAAAATCAACATCCACATTGAAAATCTTATCAACAAAAATCAAAATTGTCTTACTTCCATTATCAATCGGCAACAAAATATTCGCCTTTTTCGCTTCATTAAAGATTCGAATGTATGTTGCCGTTTGAATACCACTGTTATATTTATAACTCAATTTCTCCATGGTTGAAAGAAAATCAGCTCCATAATTATTGAAATTGATCGCCAAGACATCTTCACCATTCTTACTCGCAATATCACTCGCCAATATCTTATATTTCTCAGGAGTCCTACCAATAGCTTCAGTTATCCATTGAAATATTTCTTGCTGATTAGGCTCCTTATTCTGAACTTTATAATCATGCTTTTGATTACTCATTATATCAATATTTATACTAGAGATCATATATTTAAACACATTTTTCTACAATTAGAGTGACTATAAAGGCACATAATTATCATTATCAGTGACTATTGAAGTGATTAACAAAGTAATAAATATGGTAATCCCCGAAAATATTACTAAAATGATCACTTAATAATCACTTTAGTAATCGCCTTTATAGTCACTTTACTAATCGCCTTTATAGTCATTAACAATGATAATTGATCGCCTTATTCACAATAATAGCTATTCGAGTAACAAACAAAATTAACGTCCACTTTCCAAAAATTTATTCAATTGGCTCTTATGATTTCGATCGAATTCATCACGTTCTTTTAATATTTTTCGGACCATTTTTCCCTGAGCTTCATCATCAATTTTCTTTTCTTCACTTGGTGGTGTGAAGATTAGTAATTTGTCATTATTAATTAATTTTTTCTCATAATCAACAAATGATTGTGGTAATGCGTCATCCGTTTGTAACAAAGCAAATGAATCAGAAAAACCTCCCATTTCTGAGGCACTATATCCAATCACTGAAGAATTCATATTCAAATTATTACCAATTGATTGTGAATATGAATTATACTCATTACCAAATTGACTCAGTAACATATTCTGCTTCCATTGTTTAATAGCACATAACCATTTAAAACAATCTGCATTCTCAATCTTGGTTTGCGAATTTCTAATAATAATCGTTGGAATCACATTAATACCATTGGGCCAACCTTTATCGGTACAAATAGGATTAAAATACTGCAATAAATTTTCATTACGCATCAATGTCATTAATGTCAAACATTCATGCGATTTATTACTAAAAAACAAATAATTAGAATCAGACATCTATATTATTTATCATATTTGGATTAAATTACATTAACGACAAATATGATTTTAATAGACATTAAAATACCTCCGATTTTTTCGGATGATTTTAATATCTACCATTCTGAGTAAAGTTAGCACGTGGTTGATTATAATCGACTGTTCCGTGATTTCCATTCCAGTTGTTGGGAGTATCAGACCAGATGTTATTGCCATTACCATTCCATGCCTTATTCATCATTTCAGGTCTCATTGGCAGACCCTGAAGTCCATTAAATTCTCCGTTGTGTTGTGGTTTCGGCAACCATGGCTGTCCCCTTTGAAATGGAGGAGCCTGTGCATTTACTTGAGGCTGTCCTCTTTGATACTGAGGGGCTTGTGCATTTACTTGAGGCTGTCCTCTTTGATACTGAGGTGCAGTGGGAGCATTAGGTTGTCCTTGTCTCACTGATTGTTGTCCATATGCTGTATTTGGATCGACATTATTGGCATGAACTTGAGGTAGTGCTCCTGGAGAATAAGCACAAGGAGGAGTTCCGTCATTGTAATATGGAATACCATTTGATGAAGGAGGATTCATGTTAGTCGAAACAACTCCTGGGTTATTGGGGTCATTCGAGTGTTTCCATTGATACGCATCGGGTGGTGACCAAACTGAGGCATATCGTGGATCAAATGTATTGATGCATCCTTTGTCATAACAAAATGGCTGTTGATCACCAGAACAATTAGATGAAATAGTATCAAGACCTTTGAGAGAACTGTCAATATCAACCTGGTCAAGCGCATTGTAGGGATAAAATCCGCCACTGTGATAACCAGCAAAATTATTGACATTAACGTAACGGTTGAGATCTAATTCCCATTCTAAGGGCTGAGTACTTTGTTTCAATTCTTGTGTGTACGCGCACTTATCATAGGTTAATCCCGTAAACTGTCCAGACATTATTTATAGTATTGATAAAAAATAATATAAATAATCGTAGCCTTATTCGAAACCGTTTCTGAATGAACTGATCAATCTTGATTCGACATCAGGGTTACTGACGGGAATCAATTGTTTCTCCACTTCACCTGCCATCTTGTTAATTGTTTCAATGGCATTCCTGGAAATTTCATCATCACCAAAGAAAATCAAGGCAGAACCCTCCTTATTCGCTCTGCAGGCTCTTCCCATTTGATGAATCAAAGTATTAATCTGACTCATGAATTTTTTGGAAATATCATTCACATGTCCATAAGATCTTGAATGAGTATCGGGAAAAGCACTCCAGATAATAACACCACCAAGTGATACAACATCATATCCTTTGCTCATCGATGGTGTTGTAATCAGAATGTTGTGACCACTCTTCTTGAAATCATATGCTGATTGAATTTGATTTTTCTTACTAACATGTTCATGACCCATCTTACTCACAAGCAACATCACTTTGTCGGTACTCATTGTTTTTGACATAATAAGAGAATCGTACAACCTGTGAGCAAAATCATTGTTTGGCATAAAAATAATCACCTTCGAGATATTGTTACTAATAATTTTCTTCAATTTCTCTAATTTCACTTCGAACATCTGATTTTCTCTGTTATTGTTATCATGATATCCTTGTTGTGGTTTGTATCCACGATGCTGAAAATTATCGAATCTCGGATCATTCGGCTTGATAAGATAATAGAATTTCTTCAATCCACTAATAATTCTCTTTGATGGATTAACAGAAACAAGTGTAAACGGAATAATCTTCGAATCTGTTGTTCCATCCTCATGTTTAATAATCGTTTTTCCATTACCTTCTCTTTCAATGATGTTCATAACAATACCTGATGATTCCTTTGTCATTGTCGCACTAACAAAACTTTTGTAAGCATCTGATGGGATGTTCTTCAGAATCTTCATGAATAATTCAACATGAATGCAATTGTTCTCACCGTCACGACGAGTTTGACGATTCAAGGATTCATCCAATTCATCCAAAATGCCGTCAAACTCATCAATGACAAGAAGAACAATTCTTTCATTCGGAATCTTGTTTCTAATGGCAGATTGATATTGATGTTTGACTGTCTTTTGCACTGAATAATCACCAATTTTACCAACAGTACCAACAATAATCGTCAACTTAGATGTAATGAAATTAACAACATCAGTATCACAGAAACGACTCATTCTATCATTAACCATTTTTTCGAATGACTGTTCATCGCGGTTAACACCAGTAATGACGTTAGATCTTCTAGCGTCATCGACAACACGATTCTTTCCTCTGGATGACTTCTCAATATTTGCACTGATTTCCTGTCGAACGGCATCTTCATACTGAAGTTTAGCATTCAAGACAAAATCTTCAGCACTTCCTTGCAAAATATTGTTCTTGTCAGGTGATTTTGGCAACATCCAATCACCAATAATTGTCATATTATCAATATCATTAATATCGTCATCTTCCCTGATTTTTCCCATCATACATCCAATGGTAATCAGAGACGTATGAGGTTGATACTCATTCACTTTCAATGGATCGAATCTATCTTGTCTAATCTTGTTGATGTGTTGAATAATTTCATAAAATCGAATAAATGTTTGATGTGCCAATGGTGCTCTTGGTTCAATAATAATACTTTGTGGTCCATCAACATCAGGATGAATAGACATTAAAGTTGTCAGAATGTAGTATTCAGTCTTACCTTGACCAGAGTTGAAATACAAAATTCCATCACCAAAGAGCATCGGCAAGATATACATTTGAGGTGCTGATGGTTTAGTAATGTCACGAATATCCAGTGCAGAGACAATATCATTAACCCATTGAATATATTTTTCAGCCAAAATTTGTGAAAGCTCAATCTTGTCTTCCTGGCGTTTAAGTTTCAAGGCATCATTTTCATTGTTTGTTTGAGGAATATTGAGTGTCGTCAATCCTTCAATTTCAGAATCATCAACCGGAATCTTCAAAACATTCAAGAGCAATGTCTTTCTGACTTTGTATTCTTCGATCTCACCTGTTCTCTCACGTCTGACCAGTTTCTGTTCCCAATAGATGTTCAAGTAATCCGCAGGATCCCATTTTGGAATGAGTTGTTTGAAATCAGTCATTTTCATTAATCCATTGAATTCATCATTCTCATCAACAATGAGTGTTGTTTTGTAATAACCATGTTCACGACATTCTGAGATAATTTTATTTCTAACATTGATGTTATCCAAAAATTTAAACTGTAAATCAGATTTGTTAGATTCAACTTCATCGAGACTGGCAGTGGTAATCATTTTCGGACTTCTGCCATCTGATCTGACTTTCTTCAAATCAGAAAATTCTCTAATCAATTCAACATTAACTTCCTTGCGATAACCGCCACGATCACCTCGTGAATCATTCCTGAAATCATCTCTTGAATCATTCCTAAAATCACTCCTGAAATCTTCTCTCGGATCACTTCTCGGATGCATTCCTCTCGAATCATTTCTAAAGTCACTTCTGGGTTGATCATTTCTCGAATCATTCCTAAAATCACTTCTCGGTTGATCATTTCTCGAATCATTCCTAAAATCACTTCTGGGTTGATCATTTCTAAAATCATTTCTTGGATGATCATTTCTCGAATCATTTCTGAAGTCATTTCTTGGATGATCATTTCTTGAATCATTCCTGAAATCACCTCTCGGATTACTTCTAAAATCATTTTTTGGTTGTTCATTGATTGTTGGATTTTCACGACTTTTTGAAGAAGACCCTTTCCTCTCATCTCCACTCATCAATGCGTCGTAATAATTCGTTCTCTGCCCTGACATTGTTCTTTCTTTATTAGATATTAATCTAATCTTTGTATAACTTAATATTTATAAAAATCAATTTTTTCCTAAGCTTTTAAGTGACCAATTATCATTGTTAGTGACGATTATGGCGACCAATGATCATTGTTAGTGACGATTATGGCGATGACTTAGGTGACGATTATGACGACGACTTAAGTGACAATTATGGCGACGACTCAAGTGACGATTATGGCGACGATTTAAGTGACAATTATGGCGATGACTTAAGTGATTATTAAAGTAATATTTTTGGGATACCATAGTTGTTACTTTAATAATCACTGGTATCGTCGCCAAGTAATCACTCTGGTTGTCGCCAAGTAATCACTCTGGTTGTCGCCAAGTAATCACTCTGGTTGTCGTCAAGTAATCACTCTGGTTGTCGCCAAGTAATCACTCTGGTCGTCGCCAAGTAATCACTCTGGTTGTCGCCTTTGTAGTCACTTACAATGATCATTGGTCGCCAAATAATCACTCTGGTTATCGCCTTTGTAATCACTTACAATGATCATTGGTCGCCAAAGTAATCACTTACAATGATCATTTGTTTTTCCACCAGTACCACAAATCAAATATAGATAATTAATATTAGAGATGTGTGACAGAACCGGTCCTTGTGGTACTGATAACAAAATTGTCAGACTTTCAGATAAATTGAGTTATGTCGATGATATTGATGTTGCACTTATTTCAGCAGTTGCGACCAGTGATGCCAATATTAAAATTCTCGATTTTCTAATTGATTCTCTTGATCCACAACAACGAGAAATTTTCAATGTTCCATTCGATGGTCTGAAAGAATCATTTTCAGAAATTACCGTCATTTCAAAAGAACAATGGGATAATCAAAAAGAAATCTGGAAAATTATCGATGAACCTTGTAATCGTTCTTGTGATAAACCATACGAAAAACCTTGTGACAAACCTTGGTTCCCTCCTGTTTTTCCAGAAAAGCCAACATGTTGTTGTGATAGATAAAGAAATACAATCATATTTGTTTATCTTACTATTTATAATCATTCTCATCAAGTCGTGTCGAAAAACCACCTCTTGGCATATCATTCCAAGTGAGATGTCGTGGATCTTGTGGATTAAAATACAAGAAATCAAATCTATCAACTGGATTCTCCATAATTCGTCGATTACCTCTCTGTTTCGTCATCTGTCCATAAATTAAAGGCGTCTCAATATTAACATTCTTCGTCTCTCCTGGAAATCTCTCCATATATTGACGTGCACTCACACCTAAATCATCCAAAGCATCATAATTACTCTCCCATTCATTCGAATATTGCTCCAAATTGCGTGCTTCCAATGGTGCTTGTCTCGATCCATACTCATAAGGATTATAATAATCTGGATTCGAATTACCAGTACCATAAGGATTTCCAAATTGATCAAAACCAGCCCTTGAATTATGTTGACCATTTTGTTGTTCATTCCAATTACTACCATCAGCAAATTGGTGCTGAAAATTTCTCTGAATTACCTGATTATCATTAAATCGTCTATCATTAAAACCAGTATTTCTATCATTTACATATGTTCGATCATTGTTATAAGTCTGTTGGTATAAATCACGATTCATTATTAATTTAACAAGATAATGTTTTAAATAAGCAAATGTTCAGACAATCACTTCTTATTCCTGTTCCTATAGTTTTAGATAATGATGTTAATATTTTACCATTTGTGAAATATATGTTCGATGTCAATAAATCAACACAACAAGATAATTTACTTATGAATTTCCTCCTCCATCAAAATGATATCAATGCTAATCTGATGTTACTGGCAGATCTTTTCATTACATCGATTGAATATATTGGATCATATGCTGAAAATAATAAACACTACTTAGCACATAATGATTTTGATAGACATCAAAATACTTCATTTCATGATGATTCTGATAGACATCAAAATACCTCATTTCATGATGATTCTGATAGACATCAAAATACCTCATTTCATGATGATTCTGATAGACATCAAAAAACCTCATTTCATGATGATTCCAACACAAATAGTATTCTTGATCTTGTCATTAGGAGATTAAGTCTCTTCAATATTGAGGTTGTTGTTGAAGAAATCAAGACGAATATTTATGAATTTCGCAAATCAGGCACCTATTATGCCGAAATTGTCAAAAAACCAAAAGAATATTTTATTAATGGGCAAACTATCTTGAGTGGTCAGTATCACAAGATCATCTATAATGATAAAGTCCCCATTAGTTTTAATATCTTTCTCAATAAATTTTTGTTTCGAACTGAAAAGAAAACCTATTTATTATATTTTGATTGCTAAAAATATCAAGAAACTATAACTAATGAGTGGTCCTGGCTATTTTGCTAATTTGCGTAATGATCGTCAATATATTCAAGAAGAAACCGGACGATCCGTTGCTCCAGGTCTATGGCGAATGGATGCAAATCCCTATATCAATCTCAATAAATGTCAACCCATGAATGGTCCTATCAATAGTTCGAAAAATACATCAGATGTCTTTTCTCGTCAAGTAGATGTTGCCAGTATTCTTGATGGTCGGTCGAAACCCAGTACACTTGCTAATTATGGATCATTACCCGACACACTTGATATGTTTCAATTAACCGATCTTCCGGAATGTGAATGGTATCGTGACACTCAATACTCAAGATATGATACCCCTGCACGTGATATTCGAGGAATGGCAACACCTGATATGAGATTAGACTACCCACTCTTCGACCCTCAATGCCAAATTTTCGAAAATTTCTCACAAAATACCAGACAACAAGCCAGAGATAACTTTCGTGCTACTTGGCAAGTCGGTATTGATAGTAATTCTGATAATTATCCTAGTGATCGTCTCGGTCGCACAATGAGTCGTGACAATGAATATGATCGAGCCTATTATGGTGCTAATACTCGTTAAGTATTTGTTCGATATTAATCTTCTATTGAAGATATAAATATGGAACTTGCATTAATATTCGGATTAGGATTAGTTGGTTCATATTTTGTGAATGAAAATACTAATTCTGATCCTGATAATCCAGAAGATGGTGAAATCGATGAAAATAAAATTCTCGAAGACACAAGAAGACAATTTAAAAACAAAGTGATGAAAAATTATTTCGATAGCGAGGAGGATAATGGTAGTTTTATTCCTGAAAAATACAATCAGAGAAATAGACAAAATAATAATATGCGAATGAAGAATGACTACAATAATAGATTTGACGCAGATACATTTATGAAAGATCATGGTCGTGATATCAAATCAGTCTTTGGTCAGGAAAATGGCGAATATCAAGATTCTTATTTTGATCGTCCCAGTCCTGTTTACGATGAACCCAATGCTCTTTCGTCATTTCCTAATCGTCGTGGCTTCGATAACGCTGGAGGATCCAGCATTATTGCTGGCGTTCGCCGCGATAACGCAATACCTAATTTTGCTAATTTATCAGAAGGTAAAAATTTCACATCAGGATTTCACAGAAACAGAAATGGTTCCAAATCCTATGATTCATCGACCGGTAAATTACGTAACGGTGTCGATAAACCGACCAATATGGATGCTTTTTATGAAGGACAATCATTCGATGCTACTGATGTTCCATCTGCAGAAAATGATGTCAATGAAACATCGAATATGAGTCGTCTTGCCTTAATGGAAAGAGATATTGCCTCTGATGGCAATTGGTCGTCTTACCAACAAAATGAATCGATGACACTCGGTGTTATACCTGATGATCAGATGTATCATAACAATATGATGCCATTTTACAAAGATAAAGGTTCTTATGGTCCTAATTCTGACGATATGAGTGAAGTCATTCATCAAAAGAATGAATTGTTCAGTGGTCGTCTCAGAGATTCATGGCAAAAGAAACAAGAAACAACTCGCTTTTTCAAACCCGTTGGTGATATGACATATGCTTATGGTACTCCTAATGTTACTGGTCAAATGCGTGACAGATATTTCAGTGGTCGTTATCATCAGAATGAAACCTATTTTGACCCTATTCGTGTCAGTAAAGGTGTTAATTTAGGTGCCGATGAAGTTGGTACTCATGGTAATCATTCTATGTGGCGACCAACATTTAAAACAGTTGACGAACTTCATCCACTCAATCAAGTCAAAACAAGTTATGCCGGTCGTGTCATCGAAGGTTCAAGAGGAACAAATCGACCTATCCAAGCACCCGTCATTAAATATCGTCCTGATGGTTTTAAAGAAACAACCATTGATGATATGTTACCAACAGGTAATAATGATTTGTCAGCTCCTATGATTCGTCCTGAGTATGATATTCGTGATACTAATCGTCAGTATCAATTGACAGAATATACTGGAATAGCCGGTGCTGTTGATTCTCAAGTCCAACAAAATATGCCTGAACACATGAGACCCAAAATTAAATATTCCACCAGACAAAATTTCAAAATGCCAGATCCTCTCCAGAAACATTCCAAAGGCGAAATGCCATACGGTGACAATACTAACAACATCAATTCGTTTCATGTTCCTGAAAATATGAGATCATACACTCAATACAATGATCATCATGGTCCCCTTTATGAAAATTCTGGTGACCGTGCACATTCCAGTGATCCTGCCAGAACAACGACCGCCGAAACAACACTTCATTCAACAGAACAATTTTCCGTTCTCACACCCAATACTCTGCGTGGTACCACTCAACCCATGCAACAACTCAGGACAACCCTGACAGAAACAACACTCGAATTACCTCGAAATTCATACATGCAACCTGAAAATAGTGATCCTCGTGTTTATTCTAATGATCCAGCTCGAAATACGATTGGAGAACTACATAATTCTGTCGGACGCCCTATGTTTACTGATTTGAATGAAGAACAAGGTCGTGTTCAATCCAATGATGCCAGAATAACAATGAAAGATACCACGACACCATTGGAAAGAACGAAATTTGTCACACCAGTGGATCAAGAACGTCAAAGGGCATTTAATCGTGATAAATTACTCAGACAAACAATGGGAGAACTTCACAATACTGAGAAACGTCCACATTTTATGGATCAGGGTATTAATGAAACACGTGGCTTCAATCGCGACGAATTGACCAGAACAACAAATGGCGAGTTATTTAATACAACTGCAAGAAATAATTTTATGGATTCTGGTGTGAATGAAACACGTGGATACAATCGTGATGAATTGACCAGAACAACGAATGGTGAGTTATTTAATACAACTCCAAGAAATAATTTTATGGATTCTGGTGTCAATGAAACACGTGGATATAATCGTGATGAATTAACAAGAACAACAAATGGTGAACTGTTTAATACAACTCCCCGAAATAATTTTATGGATTCTGGTGTGAATGAAACGAGGGGATACAATCGTGACGAATTGACAAGAACAACCAATGGTGAATTGTTTAATACAACACCAAGAAATAATTTTATGGATTCAGGTGTAAATGAATCTCGAGGATACAATCGACAAGAATTAACACAGACGACTAATCGTGAATTACATAATGATATTAATCGTCCTATGTTTGCGACACCAGTCGATCAAGAAACACAAAGAGCATTTAATCGTCAGGAGCTCCTAAGGGTGACGAATCGAGAATTGCATAATGGTGATAAACGACCAATGTTTGCAACACCTATCGGACAAGAAACACAAAGAGCATTTAACCGTGATGAAATGTTACGTGGAACGGTGAGAGAATTGCATAATAGTGAGAAGAGACCAATGTTTGCATCACCAAATCAAGAAGCACAGAGAGCATTTAAGAGAGATGAATTGTTACGAGCGACAACAAGAGAATTACATAATACGACAAAACGTCCTGAATTTATTGATCAACAGAATGCTAAACAAGGTCAAGCATCTGCTTATAATAGGCAACAATTGAGATCAACAACGGGTGAATTACATAATATGATTGAAAGACCAAATTACATTGATTCTGCGAATAGTCGTGAAGGTAGAGTGATGGCAGAAGATGGTGCCAGAACAACAACGAAGGAGACGACAATGCTGGAAAATTACGTGGGTGCTTTGGGGGGTGATGAAAAAATGGTGAGTTATGATTCATATTATCGGATACAGACAAGTGCGAAAAGGGAGGAATCATTGAAGGGAAGAGCACCGACGAATTCTGGTCCTGATTTGATTGCTGGTGCTTATGAAAGAGGTGAAGCATATTTACGTGATGATAATAATCCTGGTTCTGCTCCGAGAAGAGGTTATCATTATAATTCGACGTATAGTCGTGCACCGGTCAATCTGACAACACATAAGGTTGATTTATCTGGTAAACATTCAGATTGGTTTGATCCATCAATTTTGAATCAATTGGATACGAATCCTTATGTGCATACTTATTACAAAGGTCCTATTTAAGAAAATAATAATTTTATTATTCACTTAAATTTTACCTGCCTTCTTCAATTCAAAGAATTTCTTGATGTTTTTTTGAATGGTTCTGAATTTTAAATTGACAATCGTAATATGTTCATGATATTTTTCGAGAATTTTCTGGAGATAGAAATAAGATGAGATGATTTGTTGTAGATTTTTGGCGCCAGTGACAACAATTGATCCTGTTTGAAAAACATAAATGAAGATTTCGTGGAATGTTGGTCCATTGTTTGGATAGTATCTGTGAGTAATATTGACACTAGAATGACCACCACTTGGATCGAAATCAACAATCACTGGACCAATTTCTGTATCTGCTGTCTCTGTATTATGATTCTTCTTGAGCAAATGATATAATTTCTCACGATTGACTTTAATATCAAGTTTAAAACTGGAGTTAATCATGTTGACTTTGAAACCGATAATTTTGATGTCTTTGTTGTAATACAAATATGATTTTTTGTTGTTTCCTTTTTTGAGTCGATTAATCAATCTTTGAGCAACTTGCATAAAACCAGCAATTTCCTTACATCCTGTTACTTGTAGTGATCCATTACGAAAAATCTTGATGTTCATGAAAGATTCGGTTGTTCTATTTGGATCATTATCGTCAGGATTGGAAGGTCTCATCAAGACGGTTGCTTGATTGTAAAAAGCAACTTTTTGTTTTTCTTGCTTCTTCTTCTTTGGTTTCTTCTTAAGATGTTCAGGAATGATACTTCTATTTGTTTCAGGATTTTCTGGATCACCATAGAAAATAGCCTCGACTTCATCATGATCTAAAACAAGATACTTGGCAAGACTCTTCAATTTGATTTTAGTGTATAATTTGCAATTGAGTGTAATAGTGGATACTTGAATATTCTTCTTTTTCATGAACTTGATATATTTACCATACAACTCTTTAGGATCACTAGTTGACTCAAATCGACATTCAGTCTCTTCAATTTTCTTCTTAAAGACCCCAGAATAATCTTCCTTTTTTTCCATAACACATGGTTCATTTTCTTTCTCTTCCTTATTTACTTTAAATGCTTTCATTTGACCCATCGCATAAAGTAAATCCATTTATAATCTTTATTTTTTTAGATATTTTTAGATCAATTTTTTTCCGAGATGGGACATCGATGAAAATAAATTGTAAGTGGAGCAACCTTTGGTAAGTGGAATACTTCAATTTTTTTCCGTATCATTTTTTTTAGATTTATTATTATTTTAGTCCGATTATCAGTCCGATTATAAGTACGATTATCAGTCCGATGATTAGTCCGATGATTAGTCCGATTATAAATCCGATTACTAGTCCACTCGCTAGTCCCACCAATTCTGCAGTAGTCGGCTCATTCTCTTTCTCTTCCTTATTAACTTTAAACGCTTTCAGTAGTGAATCCATTTATAATCTTTGTTTTTTTTTTAGATATTTAAAAATCAATTTTTTAAGATTTACTATTATTGTAGTCCGATAACAAGTCCGATAACAAGTCCGATAACAAGTCCGATAACAAGTCCGATAACAAGTCCGATAACAAGTCCGATAACAAGTCCGATAACAAGTCCGATAACAAGTCCGATAACAAGTCCGATAACAAATCTGATGTCTATTTTAATTATTCATTAGTCAAATAATTGAATATATATTTTTAATAAACATTGTGCTGATAATCGGACTTGTTGTCGGACTGATAATCGGACTGATAATCGGACTTGTTGTCGGACTGATAATCGGACTGATAATCGGACTTGTCGTCGGACTGATAATCGGACTTGTCGTCGGACTGATAATCGGACTTGTCGTCGGACTGATCAAAACAAAAATCTTTACGCTTGAGAATAACATATTTTATCAGAACTAATTATAAATAATGAGAGTATTATCATGGGATCCTGGTATTGTTAATTTGGCATTTTGTTTGATTGATTATAATTCTTTGGATGATTTTAAGATTTTGAGATGGAAGAATTGGGATTTATTGAAAAGGCCCAAACAATGTAATGGTTGTATGAAAGATGGTTCACCATGTAATTTTGCTCCTTTCTACACAATTAAAGAGAATAGTTATTGTAAAAAACATTCTTCACAAATCAAATTACCAAATTTCGAAAAGAAGTATATTACTGATACATCAGGAAAGAAATGTCAATGTAAGAAACCAAAAACAGGTGCTGGTTGTTCGAAAGTTGCCAAATTTATGTACAATAACATTCATTTATGTACCGAACATAAAATGAGTCACATGAAAAAATTAAGGAATGAATGGATTCCGGTTAACATTAAAGTTGCCTGTAAAAAAATATCGACAACTAAAATTCAGATCATGTTAGCCAAGAAATTGAATTCATATCTCCAAAAATTCAATGATGATCAAATCGACATTATCTTAATCGAGAATCAAATTGCCAAATTAGCTCCAAAGATGAAGGCCATTAGTTCGACAATTATGGATTATTTCTTAATTCGTAAAGAATGTGATGGTTATTTTGATTCAGTTTCAGAAATTGCTTTTTTTAATCCAAATAACAAGATTTGGGTCAAGAAAGGTAATTTGGTTGCTGTTCCGAAAGGTGAAAAATCATACAAACAAAATAAATCTAATTCAGTCAAATATTGTCGTAAATTACTTCATATCAAGGGTATGGATGATGATCTCGAAAGATTGGATCAAGACAAAAAGAAAGATGATAAAACTGATGCCTTGTTACAGTGTTTGTATAAAATGTCACGACTGAAAATTAAACATCCTAACAGGAACAAAAAGGATGACGACTAAACAGGAACAAAAAGGATGATCCTGATTGACATCAGAATACCTCATTTCATGATGATGACTAATTTTTATAATAGTATTAAAAAATATTATTATAAATCATCAACTTCATCAATATCAAATGATGTTTCTGTTGTGTTCGGTTTTTCTTTTACATTTTCTGCTAATTTTCCAATCACATTTTTAAATAACTCGGTCAATTCTGATGTCGTTTCAGATGCATTTTGATTAAAATAATCCGCATACATTTGCGCACTTCTTTCATCACTTTCGTAACTATCGTCAAACAATTCTCTGATATCTAACGTCATTATGTATTTGTATTCTTCAATCATTTCATCAGTGACATGATTATAATCATCATATTTTTTTCGTAATTCGTCTGATTTGATATATCCATATGTTTCACACCAATTTTTATGTGTGCTCGATGCATCATCAGCAATGACATTCGTTTTACTCAACGATTTGATGACACATAGCAAAAATGAAGTGACAATTGTAATATCATTCAAAGAAACAATCTTACGACACATATCAATCTCTTTTTGATAGATTTTTGTAAAATCATTGAATCGTCTTTCATAATCTCCAATTAAAAAAGATTTTTCGAATGTTTCATCAAAATAGTAATTGTGTTCGTTACTTGCTAACTGAATAAATGATTTTAATGTCAAGTATACCGAAATTTCATCATCTGAATAAATGATTTTAGTTATCAAACTCTTCAAAACATCTTCCATTTCTTTCATTTTACGTATGCTAACAAGCAATGTATCTATTCTGTCAATATATGACATTGGTTCTTCCAATGATTCTTCCATTATTATATATCTTTTATTTATCTTTAATCTTCTTCTGACTCATCATTGTCTTTTCTGGCCTTACCTTTCGTGATCATATTCTGAATAGTCGATTTCCGATTAATAGGTTTCTTTCTCTTGAGAACAAATTCATCATCATCAAATTCTTTCTCATTATCCACTCTTTCTTCAATGAGTGTATTTATCGGTAACATCGGTGGAAGATACATAATGGATTTCTGATTGAGTGCAAGTGACTTTTTACGATATTGCTTAATGGTCAGATCACCACCAAGTTTCTTCAAACGATCAAGTGGCGGTGCAGAATTAATTTCAATATCCATGTTGACATCACCATGAATCAATTTAAACACATGAATGGTCAGACTCTTTCTCCTTGGTGACAACGAATCATTAATAATAACATCATTAAAATACAATGCACATCCAATACTACAAAACAACTTAAGATAGCCATATTTCTTCTTGGTATCATTGTAATAATCAATCAGAGGCATAGGAACATTTTCATAATTATCCATGCAATTACGACAGACAATCTTACTTGGTTCAAAGACAAATTTCTTACCGGTATTCTTGAGAAAAATGGCAGGTTTGTTGACAACGATCATATTTTCTTTGGAAATTTTGGATTGTTTTTCTAAATCCTCAATTCTCTTCTTCAAGAAAACATTCTCTTTCTTCGATTTCGAACAACTCTGACAATGACTGTCATTTGGAATATCATTCTCGAAAAAAACATCACTTTTCTTTTCTGGCTTCTTCTTTGCCTTCATCTTCTTGTTCTTGAATTTACTGGTATCCATCGGAATCTTCACAATAATTGGTGGACCTTCATCTTCATCATTCTCTTTTTCATCATTTGAGATTGATTCTTCTGAATCATAATCTAAAATTTTCTCAGTACGACGGCCCCGTTTCTTCATCACTTTTCCAGTTTTAACGTCAGCGGTCATGTTTGCTTTAGGCATTTTACTCTTTTTTATCATTTTATTTTTAATCAATTTTTTTTTAATACAGAAAGTTAATTTAACGACTATCTGAATGATCGCTTGACTAATATCATGAATGTCAATCCATAAATATATCAAGTAATCGCCAAAATACCTTAACAAATAATACAAACAACTATTAGGAATAATGGATCCGTATTATATAAGATGGATGCAAGAACATGGCAAGTATTCATTTTTGTTACCTTGGATTGATGAAAAAAAGAAAGATACGACAGAATTTATCGAACAATATGCTGGCGAATCACCTGTCATACATACACCTCAAGTAACACCAGATATGAAAAAGGGTGTTCTCAATTGGGTGGATAACTGGATGAATAGTGTATTGAAAAGAGATTTTAATAAAGATGAAATCAATTTTCATTTATGGCGTGGAGCACAGATCAGAAGAAAAATAACCAAACAACCTTTATTACCTGAATTCAAACCACGAGGGAAAGTACCATTACGAACAAACCCGAAAAACTTACCACAATCACAATTGCCAAGACAAATTGTTGCCTCCAATATTAATCCAATGAATTTTAATCATCAAAGTAATATGCCAGCATTAGCAAGACCATTAGTCTCACAAATACCTGAAAATAACAAAAATAGTATTTTCGATCTTCCACAAATAACACAACGAGCAGTACCAACAAATAACACATCACCTGTCTTACCACCTATCAATATTGTCATTAATAATAATGAATCTGATCCATCTCGAGAAAAACGTGAATTGGTTCCCCAATATCGATATATTTAGAAATCATCAATTTCACTCATGTTAATATTAATGATTGGTCTCTCAGGCTTCTTCTCTGACTTCTTCTCAGATTTTCTTTCAGACTTCTTCACCAAGATTTCTGAAATTTTCTTCGGAGCACCTGATATCGTACCATTCAATCTTTCCTCAGGCGTTTCTGTCTTCATCGCACCAATTGATTGGTTAAATATCGATTGTGTTGGTCTGTTAGTATGAATGTTATTCCACAATGCTTCCTGATCATTCCTGTTATTTTGTGTCGATCTTTCATATGGTCTATCAAGTGGTCTTTCAAATGGTCTATCAAATGGTCTCTCGAATGCTTTATTAACAGTATTCTGACTGACAAGATTATGTTCCTCAATATGTCTATTCGATGTCTGACCAAAAACATTAGGACGATTACTTTGCATTGGTTCTTGTACCGGCATTCTCGATGGTTGTTGCTGAACATAATTGTGTGGATTATGGTATTGTGGAACTCTTGGTGCCTGTACAGGCATCTGTGTTGACATTGGTGTGTAAGCTGGTACAGGTATCTGCGTTGGCATTTGAGGAATTTGTGGTTGCACAATTGTTTGTTTGTTCTTATCATGTTGGTTAAAAATAGCCATAATTTCCTCATGCGATCCTCCGATGACTGGTGGGGCTCCGATTGTCAATTGTGGTGCTTGTGGCGGTGCCATTGGTCCCTTGACATTAGCACTTCTGGCTTGTGTTTGGGCTAACATACTTGAAATACCATTATTACCAAGAAGTTGCTTACTAAAGTGGAAAGTAATAATACTGAAAATAATAGCCACCAAGAATCGAACCTCAATGGGTTGTTCAGCCCCCTTTCCTTTGTATTTATCATACAATTCCTCAATCAGTTCAGAAAATTCATCTTGATTGGCATAAATCGACTTACCCCATCCGTCAATATCAATACCAATCGGATCAAATTTATTATTCGCAAATTCAAGACCAAAACAAAGTGCAAAGAAAATTCTCTCATAAAATTTCAGGTTCTTTACTTTACTCTCGTGAGTCTGAATATTCAACAACTCTGCCTCCATTTCATCAGGATCAGAATCCATCGTAAAACATTTACTCAATGTCAAACCCTTTTTCACTTTCTCCTGCAAATTATTATAAGCACTTGTTGCACGTCTTTTCCTCTTTTCCGGACTCTCCATAAATTTCTTAGCATCATTAATCAATTTATCATCCAGTAATGGCTTAGATGAACCCTCACGTCTATTCTTATACAATCTCTCTCTTGATGATGTCGAAGCATTTGACCTCTCAGATGTATTCGATCTTTCTGAATCACCCGATCTTTCGGAACCACTATATATATCCCTTTCTTCTTCATCTTCACGCTCAGTCTTATTTCTGTTTTCAGACTTTCTACCACCTTCTTGCCGTTTCTTTTCAGTTGTTTTTCTTTCCGATTGTTTTTTATTCTCAGATAAGCGACCATGACGAGTATATTTATCATTTGGTTTATCAGGACGTTTTTCTAATTTTCGATGACGATCGTGATCATGACGATGATTACGTTCACTTTCTGTTAATCTCATGGATTGCTGGCCATCTGAAGGTAATGAATTCTCTAATGGTGGATTTTCGAATCTTTTTTTACTCAGATCATCAATTTCATGCATAAGTGCCTCTTTTATTTTTTTAGCATTCATTAATGGATCCATAACATAATCCGTATGTTTATCAGTTATAAGTTTATCACCCATTAATCAATATGAGAATAGAATCTATATAGGAAAACACATTTTTTCACAACATTGAAATTATCATTTCTGATATAAACATAAGTAATAAATGTCATATGCCAGCATTGAAGAAGCCTGGGAAAATGATCCAATGAAAGAAATTTCCGCCGGAATAAGAGACAGATCTGTTAGAAAACAAGCATATGGCAATAATGTTCGATCGCCTCCTGTACCTCCCGTCTATCACACCGATCAATATTTCAACAGATCACCCACAAAAACACCATTCAATCTCTTTTCACCTGCCAATAAAGTCATCAATCAACAAAAATACCCTTATCGATCATTCATGGAAATGAAAAAAATGGAAAGACAAATGCAAGATTATGCTGGAGGATCCAGCCTAATTGCCAGCGTCCGTGGCGATTATCCTGAAAATGACGATGACAACGACTACAATCAGAGAAATTCTCGACGTCGTATGTATCGCCCTCGAAATGATGCCTACTACACAAAATCCGATGTCAATAATGTTATTGATCGGATACTAAATAGCAAATTAGTCGAAAATATGAGTAATGCTGATACTAGTAAGAATCAGCATTATTTATTAATTATCGGTATTATCATCATTATCCTTATGTTGTTTCTAATCATGAAAAAGTGAAATAGTTATCTTTGCTCCTTAAACCATGAAATAATCAGAAAATTAGGTGATACAAATGAAGACTTGATATAAACTGGTAATTTTTTTTGGATGTATTCTGCACAAAGGTTAATGTTAATTTCACCTGGAGGATCAGTAAAAGTGTAAACAGGTATTTCAAAATGACAATACAATTTATTCATTTTTGATTCTAACTGAATTGTACGAATACACGACTTAAAAACATTCTCAAAAAGCGTCAATTCATATTTTTGGTGTTTATCAAACATCACATATAATTCTTCTTCTGAAATCTCAGTTGAAGAATTTTTCTTTTCAGTTGGTGCATAAAAAAATGGTGGTTTGCTATTATTTTTTATTTCAGAGACATTTGCAGGCGGAGCAATCGGTTTAGCAATAGGCATAATAGGCGGAGCAATAGGTTTAGTAATAGATGTTGATGGTGGTTTTTCTGCTACTTGTACAGGTAACATCGTTTTAGAAACCGTTTTTTTATGTATTGATGGTTTTATATGATTATTTTGTTTGTGCTTATCTGACATTTAATTAAATCTAAGAAACATAAATAAGTCATGTCATCAACAAATAACTATTTAGTTAACGATGAATCTAAATGGTACAATTTAGTTTTGAATGGTGGTAGCACCAAAGGTATTGCTCATTTAGGAGTGATGTGTTTCCTTGAAGAGAAAAAATTACTGAAAGACATTACTTGTTATGCCGGTACATCAATTGGTGCGGTGATTATTATCTTTCATTCTTCCGGTTTTAGTGCTCTGGACATTTGGGATTTTATCAGTAAAATGGATCTCAAGAAATTATTCAAACCTGATATTTTTTCCAGTCTTAAGAATCTCGGGTTAGATGATGGCAAGATAATGGAAGCAACCATGGAAGATATGTTATTTGCGACCTTTGGAATACCACAAATAACATTCCAACAACATTATGATATCACTAAAAAGGAACTGATCATCACTGGTACCAATATGACTCTCAAAACACTCGAAATCTATTCTTACAAACATACCCCTCAGAAAATCATTTCTAAATGTGGAAGAATATCAGGTGGTGTCCCTATTATGTATACACCTGTCATTAATGAAAAAGGTGAAACATTAGTTGATGGTGCTTTTATGAATAATTTCCCTATTGATCTTGTACCAATAACTAATACATTAGGTATTAAAATTAATGCAGTGCTTGATACGAAATACAATTATCCAGAAGAATACATCATGGCTTTACTTAATTTATGCCAATACTGTGCCATCACTAAACCAATACCTAAAAATGCAGATATCATTGAAATCGATTTTGAAGAATCAATTAGCTCATTTAATTTTTCTCTAGATCAAGAAGCTAAGGAAAAATTATTTCAGATTGGTTATGAATCCGCTAGAAAATTTTATCGTCAGAAATTAGAATCATTTATCTAGTTCGAGTCTGTGTTGTCCCAGTTTTGCCAGTTCTTGCATAACCTGATGAATTAGACTGATTGTTTTGTCTCGGCTGATTTGGTTTCGTGTCGATTTGTGATCTATTAAATCGATCTTCAAGTGTTTCTTGACTATTCAATTCCAATCTATCTGTCACCGCAAATTTCGGATCCATTTGAGCAAGTACACTGAATTGATCAAACTCACCTGGTTTGAAATCATTGAACTTCCTTCCATTAAACTCTCTTGTTTCCTTCTTTCGTTCTGACAATTTATCTTTCACTGAACGATAAAATTTCTCATCCTTCACTGCATGGTTAGAATAATCTTCTGAACCCTTCATTGCCTTCACTTTTTCTGCCGTCAAATCAGAATAGTCATTTCCACCAGAAAATGGACTCGCAAAATACTCACCACCTTCTGTTTGACTATCATTATACAACAGACCATAATCCGTTTGATCACTATATTCTGTCATATCAGAACCATATGCACTCCATTGATGGGCTGGAACAATCGCATTCTTATCAACACCACGATTATGCACTTCATCAAACGCCTGATTAAACCGAGCTCGATCCATATGATTAAGAGGTCCATCAAACAACTTTGGTTGATTAATTTCATTAAAAATGTTATCTCTCTCTGCTATCATACTACTCAATTTTTCATTCGCTTCCTTCTGGTTAATAATACCGGTACCACTACTGTTATAGCCATGTTTATTGTCCATTTCGAGCATTTGGAGCTTAAACCGATCCATTTGTTCTTGGTTAGGTGGCTTATATTCGAGAAACTCTTTTTGACGATCAGCATCTTGTCTGAGTTGTTGAAAATCACCAGAATCTTGATCAAGCCATTTCTTCTCATTGTTATATTCATTTCTTTGTTTATCATCAGAAAGAACACTGTAAGCAAGATTAAGCATCATCAATTCCTTTTCTTTCATTGGCTTGAGTTTTTCCTCAAAATTATCAGGATGACATAATCTCAGTTTATCCTGATATTTCTTCTCGAGAAGTTTTGTAAATTCTGGTTTGAGACCATCATCGAGAGTAAGATCGAACAACTCATAGAAATCTGGAATATTTTTCTTCTTATAATATTCTTTTTGTTGTGACATTATTCTTTGTTTGATATCATTAATGTTTTTTTACCGCATTTAATTCTAAATAATATATGGAGCTACTCTATAATGAAATGATTAAAAATGATGCCTTAATTGATATGACGAGTGAATTAAAACGTCATACGAAAAATAAAAAATTAGTCAATGAATTAGTCAAAGAATCATTTACTATCTTTTATCAAAGATACATAACATTCCATTTTACAGCAGATGATAAATTCTATACTGATGATATCATTAATTTATTTGATAACCAATTAGAATTAATTATGTATCTTATTCCAATTTTTCATATGTTAGGTGATACTTTAGGTTACAAAAATGGTGAATGGGAATTTAACATGGGAATCAATCCGAAAGATGTCACTTCATCACTCGCATCAGAATTTGTTTTCGAATTTCTCTCTTTAGGTGGTATTAATGATATCAGTCTACTTAATTGGAGATATTCTGATGATAGCTTGATGTATTTAGCGACATTAGAAGTTGCCAATGATCATTCATCTGAATCATCAACGATCGATGAATTTGGACAAGCACTAAAATTAAAATATTTGGAAATATTTCCAGATCTCGAAACACGGCATCCAGGAACAACAACACGAGAAAGTTTATTTATGCTTCGTGATGGAGTTGCTTGGAATGGTATTAATTATAATAGTATGGCTATTGGTTCTGGTACATCAATGAGAACTGGTGGCTTAGGTATTATTTTTTGTGGTGAGAGAAATAGATTGAGATTGATTTCTTCGAGTATTGAAGCCAGTCGTATTACTCATAATTCGGCTGTGGCGATGTTAGGAGGCGTTACAAGTGCATTATTTACAGCTTTTGCCATTGAACAGATAGCTGTTAATCTATGGCCTCATTATTTGGTTGAATTTATTAGAGAGGATATGATTGATAATTATTTGAAAGAAAGCAGACCGAACGAATACGCATCGTATCAGAGGGATAGAGTTATTTTTCTCGGTAAATGGGAGAAATATATTACGTTACGTTTTAATGGTCGGGATAAGAAGAAGGATCAGAAAATGATGCAGAATCCGATTTCAAGAATACAATTTCTATCGGATAATTTTTCGAGGACAGAGAAGAGTTATTTTCCAGGTGCTTGTGCGGATGATAGTGTTATTATTGCTTATGATGCTTTGCTTGAATCAGATGGATCATTAGAAAAAGTAATTATTAATTCTGTTTTGCATCCTGGTGATAGTGATACAACTGGTTGTATTGCCTTAGGGTGGTTCATTGCATCGTTTTTCTCATTGAAAAATACATCGATCGCGTACAGAATGATTGTCGAATTAGAAAGAATTGAGCACTGGAGTGATACACTAAAGAAAATAATGAAGAAACAACTTCCAATTATTCGTAATGAATTACTGATTGAAACATTTTTAATCAAAACTAATGAAGAAGAGGTGAGCATCAGTTACAATCAGTGGAAAAAATAATAAATGACTAAAATTAGTCTTTTATTATGCAGGAGCGGAATTCAATCCATATCGGAATTCTCTTTGATTGTACATAGTGGTATTTTTGATGTAATTAATCAAACTTTGACGATCACGAGGACCATCATAAGTGGTAAATCCTTTGTTATCTTTCATAATGAGTGTTGGGACATGTTTAATATTGTAATAGAATGATAGTTTGCGATTTGCTGGATCATCGGCATTAACAGGTACAAGTTGCACTAGATTGTTGCCTTTGAAATCTTCAGTGAGTTCACTCCAGGTTGATTTAAAGGCATTACAAGCACCGCAATTTGGTGAATAGAATAGGTAAAGTGTATATGGTCTTGCCATTTTGTCTGTTGGTACACGAACATAGCCTCCATTTCCATCTAGTTTATCGGTGACTGGTGCATAGTGGAATTGTTCGCCAGGACCATTATTGGTACGACCTGGTGTAAAAGAATGTGATCCGTCGCCGTTCGCCATGCCTTCAACGGAAGGAGCGGTATTGTACCAGAGGAAAAAGACGATTAACGCGAGAATGATAATGATGATGAGTGTAGTGTTTTCCATTATATATTTAGAAAGATATTTTGAAGTATAACTTCATTGACATTCAGTATAAATAAGTTAAATTATGTCTAATTAATTTTTTCTATATTATAATTAGACCGTTATGACTGCTATACCACCAGCATTAAACCAGAAAAGTATTAAGAATACCATTGTAAATTTTCATGGTATTGCAGATACTGGGTATCTCACGTATGGTGAAACTAAAGAATCACTTCCTGGAAATGGCGCTACTGGCAATTCATTGAGCCCAACAAATTGGGAAATTGTTTTGGGTATGGCTGAAATGATCAAGACCCTCGAAGCACCAAACACCGCTAAATATAAATCACTCGCTCAAATTAATAGCAATTCTAGTGACGAAATTGCTAACATTATTAAGAGTGTTAATAGAGTCGATACAGCAACAATCCCTTCATTCTTTTTGTATTCGAAAGAATTTGAAGATAAAGGGATTAATTTTTTGATTCCGTCTCTATCAGGATTTGGAACTGACATTTTGTTTGCTGATAATAAACCCTCGTCAGCAGATAATAGTGCTGTTTTTGATATTTTATCAACATTATATATCATCATCTCTTCTATTAATCTGACGACGATGCCCAAATCCGAAGATTTGATTGATTTTGTCTTTTCACAAACAAAAGTGCACGCCAATGTTCTTGCACTTTTAGGTGTCATCAATGATGAATTAGGCGTTGGAAAATCTCTTGGATTTGATATTCTGAAGAGAGCTTTTATAAATGTTGTTCCTTCAATTATCGCCAGTGTTAATAAGGCACACCCAAGACAAGCCACATCTGGATCATTTGAAGCCTCAGATTTTGATTTTAGTAACACTGCATCTACCAATGCATTACTTGCTAAATTGCCTGGTTCTCCGGCACTTGTGGATGCAGGAGCTAACCCTTTTATTAATTTTCTTGATGGTCACACCAGTGTAAATGATGGTGCAACACCGACTCATTTGAATTTGTTGTATAACCCTTATATTGGCGAATACGCAGATTCGAAAGTATTTATTGACCAGAATAAAATCAAGGACGGTTATTTTGATGCTGGAGATGCCTCAGTGGGCGCAACTGGTGAGGTTCAGGCATTCGGTGGTGCTGACTCTGAGTGGGGGTCTTCTTATCTTTATAAAAAAGAAAACGATGGTGCAGACACAAATACTCATGAACGCATCGATGATGTGAATGTTGCTCCTGATCAGGAAACACTTTACACTGCACTTCGTAATCTTAATACAGCATACACACCGGCTGGTAGTAAATATGATCGAATGACAGCTAATGCTCTATTGACTACTATTGTCGCTCAAGCTTGGTCGAATAAAATAAATTTAAGAGGTAATCAATTGGTAAACGCAAATTCTTTGATGGTTGTGACTAAAGATATTACCACGAAAATGAAACTGATCTTTGCCAGATTAGAACAATTCAAATATTATTCGTACAAAATTGATGATTTTGCCACTAAATTGGGAAAACTTTTTGTTTATCAATCTGTGACAGCACCAGCACCAGTATCAGCGCCTGGCGCATCCGCAAAGAAAACACTTAGTGATCCACTTGCTAGTTATGCTTATAACGAATTCAATGCTGAGAGAGGATATTATAATAAATTTGTTAATGTTATTGATAACAATACTAATGCTCAAGTAGATTTGGGTGATGCTAGTATTATGATGAGCCCAGCGAATTATCGTCTCAATTTCAAGAAGAATCTTTCAAGTGTACAAACCGGAGGTGCGTTGTTGCCATCTGATTATTTGTTGTTGTCAGCACTTCCAGAACTTGACCCATCTAAGATTGACGGTATTGTCATTAAAACGACTACTGGATTGATTTTTATTCCTGCAAGCAATTTGGGGGATACTGCCCAAGCAACTGATACAATCCAGCAATTGTTCCGAAGTGTGTCTGGTGTTACTGGTGTTACAGGACCATCAACAGTTACATTTGGAACAACTACCGTTAATGTTGCAGGTACTGGACATGCGACAACTGGTATTGTTTTTGCTCCGGGAGCCATAGCCTCTATCTACGCCAGATTGAAGAAAAATAATCTCGACAGCAGTGTCACTGGTGTTTCTCCTTCACCAGCACAAACAATTGATCCAAATGACATCGTTGCTAAACTTCGTACTGAATATACCGATGACAAAGGAAAATGGATTTCATACGACGCACTTTCAAACAATAACACAAAAATTCGTGATTACAAGCGTTCGAAAAAAGTTAATGGAACTGATACTGACATGCAATCGTCATTTAATGATGATTGTTTGTTGATTGATCCGAATCAATGTTTGGATTTCCTAACAACATGTGCTCTTGCTGAAGGCCAAGATTTCCAAAATAATTGTGTTAAAATTGTTACTGATGCTGGATATGTCAAAAATATTCAAGGTTTGAAAGAGGCGGCAAGTTTCTCACAGAATCTTGCTAACATGAACCCTTTGGTAGCATACGGTGTTTTGTCTAAGTTTGGATTTAAAACAATGACATACTCAACACCCGCACCTAACAGTATTAAACTTGAACAATTCGAAACTTCCGGAAGCTGGTACCAAAGAATCAAAACAGACAAAGCGAGATTTGAAGATGCTTTGCTAACAGCCGGTCCTGGTGGATCTGCATTGTCATTCAATGATTTTTACAAGAAACTTGGTGAAGGCAATTTGTTGAACTTCTTTGACATTCTGATCGCAGTCACAAGAGCAAATCCCACTGTTCTGAACAAAAACTACAAACCTTTGTCTGGTCCACACAAAACTACTGCCTCTTGTTACCAACCTTCACAATATTTGACAAAGTTCGGTATTCCTGAATATTACCAACCATGTGACAAACCTGGAACACTTGGTGATCTTGATAAGTACAAGTGTCTTCTCGAGCAAAGGAAGGCCAACAAAGAGTCAGTGAATGGAACTAATTCACTTCTTCCAGATATTATTCGCAAACTTCCCAATATCTTCTCTTCTGCTAGTTTTGCGGTTGTCGCCAATCAAACTGGTGGAATTGATACTCAACCATTTGAGGGTGAATTGGCTGGTTTTTACCGTGCTGTTTTGGCAAGAATCACACAACTCGCCGCGAATAACAAAATCACTATTGATACCAGTTTGACAAGTAATATTGAATCACTGATTACTGATCTTAATGACAGAGAGAAAAAAGTCCAAGAGAGTATACTTGGTTTGGCAACCCGTATGAAACTTTATGATGTCACAAAAGGCCAAATTGATTATTTCGGTGATACCAATATTTCGACAAAAGATCTTGAGACACAACTTAAGAACCAAGGAAGTCTAGGTGCCACGAACCAACAAGTCACCAATTCCGATATGAAATTGAACAACATTTTCACTAAACTCATCGGTCAGATCTCCAATGCAGTTGAAGGCGTCAACACCCCTCATGTCAATTAAATAATATTTTTTAACTTTTCTTTTGTGAAAAAATAAAAAATATATTTGAACAATTATATAGAACATGTTAAAGTAGTCGTTAATATAGTAGTTGTCTTCTTATTTATGATAAAAAAAATTGATAAAAAATCATTTAATAAGATAAGAATTAATTAATCAATAATCAACAATGTCTAACCAAGGTTACTACGGAAATCAAGAAACATACGGATATTCTCGTCAGCCGGAATATACCAATGTTCTCCAAATTCTTTTTGATGAGCGTATTTCAGATGAAAGAAAAGCTTTTTTGAAAAAATGCTATTCTGAAAGGACTAATCATCCCAATGATAGTGGTTATGATCTCATTATGCCAGATGATTCTGAACACACTGTTAATACTAGACATCGTGTCGGTCTTGGAATCAAATGCAGAATGTTGACAAATGGAGTTCCTTCCCCGTTCGATATTCAAACCAGAAGCAGTTTTGATAACTATCCATTTGTCATGTCGAATCCTCCTGCACTTATTGATGTCGGTTATCGTGGTGAAGTTGCAGTATCATTCAGATGTGTTCAAGACGATAATGTCGTTTTTGTTAATGGTATTCCAGAGCAGAAGAAAGATAATTTTAAGTTGATTGATGGTAAGATTACAGTACCAGCAGGTGCACGTCTTTTCCAAGCAGTTCATGCTAACAGGAAACCAATTACTCTCGAATTTGTTTCGACTTTTGACGAAGCCAGAACATCTCGTGATGGCGGTGGATTCGGTTCAACAACTAAACAGCCAGAATTCTCCACTGAATCAAGACAATTTACCAGTCGTAGTTTCATCAACTAATTATTTTTAATCACTTTCTGTTCTTAAAAATAATTATCCAACATAAGCAAACACAGTCGCACCTAATCCATAAGCAACCCTAAAAATATTATAATTAGTCACATAACATCGTAATTGACATGTATTCTGATTAGTAATCGAATTATCTAATTGTAAATTAAGATTCAAATCATCAAGTTTTGACATATTACAAGAACCATTCGGTTGAAAATCTTCCGGATTAATACCCATCGAATAATCATTAAAACCGACTGGAGGCCCTCTATAATGATGGTAAAATGGTTCTAAATAATTATAATAATCGCTATTCGGTATATTAAATCTGTTATTACCATCTAATTCCAATGCCGATTTCTTGACGATGTTCTTCCCATAAAATTGTCCATCTGGATATCTCACATGAGAAGTCGTAAAATTAAATCGATCATTAATAGTCCCACCGCCGATCAACCGATCTAATTGCCCAATCCAGATAATTTCCTTACACGGATTAATCAAATTCAGATTGAATTTAATAGTTGCACTTGTCACATTCACTAATTGATTAAATTGCAATTGTTCAACCAAATACTCACCCGGTGTCCTCACAAATCTTGTCCTCTCTTCCTTAGCTAAATAAATAAAATCAACTAACAAATAACTCGAAATAAAATTCGGTTGAAAATTTAATTCAACATTCTCAATCTTCTCATTCGAGATCGGTTGCACAAAATCACCATTAATACTATTATAAATTAATGATGAAGCATCAAATGCCTTCTTACTCGACGTCTTATTCGCAATCTTAAAATAAGACAATCTCTTCTGCAAATAATCATAATCCATAACATACCCATAAACCTTCTGACCTCCACTGACCTGTTCAATATAATCACCAGGTTTCATTTGATTTACATCATGCACCAATGAAATAGAATTAGTCGGCCCAATACGATAACATTCATCCGCTCTCCGAAATTTAACATTAAAGGTGACATCAGATGATGAAAGACTAACCATCGGAAGAGCAACACCTGAATTTTTGTTCGGCCAGAATCGTAATGGTACATACACCTTGACACTCTTTTTACCATTCGTAAATTGATAGACTTCTTCAATTTGACCCACCATTTTGTTAATACCGTATGGTTCCATTCCAGTTAATTTCTCGAGAATGAATAACCACTCACCGGTTTGACGATCCATGAGTCGACCACCAATTTCCATGGTGATTTGTTGAATAAGTGCATAACCAATGTATTCAACCCAGGCAAATTTCTTTTTATTATCAAGACCTAAGAATTCAGGTACTGGTGGTAGCTCGACAACTAAGTAGGCAGAACCGATGAGATCACCTAATTTGGCAATATTACAGGATAAATTCTCATCGAAATTAGCAGGGATCGCACTCGCAAAATTCTGTCTCACTGATTCACTATTAAAATTAGTATATCTTCGATAAATCATCCGAAAAAACGTAATCTGCGGTTTACTGGTTAAATACAAATCCTGCACATTAACAGCAACTAACTGAAGGACACCAGCGACCATTTCCTAATTTAATTGATGATTATATCAATCATGAATTAACTTATACTCTCTTACTTTTTCTGGCTAGAAATTGTTCAAATACATCATTGCGTTTAACAACAATATTGACTCCATAGGGAGGAAAATCAAAATCACGATGTCTCTTAAATTGTGTTTTCCAGAAAGTAATTTGTGGTTGTTTCTCAAGATATTCTGGGTGATTTGCTAACAATTTGTCCATTTTATCTTATGACACGATTATTTTCCATACCAAAATAATTCTGGATTATGTTAATGTCAAAATTAGTATGACGTCTATACCGAGACCGAAAGAATGTCACTTCGATTGGTTGATTGACACCTTCATTCAATTTTATCATACGTCTTTCATCCATTATTAATTAGAATACAATTTTCCGTCTAAGCCACTAATCACATTCCAAATATTATATCCATAAGCTAAATGATCAATCGTTGCCGTATTACAATCATTAATTCGTGGATCTAAATAATAAACCATTTTCAATTCAGGTAACATTGACATATTTAATGCACCAGATGGATTTGACTCACATGGTTCAATCGCCCAACTATGAAAATTAACACCGGTCTCAGGTGTGTTATAAGCATACTGAAACCCTGCAACATCAGTCCATTGTTGACCATCATAATTTGGTGCGACAAACGGATGATCATATGATTGTAAATAACCATTAATGAGAGGATTAACTTTCGGATTCTCAACAATCAAATCACATCTTGTATCAATAACCAAATTATCTAAATCATTCATCCTCTGTTTCACTAATAAATCAATAACCATGTCTTCAATGATATAATTACTAATATCATTTTCGAAATAAACTGAAACAATGATTTGAGTAATAATCCTGTTTTTCATTTTTGTTGAAACAGATGCTTGTAACAATTCTGATTTACGTGACGCAGGTAAATCAGAATTTTGGATCCATAATTTCGGATTGTATGGTCCTGATTGATATAATTTTAATAAATTATTAAGAACATTATTCTGGTAAATACTGATTTGGCTGGTTAAAATATTGGTTCTTTTCTTGAGTTCATAAAGACTAATGGGTGATGTAACACTGAGACCAAATACTTGTGCTTCATCAGGCAATATTTTTAATGGAAAGACACTAAGAAGTAAATCTCGAAATTTCAAAAAATTCAAATCAACAATAATCTGTAATTTATCCTGACTCAAATAATCATGTATAAATGCTAATTCTAATGTCAAATGTGATGACTGTATTTTATGAATCAACCCAATGACATCAGGAACCATTAATTTCATTATTAATTCATTAAAATATTTTTGACGATATTCATACCAATGACATAAATTGTAATATGGTAAAACACCATAATTATCTAATTGATGTTCACCATAAAAATAAGAATCATTGTGTTTTCGTAGATTTGGTTTACGATGTTTATCCATTTTGATTAAAACAATCAGTAATTTGACAGAATTTTTGAAATACAATTGATATTCAGTTCTCTTTTTATGTATTATACCTCGTTCAATGTGATCAGTGATTGTATTGCCAAATTTACCTTCTCGTATTGTATCAATGTAATACGGATAATGATATGGAATTTCAAGATCATAAGTGTCCGTTTCGACAATCATCTTTTCATTGTAGAATAATCCGATACCTCGAATTCCTTCAGGTGTGATAATTTTCTTTGTGATACTGGTTGTTGGTATTCTGTAAATTGGTGTGAGATTCTTATCAGTCACTTGAAAGCCAGTATTTGTTTGTAATTCTTCAATTAAATACTGGAATCGATTCGCCAGAAAGATTCTTCTTTCTGTTTCTCCAAGAAAGATGTAATCAACCCATAACGTCACACCATTGAGAACAGGTTTTTTGGTCCATTGTGAGAATCGTTCTTTGTATGTCAGTTCTTCTAATTTTCTAATCTTGACAGTTAGTTCAATTTGGGTATTGATGAGATTAATCATCGGTAATGAGGCATAAATGTTACGATTAGGCCAGAACATTAATGGCAAATAGATCTTCATTGATTCTTTTTCTTTTGTATTAAAGAAAAACATTTTTGGTATATTACCAATCATTGTATCATAACCAATAATTTTACCAGGTTCGATGGTTAGATGACTGAAACTATTGATCCAATCAGAAGGGTGAATGTCAAGTGTTTGACCATTTGATGATAATTGTATTTCTTCAGCGAGAAAATGGCCTAATTTCCGAATCCACGCACATCGAGCATCACCATTTTGAAAAAAACAATCATAAATCGATTCTCTTTTTTCAATTAATTCATCAAGGGTATTTTTTTCTTTAAAAATATGATCCGTCAATGTTTTTAATCGTAATTTCATCAAATCTTCATATGTCATTACTGTGTCCAATCCTGGTAATATGATAGTTTTAGAATGATGATGGTAAAGTGAATATGCTTCGATGATATATTCTGGAAAATCAATTCCCATCATTTCCTTGAGGACTAATGGATTGAATCCTTCCATCATGATTTTCACTCTGTAATCAGAATCAATATCTAAATCATAGAGGGTTCCCTGCTCGAGAGCAAATTCAATTTCTGACTTTAATTTTTGATAATCCTGATATTTTTCGAGAGTGATATCATTCAATTTACCAATCATGTCAATATCATGTTCAAGTATCATTTCTAATTCTTGTGCTGTCTTGTGTATTTCATAAAATTGTTCTGATTGATCAAGATTTATTTCCCTCGTTGCAGAGACAATTAATGATTCATAATCAAGATCTAAATTGACTGCTTTGATTTCAGGTGAATATATTTTTTTCAGAGTATTCGGTTCATTAAAATATAATGGTGATGATCGTTCGTAAGTAATATCATGAGAATAATTTGGAACTTGTGGCAATTGAGTTAATTCTGTATATTGTCGCCACAAATGATTGTTATTATTCAAAGTTTGTGTTTTGATGAATTGATATTGGCATAATGTTTGATAAATAATGTAATCGAGACAAAAAATGAGAATGAGATTATTTGGGTAATCACAATGGTTTGCGGTACTTGAGATCTCACTAAAATTCAATTGGTCATATGCCCAGAGAAATTGGTTGAGTTCATCTTCTTGTAATAATTGATAAATGGGTGTTTGATGAATATGAAAACTATAATCAATGACCCATGTATTTTCATTTGATTTTGATAAATCAATAATTGGTGGATCTCGTGATTTTAGTTCAATACCAAAATTACTCCAGAAATATTGACGATGATCTATCCAATGCCATTTTTCTGTTATAGGGTATTTTTGGAAGAGAATATCGATCTTGTTAGTCATTTCTTGATAACAAGGTAATGCAATACGATCTAATGATTCTCTTTCGTATTGACAAGCAAATGGTACATTGTTGATAAATGGTTTGTAAACAGTGACAATTTTGCGATTGAGTTGTTTCCAGAAATCGATTTGATTCTGAAGGATTATTTTGTCATTGTCGTCTGGTAAATGTTGTTTGACTATCCATTGATCATAGATGTCTTTTTGTAGGGAAGGATCAGCCGGTAGAAAATGATATGGTTGTTTGATATTATATAAGAAATAGATGAGAGCATATTCTGGAAATAATTCGAGGAGTTTATTAATTTTATCTTGACCAGCATAATGATCTAATTCATTGAGAACTGATTGTCGTTTTTGTGCAATGGTTATTTCTTCATCAAGATTTTCGAGTAGATCGAATAAATCTGTTGATCCAAATTGTTTGAGTAATTCTGATCGTTTGGGGAAGAAAGCGTGGAGGGAGGGTAGATCGAAGACGATGTATGATATACCAGCAAGATCGGCACGGTTACCATAAATGAATTTGACTGTTTCGCCGAAATTGGCTTTATCTTCTGGTTGAATGATGACGGATTCGGTAGCAAAGACGGAATGTCGACGATATATTTTTTTCCAGAATGTTATTTGTGGTTTAGATGTCAAGTACATACCTTGAACACTATTATTGTTGGTAATCAGTTCTAGTAGACCACCAGCCATTTATTATATGTATGGTATCATACATTTAATAAATTTTATCAAAAACTATTTTTCTGGCACGTATTAATTTATTACCTTTCACAAATTGTAGATTGAGAAAATGGGGATCGAATACCAAAAGATGGTGGATTGTTGAGTGAAATGAGAACATTTGTAATGTTTTTGGTATATTGAGTATATTGATACTCATGTCTTCTCGTGGTTGTGGTAAGATACTATTGAAAAGTAAATTTTTTAATGAATCTGGAAATTGATAGGTATTATTTTCGGCAGATTGTATAAAAATTGTTTGTAATGTTGGTAAAAATGTAATTGATTGTTCATACTGATAACGAACTGGAGTATGCAATGTAGTTAGTTTATTATTTTTGAAGCAAAGATATTTGATTTCTTCTTTTTGGAGATCGAGGATGTATGGATACATCCATGGTGTTGGATGATCATCTGTTTCTCTAATCAGAAGTTCGTATTTGTCTAATTTTGAAATATCAAAAATACTTGTGTTTGGAAATGTTGGTGTTAATAATTTGACTTGTTTTAGTGATGTTAATAAATGAATATTTTTGAATTCTGTGATGTTATTATGATAACGAACAATGAGTTTATGAATTTGTGGTAAATATTTTTTATTTATTTCCGTTTCGATGTAGACAGCAAGTAATTGAATCGTTTTAGGAATGTGAACATTGAGATGATCACCCATGTAATCAATGAATAATTTTTTAATATGACGTGGCAAACATCTGATATGGGTATTAGATCGAAGAATGAGATTTTGAATTGTGTCAGGTAATTCTGTAATTTCATTTTCAAAGAGTGCACCGATCTTTAAAAATAATAATTTTGATGGTAGATGTGATATTTCTTTATTTGTAATTGATCTTCGAGAATAATTCCATAGAATCAATGATGTGATACGTCTTGACATATTTTGTTTTAATAAACATGAATTAACTGATGGAAAATGAAGTGATGTAATGTGATACAAGGATTTCGGTAATTCATAAATTCTAATGACATCACCATATCTGGTATATTGACTGTCAATACTATCGATATATTTTTGTTGGAAGAATAATTTTTTGAGATTTTTTGGTAGTTTGGTTATTTTCAGATTGAGAATCTCGTTCTGAGCACGTGGACTAACAATAAATTTGAGAACTTCAACATTATTTAATTCATTGTCTTGACAACTGAATACGATTTTTGAGATATATACCAAAATGATTAGTTTTCTAATAGAAGAAAATTTGTTCATATTGGGAATTTCTGGATTAAAAGAACCTTGTGTGATTGTCTGGATTGTTTTTGGAATGTCATATTGTAAAATTCCATCATAGATTTTAAGATGTTTGGTCTGAATATTGTATTGGTTAAAATTATGTGTTGGGTTAATATTCAAAAATGTGAAACAATTGAATTTTGAATGTACATCAAATGAATCAATACAACACACATGATTGTAATAACGTAAAATGAAAAATAATTTCGATGAATGATAGAGATGGTATTTAGATCGTTCATGCAATAATTTTGTTATTGTCACAGTTAATTCGTGCGGTATATGCATTACTGAATATGATAAATTATTTTAAAAGTTATGATATCAATTTTTTCGTAAGTAATGTGACTAGTAAGGCGACGTCTTAGGTGACTAATACGGCGACTTAAGTGATTAATATGGCGACGACTCTGGTGACTATTATGGCGACGACTTTGGTGACTATTATGGCGACGACTTTGGTGACTATTATGGCGACGACTTTGGTGACTATGTTTTTTGATGATTTTATTTTGCGTTTTTGTACTATTAATCATAATAGTAACTATAAAGTGAGAATCGATATATAATAGTCAAATAATTAATGACATTGATAGTCACCTAAATAGTCGCCATATACTCACCATAGTCGTCGCCATATACTCACCATAGTCGTCGCCATATACTCACCATAGTCGTCGCCTTTATAGTCACCAAAGTCGTCGCCATATACTCACCATAGTCGTCGCCTTTATAGTCACCAAAGTCGTCGCCATATACTCACCATAGTCGTCGCCTTGATAGTCATCGTAGTCGTCGTCTTGATAGTCATCGTAGTCGTAACCAAAATCATCACATTACTTACAAAAAAATTGAAATTTCATATGTATGATAATATGATTAAAATTAACTACACTAATCAAAGAATCATCCATGACTGAATCAAGAAACACAAATCAATCTGTTCAGATTACGTTTGACAATTCCAGACTAGAACTAGGAAATCTACCAGTTCAATTGTCTAAGATCACTTATGACAATTTCAGACTAGAACTAGGAAATCTACCAGCTCAATTGTCTAAGATCACTTATGGTTCGATTTTCAATTTGGAAGCAAAGATGGATGATTTGACAGAAATGCTCAAGACAGGAAATTTCAATGTTGAAAGTTTGAATTATTATCAATCCTTGGTTGATAATTTGACAACAACTGATGGCATCTCTGAATTCTTGGTTAGGCTTCATGAATGTCGAGAAAGAGTTAACACATCAACAAATTAAGCTGACATCTTCTTTCTATCGTCAGTGATACTAAAAATTATTTCTTCAAACAAATTTTAGTATTTTTCTCATAACAAAAAAGTCACTCAATCACAATTCGATCTTCATACAAACCAACATGTCGTGCTTTCACAAAATCATTCCCACACACATATTCGAGAAAAGGTAAATTAGTATTGAATTCTAACAAATGATTTTGTGAATAAAAAATAAACATCTTTAATAATTTCGGTAGTTTTAATTTATTTTTGACGCCATCAATGCTTTCTGGGTAATTTTTGTTGAAGTAAATACATTTTGTGTTTTCAGGAAAATCATATGTATTACTAGCAGGTGTTTGAATTCTAATTATTTTAGTATCATAAAATTTAATAATTCTCGGAAGGTTTTCGTAAAAATGAAATGATAACTCAGTCACGGCATTCTTGTAAATTCGCAAAAAATTAAGTTTGTTACCTTGTCGTTCTAAAACATATTGATGTAACCATTCAGGATATTCTGATTCATTTTCGATATGACACTTCAAAATGTAATTTTTCAATTTAGTCACATCAAATCTATTTTCAGTTGGATAATCACTACAATCAATAATAACATTTTCTAACCGTGGAAAATTATTATGGGTAATATGTTCTCGATTAAAAAATATTAGAGTTGTAATTGAATTTAAATATGTTTTACTTGTTTGATTGTTAAAATACGAAACATGTGATTTCAGTGTTTTACAAAATAACAAATCAGTATTAGAATTGTATATGTTTTCACACAAATACTCTAATGGTAACATCACATCAATACTAATATTAGAACTAATACTCAATGTCGTCAATGTTTTCGGTAAATAATCTAATGCCGTCTCTTCAAAATAAAGTCCGATCTTTAATTTCAATAATTTCGATGGTAAATTTTTAACATCATTGATGGTGATCATTTCCGTATGCAAGATCATCGGTATATCGAGTGAAGTGATATGATCAGGCATTTTATTCTTCAAAACGTGTTTCAAAACTGCTATGATTCTCACATGCAAATATTCTAACGATTCCGGAAAATCACACATATTAATCGTATCATTCGCATGAAATGCAAGATCAATTGGTGTTGTTTTCTTCTGAATGAAATACATCTTTTTGACATTACATGGAAAAGAACCAATATCAAATGTCGATAATTGATCTGTCGACCTCCGATTCACTTTAAAAATAAGAATTGTCACACTTGTTAAATGTTCTGGTGAATGAAAAAACCAAGATTGATTATGCATCATCAGAATAATTAACTTCCTAATTTTTGGCAAATTCTCTAGATTGTATTGACATGTATTCGACAGAAAATAATCAAATTTAATAATTTGTGTTTTTGGATCAAATCGAAATTGCTTTGGTAATATCGTTTCATACGGTAGAATCACTTTACGAGCGATTATTTTGTCATACCTCATGAAATGATGGTGATCTAAATAAAAATGATCATAAACATTCAGTTTTCGAAATAATTTTCGAGATGTTATCATACAAATATGATTATGCCATCTCAGAATGTAAAATAATTTCGATGACTGATAAAGAAATAATTTCGATTTCTCATCTAGTATTTTTGTTATTAAGACAATTAACTCGAATGATAAATACATTAATAAAAGTAACAATATATTTCTAAAAGTTTTCGTGTAAATAAATATGTCGAGCCTTCACTAATCTATTACCATTGACATACTCGAGAAAAGGTAAATTGGTATTAAACTCAAGTAAATGATTCTTAGAATAAAAAACAAACATCTTCAATTTTTGAGGTAATTTTAATTTATTTTTCACAACAGCATGACAATCTGGGTATTCTTTGTTGAAGAAAATATTTTTTGTGTTATCAGGAAATTCATATGTGTTACTAGCAGATGTTTGAATAGTAATTGTACCAACATCATAAAACTTGATTACTCTTGGTAAATCGATGTAAAATTTAAATGATAACGTTTTTAAAATACCATTTACAAGTCTTATATATCTCAATCGATTACCTTCTTGCTCAAAAACATATTGATGTATCCATTCCGGATAGATAATTGAATCAGTGTCAGGAAGAGATGGTTTATGACATATCAAAATAAAAATTTTCAATTTCATAATGTCAAAAACACAATCATCTGGACAATGTGTTGTATGAATAATCACATTTTCTAATTTCGGAAAATGATCTGGATTAGTATTTTGCAAGTCATCATCAAACAAATGTAATGTCACAATACTCTCACAATGACGATCATTTATATCCATGTTAGCGAAAAATTCACAATGATCTAATGCTGGCAAATGATTAATTTTACACAGATTATCAAGAGTAACAATAAGCCTTTTTAGATTTGTCGGAAATTTCAAAATATTCTGATTAGAACTGACAATAAGTGATTCAATCGTATTTGGCAACAACTCCACTGCATCATTTTCGAAATATGGACCAATTCTCAAGTTAATTAATTTATCAGGCAAATTTTGAATATTATGACATGTCAGTGCGTAATTAAAAATAACTGGTACTACAATTGATAACGATGTAATGTGAACTGGCATTTTATGACTCACGATATATTTAATGACAGAGACAATTGAAACATGTAAATATTCTAACGATGATGGAAAATCACTCATGATGACTTTATCATTTGAATGAAAGACAATATCATCTAAATCTGTATTCTTCTGAACAAAATATATTTTTTTGACATTACATGGAAATGACCTGATCTCAAAAGTACACATATTTTCAACTGATCGTCGATTTACTCTAAAAATCAATATCTCAACATTTGCCAGATCTTCATTGTAATTGAAGAAATACGATCGACCACTCATCAATAAAATAACTAATTTCTTAATTTTTGGTATATGTGGTATATTGACATGGATAGTATTCTGAAGATAATTACCAAAAGTAATTGTTTCAGTATTCTCATGAAATCGGAAAGAACTTAACATGACATAATCTGATGCAATAGATACCCTTTTTGTTAGAACCTTATGATACCATTTACTCGAATAAAAATCAACATAAAACTTATCATAAATATTGTATTTCAACAATTGTTCATGTGTTGTCATTGAACAAATATGATTATGCCATCTCAGAACGTAAAATAATTTCGATGACTGATAAAGAAATAATTTCGATTTCTCATCTAGTATTTTTGTTATTAAGACAATTAACTCGTACGATACGTGCATTAATGAATTATTCTATTTATTTTTAAAGGTTTTGTTGGTAGGCAATAGCTCCACGACCTCCCATAATTCTCAGAATATTATACGAGAGTGTATAACAAGCAAAATAGATTTGTTCTTCATATGCCAAAAGATCTTCCGTAAAATTTAATTGGATTCCAATTTGATTAATCCTGCTAAAATTACATGTTGATGAAGGCTGATGTTCTGTTGGATGCAAAGCAAATGAATAAAAATACAATCCATCAGGTGGTGTTGCCGGGAAACATTGCCATGGTTGCACCCAATTAAAATACTTACTATCCTGAGTATTTGCCGTTCGATTCAATGAATTCAATCTAATATATGATACATCCAATGTTTGTCCTTGATGATCAGGAAAAGGACTGTAATTATTCCATTGACATTTCGATGTTCCATCAGGATTACGACGATATGACACAGGTTGACAATACCATGCCAGAAATTTACATGGATTATTCAAATCAAGTCTAACAAATGGACTTGAACCTGTTGGATACAAAACATTATATTGTGTCGTTTCAATCAAATATTCATGTGTCGATTGCGCAAATCTCTTCCTCTCTGGTCGATCTAAAAACACATATTCCACCAGTAATCTCACATTCACTAATTGAATTTTGTATTCATTCTGTACTTCCGTTAAATTCTTTGCCCATGGTACGTTAGCATATGCCATTTCACTGAAGGTTCTGAGTCGTAAATCAATGATAATGTCATCGTATCGTAAAGCAATAACAGGTAATGACAAACCAATATGACGATTAAACCAAAAATACAATGGCACTAATAACTGATATTCTTGCTTTACTTCTTCATTGAAAGTAACCAATTCAGGAATATGACCAATTATTTTATTGAAATTCACTTTTTGTGGTGGTAGTACTGTCACATCACTCCATATAATCATAAAATCTCCTGTTTGTCGATCAATAACATCAGTTCCGAGAACAATGGCTACTTGATCGACAATTGCCTGACCAATCCTTTCGACCCAAGCAAATGGATATCTTTCTTCAGGAGAATTGATTTGTTTGTGAGTCTGATAGTAAATATCCAGAAATGGTTTTTGGAATGTTTGGAGGAATGGATAGTATTCGTGTTGTAAATATTGAAAAAGATATTTTTTAATAATTAAGTCACTCTCGACTGCAGGTAAGTAACGATATTTTTGGATTTGAAAATTAATTTGGTAGTTCAATTGTTTAATCAGATTACTGATTTTCAGTTGTTCTAAGGTATTCCATCGATTCATTTCGAAATAACTAAATCGAGGATCATCAATAATCCAATCAGCAACTGCTGTAGATGACAAAGTAATCGGTGCATACCATGATGGATTATTGATCAGTGAAAGAATATATGGTAGCGAAATATTCGAGACAGAAAGTAATCCTGTTAGTTCTTTTGCTTTGACAGAACAAGCAGAAAAATAAGTGTTTAGTAAATTATTAAATTCGATACTAGCGAGATATTTTTGTTTTAGTTGTAATTGATTGATTCGATCAGTGTCTGATTTGAGGAGATTTACTTTGGGTAGATCGATGACAAGTGTCAGTCTGTGGATGAGATCACCCATTTTATCTATTTTGCAATTGAGAGCACCACCGAATTCAATACTTCCGGTAAATGGTTGGAAGACGGTATCAATTGAAAAATTAGTGTATCTTCGATAAATGGTTTTAAAAAAACTAATTTGTGGATTACCTGTTAAAAAAATATCTTCAGATCCATATGTTGCTATCTGGATAATACCTCCAGCCATTTAATACCTAATAACAGAAGCGATTCTAGAAAAGAACTAATTATAGTTATTTTCTAGGATTTTCCGATTAATTGTGATTCTGCTTGAATGGCTTGTACACTTTCTTGTGTTGCGACAACAGTCTCAGCAACAGCACCCATTAAGGTCAAAACAGCCGTGAGAACAGCTCCAGTAACCTCCTCCACTGCAATGGCATCTTTCTCAACAACCACAAGAACATCCTCTATTTTCTCGACTAATGTTTCTTCTGTTACAGGTACAGTTGTCGTAACAGGAGCAACTTCGAGAGGAATACTTGTCTTATTCTTTTTTTGTTGTTGTTCTTCTTTCTTAGCTTTCTTTTTTTCTTCAGTTGCTTTCTTTTTTTCTTCTTTTATTTGTGATTTCGATTTCTTCTCTACTGTATTTGTGTCATCACTGATAGGTATTTTCTCTACTATATTTGTGCCATCAATAGGTGTTATGGTATCAGATTGAGTTTTCTTCAATTTTGGTGCTTCTGATGCGAGTGCAGAATGATGAGGATCATCGATTTTAGTGACAGCGTTGCCGTTGAAACAACAACAGAATCGACTCATGAATCTTTGTTTCGCTGATGGTTCATGGAAGATGATTTGTAATTCGATTAATGGGAGAGCTTCCTTGAGTGTTTGAAGGAGACTATTATGATCTGCTTGAGAAGTGAAATTAGAGAGTGCAATGAGAACGATGGCACTGACTAATATTCTGGAATGATTCTTCATAAAATTAATATTGCATTTTTGCATGTTATCTGAGGATTGTAGTTTAACGTAATCAAAAATATTTTTTGTTACTCCTTCAATAAATTCGAATCGTTGACGTGTATTTTCAAATTGATTGGTATGATCAAAAGAAAGAATAGATTTTTGAAATTCTTCTTGGGGAATTAAATCACTCACTAAAGTTAACATTTTAATTAATTGATCTCGATTAGATTCACTCTCAAATAAAATAGTTACCCAATGATTCATTCCGATCCCAGTCATTTGTTTATAAGTTAAATACATAATTTATTTGACGTGCTTTGATATTATACATATTGGTATTCGACGAATAGTATTTTAAATATTTTGGTAGATGGGGAAATTGTAATTCAGATTCTCGTGAATCTAAACTTAAAGAGACTAGTTTTCGTGGCAGAACAACAATTGAAGAACATCGAATACATGTCAAAGTTAATTTTTTGACATTTTCAGGAATAATTATTTTTTCATTTGAATCGGTGATATATAGTGTCAATGATTTTGGATTGTCTTTAATTTTATTTGACATAACTATTTTATCTTTGATAACATATTGAGCATAACTATCATCATGAAATGAGGTATTTTGATGTCTATCAGGATCATCATGAAATGAGGTATTCTGATGTCTATCAGAATCATATAAATAGTATTTATGAGTTAAATTTTGTAATTGATCAATATTTGTCGTGTAATTATCCATCAGAAAATCATAATAATGAATTTTTAAATGAGTCAATGTTAATGGAAAAGTGAGTTGTGATTCAATTTCTTCGTTTGAACGATGGTATAGTTTCAAAGATAATTTCTTGAGGATTGTTGGTAAAATAATTTTTGATGATGTGGAAAAAGTTAAAATAAGTAGATCTAGATTTTCAGGTAAATCATAAATATCCTGGTATGCTTTTATTTTCAATGTTTTGAGTCCTAATGGATATTTGTGATTTTTGGAATGTGATTGGTCAATTGATAAATACTTTAATGATGGTGGAAAATGAATCTCATTATCACCAAAGACACTGGTAATTAGGTTGCAGTATTTAGTATAATTTATGTCTCCATAAATTTTCAAATGTTCAACACCGTGAGGAACTGGTTGATAGTTAAAAAGAACTAGTTTACGACAAATTAAATTATTTGTATTGATATGTCCATTACCATAACAAATGAATGTCTCAAAACTTTTTGGATATTCCATGACAAAATTATTTGTTGAAATTGACATTTTTCTAATGCTATTTGGTAAGTTTTTAATGTGAATAATGGAATTATAAGAACCATTAATCGTGATATGTGTTGCGTGAGGTAAATTTATAAAATCAATCTGTGCATTTTCATCTAAACAATCGATGGAAATATATTTAATACTAGATGGTAAGTTTTCTAATTGACTAAATATTCGAGACTTTGCAAATATTTTAATGATTGTTTTTGGATAATTAAATCGATAAATACCTGTAACCTCATTACATGAGGTATTCTGATGTCTATCAAAATCATCATTATGAAAGGAATCATCCACTTGACCCCCAAAAAATAATGGTTGATCTAACGATGATAAATGATCCAAGTGTCCACCAAAATGAAAATTGTATTTCTGTATTTTATGTTCTGATATCATCACTCTAACCGGTTCAATATGACTATAAATATTGAAAACTCGTGACGTCGAATACAGAAAATACTTTGATGCTTCACTCATTTTAGTAACAATGTCTAATAACAAATCTTCAGGTAATGATAACATGATTAATGATTATTACTGTTAATAATAATTAATTTTCATTTTTTTTTCTAAAGACACTTCATTATTTTTCTAAAAGTTCAGGATGTTCTTCAAAATATTTAATGACATTTTGACATGTTATGTCTGGAATTAATATCATCAAATATTTAATGTTATTACGTAGAGCATTGCTAATTAATGAATCTAATATTTCAGGTTTTATCTTGATGATTGTTTTGATAAATGCTTCACTGAAATTAATCAGATTGTCATTTTTGATTGACGTTTCGATATCATCAATATTAATCATTTCCTTTACATATTCAAGAAAAACATACGATGACGTCCGATGTGCACTCATCAATATTTGATCATCTGAAAATATGGATCGCAATCGTGCAAACCAGCAAACACATTCTGACATCGTCATCGAATCAAAATAATTGATTATGTGTATTGGACCATACTGACCTTTTTGCATAAATTCCCACATAATATCAAGAATATTTTCATTGGTTATCTCAATTGACTGATAACAAAATTCACCATCAGTGTTGTAATCGTAAAAATCGGTGTATGGTAAAACCATTGACTTCAAAATATCGATTGGTGATAAATTTTTATGTGCTTCAGTGAGGTAATGAGGTTCATAATGAATTTCAAGTGTATATTTATGATCGTATCTCTTGAGTAATTCGATATCTTTCTGTGCTACCAGTGTCCAAAATAATTGATGTGTTTTGTCAATGACATTTTGGTAATGGTCAACAAATTCATCAGGTAATCTGTCATATGAATTAAAATTTTTAAAAAATATTCTTAATAAATTTTCGTATTGGGTAATGTCAGTTAATCCCTCGAATTTTTCTTGACAATAGTTTTTGATCAAGAGGTCTTCGTTGTTAAATTTCGAATCGTATCCACTAAATAGTAAAAAATAAGACCATGGAAGATCCGATTCAAGAAAATAATCAAATGATCGACTTCCAAATTTACTGTTTTGAAAACTATCAACTACAATTTTAATTCTGTCTGGTAAAGTATCATAAAGATCGAAAAATATTTCTTCGTTATCAATAACATAGTTTGTCGCTTCTTGATAATAATAAAATCGTTCAATATTATTGACATCACAATCGATGAATGTTTCGATTTTTTCCTCTAGTTCTGATAACGACATTGATTATTTACTCTAGTTGTGATTTTTAAATCAATTTTTCTATAAAATCATAAGATTTAGAAGAAAAATAAAATGTAGTAACCTGTGGTAAAATAATTAAATTTTACAGAAGTGCTTGTTTTTCCAAAAGTTCAGGATGTTCTTCAAGATATTTAATAACATCTTGACAAGTAATATTCGGTATTAACATATTTAAGATTCTGTCACCAGTGCGCAAAGCATAACAAATTAATAAATCAAGCATCTCCGGTTTCAATTCAATGATTGTTTTAATGAAAGGTTCATTTAAATTAAAACGGAAAGTGTTTTTATTTGTTAATGATGATTCAATATCATAAGTATTAACAAAGTCTTTCGCATATTCAAGAAACATGGATGATGAAGTTTGACTGACAAGCGCAAATAATCGTTTATCATTGTATTTGGATTTTATTCGTGCATACCAACAAACACATTCAGACATCGTCATATGATCAAAATATTGAGCAATTGTTGCCAGTTGAATGTGTTTGTTATCATTCATCATTTGCCAAACAATTTCCAAAATATTTTCATTTGTAATTTCAACAGATTGGTAATACATTTTACTTTTGAAATGTTCTGTTATTTCAGAAGTCAAATTATCTCCGATCATCATATTCAGTACATTGTTATTCGCATCAAATCCATCAGTGTACGGCATAAGATATTCTTTGATAATATCAATTGGTAACCATGTTTTGTATACACCAGTAATATGTCCATCGTTATCAGTAATTTTAAATTGGTACTTATTCGCATACCTTTTTAGTAATTTAATATCTTTCTGATCCAACAAATCCCAAAAAAATTCATGGTTATCATCATTTATATTTTGGTATTGATCAATAAATGCATCTGGTAACCAATCAAATGAATGATTAGTTTCAAAAAATATGGTCAATAAATTCCGATATGTGTAAACATTATTCACACTGTCTAATTTTTCTTGACGATAACTTTCGATCAGAAGTTCTTTGTTGTGAAAATGCAGACCATGTCTCCTAATAAATGATAAGAAAAAAGTCCACGTAATACCAGACTCAAGAAAACAATCTAATAATGTTTGTTCACATTCAATATTTAATGTACCATTAATAATAATTTTAGTTCTGACGGATACAGTGTCATAAAGATCCAAAAAGATCGTTTTGTTATCAGTGATGTATGTCATCAAATTTTCATAATAATCGTCGCTATCGGTAGTAATCGGGCCGGTTTTTCCAGCATAATCTTGTAAGTTATTATTTATCACATTAGAATTCAAATAACATTCGATTTTCTCCTCTAGTTCTAATAACGACATTAATCACTTATTGTAGATATGTTATTAATCAGTTTTTTCTACAAAATCACAAGATTTGGAAGAAAAATCAATTTTTTCTAAGGCTGTAAGCGGAGCAACCTGTGGTAAGCGGAGCAACCTGTGGTAAGCGGAGCAACCTGTGGTAAGCGGAGCAACCTGTGGTAAGCGGAGCAACCTGTGGTAAGCGGAGCAACCTGTGGTAAGCCGAAGAAACAAAATGTAACTGTAAAAGTTCAATTTTTTTACATTAAAAGTGTGCAGAATGTAGACGTAGTAACCTTTGGTAGACGTAGTAACCTACCAAAGGTTACTTTGTCTATGGTAGAATAATTAAAATTTACTAAATATTAAGTGCTTGATTTTCCAAAAGTTCAGGATGTTCTTCGAGATATTTAATAACATCTTGACAAGTAATATTTGGTATCAATATATTTAAAATTGTATCTCTACAACGTAAAGCATAACAAATCAATAAATCCAGCATCTCAGGTTTCAATTTAATGATTGTTTTGATGAACGGCTCATTAAAATTAAGACGGAAAGGGATTTTATCGGTTAACCATGATTTGACATCATAAGTATTAACAAAATCAATTGCATATTCAAGAAACACATATGATGAGGTTTGACAGACAAACCGAAATAAATCTTCATCAGTGTGTTTAGATGTTATTCGTGCATACCAACAAACACATTCAGACATTGTCATATGGTCAAAATAATTAACAATTGTCATTATTTGGTAATATTTATCATCGTTCATCAATTGCCAAACAATTTCCAAAATATTTTCATTTGTAATTTTGACAGATTGGTAATACATTTCACTTTCAGAAAAATCACCTCCTGGTCCGACAATTTGCGTAGGAATAATGTCACCATATGGTTTATCGTTATTCATATTACATCCATCTGTGTGTGGTATAACAGATTCTTTGATAACATCAATTGGTAACCAATTTTTATAAATATCGTCAGTATATCTATTATTCTCAGTAATTTTAAATTGATATTTATTGGCATATCTTTTCAGTAATTTGATATCTTTGTAAAACAACAATATCCAAAAAAAAGCATAATCAACATCGTTTATATTTTGGTATTGATCAATAAATGCATCTGGTAATTGGTCAAATGAATCATTTGTTGCAAAAAATATACCTAATAAATTTTGATATGTGCCAATATCATTCACACCATCTAACTTTTCTTGTCGATAACTTTCGATGAGAAGTTCTTTATTATCAAAATATATATACTGTCCAAAAGTAAATCTTAGGAAAAAAGTCCACGTTTCATCAGAGGCAAGAAAACAATCCAATAATGTTTGTTTATATCCCGTATTTAATACATTATTAATAATAATTTTAGTTCTGATAGATACAGTATCATAAAGATCCAAAAAAATTGTTTCGTTATCATTGATATATATTATCACATCATTATAAAAATAATGTGAGTCATCATAACGTTGTGATAAAAATTTTTCGATTTTATCCTCTAGTTCTAACAACGACATTAGTTAACTTATTGTTAATGTGATTTTTTAATTCAGTTTTTTCTACAAAATCATAAGATTTGGAAGAAAAAGAATTAGAATAATTCACGATTTAACATACTTTGGACTTGTTTTTCCAAAAGTTTAGGATGTTCTTCGATATATTTAATGACATCTTGACAAGTAATATTTGGTATCAACATATTTAAGATTCTGTTACCAGAACGTAAAGCATAACAAATCAGTGAATCGAGCATATCCGGTTTTAATTTTATGAGTACTTTGACCAACACTTCATTAAAATTAAAATTGAGACAGTTTTCATTTGTTAACAATGATTCAATATCATACGTATTAACAACATCTATCGCATATTCGAGAAACATAGTTGACGTGGTTTGACACGTGATAGTAAATAATTCTTCATTATTACATTTGGATGTTATTCGCGCATACCAACAAACACATTCAGACATCGTCATATGATCAAAATGATTAGCAATTGCTATTAATGGACTAAATTCATGTTTGTCATTGATCACTTGCCAAAAAGTTTCCAAAATATTTTCATCCGTAATTTCACTGGATTGGTAATACATTTTGCTTTCTGTTACTTTATTTTTGAGTCGTTCTGCAGTCTCGATAAGTAACTTCTCTATAGGTGTCGTTCCTCCTGGAGTTTCAGAATTATCATCGATAGGTTTTACATACGGGTCATAAGTATTAATATTGAATCCGACGGTAAATGATATGATTGCTACTTTAATAATATCAAGTGGTAGCCAATTTTTGTATATGTAAGTCATATATGTATTACGATCAGTAATTTTAAGTTGGTATTTATTGTCATACTTTTTCAGTAAATTAATATCTTTGTGAGTCAACAATATCCAAAAAAATTCATCTGTTTCATCATTTATATTTTGAAAATGATCAATAAAAGCATCCGATAACCGATCGAATGAATCATTTGTTTTAAAAAAGACGAATAATAATTTTTGATATGCATCAATTTCATTGACACCGTCTAATTTTTCTTGACGATAACTTTCGATCAGAAGTTCTTTATTTTCAAAATGTAGGCTATATATCATAATAAATCTGAGGAAAAAAGTCCATGTCACATTAGATTCAAGAAAACAATCCAAAAATGTTTGGTTACATTCAGTATTCAATGCATGAACAATGATAATTTTAGTTCTGACAGATACAGTGTCATCATGAAATGAGGTATTCTGATGTCTATCAGGATCATCATCAAGATTCAAAAAGATTGTTTCGTTATCACGGATATATGTTATCACATCACTATAAAAATTCTGTAAATTATCGTATTGAGTTGCATCACAATTCAAAAATTTTTCGATTTTATCCTCTAGTTCTAACAACGACATTAGTTAACTTATTGTTAATGTGATTTTTTAATCAGTTTTTCACAAGAATATCAATAATCATGCTTGGTGTTATATCAGGCTCTAAGTGTTTAATCAGATGAATACGTTTGTTCATCAAAGAAAAATAAATCAATTTGTCTTTAACATCAGGACGTCTTTTAATGAGTGCCATTGCAAATTCAGGTGAAATCGAATCTCGTGACACTTCATACTCATCTAATAATTTTTCAGCATGTTCAAAGAAAATTTCTGATCTAGATTGTCTTATTATCAATGTTTGAAAATCATCTTTATGATCAAGAAAATAACCATACCATAAAACACGTTCTGACATGGTCATGAATTCAAAATGATTAGCAATATCAAGCCATTTAATACCAATTCCATTATTCATCAAGTGTTCAGCAATATCCAATGCATTATCATCTGTTACTGTCACCGTTTCGTAGTAATCATGATAATTTTGATTATGTCTTCCGTTGATAATGTAGTTATTGATTTTTGATTTAATACTATGTTTTAATGGTGTGATCGATTGTATGACGTCTGGCCGGGAATCATAAAGTGGATCAAAAAAAAATTTACTTGTGTATGTTTTCAATAAATCTATTTTCTGTTCTCTAATAAAATCCCAAAAAACATAATATCCATGATCTTCAATATTAACGTAATATTCAACAAAATTATCAGGTAATTCACGATTGTAATAATTGATCAACGATAAATACTCGTGGTGATTTTTCAGACCTTCCAATCTTTCATCACGTAAATCATGTTGATCCAGTTTAGGTCTATTATTGTGTATACCACTAATTGTCCCATGTATTCCAAACAAGACTCGCCATGGAATATCTAATTTATATGATTGATCAAAGATCACATCAACATCATCTGCATGATATGCCAATGAACAATCAATGACATATTTTAGTGTTAGATTAACATCAGTATGACGAAAGAATGCATTATTATTACGAACATAGTCGATTACTACCCGTATTTGAGCTGTTAATAATTTCTCTTCAAGTTCTTGAACTGACATTATTAATTCTTGTGATTTTTTCTATAAACAAACAGTCATTTTTGCTGGTATCACATTCTTGATATCATATGACATGTATTGATAAACAGCAATATTTTTTGGTTTATGTGTAAAAGTGAGAGTGGAATTCTGATTATCAAGTGTCAAGTATTTTAACATTAATGGTAATTGTAATTCTATTTTCTCACAATCAACAATGGTGCATTTGAGGTTTTTAATACTCTCAGGAAAAATGACTTTTACTCGACAAAATTTGAATGTCATATCTAATTTAATGACATGATAAGGAATATGAAATTCACCGGTTTGATTTCTAATGTCATAATATTTGACATAGACTAATTTGTAATTTAATGTTTTAGTTGTGCGAATACATATCGTTTCATATTCATGTGATTGATTTGCTAAGATGACATTAGGTATATCTGATATATCAATATTACAAGTAAAATTTACGACATACTCATGATAATTTTCAATTTTTAATTTCTTGAAGTTTGGTGGAAAGATTATATGACATGGTTTTGACACAAAGGCATAGTTATCATGTGATAAGATGAGACATTCCAATATTTTTGGTATAACTAAATATTTCATCAGATGCATATTTGTTTTCAAAGTAATTACAGTGTCTGGTATAAGACATTTGTCAAGTTTGTGTTCAAAACTAAGATAACATAAAGTAAGATTGACAAGAGAATGTGGTAATTTTATTTTAGAATCAAAAAACAATCCATTCATATGTAAACTAATTATTGATTGAGATGGTGAATGAGTAATAAGACTAGTAGAATAGATGAATAATTTTTTGACATGAGAAGTAAATGTTATTGGTCCTGTCACATTCACAAATGAAATTATTTGTGGAGATAAGATGAGTTTGTTTGTGACTGTTAAATGACGAAAAAACAATCGTTGTGTTGTTTTCGGAATATGAGGAATAGATGTCTTCATACCCCAACCGTTAATGAAAATAATTTCGACATTTCTTGGGAATGAAATTAATTTAATTGGTAATGTCTCGTTAATCATAATACTCAGTGTTGTAACATGAATAAAATCTGCTAAGATAACATCAAGTTTGACATTTTTGTTACAAGAAATTTTTAAAAATTTAATTTTTGGTGGTAATTGTTTTGGACATTTTGTCATCATTTCATATTTAATTATCAATGGATGGTCAAATTTTAGTTTATCTCGTCGATCTAAGACAGCACAATAACCTAACATACGGGTTGATTCTACTTCCAATATATTATGGTTTGTCATTCGAATAATATTTAAACGACGAATAACATAGAATAATCGTGTTTGCTTATACAAATAATATTTTGATGCTTCACTCAATTTATTGATAATATCATTTTGAATTTCGATTGGTATTAAGATCATATTCTAATATATGGTATTAATGTTAGACGCTTCAATTTTTATTTCAGATTAAGTATTTCGAGTATATCATCACTTGTTGCATTTGGTAATAAGTATTTCAGTGTTCCAATATGTTTGTCAGCAGAGATAGCATGTATGATGACATCTTTCTTGAGATGTGGGTGTTTATTGAGTAAACGTTTAACGTATATTTCACTAATGACAACATCGGCTTGTGGAATGGGAACAAAATCATCAATGAGATCATTGACATAATCAAGGAATGTTTCAGATAAGGACATTTTGATGACGTATTTGAATTTTGTCCTGATTAATTCACTGATGCGATTCCACCATTCGGTTCGTTCACTTAATGTCATAAAGTCAAAATAATTGACAATATTTAATAAATTCATGTCACCACCATCTTGTCTGACTTTCCAGATAATTTCTAAAATGTTGTTCTCATTAATTTCGACAGATTTGTAAGTCATGATTTCATTTTTATGATGTTGAAAAAATGTTTTTTCGAGTAATTCTGAATATTCATCAGAATAACATTCAATCGATATTTTCATCTTTCGAACAAGTCTCTCTTTGTCATTCTCTCGATAATTATAATCGCCACGGACGCTGGCAATTAGGCTGGATCCTCCAGTATAATCATATGTTTTGTTAATTTCGATTGATGGATCCCATGTATAACGGTCACAATAAATTTTAAGCAGATCATACTTCTTTTTAAAAATCAGATTCCAAAATAATAAAAAATCAGGATCAATGATGTTTGAATAATGATCAATAAAATGTTCTGGTAACTCATCCACACAAGCATAGAGTAATTTAAAATACAGATCGATATCAATCAGACCTACCAGTTTATTTGATCGCAATGCATCAGCTCTTATTTCCTTAAAATAAAGCATCGGCACATAACACCATGGTAAATCAGAATCAGAATATGATTTTTGATCATAGTAGAGAACAACATTAATCCATGGTTTATATGGGTAATCGTCAGGAACATCATTGAAAAATTCTTCATTATTACGGATAACAAGTATTAATTCCTCTATATCTTGACGTGTACCTTTTAATTTTTCTTCAAAACCTTCTAATGACATATTTAATAATATATCGTTAGAATAGTATTAGTATCAATTTTTCCGTGAGACAGTATGTCGATAAGGAATAAATTGTAATTGAAACACTTTTACTCCGTCTACAATTTTTCTGTGAGACAGTATGTCGATAAGGAATAAATTGTAATTGAGACAATTCAATTTTTTATTCAAGATAATGTAAGATATCATCAGTTGTTGCATCAGGCATTAAATAGTGTAGTAATCCAATGTTGCTTTTGATGGCATATTTAATCATGTCATCCTTTAATTCTGGCTTTTTCTTTAATAATCGATTAATAAATTGTTGACTCATGTCAAGCCAATTGACTGATAAATTAAGACTACGTGGAAAAATATTTTGTGACAAAACATCTATCTTGTTTATGATTTCTTCCACATAATCTAGAAATATTTCGGATGTTGTTGATCTTATGACATAATTGAAATCGTTTTCAGGTATATTGACAATACGATACCACCATTCTGTTCTTTCACTTAATGACATGAATTCGAAATAATTAGCTATTGATAAATAATTGATACTGTCACGATCTTCTTTAATTTGCCAGATAATTTGTAAAATATTATCTTCAGTTATTTCAACCGATTTATAAATTGTGGGTTCCTTGTAACTTATTTCTGATTTGATATTTGATTCTTGGAATATCTTTGGAACAACGTCATCGTTGGGGACGTCAGCAATGATGCTGTATTTTGTCGCGTAATCATCAAAATGTATTTCTATCGTCTCTTTTAGTTTGTAATAAGCACTTTGACTAATATTAATCAGATTTAACCAATTATTATCATAGTATTCGACTTCGATCATTAACTTCGGATCAAATGTATAATACTGTAAATATAATTTTAGTTTATCAATATCATTTGCTGAAATAAAAAACCATAATAATTTATGTTTGACATCATTGATATTAGCATAGTGTTCTATAAATTCAATTGGTAATTCATCATTAGAATCGAAATTGTGTAATAATAATTGATATGTCAGTAAATTATCAACATCATGTAATTTTTCTTGACGTAAGCCGTTTGATTGTATTTTATGGTCAATAAATTTAATGTAATTCCATGACAAATCAGAATCAGCGAATTTATCGAATGATTCTTGATCATCATTGATGATAAAATTAATCCACGGTTTGTAAATAAAATCATCATTGACATTATTAAAAAAATCTTTATTTTGTCTAATGTGTTTTATTAAATTTATTTGACTGGTATGATTCTTGTTTAATTGTTCTTCGAAATTGTTCAATGACATTACTGATAATTTATTATAGGGATAACAAATTATCAAATTTTTTTAGAGACAGCATGTCGAAAAAAATAATTGGTAATTTTGACGTGAGGAGAAATTCAAATTTTTTTGGAGACAGTATGTCGAAAAAATAATTGGTAATTTTGACGTGAGGAGAAATTCAAATTTTTTTGGAGACAGCATGTCGAAAAAAATAATTGGTAATTTTGACGTGAGAAGAAATTCAAATTTTTTTGGAGACAGCATGTCGAAAAAAATAATTGGTAATTTTGACGTGAGAAGAAATTCAAATTTTTTTGGAGACAGCATGTCGAAAAAAATAATTGGTAATTTTGACGTGAGAAGAAATTCAAATTTTTTAAATAGTTTTGTGGAAAATTCGATTACAATCGATAAAGTAAAACAATCTTTTTATTATGCATTAAACAGTTCAATGTTTCGGGGATTTTTAGATACTCGCTGAATAGTATTAATAACATATTCAGAAATATATTATTAATTATTTTTAATCAATTTTTATTTCAAGTGCTTGCAAAATATCATTACTAGTTGCATGAGGTAACAAATATTTAAGCATACCAAAATTATTTGAATTTGATAGAGCATACTTGATTAAATCATCCTTCAATTCTGGTTTTTTCTTAATCATTCTATTAACAAAAGCTTCACTGACATTTATTATTGATGATTTAGCACTTGAATCAAATTCCATATCTGCTAGTATATTTTCAGCGTGATCGAGAAATACTTCAGAGCTTGTCAATGTCATTAAACCTTTTAGATTTGATCCCGGAATTACTGATTGAATACGATTCCACCATTCAATTCTTTCACTCATCGACATGAAATCAAAATAATTCATAACAAGTAGTATATCAATTTTAACACCATCAGTTTCAATTTTCCAGAGAATATCCAGAATCGTATCTTCATTTATCTCAATAGATTTATAAAATTGTTCTGTTTTCTCATTTGTTGTTGATGAATTAACTAAACTAAGAAGATTTAACATCGCACTTGACTTATCACCGTCTTCTTTCATCTTCCACATAAGATTCATGATCGCTTCTTTATCCATTTCTTCAGAATCTTCAATGTAATCATCGGTATAACCTTCAATCGATTTTTTCATTTGCAAAAACATTCCATGTTTAGAATTATTATGATTACGAGTACTGGCTTGTTCAGCTAAATCATAGTTTGTATTAATTTTAACAGTCGGATCCCAAGTATAATATGAAGAGAATTTTTTTAAAACATCATAATTCTTCAACTCAATAAACCCCCAAAATAAAGCATAACATTCATCATCAATATTGGCATAATGCTCAATAAAATTAAGAGGTAATTCTTCACAATAATTATTGAGTAATTTATTATAAGTTATGATTGATACAACATCCTTTATTTTTTCATCACGAAGGCCATTTTGTTTTATCTTAAAGTCAAATTTTCCAATATAATTCCATGATAAATCAGAATCAACAAATTTATCAAATGTATTTTGATCATTGTAAATAACAAAATTGATCCAGGGTTTATAAATATAGTTATCACTAATATCTCTAAAGAAAGATTCGTTATTTTTGACATATTTCATCAATTGCATCAATTCACGAAAACCTCCATTAATTCTCTCTTCAAAGTTATCTAGTGACATTATTTATGTTACTTATTAAAGACTATGATAATGAAAAAGAATCAATTTTTTATGTTGATATAATGTCAAAGAATCTAAGTTAATATTTAAATTAAATTAGGCACTCATTGAGTATTTCTAAAATATCATCGGACGTTGCATTAGGCATCAAGAATTTAAGTATGCCAATATTATTTGAAATTGTGAGAGCAAATTTAATGAAATCATTTTTCGATTCTGGATTTTTCTTGAGTATTCTATTGATGAATACTTCACTCAAATTGTCTTTTGATGATAATTTGTTAAGATCAATATTTGACATGAAATCTTCTGCGTAATCAAGAAATGTTTCAGAACTAGTTATTTCAACAATAGTTTCAAGATCTGTCGGAACTAATTCTTGAATTCGATTCCACCATTCAGTTCTTTCACTCATGGTCATAAAATCAAAATAATTAATAACACTCAATAAATTAATTGTTCCGTCATTTTGTTTTACTTTCCAGATAATATCTAAAATATTATCTTCATTGACTTCGATTGATTGATAAAACAATATTTTATCATCTCCTTTTTTGTCAGAAATTTGATTATAAAAATTTCTCATTTTACTCGGTATAATCTTATGCATCCAATCTTTTTCAGGTTCTTCAACATAATCATCGGTATAAATTTCAATTGCTTTCTTCATTTGTAAAAAAATTTCATGCTTCGAATTATTGTGATTACGAAAATTATTACGCTCAGCTTGTTCATAATCTTTATTAATAGTGATAGTTGGATCCCAAGTATATTTTTGTAAATAGATTTTCAATGTATCATATTTTTTTAAATAAATGAGATCCCAAAATAAGGTATGATGTGGATCATCAATGTTTGTGTAATGTTCAATAAAATCAATAGGAAGCTCATCAGAATATTTTTTCAATAATTTTTTATACATTGCACACGATGTAATATCTTTAATTTTTTCTTGACGAAGACCATTTAATTTTATTTTAAACTCAAATTCTCCAATATATTTCCATGACAAATCAGAATCTGTAAATTTATCAAATGAATCTTGATCATCGCGAAGAATTAAATTAATCCAAGGCTTGTAAATAAAGTCATCACCGACATTATTAAAAAAATCTGTATTTTGTTTGATGTACTTGATTAAATTTATTTGACTGGCATGATTCTTGTTTAATTGTTCTTCGAAATTGTTCAACGACATAACTGATAATTTATTATAAGAATAACTAATTATCAATTTATCAATTTTTTATATTGAAAGTGTAGACGTAGTAATACCTTCGGTCCTTTGGGAAGTCGACTAATTCTTAAGACTGTAAGTCGAAAGAATCTAGGCGCTTGTCGAAAGAACAAAGTTATCCCATGAGTGTACAGAATGATTAATTTTCTTTAAGTATTTGTATAATCATATCAGAAGTAATATCTGGTGCTAAGTGACGAATTAAATCAATACGTTTATTCATTAATGATAAGTAAATTAATTTATTTTTCAGATCAGGTCGTCGTTTGATCAATGCAATTACAAATTCTATCGTGGTGTTTGTACTTAACCCTGTTATATTACATGAATCAAATAAAGATTTGGCATATTCCAAAAATATTTCTGATTTTGTTTGTGACATCACCGATAATTTATCTTTACAATATTCAAGAAAATATCCATACCATGTAACACATTCGGACATTGACATACGATCAAAATAATCACTAATACAATACCATTTTATATGAACTCCATTACGAATCATTTGTAATGTAAGTTGTAATACAATTTCATGAAAATTTTCATCTGTGTCCGCACATGTTAGATTTAAAGAATTAAAATTTATGTTATTTTCATCAATAACACTAAATATGTGCTCTTCTAAATCAGTATTTTCTATGCATTTTACCTCTTTATTTTCGTAAAAAGGATCAAATGTAAATTTACTTGTGTATGTTTTTAATAAATCAATCCTTTTTTCAATAATTAAAAACCAAAATAATGAATAATTTGTATCATCAATATTAACATAGTAATTAATAAAATTATCAGGTAAAGTACTATTATTTTTAAAACAATAAAATGTCAATGCTTTATAATGTTCTAAACTTTTCAATTCTACTAATCTATCGTCTTGCAAATCATTTTCATTAATTTTTGGTATTTCTTTGTACCATCCGACAATTTTCCAGTGTATCGTTAACAAAATTTGCCAAGGAATATTTAATTTGTAAGCTGTATCAAATATTTCTTTATGATATTGAGAATCAATGTGTGATGGTGCTAAAGCAGTATCAATGACGTATTTTAATGTATCATTACTCTTACAATTACTAAAAAAATCACTATTATCGGAAACATAATTAAGTATACTTTTAACACTTTCCCGATTAGAATGATAATTAATTGTTAATAATTTCTCTTCAAGATCTTGAATAGACATTATTACTTTTAATTAATTTACCTACCAATCAAATTTTGTTTCAATAATTTTTGGGAAAGATTATATCCACAAAGCAATGCAATTTCCTTTTTATGTATTAAACAAGGAAACACACCAACATCTAAACCCGTCAGTGATACAAATCCAATTTTTTCATTTTTTGGTAATGCAGACATTTTATCTTTTAAAAATTGTGGCTCAAGGAAAAAATAATCAGATTTTGGAACTGTAGACCATTTAATTTGTGGAAGTGTATCACCCTTTCCGCCATTCATATTATTGTCAAGAAGAACATATTCACTATCAAAAAAACCAAACATTCCTGAATCAGATGTTACATTGTAACTGTACTCAGTAAAAGCATAATTTGCCAATGATTGTTTTGTTATTTTTGGGATACTCTCATGAACAATCATTGGTGATTCATCAACCATGTAAACATTATATATACCAGGTCGTAAATTCAAAGGAAGCCATTCGATATCTCCCACTAAGACTTGTTTATAAACCTCAAATGATCCAATAGATTTCACTGATTTAACAAAATCAATGATGACATTTTTGGTTCGAACTTTAAGAAGTTTTGGTAATAACTTATCAACGCGTTTCTTGAAATCATCTAACACTTTTTTCTTAATGACGACTAGTTCCATCTGTTATTCCAGATATTTTAAAATATCATCACTAGTTGCATCAGGTATTAAATAATGAAGCAAACTGATATTATGTTTCATAGCATATTTGATCAAATTATCTTTCGATTCAGGTTTTTTCTTTAAAAATCTATTAATGAATTGTTCACTCATGAGCAATATTTTTGCTGGAAATGAAAGATCCATTTTGTCAATAACATTTTCAGCATAATCGAGAAATACTTCTGATAATGACATTATCATAATCGTATTTAATTCTTCTTCTGGGATATTTTCGATTCGATACCACCACTCTGTTCTTTCACTCAATGACATAAACTCAAAATAATCAGCAATAGGTAAATAATTAATACCGTTTCCATCTTCTTTAATTCGCCAAGTAATCTGTAAAATATTATCTTCAGTGACTTCAATGCTTTTGAAAATGGTGGCATTTTCATCTTTAATTCCCATTCCACCAATAATTTCCATAATTGACTTGAAATCTGTCTTTTCAGATTTTGCAAATACTTCTTTAATTAAATCAAAATTAGTACCTTCAAATATTTTTGGTTTGACATAGTCATCAAAATGCATTTCAATATTTCTCTTCAAACGTTCAAAAGAATTAGATTTTGAATTTGCGTAATTCCTATTACTCATTTTATCGATAAATCCATATTCTTTTTCAATAAGAAGTTTTGGATTAAAATCATGATATTGTAAATACAGTTTGAATCTATCGATATCATTTTTTTTAATAAAATCCCAAAATAATTTATGTTCAGCATCACTGACACGTAAATAGTGTTCAATAAAATTAATCGGTAATTCTTCATGACAATCATAATTATGAAGTAATTTTTCATACATGATTAAATTATTAACATTCGATAATTTTTCTTGACGTAAACCATTCGATTTTAGTTTATAATCAAAATGTCTCATATATTTCCATGATAAATCTGAATCAGCAAATTGATCAAATGATTCTTGATTTTTATTAATAATAAAATTAATCCATGGTTTATAAACATAATCATCACCAACATTCTTGAAAAAATTTTCATTTAGATGAATATCTCTCATTAGATTTATTTGGTCCGCATGGCTTCCGTTTATTTTCTCTTCAAAATCATTCAATGACATTATTGATAATTTATGATAAGTATCATAAATTATCAATTTTTTACACTTTCAGTGTGCTGTAAGTCGAAAGAATCTAGGCGATTTTCAAGTATCTCCAAAATATCATCGGATATTGCATTAGGCATTAAGAATTTAAGTATGTCAATATTATTTGAAATTATGAAAGCAAATAATTTCATTAAATTATTTTTCAATTCTGAATTTTTCTTGAGTATTCTATTGATAAATACTTCACTCAAATTGTCTTTTGATAATAATTTATCAATATCAATTTGAGATTCTAATGGTATTAATAACATATTCTGGAATATATTATTAATTATTTTTTTCGTGAACCTTGAAATAATTCAATTTTTTATATCAAGTACTTTCAAAATATCATTACTTGTAGCATTAGGTATCAAGTATTTAAACATACCAATATTATTCTTATGAGATAGAGCATATTTGATTAAAATATCTTTAAATTCTGGTGTTTTCCTAATCATTCTATTAGCATATGCTTCACTCATATTAATTATTGATGATTCAGTTAAATTAAAATTAAATTCCATATTCGCTATTACATTTTCAGCATAATCGAGAAATGTTTCAGAACTTGTTAATCTGGTTAAACCTTCCAAATTTGCTTGTGGTATTTTTGTTTGAATACGATTCTACCAAGTAGTTTTTTCGCTCATCGATATGAAATCAAAATAATTGATGACCGTCAGTAAATCAATATCACCACCATCTTCTTCAATTTTTCATAAAATATCCAGAATAGTATTTTCAGTAATTTCAACAGATTTGTAATACAATTCTGTTTTCTCATTCTTTGTCATAGAATTTTAAAAAAGTTCAATGAGATTTGATAAGGCATGGGGTTTACAACGTTGTAAGAACGTTCAATGTAAGACCTATCATAACCGCGATTCGAATGCTTGTATGAATATGCTCAATATCACTAAGTGTATATTTGATGGAACTCCTTTACCCAGGCAATTCATACGACCAATAGAACATCGTTAACCGAGTTTGGTGTAATGCCAGTGATCGCTTCGGTACATTAACTGAACTGATGATCTACTTTCTTGGATTGTAGGGAGGTTTATTTGAAAGATCTAATAATAAAGTAGAAGATAATAATGTATCTTTGTAACAAGTGATTTTGAAATTAATAACACTTTGTGGAAATATTACTATTAGTGGTACATACGATGCAATAGTTGATAATTTTACTAAAGTTGATGGAAATTTTTTTGGTTTATATTCATCATGGTGAGTACTCATAAAAAGAGTTTTATTTGTTAATACATTATTACCTAAATGATCATAAAAATTGTATTTTGGAATATTTATCATCATTTTTTGTTTGCTTATCAATTTAATGTTATTGAAATGTTTTAGATTTGTCATTTGTTTGTTTGATTTGTATAACCAATATTTATCCACTTCAGTCATGTGAATGATGATATCAAGTATTAATTCAAATGTGAATAATAACATTATTTAATGAAAACAAATATTTTTTGTATTAATTTAATATGTACCAACCAACCTCATTTTCTTTGCTGGAATAATTCTTCCATTAGTATAAACACTAAAATCAAATTCATCCATATTTTTGGGATTTCCGTTTAAAAAATATTTATCAGATGTATTTTTATTAATTTTTAAATACTTAAGATTTTTGGGTAATTTTAATGCTATTTTATTTGACATCATCGTATGTTTGCAAGTAATTTTCTGAACAGATGCGTGAAAATATACAGTTGACACACAATTATGAAATTCTAAGAAAATCGATTCTGCATCATATGGAATCGTAATGTTTTCTTTAAGATCTCTGTAAATAAGATGAATGAATTTATATTTTTGATTAATTTTTTCGTATGCATAAATCATACCATTTTCTATTTTATCGAGACAAATAAAGTAAAGATCATCGATTGGATATGCATCAATACTTTTTTTAAAGATAACATAATTATTTGTTGATAAATATCGTAAGGTTAATGGAAAATGGAATATTTCATTAAATGGACCATTGTCAAATTCATAAAATAAATTTGTATTAATAACTAATGATATTAATTGTGGAGGATAAGTAATTTCTGGAAACATGTTTGTGATTGTTATTTTAAAAAATAATAAACCATTTGGTAAATTAGTTATCGAATTACAATGGTTTATTTTAATGGATAATTTTCTTAATTTTGGTGGATAAATTAGATTATTCGAATAAGAGAAGATAGAAATTGATAGTATTTTAATTGTCGAAGGTAGTGATTGTTCATGGATTGAGTTTTTTATTTTAAGATTTTTAACATTTCCATGAAATATTTTAAGGTTATTTATGTTTCCTCGAAAATTTGACCATTCGTCAACAACCATTTTTTCTGCTGTGGTTACATTTAAATTTTCTATTGATTTGATATATCTTAAGGTTTTCGGAAAAATAATATCATTATCTATTGAATTTGTTGAATTTAAGTATTGTAAAAATCGTGGTAATGATGATACTCTCGTCATATCAGTATATGCATAAATTGATAAATAAATAATATTATTAAAATTGACGTTATTTAATTCGAGAAATATTATTGATTCTGATATATAACAATTAATTGAAAGTATTTTAACACTTTGTGGAAATGGATCAAGATATTTAAAATATAACGTTGTAGTTGATAATTTAATTAATGTTATTGGGTATATTTTTGGTGTATTTTTATCGTAAAAAACTTCTAAGCTTAGAATGTTTTTTGTTATTTTAATACCTTGCATTGTACTATAAAAATTGTATTTTGGTGTTTGGTGTTTATAATGTCTTTTTTCAATTAATTTAATTTTATTGAAATGTTTTATTTGTGTTATTTGTCGTGTACATCTATACATCCAGTATTTATCTACTTCAGTTACGTAAGTTATAATGTCTAGTATTAGTTCAAGTGGCAGTAATAACATTATTATTGATGTGAATAATGATGTTATTTGTTTTTCAATTTTTTCATGAAGTTGTAAAAGGAGTAACCTTTAGTAAGTGGTAAACTTTAATTTTTTCAAGAGACAGAATGTCGAAAGAAACAAATTGAAATTTCGATGTTAGAGAAATTCAATTTTTTCACGATTCAATAAATTGTAGTAATCTGATACTAGGTGGAAATACAACAATTTGATCTTCTGTCGTGTCCAAATATCGCAATGTTAATTTAACTAGTGATGCAGGCAAAATTTTGGTAATTCTGTTTTATTTGTTATTATTTTTAATTTTAGTGTATTTAACTAATGGAATATTTCCATAACGATTATTTTTCGTTGTCAATTCGTATTGAGAAAGACTTTTAGGAGTGTTATTAATTGAAATAGTTCCACCTTTTATTGACCATATTTCCAATATTTTCAAATTTGACGGTAATGTAATATCCAAATCTGCGTCATGGTTGTAATCAATCGATAATTTTTTTAAAGATTGTGGAAAAATTAGTGTATCAAAACAATACACAGAAATAAACAAATCAATTAAACCTTCAGGATATTCAACATCAAATTGTGATTCTTCACAATAAAATATTGTCATATGTGTCAATTGATTGTTTTTGATAATAGCTTTTCTGATGGTACATTCATAATCAATGCTAAAATATGGTGTAATGATATCTACACTAATGTATTTATCATAATTCACATCAATGTAAATATATGGTATCTCAGTAAAGTTAAACAATTTGACTAATTGATTATGACAATGACAAAAATATATTTTTCTCAAATTAGGAAAATGATTATCTTCGATATTGAATTGTTCCTCTTCGTCATCAAAATAATAGAAACGTAATATTTCTATCGTTTTTGGTATACTATCAAGACAATTGTCAATAAAAAAACCATAATTACTTTCAAAAGACAATATTCTAATTGTTGTCGGATAATTAATTGTATCTATATCGATTGGTGCGCCTTCATAATATTCAAGATTTGGTATTAATTTTATGTTTTCTTGCCATTCATAATTTTCCATCATGTTTAATCTCACTAATGATGGTGGAAAATTTTTAATAGGACGTTTTAACTCTTTTTCAATTGTTAAAATGCTGATATTTTCAGGTAATATCAACCTACTATTATACTCATCACAGCTGAAATTCAACAAAAATAAATTTTCAGGGAATATGATACGACTATTAAATTTTTCTGATTGAATAGACAATTTTCTAATATTTGTATCACATAATACTAATCCTGAGTCAAAATACTCACCAATATACAAAACTTTGAGTGATTCAGGAAATGTCATCATCAAACAATCAAATTTTATTGATACAACTACAACATTAATTGGTAATTTTACACTGCGATATTTGTGTTTGACATTTAATTTTAATTGTTTCAGATTTTGGGGTAAGTTATCAAGTCCGATGAGTGATTTCTGATCGTCATTGTTTGTTATTATTAAATTTGTAAGACCCATCGGAATATCGATAAATTGGACTTTATCTGATCCTATTACTTTAACCGATCTCAATTGATTAGTCGGATCTTTGATTATTACTTCATCTTTCCATTTTGAGAAGATGATCCGTCTGACTGTTTTTGGCAAAATGGCAACATCAATTTTTAAATTTTTTCTGTACATATATTCAATCGAAATGATGTTGAGTGGCCATTTTGTTGGTAATTCTAAACACTGATTGATATTTATGCTCATATGTAGAGAGCTGATTTTGTTATTATTGATGAATTTTCTGCTACTATTGGTAAATGGTATTGATGAATAAAAATCGCGATTTGGTAAAATTTTTGAATGAATTGTTGATTCATTTCCAATAAATTCAAATAAATTGATGGTGTTGAAACAACGTTGATTGAACAGTGTTTTTGATGACGCATGTAGAATGTATTTTGTCTTCTCGCTTGATAGTCTTGTAATTTCGCAAAAGAGTTCGTATGAGAGATGGAGCATTTTGTTATTTTCATATAATTGCTTATTTTTAAATCATTTCATTTTTCGTATATTTGGGGTGATGTCAGGAATGACTGGAGTTTTTATTTATTTTTATTGATATTTTCAGTTATTGTATTTTACTTTATAAATTAAATTATTATTTTTGAATGATAATTTAGTTTATGTAAAATTTAAGGGTGATGTCAGGAATGGCCATTAGTCATCATCATCTTTCTTGTTGCGATTCGATGTTTTTTTCGTTTTGCATTTTTTATTTTCCTTATCATTTTTTTCAATTTCGTTCTTTGACATACCATTTTCTTTAAGAATATCAATTCGTCGTTTAGCATCCAATGTATTTTTTTTAATTTCTTCAATTTCTTCCTTGGATACATTTTTAATGTATTTATTGTATTTATCGTTCATAGCCAGAAGTCTAAGATAACGTCTTTTTAGTTTTTGTCCCAAAGATAATTTCTTCTCACCAGCGCCATTCATTGGAACTGATCGTTCACGTTTTTGATCAACAAGCATCACACCTGGATGTCTATCCAAAGAGAAACTTCTTTGACTGTTCGGAGTACGTTTAGCACATTTACAACAATGTGGAGGTAGCATGAATTTGAACTCATTTTTTCCTTTGACAAAATCATCAAAATCTTTATCTGAATATCTATTTCTGAAATCTTTATCATCACTCGTAGTTTCATCTTCAATTTCTTCGGTATCTTCATCATCTTTTTTGAATTTCATTTTGTGATTTGGATATTCAAAACATTTCAATTCTTGTTCTTCTTCTTCTGTGATGTCATTCAACATATTATATTGATCAATCATTTCACGATAATTAATTTTAAAAAAACGTGTTAGTTTTGTAAATTGTGTCGATGCTTCAATAATTGAATTAAATTTTTTCATTGCAACAACACTTTTGGGATTATTTCCCAAAATATTCATATCGGCAACTTTTTCATGCTTTTCTGATAAAAACCGGATAAATCCCTTAATTAATTCTAGTTTGAAAGCAAGTGATTTTTCTGAATCTTTAGTTCCTCCCCACCTAACTTCAAAATCAGGATATTTAATGTTCAATTCAAAACCATCACCTAAATGATTACCTCGTGGTGGAAAATAAGATACACATTGTGGTATGTGTTTCGGTTTAATACCACTCCTATCATCACAACGATCCAAATTTGATCCTCGTTCCTTACTATTTGTATTTGAATTTTGATAATTTTGCGTCGTGTATCTTAAATTACACAATCTATTGTCATATTTCCATTGATTAATATGATCAATACTATCACTTTTATCGTTCCTCGCTATTTTAGAATTTTCCATTACAAAATCATGTAAATATCGTCTTTTTTTCTGAACTGTATCCGTATATCCAACATAATTACCAAACATAATAATTGGACCGCTACTAATTTTCACTAGTGCTTTGTAATCTTTGTAATCTATGACAGTTAGTAGACATTTTTTGTTAAAATGAACCACAAGAATGACATATTTTTCATCAGATAATTTTATGATTTCATGTGCATTGTCATCTTCAATTGAATCAATCAATGTTTTTACTTTTGGTAAGGTTCCAACAAACTTTTTAAACTTTTTTATGTAGGGTCTTTCTTTTTTTTCTACTTTTTCATCAAACAGTTCTTCCTCATCATCATCATGTTTGTTTCTTGTATTTTTACTACCATTTTTCTTGCCACCCATATTATTTTAGAAAGTTGTCTTATTTTTAAGTTAAAATATATTTTTTTCAATTTTTTTAGCCATCATTTTAATGACTCAAAAAATTCTTAATTTTTATTTTTATCGAATATATGAACTATTTTATTAGTTCTGGTAAGCAATTCCGGCCATTCCGCTCATTACTCGAAGCACATTAATATTGTCAACATAGATATCAACCTGGTTATCAGATCCACTGAAGATATCGCACCACTTGGACGACGAGAACTCACCGAAGTTCAATCCCAAAGTAGCAGTGTCAATCCTCGAGAAGTTGCAAGTACCGCTCGGCTGGAACTTAACTGGCTCCAAAGCAAATGAGTACACATTAATCGGCGAAACAGGAGTGTCATTGAAACACTGGAAGGGCTGAATAGTATCAAAATAGAAGGCCTCTCTCTTCGAAAGACGATCCTGACCGTTCAACTGAATCAAAACCTCAGTAATCGGGTTAACAGTTCCGTCAATGAACAAACCGAAGTTGTGTGGTTGCCAAACACAGACATCAAACTGCACAATGTAATCGCATCTGTTATCACAATCGAACCTATCAATAGGAATCGACAAATCAGCAATGTTCAAGTCATTACGAGTGATACGCTCAACCTCAGGGTAAATCAGACATCCGTTCTCGTAATCAGTGTACAGACGAACAATTCCAGCAACCTTGCACCTCAGATCAGACCACTTACCCCTCTTCAACAACGGAGCAGTCGGATCCAAATATCCAATGGTCATTCCCTCCTCGAAAGTCCTCCTGGTCGAAGAATCATTGAAAGTGAACATCGCATCGTAAGGCTCATCAAGCGGGTTAATTCCAACATAAGGAATGTCGTGATCAGCAACATATCCCGAATCATCAATCGATGTGGGCACCTCCTGGAAATATCCATAGTTCTCCAAATCAAACTGAGCCAACAGCAATTTCCTCGCCGCCTCCTCACGAGCCTTGTTCCAGTCATAAGGAGCATAAGCCTGGAAAATTCCACCCCTGTAATTTCCAATCTTGGTCACCCAGTAAAGAGCCTTGCAAGGATGGTTGAAGTTCAGCTTGTACTTAGCAGTGTTAGCATTAGTAATCGACTCAGCACCACAATACTGCAACTGCTTAATCAAGTACTCGTGAGAAACTTGGGCCATCCTCCTACGCTCAACAGTATCCAGGTAAACATAGTCAACCCACAGAGACACCTCTTGCAAACACGGTTGCTCCCTGTTTCCTTGCTTGAAAGCCTTGCTCGCAATGTAACACTTCTCAGCCTCATGAAGCTTAACGTAAATCCTCACCTGATGGTACTGAAGAGCAATCAAGGGAAGAGCCAAACCATTCTGCTCACAGAAATAGAAATAGAATGGGGTATATCCAATATATGCGGGCTTCAAGAAGTTGTTATCACACTCAGCATCAAGAGTGCTCGGCTCAGTCATAAGAGGAACATCAGCAATCATCCTATCATATCCGGGACGCTTTCCGACGGCATTTGTCAATTCGTACCAGATGCTCAACCAAGTTCCATAATGCTTATCAATTTCAGTTCCACCGATTTCGAGCTCCATCTCGTCAATAATAGCATGACCAAGACGTCTAACCCAGGCGAACACGACGTGGTTCTTATCACCGAGCTGACCCATGTACCTGATTTCGGGGTACACGATCTTCAAGTACATCTTGGTAATAAGATCACCATTCCTCGTAATTTCACATTGCGATCTCTTTCCGAAATTGAGGTTATTCGTGAAGAACTGCTCAATCGATTCAGTCGCGAAATTAGTATACCTACGGTACACAGACTTAAAGAAGGTAATATTAGGGTTACCCGTCAAATAAATATCCTGTGCACCATATGCAACAAGTTGAATCAATCCGTTGGCCATATTATTTATAACACAGAAAAAAAAGCTTTTTTTCTATATGGAAATATGGTGGATTGAAACTTATTTATAAATATGTTTAAACTAATCATGAGAATTCTAGACGATAAATTTAGTGAAATAAAATTATTGAGAAAAGACAAATTGATATAAATTTGCAAAATTAAATTAACTAATGACAGAAACAGCACTCAGATATTCTTCTGATCAGAAGAGTATTAAGAATCGTAAAAAAACTCATAAATCAACAACAGATCTCCAACACCAAAAATTCATCACTGATCAAAAACAAAACGTCAAGAATCTCATCCCCAAAAAGTATTCCCTCAACCGTAAAATCCATGAATTGAAACAACTAGTCGACGATAATAACAAGAAAAGCACTTTTGATCTCATTAACAAAATTGCATCATTCCAACTTGATATCGACAAATTACAAAAAGAAATTAGCAAAATTGAATCCAATAACACTAGCTTCGAATATTCTGTCAAAAACTATGATCTTCTCAAAGAGTATTATGACCGCAAAAAAACAGGTCATACCGATGACAAAAAGACCACACACGTCAAGTTAAAGAAAATTATTAAATCAGAATCCAGTGATTCACCCAATTCTAAAAACAAGGATCATGGCATCATGAATTACTTTGTTGTCAACGACGAAAATGTCGATGAAGAAAACATCCCAACAACCGATAAAAAACAATCAATGAACCTCAATGATTTTTATGAAAAATTTAAATCAATCAATGATGTCGAATACCATTCCAAAGTCAAAGCCTACACCTATACTTGCCCTATTGTCGAATGCGGAAAAGAAATGATCATTTCCTATCGTGATGGTTCTTACTACTGTGATTGTGGTTACATCGAAACATCACTCGTTTCCATTGAAAAAATTAATTACAAAGAACCATCCCAAGAAAAAAACACTAATAATGCCTATCGTCGAATTAACCATTTGACAGAAATAATGAGCCAAATACAAGCCAATGAGTCCACTGAAATCCCTCATAATATTTTCGTTGATATCAAAAAGGAATTGAAGAAGAGGAACCTCAATAAGAACCGATTGGATTTGTTTTTGTTGCGACGCATTTTAAAAAAATTAAAATACAGTCGATACTATGAACATACACCTCATATTCTCCAAATCATCAATGGAAAGGTGCCACCCAAGTTTACCAAATATTACGAGAACAAAATTAAACAAATGTTCCGTGATATTCAAAAACCATTCGAACTCTATCGACCACCAGCCCGCAAGAATTTCCTCAGTTATTCATTCGTTCTCCACAAATTCTGCGAACTTCTCGAACTTGATATGTACCTCGACTACTTCCCACTCCTCAAAAACATCAATAAACTCAAACAACACGACAAAATCTGGAAAGCAATCTGTGCACACATGAAATGGAAATATTATCCTTCCGCCTAAATATATGCTAACATTTGTGCCAGAAGTGATTAGACAATAGGAACAGAAACAGCATTACCAGCTAAATGGTATGCACGAGTATCTGATAGATTTTCTAACGAATATTCATCAGGAAAACCTTGTAATCGAAAACATTCACGTGGTGTCAGTTTTCTAATTTTATGTCCAACCTGAATAATCGGTACATTATGACCGCCAGAACCCATATTAGCTGTCAATGTTGGACATAAACCTGATTTAATTTCACGCAAAAATGTTCGTCGATACTGATAAAAATGCTCATCATCCATATCTTTCAAAATAGGATAGATCGATGATTTTTTCGTGTAATAATACTTCTGATCAATGTCTTTTTCTAAAAATATGTCCCGCGAATAATTTGTGAGACATTGATCAGGAAACGTAAAGTGATTCTCTTTTCGAAAACAAATCATAAATAATCTTTCACGATGTTGTGGTAACACGGAATATTTCGCTGTATCAATTACTTGGTAATAAATATGATAACCATATGATTCTATTTTTTCACGGAACCATTGAAATATTTCACCATTGTTCATCGTCAGAAAATTCTTCACATTCTCAAATAATAACATTTTCGGCGGATACTTCTTGATTAATGTCAGCATGTGTTTCATTCCAGAAATTCGAATATCATCCATTCCCTTTTTATTTCCAGCTATCGAGAATGGCTGACATGGAAAACCAGCCGTAATGATATCGACTCGCGGTATTTTTTTAATTTTTTCAATCGGTAAGCAAATAAATCGATGATCGAAATTATTCTTGATAGCAATCTTGGAATACTGACTAAAATCATTTGACATCACAACTTCAATACCATTACATTCCATACCTATGGCAAATCCACCCGCACCTGCAAATAGATCAATACCAATCATTAATTTAATCGAAAACATTATTTTAAATTAAATTAAATTGAACTAAATAGACAGGTGAACCTGTACCAATCATTAATTTAATTAAAAATTATTATTTTAAATTAAATGGTAAACCTGTACCAATCATTAATTTAATCGAAAATTATTATTTTAAATTAAATGGTAAACCTGCACTAATCATTAATTTAATCGAAAACATTGTTTTAAATTAAATAAAAATTAAACTAAACTAACTGGTACACCTGCTGTTGATAGTACACCGATACCTGGAGTTCCCATACCCATTAATCCTGCACCGGCACTAAAACCAGCACCGAAGCGAGCACCATAAGCAATAGTTGGTGAGACTGTATCTAAAATGGCAAAGACGAGCGCTGCGGTCACTGCTATAATGAGAATTTGTTTCATTGTTAAAGAATCTTTACCAATTAAATAAGCAATAAAGGCAACAGCGAGTCCTTCAATAATATATTTCGCAATTCTTTTCATGAGATCAGCAAAACTAATGGTTGTTGAGTAAGTGTTGTAATCAAATGATGGTTCAGGTGCAAGCATCTGGTTCATTTTGGTTTGTGGTGGGACTTGTTGTTGAGGTGGTTTCGTCATGGTTTGTGGTGTTTCTGGGTGGAAAAAGACATCTGATTCACTTTTTGGTTGTTGTTGATTAAATTGACCACCAGAATTTGGAGGATACATGTAGTTCATCTGTAGAGCTGAAGGTGCATTAGCCATATTTATATTTAATAACATAATTTATCGTCGTTGTGACAATTCTTTTTGAAGTAGATCAATGGCATTTTTGTAAGTTATCTCAGAATTTTGGAGACGAGTACAATCATGAAGAGCTCTCTCTAATTTCGTCTTCAAATTAGTATTCCCTGTATTTAATTCTTGAATGACACTTTGATATTTCTTGTTCTCTTCCGATAAACTCGTAATAGTTCGTTTCGATGATTCTAATAACTCCAATGTTTTCGTCATTTTATGACTGTCCTGTGGTATATCAGTAAACACTTTCTTCTCAGTTTCCATTTGATTGTCTTGTTCTCTGAAAATCAACCATTGAGTATTCGTCAATGATTTGACATGTTCAGTCAATGATACAATTTTCTGGTCTTTGATGTAATCTTCTTTCTTCAGAATCTCACATTGTTTTTCTAATTCCATCATTTTTTCGACATTTGCTGTTTGTGATAACAACTGTTTCTTCAAGTTTACCATTTCGTTAACTTCGCCAGTCATTCTCATATTCTTTGAACGTAAATCAACAATTTCAGTTTCCAATTCTTCTATTTTATGATAAGCCGTACTTACTTGTTCTATTTTTACGGGATAATCACTTGTTTTATGTTGCAGAATGGTCACAGTAATAGCTAATTCATCAATCTTACATTGTTTACCCAGATTGTCTTCAATCAATGATGAAACTTTTCTTTTCAGAATGTCATTCTCGACAATAACAGAAGAAACATCCTGAAATTTTCTAACTTCAACTTCAAGAACCTGTTTTTCTAGAACTAACTTATCAATAATTTCAGAAAATTTGATTTCATTGATTTCTTTATCACGTTTCCATTTTTCAAGCATCTCATATTTATCACTCACATGCTTGATACTTTCGTAATTCGATTTGAGTAGCTCGTGTTCTTGAAACAAGGAACCATATTTGACATTAATTTCATTACTTTCTTGTAATTGTTTGGTCAAAATTGTTATTTTATTTTTGGAAAGATCATTTTGCATTCGAATATAATTGACTAACTGATTTTTGAGTTCTTTTCTGAGAACTGAAAAATGTTTGTTATTTTTATTGAGTTGCTCACGAAATAAATTTTCATATGTCGTTATTGATTCTTGTTGATTTTTGCGAAGAATATCTATTTCATTGACATTTTGTTGCATAATGGATGTAATTAATAAATTTTTTTCTGCAATAATTGATTTTAATTTTTCAAGTTCTGTCATTTTTATAATACGGTTATAAAAAAATATAACATTCTGAGCAACAGATAAGATGGCTACAACTAAAAATGTTAAAATTCTGAATGATGCGCCTTATAACAGTATTAATTTTTTTACGATTAGTTTCATTGATCCCAACAATTACAAAGATGCCGATGATGTACCTGAAGCATCAAATATTCCTGTCAGAGGATTCATTGTCTATAATGCTTATAACCTGGAATCACAAGCACATGATGATATCCCATTGATTAAAGGAGAATTGGCAGAGCATGATATTACAGTTGGTGAAATTGGTAAATTTTACAAGTGGAATGATAGGGAAAATGCGAGTAAGATTGAGTATGGTCGAAAGGAATTGAATGATATGGAGACTGCTCGTCGTGAGGAGAAAGAGAAAATGGAAATTGTGGCAGAACAATTGCAAAATGACAAATTTAAGCCTGGTTACCGTTCCCCGGCGACGAACAGTAAGGATAAACTGAAGGAATCATTGTTGAAGAAATCATTGCAGAGAGGATATATTACGACAGAAGAATATCAAATTAAGATGAATGGTGGTCAAGTAGTCAAAAAGGAGAAATTGAAATTGACAGGTGAGAAATTCCTGGAGATGATTGCTAATATTGAGAAAGAGACAACTGATCATTTGAAAGAACATGATAGTGCTTATGAGTATGGTTGTATTAGTTTTTTCGATCCCAAGGTTTATAAGGGTTTGGTTGATTTCTGTTTTAAGATTCGTGGAGTGCATGAGTCTCTTGTGGAAATTGATGAGAGGATTGCTAACTTGAAGAAAAAGTATCCAAATGATAATATCTCACGGTTTCCTGTTGGTAAATGGTGTCCTTTCCCTATTGGAGTTGGATTGCAAGATGTTGATGTGGGTAAACAATTGAATTATATAATGAAGTTGCATATTGAGCATTTGAAAGTGGAGAAGGTGCAATTCGAAGAAAGGAAAGAGAAAATGTTGGCAGAAGTGAAGAAAGAAAATGAGAAAACAAAGAAGAACCAGGATACTGCACCTGAAACCAAGGAAAAGCAGAAGAAGACAGGAAAACCACTTCTTGAGAAAATGAATGAAGATATCTCAAAACCAGTCTTTAATCCTAAGGATACAGATGACATTATGGAGCTCTATGAATTCCTCAAGGATGATGAGGTCGAAGGATTTAACCCGACGAGTGGTAACAAAATGGCAGTGACCAAAGATGGTAATTTTGAAGAAGTTGAATAAAAAAATTTGAATGTCGAAATTACCAAAGGTTACTACGTCTACCAAAGGTTACTACGTCTACAAATTGTTTTTTCGACATTCTGTCTCAGAAAAAATTTGAATTTCTCCTTATGTCGAAATTACAAATTGTTTTTTTCGACATTCTGTCTCAGAAAAAATTTGATTTCTAGTCTCCTTAAACATGTATTATAAATCTAATACTTGTTTAACATGTCACAGCTACCAGAATCGATTGATGATCAACTGTTTACACTTTGGCTTATTCAGTTATTGGAAACGAATGGTCAAGAAAGACAAAGAAAAAGTTTCAGAACATCGAAACTTCATGAAGAACATACTGTCGATCAATTGAAAGCATTCATGAATTCAAAAGGTATTCATTATCGAAGTGGTGCTCATAAAGACACATTACGACGGGGTATTCTTAGTTATTACAGAAATATTCAATTTACACAAATACTGATGCAACCACAACCAATGCAATTCGTCATTCCACAAAATTTACCACAGGCAGAACCACAATTTCCATTGCATTTTGCACCAGCCCCTATTGTACAACCACTCGTCCAAGAAACTGGACCACAATTTGTACAACCATCTGTCCAAGAAACTAGACAACCACCTGTCCAAGAAACTAAACCACAATTTGTCCAAGAAACTGGACAACAACCTGTACAAGAAACTAGACCACAATTTGTGCAACATGCACCAGAACAACAACAAACCAATTATTTTTTACAATTACCTGGACAGCAGTTTGTACAACAGCCTCCACAGCCACCAGAACCTGTACAACAACCTCAAATGACAAATAAACCGGCTGTCCGACGACACAAAGATGCATCACAAGAACAAGAACCAGAATACAAAAAGAAGGCGATTCCAAAACCATTGAGGTTGGCAGTTTGGGAGAAGTATTTTCCTGGTCAAATGTATGGTACATGTCCATGTTGTCAGAAGAAAATGTGTTTTGATAGTGATTACGATTGTTCTCATATTCTGGCTGAAAAATTAGGTGGTGAAACATGTATTGATAACTTGGTTCCAGCATGTAAAACATGTAACAGAAGTATGGGAACAAAAAATTTATACGAGTTTCAGAATATGTTTATAAGTAGAAAAGCCACCATGGTTGATTGTGCCACACAGACTGATGCCTACGAAATAACAATTAGATTGGATCAATTAAAAATTGTTGCATAGATTTAGAATGAATGTTTTTCTGAAGATAATTTTTATTTTAGGTTTGTTATTTGTGTTTTGGGGTCTTGTTAAGAACAACAACCAAAAACCAGATCCACAAGTTATTTACAAATATGTCCCAAGAACATTTGTTGAAGATCAAGAAAATCCACCTTTACTCAATGATTTGTATTACGAAATGTTTAATGCACCAACACCATGGGTCGGTAACATTGATATTAACCGAATTAAACAAAATGCGAATGAAAATGCTCAGGGATTCTTTGTTCATAATTAAATCTATTAAATCAAATGATTTGGCAGATTTATCTAAACAATAAGTCACTTGTGACAGTTTCAATGACGTCTCCCATAAATCCGGGAGCCTTTTCAAGTTCGAAATATTCTTTACAATTTATTTCTGCGAATTCTTGCCATTTAAATTTAGATAATTGATACACATACCAACCATAACGCCTATTCAATGTATATTCACATGATGCACCTTTATAAAATTCATAAAACTTCTTAGCAAAAGATTCATAAATATCTTCATTTAAGTTGACATTTACTATCTTATTGGTAGGATAATAAACAGGAACAGTATCATTAAATGAAATCACATTGGAATTGAAATCATGTTTCAATGCTCTATTCCAAGATTTTAGCGTTATTTCAATATCTTCAGCATATTCAGGTTTAAATTCAATCGTAAACAGATCAAGTTCGAAATATCCATAAAGTACTCCAAACAAATCCAAAGCGACTATACTACTTTCATGACCATTTTGAATTGATTTTACTTTATAAAAATTCGTGTTATCGTCATAGACAACAACATATTTATTTTTAGTGTTATCATGCATTCTGAAAGTATTGCTAATCTCATCACCACTAGTATATCTATAATTTCTGCAACTTATTGGAAGAACAAAAAAATTAGATTGATCCCAATTAATGGGATCAATAACAAATTCTCTGTATTTTATCAGAAGCTGGTAATAAAATTTTCCCAAATTTCCAATAACAAATCGTTGGTTACTCATTATTTCTTACTTTTTGATCTTTTTATGACAGTATTTTATTCTAATATATTTTATTTCAATTTTTTCTTGATAACCGTTAGGTTTGAAAGAAATAAATGTAAATGGAATATTTCAATTTTTTTTTCTTAATAACATCAATCAATCTTAACAATTAGTCGATACCGTCAGAATGATATTTTGTTGTGTTCTTCTTAATACTAACATGAACATCTCCGAGATCTTTCTTCTTGCCGATGAATGAATCTAAGTCAATTTCCATATTTGGTTTCTTATTGAACATTTCGTCATTAGCATGATTTGGATTATAATATTTCTGATGTGATTTTCGAAATTGTCTTGAACCAAACATGAAATCACGATTCTTTGCCTTGTACCAGAATACTTTATCATACAAACTATTACCCTTTGTTCTCCTATTGATCATCATGACGCGATAATCTTCTGTTAATTTCAAGAGAATTTTGTTAAATAATCTGACATCTGGGATACAACCGGCATAATTATCATGAACTTTCTTTAATTGGTTAATACTGTCAACTGGATAAAGGAAAATATAATCAAAATTATCACGAAATGCAGGTTCTATACCTAATGGTGCTTGCATCGTCAGGATAAAAGTCAAACGATAATGTCGACCATTCATGAAGATTTTTCTAATGGCGATATCTTTAGCCCATGTTTTCTTTTCAGCTAACATGTCATCTAAAATTAAAAGAAGTGATGGATCGACTTTCTTACCTTGTTTCTTTTTGAGTCTTGTTTTAGCAATCATAAGAGATTGTCGATAAAGACATTGTGACAAAAATCCTGGCTTGATTTCATAATGAATAAATAAATCAGGAAAGAAATCTTTGTAGAATGGATTTGCTGATTCTGTCTCAGAAATAACACAACCTGCTGGTATTTTTTTACTCGTATTAAGATGATAGACAATATCTTTTGTCAAGAAACTTTTACCTGAACCTCTCTTGGCAACCATCACAATAGTTGGGTCAATCACCATATCTCCAATATTAAATTCTTTAAATTCAAGAACTGATCTCGGCATTATTTAAAACTATCATTAATAAATTATAGTTTCAAACACTGATCATAAAATGCATTTCGTTTCAAACACTGATCATAAAATGCATTTCGAGGTAATTTTCCATCTTTCATATCATCGATGAATACTAAAGTAGGTGAAATAACAACAGTATTAGGACTCTTAACACCTTGTTCTTTCATTTGATGTAATATTTGTTGTACCATCATACTTTTACCCATTGTTCTTTTTGTTTGAATTATTTGACAATCACTCATCTATTATATATTTTCAACGATAATTCTTTAAATTCATTTTCAAATCACCGATGCCACCACCTGACATTGGTGTTTCAATAAATTGACTGGGTGGTTCTTCTGATGCAGGATATAAAAGAAATTTCCAGAGAAGCCAGACAAGTAGTGCCAAAACGATCTGGTATCGGTAGGTGAATGTTTTGACTTTTTGACCATTAACAATACTTTCTTGGAAACCAAGGCCAAAAATATAAAAGAGAACACACAAGGCGAAAAAAGCAATGATTGCTACTAGATAGGAATTTTCAAAAATACGATAGTCGATCATTTATACTAATACTAATAAGGATTTTTTGGTGTACCATATGCTTCAATAAATCTATTTGTTTCGATAAATTTCTTGACACCAGGTAAAAATGTCGGGTTATCTGTCTTGACATCAATGGGAATCTTCTTTCCATTTTCACTTGTTCTCAAATTTTCAGTTAACTTCTGCATTTTCTCAATTTCTTTATCTATACCACGTTTCTCACTGTTACTTTTAATAGCACGAACATCTTTGTTATTCTCTACTCTTGGTAAATTATCGTAATCGACAGGAATTTGAATAATAGCAGGAACATTGATTGGCTGTGGAGCCTGTTGTTGCTGTGCGAAAGGATTAGGAACAGGTGGATAATTTTTGTTTTCTGGTTGTGATTGAATGTACATTTTCGGAATTGATTTCATATTGACGAATTTGGTTGCAATTTGAGTGAGTGGAATACTTTTCTCAATTGCTCTGATGATACCAAGATCGAGGGTTTTTTGAATTTCATATTCATTAATTTTATAACGTTCGGGAGTAATACCTTCATCGTTAAAGAAATTAGCAAAATTATGACATTCTTTACTACATTCAAGATAACAACGATGAAAGAAATTTGTCACATTAAAATTAACAATAAAATCATAGTGAAACTTTTCATCCAGATTGTAAGATAGGGAAAGAATAATGGCCTTTGATTTGATGGTTGCTTTGATAATGTAATCAAAATCATTACCAAAACCACATGTATCATGAATAAATTTAGAATGTTTTTCAATCACTTCATTATTCCAACTTTTGATAGTGATAAGATACATTTGGAAAACTTCTAAATGAGATAGATTTTTAGCAATTATTTTAGGATCCTTTGCCTCTATTTTCGAAGCATCATAGATGTTTCGAAATGAATCATAGATAATTGGTTTCAATGTATGCACGAGAATCGTCTCATACAATTTACTGTTTTCCATAAAAAATGAAATATTAAAAACCTCATTATTATTATCCATTATATTTTCCAAACATAAAAAATCATTTTAATAGTACGTAAACTAAATACATATTATTAAAAATCAGACGGAACACCACTCACAAATTCAAGTTGTGCATCAGGTGTCTGTTTCGCAAAATCATTCAACTTTCTTGTATTACTAAATGACGAATACTGTCCTTCATATTGTTGATACGGTGTTACTTGATCTGCCAACAACTCATCATCTGCGTACTTATTCATGCCAGCTCGAATAATGAATGTCGGATCAGGATGGTCAAGTACTTGAGTGTTATTACCACGATTAGCATAGAATTTATAGGCGTTAACAGGAATACAAGGGCATCCTGCATCAGTCGCACCACCACAAGTATAACTACTTCTGACAAATTTCGTGTATGTACCGTCAGCCATTTTCATTTCAACAATGGGTGTTTTACCTTCTTGTTCTCTAATCGCTCTCATGACTTGCCCTGAAGTCAATCCGTCAAAAGGAACAGTCCAATCAGCACCACAACATTGTTTGCTACAAGGTAACAAATCTAATCTGTATTGCTTAATACCGTCATCGTTAGGATTCTTATCTTCCCAGACTTGAGGTTGAGGCTCATTTTCGACGACAAATGTATCATTTTTTGATTTGTATTTTCTGACTTTGCGATTGTATTTATCATACGGACTTGGTTTTGTTGGTCCGTATGTCGAATCATCACCGTCATCTTCATAGGTCGGATATTCTGCTTGCATAACCTTATCACGGAAAGTAGGTGATGCAGATAATCCAGCAAATCCTGACATGTTGATTTGATCCTGGAATGATTGTTGACCTTTTCTCACAGTACCAGGAATTCTACGGAAAATAGGAGTAATTTGTTGGTTATCGGGATCATTGGTGTAAAAAGCACCATCGAACTCTTCTGGAGAATTACCATTACGATAGATGTAATAAACAACCAATAAAACAATAATAATTAAAATAACGAGAACGAGATTATTCATTATACTTTTGGTAGATAAAAAGGTTGTAAGTACCATATACCAAGATCTGTATGATTGTATGTCATTGATGGAGAATAAGCAAATCTCAATAATGATGGATTATCAGTATTAGGTATGACTTTCATTCTAGGGATAAAATCAATTTGCAGGTTAAATTGTCGAATAAACTTATTGTATTTATCAATGTATGAATAATCATGTATGATATTGTTATAAAATATCGAAGGAGTGATCTGAGGATATTTTTTACCGGCATCATGTTCAAGTGATATCAATAATTTGTTTACTTCATCACAATTGTGACCTGAAAATTTAATTGGTTGGTAATAGATGAATGGTTTGATGAAGTAAAGACCTTCTGGTGTGATGAGTAATGAACCAATTGTTTTGCTAGTACCAGGTTTGTAATGATTGGCAAAATTGAGCAAATCATTCCCACTTGGAAATTCATAGATAATTCCAGATCGACGTCTTTCAGGTGATGGATTGGGATGAGTATGAAAGATATATTCTGATAAATTAAAGAGTTTGTCATCTTTAGGCATAATGGTGTCAGGATCAGAATGATAATTATTGTTATGATTGGCATGAATGATGACTTCTTGGATATTGTTGTCTTTAATGAGTAATCTACCGGAAATTTCGGAATAACATTGATCACCATTCTCGCAAGAATAATGCTTGACAGAACCGTTTTGATAGACAGAATCGATAATGAGTAATTGATTATGTGAGAAGAAAATCCATTCTGGAATTGTTAGTGGTTCATGAAATAATATTTTCGGTAATGGATTGACTATTCTTGTATTATCGATGATCAGGACTTTGAGAATTTTGAGTAATTTTTTGGATGGATATTTGTTTTGCCAGTCGATATCAAAAATGATGTATCCGTAATACATTTTGTCATTTTTTCGGATTGCTTTTTTTTCGAGTAATATCATTGTTTTCCAGTATTTTTCCCGATCGATTTTATAGTCTTTATTCCATGGTATATTGATGAACAAGCGTTTCTTACCATGAGACATATTCTAATTAATCTTTGTTTTTAATTAGCAAATTCTTACTATTAAATGTCAAATCATAATCAGTGTTTGATCCAATATGATGACGAACCATTCCTTCTTCAATTTTAACAAAAAAGTTTGTTGGAGCAATCATTTCAACACCTGATCCTAATAACTGAGGATTGTTACTAAATAGATCATCTTTCTTGTAGAATGGAATATCATTTGGTATGTTAACAATATCACCAACATTCGGTTTATGAGTCGTAAAAACAATCATTTTACTTTTTTTGTTTTCTGGAGGAATTACTTGTCTTGGTTGTTCTGAAGAAATTTGTCTTGGTTGTTCTGTCAAATTTTGTGGAATTACTTGTCTTTGTTGTTCTGAAGTTAGCAGACTCGATTGTTCTGTTAGATTTTGTGGAATTATTTGTCTTGGTTGTTCTGAAGTTAGTTGGTTTGGTTGTTCTGTTAGATTTTGTGGAATTATTTGTCTTGGTTGTTCTGAAGTTAGTTGTTTTGGTTGTTCTGAAGTTAGTTGTCTTGGTTGTTCTGTCAGATTTTGTGGAATTACTTGTTTTTGTTGTTCTGAAGTTAGTTGTCTTGGTTGTTCTTGGATATTTTGATGAATAAATTGTTTTGGTTTTTCTAAAATTTGTGTTGGGAAACCAAGTAATGATTTGACATAATTGACATAATAATTATTTAATTCTTCGTTGTTCATCGACATATTTATATGAAATATAACATTAAAAATGAGTAATGAAGCACAATCAATGTATGAAGGGGATTCATCAATGAGTAAGCCATTTTCAGTTTATGTTTATGATACTATTCCTGATTGTATTAAGGATAAATTTGACCAAAGTAAGAATGATAGTATTCAGAATGCGAGATTTGATAATAAAAAAAAAATCTTATGTCATCATTACATCAATTCACTGAATAGCGAAAGTGATTGTTATTTTTGTCCACATTATGACAAATGTTTGTATGCACATGGATTAAAAAGCCAATCGATTGATGATATTAAATTACAATGTTTAAGTTTATTGATTGATGGGACATATGAAAACAATGATGTTGAATTTAAGGATAAAATGTACAAGAATTTGTTTATTTTTGTTGATGTTTGTCATAAGTGTATTGAATTGGAGAATGTGAGGATTGATAATTATCGAAGATATGGATCGAAATTTTTTGATAGTTTGAAGACTTATACTCAACAAGTATATCTGAAGCAAAATATTTCACCATGGGGAGATAAGACGAGGAAACATTGTATTGGTGGAATCAATTGTCGTCATGGGTCACCCTTTAAGGAATTGAAAATTTGTAAGGAACATTTTTTTAAGGGATCGTGTCATAAAAAATTACGCGATATCTTAATTGAAGATCCTGAATTACTGGAATTCAAGAAAACAGATTTTGTTCCATCTGGTTGTGACAATGGTCTCCATATTCACATCGAATCTTATTACACTTTTCGTAAATTTATTGATAACATGGAGCCCAAAGATCCGAAGAAAAAGATACTTGTCATTAATATGGATTTACCGACAATCGAATATGATCCAGATTTCGATAAAATATTTTCAGAATTTATGAAAGAGACACAAGATACTTTCTTTTCTTAAACATCTTCTTGCAGAATACTTTTCTTCATTTCTTGATCGAATGTAATACTCGATTTCCGTACTTTATCAATATTGACTAATGATTCAATGATCTGAATGTTGACGTTATAATCGTTCATAAAAGTGCTAATTTTCCTGTATTTTTTATTTTTGAGGAAAGCTTTCAAGAAGAGTGAAATGTAAATGAAGTCTGATGATTTCATTTGTCGTATCAAATCAGAATTGACCTTGTTAACAATTTTATTATTAATGTTCATATTAGAATTGTTGGTGTAATCTTTCGGATAAACAAAATTTTCTGATCCATAAATTTTATTGGGATATTTGTTCAAATGATAAGCAGTCATAACACAAGAAGTAAAACCATGTTCTTTTTGCATGATCCATGTTTGTTGACTATGTATATATCCCTCAATCTTATCTGATTCTGATGCTAATTTACTAATTTCGAAAAAGATTTCAATTTGTTGTAATGGTGTGAGATCCGGATATTGTGTCCGTATGTGCTCGATGTAATTACGATTAATTGTCAAAGGAATTGTCGATCTTTCCTCACCATAAAGCTGTAGTACTTGACCAATGGATTTGTAATTATTCAAGATACGATTAGTTGATTCGAATAAACCATATTTTTCATCTTTCAAGACTGATGTATTGAGATGTTCTTTAATTTGATTAATACTAAAAGAACCACCATAAATATCATTCAGTTCTTTCATCAGAGAAATTGTCCTTCGATAGTCAAATTGTGCTGATTCTGCAAGAACTTTAAAGATGTTTCTCTTGTTTATTGGTGTATCTTTAATGTTGATATTTTCGTTCTTGATAATTTTAATGATCAGTAATTTGATTTCTGCTTCACCTGGTCTCTCAAGTTTAACACTAGGAATGTTTTTTTTGAGTGTGTTAATAAATTCAATATGACTATCATTACAAATGAGAATGATGGGGATCATGTGATGGAGAATATTCATTTTGATGAGACCAGTGATAATTTCTTGTTCTTTCTTGGAGGTGATTGGAGTGATGTTATCGATGACAAGAATTTTCTTTTTGTTGATATTATAAATATTTTTCTGTGAAATCATATTTGTGTAAAAATTTTGAATGTTCTTGCTGACTTTTCCCGATTTCTTTTTCTCTCTTTTCATTTCAATTTCAGAAAAGTCAGTCGATAGACGATGATAACCTAAATCTTTCATGAGAATATCAATAATGAGTGATTTACCAATACCATTGGAACCAGTAATAATAAGATTGGATTTAATTTTATCATTTTTAGTTTTTTCTTTTTTACCTTTTTTCTTGATTTTTTCTTTTTTGTCTCTGTCATAAAAAGTCTTCTCGACATTATGTTTAACTTTATTAATTTCATAAGCTTCCAAAAATTTATTGATATTTTCAATTGCTAATTTATGACCAATAACCTGTTCTATTTTATCTGGTATGTATTTTTGTTCCCAGGACATTGATTTACTAAATTTAATTATTTGTATTTGGATCAATTTTTTTGTAATTTTAGTGATAATAAGGCGACTAATCAGGTGGTAATAAGGCGACGACTCTGGTGTCAATAAGGCGACGACTCTGGTGACAATAAGGCGACGACTCTGGTGACAATAAGGCGACGACTCTGGTGACAATAAGGTGACGACTCTGGTGACAATAAGGCGACGACTCTGGTGACAATAAGGCGATGACTTTGGTGATTATTAGAACAGCTACTTTAGTGATCATTTTATGAAAAAATAAAATAATTTAAAGAAATAATTTTTGGTTGAGTAAATTATTATTTTATTAGTCACCAATGTCGTCGCCCTAATAGTCACCTTAGTCATCGCCCTAATAATCACCAATGTCGTCGCCCTAATAGTCACCTTAGTCGTCGCCCTATTAGTCACCTTAGTCATCGCCCTTATAATCACCTTAGTCGTCACCCTATTAGTTATTTAAGTAGCAAAAGTAATCGCCAAAAAATAAAATAATTTAAAGAAATAATTTTTGATTGATCACTACTTTTGCTACTTAGTCGACATCTTGATAATCACGTAAGTAGCAAAAGTAATCGTCAAAAAATAAAAATAATTTAAAGAAATAATTTTTAATTGACGGTCATTGTAAACGCATGTGTGATGTCGAATAGGTTAGATATTGTATAAATAATTCCTCAACAAGACAAAAAATCTCTAAATAATATAAGTTATAATAATGGCAGAGAACGAAAAAAACAGCAAAAGAAGTGATTATGGTGTTGGAGATAAGTCATCTCGTACTTCGAGTGATATTACTGATTTGATTGCAAAGGCAAAATCGAGCAAGTCTTCATTGACTCTCGATGAATACCGTAAGCTTTATGATTGGATGATGGCTAATGGTTCCAAGTATCGTGAGGAACTTTCTAAAAATGAGAAACATATCAAATCGCTTAGTTCTGTTGCCGAACAGCTAGCAGTAAAGATTAAAGCGAAAATGGATAGAGGTGAATCTCAGAGCAACATCGAGAACCTCATTCTGCACGTCGCCGCCAAGAACGATCTTGATCCCAAAGATCTTGAAATTCTGCGTGGTCGTGTCAGAGAAATTCTCCTTGGTAACAGATTCGTCGTCAAGAACAAGATTAACGAGAATCTCTATTCTTCTCATTTGACAAAGATCATTGGTGGACCTCTCACCGTTGAAATGCCTTTCAATATTTCCAAAGAAGAAGAGCCATTTCTCCAGGATATTCTCAAGAAATACCAAGAAAATGAAGTCTACCAAAATTCATTCTTTGCCATCAGCAAGATGTATGAGGATTGTAGCCCTCTCGCCCTTGCCTCGAGAGATAAGAAGGAATCGACACAAGTTACCATGAGTAACAGTGTTCATCCCATCTTTTTCGCACTCATGGTTCCGAAATACCCAGTCTTCGAAGGTCTGACCATGCTCTCCAACTACGGAAGAATCGTCAAGAAGAGGTATCAAGGCCAGAGAATCGATAACATTGATGATATTGTTTTGGTGAACAATATTCGTGCTGATGCCAATGAATTCGCTTATTCCACTAGTCGTTATGCATTGGAAGACATTAAGGCTAGGTATGATGTCCAGAGAGCTTACCAATCAGTGGCCTATTGTGTCAGAAATGGAATTTACTACAATTGCGATGACCATAGCAAATTGATTAAGTTGCTCAGTGGAAGCCAACAACGTGATTATTTCAGCTCCAAGAACGCTGCCGAAAATGAAATTTATCTCTCTCAATTCTACGAATCAAGCATCAGCCTTATCAGAATGCTTTTCGCTAACTACTCATACAGGCCTCTGATTATGAGTATCACTGATGACCCAGGTATGCAACCTTACCTCAATTTCACAATGATGACCTCGAACCATCCCATGCAATCAACCATCAAATCGACTCTTGAGACTTTCCCTTACCTTACTTATTATGCTCAAGACCCCAATAGCACATATCAACTTCAGTCTGCATTGAATGGATATTCTTGGGTCCAGAAGAAGGATCGTATGGTTATGAAGAAGCACACTGTTATGATTGCTATCGGTGTGTTGGTCATTCACGTCATTCGCACTAGAATGACATACACTAACACATTTAACCAGGTTAACTACTCTTTCTTCAATGCTCCTTGGATTGAGGCACAGCAGGCTAACGTGGCTGATGTTGATATTGAAATTAATGATAGCGTCAAGACTCATGTTGGTGAAACTCCCTACCAACTTCGTGCTGTTCTTGCTAAGAAGGTTCTGACCATTGAGAAAACCAAGTATCCCGGAAACGAATTTGCTATGGTGAGGAAGGTTCGTGATTTCAATACTGGTGTTTATGATAACTCTTATTACATTTATGATCCTTTGGCTCCGATGTCTATCGTCAAGGGTTCCGGATCTGAATGGTATCAGAACGCTGCGGTCAGTTCTATCCAGGATCATGGTGGCTTTGATTTCAATTCTTCAGAGAGAATTGGTTTCTACGAATTGGCCCAGAAATTCGGAAATATCTTCATTTATGCTAAGATTGGAAACGATACCAAGGAAAATGTTTTCACTTTCACTGTTGATTATTAATTGCAATTATCATTGTTATTAATAAAGATGTACAAATTTGATATGCTTAGGCAATTTGTAATTAATTTTTTTTAAGACATCATTTTTGATTGTGATATGTTTCAATGATTTCGGTAGATTTATCAAATTTAGATCATATGCATTTGAAAATGTAATATAAATCAATGATTGAGGTAAATGACGTAGTTCTGAATGAAATTGCCATCCAAATATGACATGTGACAATGATTGTGGCCAATTTATCACTTCTTGATTAAACAGGTCACCAAATTTAATATACAATAATGATTCTGGTAAATCGAGTAATTTCTGGTTAAACTCTCTTCCAAGTGTTAGATATTTTAATGCTATCGGTAAATTAAGCAATTCTTGATTAAACTTTGATCCGAATGTCAGATATTTCAATGTTATTGGTAAATTTGGCACTTTTTGATTAAAATTTTCACCAAATGTAAGACTTATTAATGAATTTGGTAAATTATCAGGATGTTGATTAAAGTTCCATGCAAGTTTGATATGTGTTATTGTGTTTGGTAAAAAAATTAATTCTTGACTAAAATCCATTCCAAATTGGATGTGTGATAATGATAATGGTAAATTGAGAAATTCTTGATTAAACATTGTTCCAAAAATAATATGTGACAATGACCGCGGTAAATGATTTAATTTTTGATTGAAATCTCCTCCAAATTCAATATATTTCACTGAATCAGGCAAATGATCCACAATTTGATTAAATTTACTCCCAAATACAATATGTGTCAATAATTGTGGTAAATTTTGCACAATTTGATTAAAATCAAATCCAAAGACAATATGTGTCAATGTGTCAGGTAAATTTGTTAATAGTTGATTAAATTTGTTTCCAAATTTAATGTGTGTCAATAATTGAGGAAATTTTCCCAGTTGTTTATTAAAATTACTTCCAAATCCAAATGAAACGTGTGTCAATGAGGTAGGTAAATTTCTGAGTTCATAATGAGATTGTTTCAATATGATGTGTGTCAATTGTGGTAAATTATGCAATCGATGACCAAAATCATGTCCCAATTCGATGTACAATAATTTTCGCGGTAAATTTTCTAATCTTCTGTTAAATGCCCAACCAAAAATAATATGTGTTAACGATGCAGGTAAATTTGTCAATTCTTGATTAAATGAATCCCCGAAAATAATGTGTGTTAATGATTCAGGTAAATTTTTCAATTTCTGATCAAATTGATCACCAAATCTGATATATATCAATGATTTTGGTAAAACATCTGTCAATTCTTGATTAAAATGGTCACCGAGTTTCAAACGTACCAACGATGAAGGTAAATTTTTTAATTTTTGGTTAAAATCCCATCCAAATTTAATATGTGTTAATGATTTAGGCAATCTCGTTGGTTCTTGATTAAAATATTTATCAAATGTTATGTTTTTAACATAATATGGATAAGTATTACCACTGTTAGAATTATAAATTTTACAAATTTGTATCGGAAGCATTGTTCTCAGATAAAAAAATATTTTATTCGTTTTATGACATGTCACTGTATTGATTGATGTACAATATTGTAACACATCAATACATAATTCATAAGGTAACTCAATCATTAGTATTATCGTTAAATAATATTAATAATTAATCAATTTTTTCAAGAGACAGAATGTCGGTCATAGACATGACCGATTTCCATGTCCATGGAAAATCGAAAGAAACAAATTGTAGACGTAGTAACCTGTGGTAATTTTTTTAATAAAAACTTGGGATTGTCCTCGTTCCTGCACTTGATTCATAAAGTGGTCGATCGATTGGAGTAATGGGTGAAAATTTATCGCGTAGATAACCTTGATGTTGCAAAACATTTGACAAGACAATTGGCCCGATTTCATCAACTGTTAACCAATTCAGGCGTTTGACTTGATATTCTAGATTATCAGGTTTGTTAAGTGACTTCATGACAAAATTCTTCTGCATATGACCAAGTAATGAATCCTGATTTTGTTTCTGAATGAGATACTTGCCATTCGAATTCTCAAAAATATATTTAATCAACATTTTCTGAATCACATGAATGTTCTTTTCCGAGAAATACATCTTCGATAACTGTGATGAGATCGTATTAGTAAACGGCACTTTATTCGCTTGCTGATTAAAATCGTCGTTGTGTGCCTGGAAAAACAAGAACGGTGTTTTTTCAATATCGAAATTAGATAAATCTCTTCGATTTATTTCATTAAAATAGTTATCCATTATCAATGATTACTCTTAATTATATTTTTTAGTTTCAGAAAACTAAATAATATATGTTTCCAGGAGATCAGCTTCAACAATCTTGTTATCAGCCTTAAAAATATGATCAATCGTCAACAATGATGGATACTGTCTCAATGAATTCATCGGTACCACAGAATATTCCGGAGAAATAACACCAGTTGTCGAATTTGTCACCCGATTAAATATTCTTGCTGTCTGATTGGTCAAATCAATCGAATCAATCATCACCCACATATTAACCTCAGAAGAAATAACCTGAACCACTAATTCACCATTCTTAAAAACATCATTCACTTGTTTGATATTCGCCACTTCCCTATCAGTCAAATTTGTCCCAATACGATCATGCAAGAACATCGTAAAATGTGATGAGATCAATTTTGAAATATCCTTCTCCGTATCTTGGTGAATATTTTGCAACAATGTCATAATTTCTTCAGGAGGTCTATTGACATTATTGCTCAAATACTGTGTACTGAAATTATTCGGATTGAAAATATTCTTGAAATTAGCATAAATCTTATCATCTAGAACTTGAAAATTCACTTTTTCGAATAAATCTCCAATTGCCATCTTGAAAGTTCTCGGAGTTGTTTCAGATAATAACCCTTCCTTATTCTTATCCTTAAAATTACTATCAATCATCGCCAAAAATCCAATGTTCGGCAAATAATATGATTTGCTATCCAGGACATATCTCCAGTATCCCATATTGCTACCTTCCAAATGCAAATCTTTAATGTAAACATTATCCTCTAATGTCATATCTGCAATGTAGATTCGTTCTTTCTGCATCACTGATAAAGCCATGGCAACTTGAAACAAAACATTGCTCCATTCAAAATCACGACGAACACCATGATTCGTCATTTTCTCCGCAATTCCTTTCTGAATACTTTGACGAGATGACCATAAGTAAATATTATAAGTAGGTGCTTCAGTCAAAAGAACCAAACACTGACCACTGTATTTCTGAAGTCTTGGATCCAATTCATCAGGTAATTCAAAATAATCAATCCAATTGTATTTTGGTTTGGCGACATAAGCGGGATCATTCTTCGGATCAGTTGCCTTCAATAAGACACCTTCACGAAACAAGAATGTCTGGTATTCTTTTGTTAGCCTATCACGCTCATTATCGGGTCTTGATCGTAATTTGACGAAATCGATATCTTCATTGGCAGAAATAAAATGAGCAAACTTCATACAAAAATGCGGACATCTCTTTGTTTTCAGAAGATCCTCACGAATCTTTTCATAAAATAACAACTCTCTCCAAACATCATACTTTTTATACAATTCGTCTCTCACTGTGTAACTAGCATATTCAGCTTGATTCAAAGCATAAATTCTGATTTGAATTCCAATTGACTGTTTAGCACAAATAGCCGTACCGGAAACCTGATCGAAAACAATCGGATAACAAGTGTTGTAAATTAACAAATTCTTCGGTAAAATTAAATAGGGAATTTTCTCTACTAAACTGTATTTCTTCGGATCAATATTTAGGATCTTAATAAATTCCAAAATTGATCTTTCACCTTTCGTGTATCTTGTTGTATTACGACATAAATCATAGTATGTGCTTTTATTACCTCCACCAATACCAATATTCTCACCCTCGTAAAATCTCATCACTGATCTTTTCAAATACTCATAAAAGACTAATCTTTCACCTAATGTCGAATAAATCAATTTCGGATCTTTGTTGGGTATCATATCTTCATAAATATGTGTCATCGTTGTATGACCACCAGTCGGTCCAGGTGTGTAGATCTTATACACTTTTTGAACAGGTAACACAATATTCTCCGTCATGTTAATCGCACCAGTTGGCAAACCAAGATACTCGAGATTACGATTACCTTGGATAACATAGTTAATCGCGGGTGGTCTTGTTGGAGGAGGCTGTTCTTGATAATATTTCATTTCAAATAATGGTGGTCTATTTTGCTGTGTTCCCATAAAAACTTCTGCCGTTTTACCACTATTATTGTCGACAGTAAATTGGGTCGACGGCGGTGGTGGTCTTGCTTGTCCTTGATAACCTCCAGGACGAGGTGTATATGGTCTTGCAGGATTAGGAACATAAGGACGCTTTGGAGTAAATGGGTTATTAGGAATAAATTCATTATCAACTACTTTAGGAATAACAACACTTTTCTCATCTTCTTCACCGGTACCTCCCATCATTCGAGAATTATTCATCGGCGAAAAAAAAAAGTCTTCTTGTTCTGTTTCGAACCACCTGTCATCTCTCCTGACATTTGTGGTCCCATTTGTGCCTTCGCATTTTGATACGCTTGAAACATATCATTCTGTGTCGGAGGCATTCCTTGTGACATCATATTAGGTGGCATACCCGGCATTCCGGTCGCCATACCAGGTGACATTCCTTGTGGCATTCCTGGCATTCCCTGAGGCATTCCTGGCATTCCTTGTGGCATTCCTTGTGGCATTCCTTGTGGCATACCTTGTGGCATACCTTGTTGCATTCCAAATGGTACTCCTTGGGACATTCCATTCATTCCTGGAGGCATACCTTGTGGCATAGGATTTTGTTGTGCCATTGCTCTCATAATTTCTTCTTGTTGATTTTGATTAAGCATTCCAAGAGGATTTGATTGTGCTTGGTTATTGACCGGAGGACCGAATAAAGATTGCATACCTGATGATCGAGGCTGTTCTTGCCAATTTTGCCCAGATTGGCCTAAATCATATTGTGAATAATCCTGTTTCGATGATTTCGGAAAAAGGTCTTTATCAGCATGAACATCTTCTTTAGAATATCTCACTCCTTTAATGATTTTACTATTTTTGTTTGTCGACATTTCTAATTCTCCTATATCAGAGATAGATTTTTTAGTATTACTTGGACTCGTTGCTTTCGTTTCATGAATAGTTCCATGGATTGTTTCATTTGCATCAGGAAACATTTCAGTTTTAGGAAATTTTTCATGTTCTTCAGGAAACATTTCAGTTCTAGGAAATGTTTCATGTTCTCCAGGAAATGTTTCTTTAGTTTCAGAATTATTTGTATTATCAATATCCTTCAGTCTAGCAAATGGTACAGTCGAGAATGGTGTCGTTACCTCATCATCAATATTAGGTTCTTCTCCAGTATCATCATAATATTCATAATCTTCTAAATCACCAGAATCATCAGCATTTTCAGCCACATAATCCGGATCATCCTGATAAAATTGTGGTTTCGTATCATTCTCTTCATCATCATGAAATGAGGTATTCTGATGTCTATCAGAATCAGCTTTCTTCGCACTTTTGAAGGAAACAGCCTTCTTCTTTTTGCCTTTATACAGAAGATGAGGATCAGTTGTCACATCATAATCGATATCTTTAGGATTCACACCTTCATTCCAACCTGGAATCGGTGCAATGTCAGTCGGTCCTTCAATATCAGTTCCAACATCAGTCAAGGTGTCATTTCCCATTCTTTTCATGGGAGTAATTTCACCAACATCAATATCATCAATATCACTTTCCTCATCAGTTGATTGATTGAAAAGATTAACAATTGACTCTCTTTGATGTGCATAATTGTTATCCATTTCGATTCTTTTCATACTTCCTTCAGGATCAGCAATGACATAGTTGTTATCGAATTGAATAATATTATTAAAAAAACTATGTTGTCTCACATTTCGCAATAACATATTATCCTCTTCGGTTTCTGTGAGCATTTTAAGAATTTCTGGTGTTAGATAGCCATCTTCACTAATCCTCATTTTCTCAGGATAAACACTATCGATAAATTGTTTTAATTCTGGATACTTGTCAATTTCAATTTGGTATTTACTAAACACATGATGCAAGAAATAATAAAAATCAGCATAATCACTATTCACTTCAGGTATCTTCAATTTCTTTGTCTGGCTATTCGGATACTTGTTAATTTGTGCCAGAAAGAACCGTGACAATCGAATTGATGGATAAGTGATGTTATCTTTCACTCTTAAATAACAATCAATCATCTCAGGTCTCAGTTGATTATGTCTAAACTCACTATGTATTTTAGTAATGTTGTACAATAAATTAACAATTTGATAGAAGACTGATTTCCAAATATCTAAATTCAAAGCATAGTTATTGAGGAAAGCTTCCAAATTAGTCAAATGATAAAATCGTTCTGATATTTCAACCGAATAACTATGTTTGAGATCAATATGTTTTGTTTCATCTGGTAAAAATTCAATGAGTTGTTTACCTGACACGTCAACATTAATGATAGTGAGGAGCAAATTACTTGTTTTACCACTCAAGACCATATCTTGTAAGAGTGTCGTGATGATTTGATGAATGTTAACTGGATCATCCATTTTGTCAATTTGAGACATATCGGGATAGGGTATGATTCGAATCATGACTGGTTGAGTGGATAAACGTTTGTAAACGAGGATTTTGTCTTTTAAACCGACATCAATTAATTTTTCTTTTTTAAGATTTTTTTTAGTGAAAATACTGTTCAGATCATATTGTTTTAATTTGAATCTATCGATATCGATATTAGGATTTTGATATTTGACGATATATGTTTTTTTGTTATCCAAAACTGTCATGTCGAAAATTATAAAAATCAAATTATCTAAATCATTAAATGGATCTCCATTGTTGGTCATTTATATTAAAATAATATAAGTTTATTTTATCTTAATCAACATTACCAACAAATCGATATTCCTCGAACAAAGGATCACCAAGAATTAGTTTTTTGGGAGTTGTGTATTCATCATCAACAATTAATCGCCCATTTTCTGTTAAAAACTGAGATCTAGGATTAATGTTAATATGATATTTAGCCGGAACGACTCGAGAAATGAAATCCTTGATTGAATTAGGGACATATTTATTGAATTCAGGATACAGTTTCTTATCAGAGAGTGTATTAATGAAATAATGAAGGTCATAATAATGATTTCTTTTGCTGGATAACTTGACTTCTTCGTGTGCCCAGACAGACTCAACTTTAGAATTAACAATTTCATCACCGTTACATGAAAAATCAAAATCAGTGATCTTCGCATGCAAACCAATATTCGGAATTTCGAAATAATATCTGACAGTGGCATCTTTACTTTCACGAAAGGTATACATAAAACTATTTTTGGCAGTTGTGTTATTGCCATTATTCGGTGCTATTTTCTGAAGTAGCATATTATTCGTTTTCGCATCATTATGACGGAAATCAGGATAACGTAATTGTATTCTTGCAAAAGTGTGAACAATCTGGAAAATAATCACTTTCCATACTTTTTCTGTCATTGTTGTTCGATAATTATTATAAATATATGTCATCAAATCACCAGCCTCTGCCCATTCAGTAACAAGCACAGACACATGTTCCTCTAACTTTCCTTTATTGTAAAGTTCGAGAAATTCTTTGTATAATTTATTTTCACGATTATCGATATTGATACATGCAGATTGAGTATCTAAGAATGGTATAATACTCGTTTTAAAAACAAAAATGGGAATGACGACATGAGGTGTTTCTCCTCGAATCACCATTCCTGCTAATTGTTTAATAATTCTCAGTTCGACATTTTCGGGACGACTAATATCATCATACCATCCATAACCACATTTCGGATAAGCAATAACTTTAAAAGCAAAGGCTAATTGACCTGAAAAAATAGTATGTCCATCAGCATTTTTGACACGTTTTCCCCTTTCATCTCTTTTGATACGAAGTGCTTGGAATGTATGACCTGTTGAACCACTACTAATGTAAAATAAATTCAAGTCCATCGCTTTCACCATCTCTTTAAGATTGAGATATTGGCGTGGAATGATACAATTGATATTAGAACAATTCTGATCATTGCATCGATGTTGATCAGCAAATAGTTCGGATGATGTACCATCAAGATCAATGAAGGAAATAATATTTTTATCTTTCAGATACGCTTTAATTTCATTGATTCTGTTTTCTCTTGGTTTAATAATATCATCAAGTTTGACATTCTCCATTTTCGTAATAACAGTTGGCTCGACACGATATTTTTCATTTTTGATTGATCGCATACTTTTCGTTATTTGTTTAATTAATTCAGCATCTGATTCTTGTGTCGATCGCTCAGTTACATTATTTGTGTCTCTTCGAGATGATTCACTATAATAACTGGCAGATGTATGAACACTCGATTCTGATTTATAGGAATGTTTACTGCTACTTGGCGCATTACTCGAGAAATGATGGAAAAAATCACTTTGATTGACTGGAGATGGTGATCTACTAGATTCAGATACTTCTGATGCTTCTGTAATTGGAATGTTAATTTTTTTTGTTTTACCTCTACTCATTTATTTAATATTGGAAGTTACTTTATTTTTTGGTTAATTTGGTACGTTGTTAATAAAAATATTCCTATTAATATAATATAATGGAATATTTCGATAGTTTTAACTCAAACAAAAATTCATATCAGACAGAACATATGGAAACACCCAAAATGGTGCTTCATTATCATGGTGGTGACAATGGTGCGACAACCATCAAACAACAAACCACGACAACCACAACTGCAACTGGTAATCCATATACCAACGATATCAATAACAGTGTTTCTGATCTAAGTACTAAACTTCTCAATGAAGCAAAAACAAATTTGTCTAGTCTTTATGACCAGGCAGTATCATCACTCACCAAGACAGCTCAATCGGGTGGTGCTAAATCTTCAAAAGTCCCCGATTTCAATGTTTCATTGACTGAAAAACCAAATTACGATGACGATTACACTAAATTGCATAGTGGTGCTCGTCAGAGTCAGAAACATACTCATCGTCCGGCTACTTCGAACATGTCAAAATCGAAAGTCAATGCATTCGATGTTTCATTGAATGACAAGACTGGTGGTAATTGTTGGATGAATCAAGGCGATGATGACAAAAAAGGTGGTGATGATTCTGATAATGATTCTGATAATGATCCTAATGCAGATGACCAAGCCAGTGATAGTGGTAGTTCAGTGAGTACCGATAGCGAAAATGATGATTTGGAAGGAGGATGTAACGATTGGGATAATTCTGATAAACATCAAAATACATCATTTATTGGAGGTGCGAAGAACAATCCATATATTACGAATCTTCAAGTTATTGTGAAGCAATTGAAGACAATGCCTGAATTTACGAAACTGGGATTGGCACATACTCAAATGACTAAATTGGCATCGATTGTTTTGAATGACGCAAAGGCGAAATTGTCTGATCCTCAGAATCATGTTAAAATGTTGTCTGATGGCAAGGATCTTTTGAAGACCAGTGCATCGAAATATATTGCCAAGGCGAAGGAAATTCTGGCACTTCCTCCTAAGGAAAGGAAACCGAGGAAGAAGAAGGTGAAGAAGGTTAAAGAGGATGTTTAAAAAGATTAATTTTCATTAATAATTTTAAAAATATTGTCTTTTGTTATTTCCAAAATTTGGATTTTTCGTTTCATCGCAAATGCTTCTGAAAACCCACCGTCTATTCTAAAAATCGTATTACGGCAACTACCTTTAATGTCATATTGAGGTGAATGCCCAATGATCATCCGATTTAATTTTAGAACATCCAAAATTTGATCAGATGTTTTGCAGGTTTGTTCATTTTCTTCTGCAAAGTGTCTTGTCCAAATAGGACTTAATTCTTGGTCATTAAAGAGTGGATGAATATCAATTTCGTTTAATAACCATTGATGCATCATTCTGTTAATATATTCTAATTGTGTTCTTGCCGGTACACTTGACAATGCATCAAATTCTAATGTCTGAGGAACAATACCCGCATGCACAAATAAATTAGAACCAATAATCAAGACAACTGGGCGATTCTGAGCAAAATCAATGGCAAGATCTGATCCACGTTTAAAAATCGTGTCTCTGTCTTTCATATCAGAATGACTGACATAATCATACACTCCCTGAAAATTGAGGATTTCATGGTTACCAAGTAAACTGTAAACTGCTCCACCATCTTGTTTTGCTTGTTGATGTAAGGCACTGAAAAGAGCAACGACATCAAGATCACCATTCAGATTACATTCACCTAATTGTGGACGACAACCATCGACTTGATCACCGACTTGAACAACAACTGTTTTACCTCCACACCAATTGTTATCTTTGTCAATAACACCACCAAGTCGTAATGATTTAATGGTAAGATTCATATCACCATGAATATCTCCAATAGCTATTATTCTTTCTACAGAAGGAAGAATAGTTGGTGGATACTTATATGACATTTAACAATCAATAACAAATTAATTAACATACTCATGCCAAAAGATGACACCAAATGTATCATCAAATCGTGAATTATAATGAAGTGGTTTGATAACACCGTTAACATTGAGTGTTGGTGGTGGGTATTGGTCGAATGTTTTTTTCAGATCGGCATGGAATTCAGGTGTGATTTCATTTTCTGAGAACATCATGAAGATCATATTGATAATAAAATTAAAAAATGGGTAATGTGCATGGATTAATTGGAAGAAGTAGCCACTGAAGTTATGATAGAATGCATAATGTAATTCATTTTTTAAATCATTATGGTTATTGAAGACAAAACGTTGGTCATTAATGTAATAATAAATCATGAATGATGGGATTATACCATCGAGATACAACTGATGCATCATTTCATGGCCATTTTTGATTAATTTGGCGACGTAACAAACGAAGAGGATGTCAAGTGAATAAGCATATTTAGAGATGACATCGGTGATTATTTTTGTGTCAATGGTGAAACATTCATAAAGATAAGTAAAATAATCAAGAAGACTATTTTTGATGGCAAATTCTATTTCATCAATGATATTAGTTTCAAAAATAAATTCTTCTTGTGATGTTCGAGACATTTCATTGAGGTAGAAGAAGTAACAAAGATGTTCTGCTGTTAGTATTTCATGAATGAACAAATGATCGACAATCTCAAAATAGTTATCATACGTAAAAACAGAATGTAGAAGTTGGAATTTATCTTCAAAATTTTGACAATGTGCTAAATACTTGTAATCTTGTGATAGAGCGATATATTCGAGTTCTTCGTAAATGTCGCGTGATTGAGTAGTGGGTGAATACATGGCTTGATACCTGTATTTAAATTCTTCATCAAGTAAATCGAGAACAATTGCGCCGGCAACAATCGAGATCATATTGGGAAGAATGGAAATAATTTTAAATAATTTGATTTGTTCTTTGAAATTCAATTTTGTCTTGTGTTGATGAGCATAAATGACTAGAATCTTATCGATACATGCTTGGTCATTCTTCTCCATACACATTTCAATTAGTGAACAACACTCATCAAATGATTTAATAGAACCAGATCCAAAATAAATTGTCATTAAGATGTAAAATTGACGTGGAATGATACCGAATTGTGATAGCATTTCGAAATAACGAATGATATATGTTTGATCATAGACAACCTTTCTGAGGTGTTTGAATAAATGGTAACTCATATTCTTGTTGAGTTTGTTATGTTGTTGCAATTGGTATTCAATAAATCGGTCATCATTTTTATTGACAAAATAGAGTAAATCTGACAGGCTGATTAATTCACAATCTTTCTTTCCATGAATGTAAAAATGACACATATCGTAAATGTGATTTTCAATTTGATTGGTGTTGTACAACTTATCAACGAGGAATGTTTTACGTTCGACTGTCCAGTCAGTGCCAATAATTTTTGTGACATTGTGAATGTTGTTGCGTTCGAAAAATTGAGCATCAATAAAATAATCCATCAGATAATAATCATTGACGATCAAATCAATAATCTTGTCTTCCATACTGATGAGCTTTGCTTTGATGGGGTACTTTTTGAGGATAAATTGGTAGATAATGGGTGAACGATAATAAATGGAATAATAGATCATCCATTGTTTAATCATTGAAACAACGACATCCGCTTTACCATCAGAACAAATTTCATGTAAAAATGAAGTATTACCGTATTCATTAAATCGTGATGCCCAACCAACAAGTGAGTTATTGAGAGTGGAAATGTTTTGAATAGTGAGAATTTTGTCATTGCATTTCATAATTTCGGTGAATTCTGTGCACAAGATAACACCGAAATGTTCGAAACCTTCGATATCATTATGAACACGAATTGGTTTGATACCGAAATAAGTGTCAGCGACTGCATGACCATAAGGTGATTGATGAAGAAAGAGGGCATTGTAATACAAGAAACACAATTTGATGAGATCAGGCCCGGTACCTGTTTCGTCACTGATGAGATAAAAGAGTTTTTTAATGAGTTCAATGTTATAACAATTGTAGTTGTTGATGGAAATGGCCAATGAACTCGAAATACAAGGCATGGTAGAAAAATAATTCTGGAAGTATTTGTTTGATTCTTTAATTTTTTGGATAAAGTATTCATTTTGAATCGGATGTAACACTTCAAGAATGGTGAGAGTGACAACGCTTTGTTTGAGAACAGATGATTTGATAACATCATCAATAGGATACTTGAGAAAAAACCTGATGGCATATTCAAAACATCTTGATGCACTGAAATCAAGTTCGATTAACAATGAAAGCACTTCTTCCATTTTCTCAAAAGAGACAACTTGGGTAATTGGTTCTTCATTGAGAATTAATTCAATGATACTAAATAAGTAAATCATCACACTTGTCCCAGAATTACAATTGATAAATTTTTCATTTGCTTTGTGTTCAAGACAAGTTTTTTGCAAATCTTGATAACGATTGGGATTTTTGATTGTGATGCTTACTTTATGACTAAATTTACCGTTTTTACACAAAGTAAAAGTAAGGATCATTTCCTCTAGAGTCATTTATATTAATGAATGGGTATTGTTTAAATTAGTAAAGATCGGATTTTTCAATTTTTTCTAGAGACTGTCAAGTCGAAAGAAACAAATTGTAGACGTTAGTAACCTGTGGTAGACGTAGTAACCTGTGATAGACGTTAGTAACCTGTGGTAAGTGGTAAACTTCAATTTTTTTCATAACAATAAGTTATGAAAAAAATGTAGACGTAGTAACTTGTGGTAGACGTAGTAACCTGTGGTAGACGTAGTAATCTGTGGTAGACGTAGTAACCTGTGGTAGACGTAGTAATCTGTGGTAGACGTAGTAACCTGTGGTAGACGTAGTAACCTGTGGTAGACGTAGTAACCTGTGGTAAACGTAATAACATGTGGTAGACGTAGTAATATTCAAAATATTATAATGTATTTGATTGATTCCGGTACGAAATACGAGGCATTAGCATTGATTTGAATTGTGTGTAATGATTTTGGAAATGTCATTTTACGTAATTCATTAATTACATATGGTAGACTTAATTTCTTTAATTTAGGGAATAATTCTTTTGTGATGAGATATATATGAGGCTTTTCAATCAGTAGTTCAAAATATTCTAAATTTGGTGAGAAGGAAAGATTGATGTCATAATTACCATTATAATACGTCCATTTCAGTGATGGTATTTTTAATAAGTTTAATAAGTCAGAAGTGTCATCTCCCATGATTGAGATTGAATCATTATTATGATACCTGAGATGGGTTAATTTGCATTCATTATCGACAATCTTAATTGATGATGCGATATGATGTAATGACAAAATTTGTAGGGATGATGGCAAAATAATTGTGTAATCTACTAATCCTCCGACGTTGGAAAATACTCTTAGTCTTTGTAATTTCATGTTCGAAAAATCTGTTATACTAGATGGATAAATACGTATTTTTAGATGAGTGATTTGTGATTTTTTTATTGTTGAAACATCAGTTAAATATTCACCTAATGTTCTTAGTGATTTAGGAAGAGGATTTGGAATTGTTAAATTTAGTGTTATGAGAGTTTCTAACTTTTTTGGTAAACCTGGAATTTTTGTGTGATCGCTACCAGTAACAATGATGGTCTTGAGATTCGAATTTATAAAATTTTGTTTTGCTCTATATGTTTTAAAATAAAGATACTGTACTTTTATTTTTGTTAATAATTGCGGAAAATGTAAAATCAATTCTTGTGTAATAGGCTGAGGTTGTTTTTTAACAATCAATGATTCTAAACTATTCGGTAATTCAAGAGTTGTGTAACTTGACACCGTTTTAATTTTTAAATATTTCAAATGAGGAGGATATGTTATGACCAATTTTTTTTCTAATAGTAATTTTGTGACATTGACTAAATAACTAATGTCAATGTGCGATGTTAAATGAGAATTGTGCGATGTTAAATGAGAATTACTTAAATATAATACTTGTAACGAGAGTGGTAACTTATCAGGTAGTTTTTGAATGACCAAATATTTAAGTTTTGGAAACAAATGTGATGTTTCATTGGTAATAGTGTCACAAGACAAATACTCTAAGTGGGATGTTTTTATTTCTAGAGGATTTAAATTTTCGATATGTATCAATGATTTCAGTTTTTTCGGAAAAATAATCATATTATGTGGATGATACTCATTTTCATAGAAATAGTGGAAACTAATATGTCGCAATCTATCATTATTCAAGTATATTTTTAATTGAGGAGAAATTGGTTGCTTAATATATATTTTATGATGAATGTAATTGTAAAGATAAAAAGAATTAACAATAGTATGTTTAAGACTGACGAAATTGCCATATATTATTGATGTTTCATGTGAACAGATTTGTACATGTATTAACTTTCTGAGAACGTTCAATAATTTAGTTATCGAACTGCAAGTGATGAAATGATTTTTTTCGATGTATTGAAACGATTCGTAAATTAATTCTAAGGGTAGATTGTTCATTGATAATGTTAATTAAGCTATTTAATACTTATAATTTGAGGTATCGAAAGTTCAATTTTTTCCTGAGACAGAATGTCGGTCATAGACATGACCGATTTCCATGTCCATGGAAAATCGAAAGAAACAAATTGTAATTTCGATGTTAGAGAAATTCAATTTTTTCCTGAAACAGAATGTCGAAAGAAACAAATTGTAATTGGAACAATTCAATTTTTTCATAAGACTGCCAAGTCGAATAAAACAAAATGTAATTTAGACGTGAGGAGAAATTCAATTTTTTTCGTAACAGTAAGTTATGGAAAAAATAATACTCAAGTGATTATGCAGGAAAATTAAAATTCAACCTAATTGCTAACGTCACCTGCAGATTATGATGTATTTGATTGATTTTGGTACATATTTCAAGCCATTAACACTGATTTGAATTGAGCGTAATGATTTTGGAAATGTCATTTCATGTAATTGATTAGTTACAGGTGGCATACTTAATTTCTTCAATTTGGGGAATAATTCTTTTGTGATGATATATGCATGATTTGTTTGAAACAGTATTTTGAAGTATTCTAAATTTGGTGAAAAGGCAAGATTTGTGTCATAATTACCAAAATAATATGTATGTGTCAACGATGACATTTTTAATAAGTTTAATAAGTCAGAAATGTCATATCTCATGATTGAATAATTATTATAATACCTGAGATGGGTTAATTTGCATCCATTATCAACAATCTTAATTGATGATGCGATATGATCTAATGACAAAATTTGTAGGGATGATGGCAAAATAATTGTGTAATCTGGTAACCCTTCGACAGTGCAAAATACTCTTAATCTTTGTAATCTCATTTTGGAAAAATCGGTGATACTCGGTGATAAAATTCGTATCTGTAAACGAGTTATTTGTGATTTTTGTATTGTCGTTATTTCGCTGAAATAACTACCCAATGTTCTTAATGATTGAGGAAGAGGCTGTGAGACTATTGAATTGAGTGTTTCTAATTTTTTTGGTAGTTCTGGAAATTTTGTCTGATCAGAACCAGTAACAATGATAGTCTTAAGATTCGAATTTGTGAAATTTTGTTTTGCTTCATGTGTTTTGAAATGAAGATACCGGACTTTTATTTTTGTTAATGATTCTGGAAAATGTAAAATCAATTCTTGTGTAATGGGCTGAGGTTGTCTTTTGACGATCAATGTTTCTAAACTGTTCGGTAGTTTAAGTGTCTGACTCGACACAGTATTAATTTTTAAATATTTCAAATGAGGAGGATATGTTAAAATCATTTGTTTCTCCAAAAATAATTTTGTGACATTGACTAAATAACTGATGTCAATGTGTGATGTTAATTGAGAATTATTCAAAGATAATACTTTTAATGATAGTGGTAATTTATCAGGTAGATCTCGAATAACCAAATATTTAAGTTTCGGAAATAAATGTGATGTTTTATTGGTAATGGTATGACAAAATAAATACTCTAAATGAGATGTTTCAATTTTTAGGGGATTTAAATTATCGATATGTATCAATGATTTAAGTTTTTTCGGAAAAATAAGCATATCATGTGTATTCTCATGAAATGAGGTATCCTGATGTCTATCAGGATCGTGCTCATTTTTGTATAAATAGTTGAAGAAAGTAAGAGATTTAAGTTTTATCTGAAAAATAAGTGAATTATTTTCATTTTTATAGAAATATTTGAAAGTAAGATGTCGAATTTTATCATTGTTCAAATATATTTTTGATCGATAATCAAATAACTCAATCCGCACTTTATGGTGAATAAATTTGTAGAGGAAAAAAGAATTTTCAATAGTATAATTAGAACTGACGAAACCATATGTTGGCGATGGCTTATGTAAACAGATTTGCACATGTATTAACTTTCTGACGAAGATCAATAATTTAGTTATTGAAGTACAAGTGATAACATGATTTTTGTCGATGAATCGAAACGATTCGTAAATTAATTCTAATGGTAATTTGTTCATTAGTATTGAATATTATTTCTTTTAAAGATATGAGTAACAAAATTCAATTTTTTCTAAGGCTGTAAGCCGAAGAAACAAATTGTAATTGGAACAATTCAATTTTTTCGTGAGACCAAAGGTCGATAAGAAACAAAATGTAATTTTGACACTAGGAGAAATTCAATTTTTCATGAGACCAAAGGTCGATAAGAAACAAAATGTAATTGTAAAAGTTCAATTTTTTTCATAACGGTAAGTTATAGAAAAAATGAGAAATTAGACGATGGTGACATATGTAATTGATTTTGATACATATCTCAAACTATCAATATTAATTTGAATAGAACGTAATGATTTCGGAAATGTCATTTTATGTAACAGACTATTTTCATATGGTAGGCTTAATTTCTTTAATTTTGGAAATAGTTCTTTTGTTATAATGTATGTAACATATGCACGAAAATGTATTTTGAGATATTCTAAATTGGGTGAAAAGGCAATATTTGTGTGGTAGTCACCAATGTAAAATGTATGTCTCAATGATGGCATTTTAAGTATTTTTAATAGATCAGAAAAATTATCTACATCGAATGAATAACTATTATAAAATTTAAAATGGGTTAATTCGCATCCATTGTCGGTAATTGTGATGCTAGGTCTGATGTTACGTAATATTAGGAATTGTAAAGTTGATGACAAGATAATTGTGTGATTTGGATATCCTCTGTAATAATCAGAAAATAATTCCAATCTTTGTAATTTCATTTGTGAAAAATCTGTGAAACTGGGAGATAAAAGACGCATACATAAATGTGTTAATTTTGTTTTTTTTATCATACTGATATTGTCAAAATTCCCACTTAATGTTTTTAATGTTACTGGGAGAGGATTCGGTATTGTGGTATTTCGTGTTATCAATGTTTTTATATTTTTCGGTAGACATGGAAATTTAATATTGTCATTACTGGTAATAATAATAGTCACAAGATTTGAATTTGTGAAATTGTGCTTGTTTTCTTTCGTTTTCAAAGAAAGATATGGAATTTTTATTTTCGTTAATGAATCTGGAAAATTAAGAATTAAATGTGGTATAATATGTCGATAATGGTGTTTAACGATAAATGTTTCTAATGTTTTCGGTAAGGTTAACGTTGCATGATATGTTATTGTCGTGATATTCAAATATTTTAAATGTGGAGGATATGTTACTGATGTTCCATGTTCTAAAAATAATTTTGTCACATTATTCAAATAACTAATATCAATGTGATTTTCATGATGATTATTAATGATCGATAATACCTGTAATGATAATGGTAATTGTTCAGGTAAAATTCTAATAACTAAACATTGTAATTTTGGGAATAAATGTGAGTGACCGGTAATGGTTTCACATGATAAATACTTCAATTCCGATGTTTCAATTTTTGATGGATCAATCTCACTGGTACGTATCAATGATTTTAATTTTTTGGGGAAAACTATCATTTGATCTTTATAAAAATAATTAAAATTAATATGACGAATTTTATCGTTATTCAAATATATAACTGTTCGATATGATGGCATATCTATTTGAACTCCATGATGAATATTGTTATATCGGATATTTTTACTTGATGATTGATATTCACTGTATTTAGTACTAGAAATAATATGTTTACGTCCAACAATATTTTCAAACATGAATGACCGATTAGAACATATTTGTATATGAATCAACTTTCTGATAATAATAAACAATTTAGTTGATGAACTACATATAATAACATAATTTTTGTCAATGCATCGAAATAATTCGTACATTAATTCTAATGATAGTTCATTCATAAGTATTAGTTATTTAAAAATGGAAATATTAATTTCAATTTTTAACGAAAAATAGATATGGTAAATTACTTACCTTGGGCAATTTCCTCCAATTTCTCAAGGACACCTTGACCGTAAGTGATTTTCCTGGGGAGTGAAGCAACGAAAGCTTTGGCGAGTTCGACAATGATGCGTGCTTCCTTTGGTGTTGGCTTGTCGTTGACTTGAAGAACCAGGTTTTCGATTCTGGTCAAAGTGGGTCCCAAGGCCTTCAGACGAATGAGGATGCCATCGTAATCCTTGGTCAGCTTGCCAAAAGTCAACTTCACAAGAGTGAATGTCTTGACATTGACCTTCTTGACACGAAGCTCGGTAAACTGGTACTCGTTGTTGTCGTTCGTGTCAGAAAACTTGAGTTCCAAGTCAGCTTTCTTCGCTCTCATTCGATCACGATCATCGAGCATTATCCTCATCATCATGGTGAACTCAGGCATAGTAGTGAACTGATATCCTGACATTGTGATTGTGTAATGATTAATCTAGTTTATTTTCTTGGATTTATTATACACTTAAAAGATCAATTTTTTCTAAGGCTGTAAGCCGAAGAAACAAAATATTTTAATCGATTTTCAGTCTCATGAAAATTTTGAGGTATTGAAAATTCAATTTTTATTTTTAAGAGTCAAGAAAATATGAAATTTTCATGAAATATTCTGCACCAGGTTTTGTTGTTTCCAAAACAAGATCGACAAATCTAACTATGTCATTAGTGCAATACACGATGTAATTACCAAATGGAGACATAATTGTTACCATATCAATCTTTTTCGTGTCAGGAAGCATAATCATAGAGATGTTATTGATATTATCTAAACTTTTATTGAAACATGAAAATCCAACAATACAATGATCATTCGAATAATTAATACTTAAATCATGTTTTGGAATGCCATATGATGATATTTTTGAAACTCCGAAAAGGTTGTGTTTTGTTCGTTCTGTGAAATGCATAGCTTCATTAAAATCACTTGTCTTTTTTAAAAATGGATAACCACAATCAAATTTCTGACATTGTGGATCAAATTTAACTGGGAAGACAATGTTATCAAATGGTTTTTCGATTGATGTAAAAGTAATTTCTTCATCATTTTTCTTAATTTGTGTTAGCCATCCGTAATGAGGCGAATAGATGAGTTTGTCATAAAAACATGGGAAATCGAATTGATGTGATTCAATTGCTTTCATTCCATCAATTTCAGTCAGAAAAAATTCATTTCGAACATTATCAGATGTTTTGTCATTTCTGAGAACGCTCATACCTTTATGGGTAACATAATCGCCATCGCCACGGACGATGGCAATTAGGCTGGATCCTCCAGCATAATCACAAAATTCACTCATTGTTTTCATATCCGATGGTGGTACGAGGACTTCAATTAATTTACCTTTAAGACTGAGTCCGTTTGATAAGGCTGTATTTAATGTTCTTTTGTAATATTTGTTATGAAGACAAATATAATTCGGAAAAATAATTGTTTCGTTTTCTTTTAGACCTACTTCTGTCAAATTGACAAGAGTTCTGAAATCGTAATAATAAACGATGTTATCTGATAGAATGTAATAGCCTTTTTCTTCATAATAGTATTTTTGGTATTTGAAGATTTTTAGAATTTTTTGTTTCCGATTATCATAAATAGAAAATACTTTGGTCGTATGATTAATAAGAATCAAAATATTGTCACTTTCTCGTGAATCAAAGAAATCATATTCGTTGTCGATAAAACAGATATGATCGACTCCATAGCCCGATCCACTGATACCACGTACAACATATTTGCAGAATCCTGCTTCAATTTCAAAATGCATAACACAATTACCTTTGACATCACTCTTACCTTGAAGAAGACGCATTATTGGTAGTGAATTTAATTAATTTATGGTATATGATGGTATTTCAATTTTTTTACACTGAAAGTGTACGCTAGGTTTGAAAGAAACAAATTGTAAGCGGAGCAACCTTTGGCAATTTGAAAACAAAATATTTCAATCGAAAACAAAATATTTCAATCGAAAACAAAATATTTCAATCGAAAACAAAATATTTCAATCGACTTTCAGTCTCGTGAAAATTTTGACTTTCAGTCTCGTGAAAATTTTGACTTTCAGTCTCGTGAAAATTTTGACTTTCAGTCTCGTGAAAATTTTGAGGTATCGAAAATTCAATTTTTTTATGAGACAGTTTCATTTTTTCGTAATAAAGTTATGGAAAAATGAAATGTTATATCAAGATGATGGATGTAATGTGTTTCGGTATATAACATTTCTTTGGTGCTATGATGGTTTTAACACTTTTTGGTAAATTTATTAGTGTTTGATCAAAATACAAACCAAATTTGACGTATGATAACGAGCGCGGTAGATTGTCAACTTTTTGATTGAAGTATGTTCCAAATGATATATGTGTTATCGAATTTGGTAAGGTACTCAATTCCTGATGGTAATAATGACCGAATAAAATATGTGTTATACCTGGAGGTAAATGATCAGTTTTTTGATTAAAATTATCACCAAATAAAAGACGTGTTACTGATTGAGGTAAATTATCTATTTGTTGATTAAATTCATAACCAAATTTAATGTATGATACGGATCGAGGTAAATGATCAACTTTCTGATTAAACTGATAACCAAAACGAATGTGTGTTACTGTTTGTGGTAAATTGTCAACATTTTGATTAAACTGACTACCAAAACTAATGTGTGTCACAAATTGTGGTAAATTGTCAACATTTTGATCAAAAACATAACAGAATTTTAGATGAGTGATAAATGGAGGATAATTTTTCACTATGCTATTGAATGTTTGCCCAAATGTAAGATGTGTTAGTGATGAAGGTAATTTTTCTATTGGTTTATTAAAATCACGACTGAATGTTAAATGTGTTATTGTGTCTGATAAAAGTAGAAAAGGCCCATTAATTGTATCATGATCGCTGCGGACGCCAGCAATTAGGCTGGATTTTCCAGCATGATCATCAAAGATAACTTCATCAAAGATGACAGTTAAGTGTGTTATAGAATCGGGTAATTCTCCATAATTTTTGTTGAAATACTTGTTAACAGTAATATGAGTTAGTGATTTTGGTAAATGATTAATTTTCTGATTAAAACACTCATTAAATACGATATGTGTTAATGATTCAGGTAAATTTCTCAATTGTTGATTAAAAACAAATCCAAAATAAATATATTTTAATGATGTCGGTAATTTAATTATGGGATGATTGAAATGTTTTCCAAGTGTTATGTATCTCAATGAATTTGGTAAATTATCTATTCTGTGATTAAAATCACGACCAAATTTAATCCAAATCAATGCATCCGGTAAATTATTCGGCACTTGATTAAAATCACGACCAAACTTAATATACAATAATGACTGAGGTAAATCAGTCAATACTTGATTAAAATTATATCCAAACTTGATATATATCAATGATTGTGGAAATTTTGTTATTTTTTGATTAAAACTGTATGCTAAAAAAATATGTGTCACAGAATTTGGCAAATTGTCTATTTTCTGATTAAAATCATCACCGAACCAAATATGTTTCAACGATTGTGGTAAACTAATAATATTTTGATTAAATCCATGTCCAAATTTAATAAGTGTTATTGTCTGAGGTAAATTTTCAAATTTAAAATTGTAATCAAAAGAAAATTCAACATATTTTATTAAAAATCTCTTATTTATCTTCAAGATTGGTTCATAACCATATATTTTACAAATTTGTATTGATAATAATGATCGTAAATACAAAAACAACCTATTTGATTGACAAAGCGAAAAATTACTTGTCGAATGACAATACTGTAATATCTCAATGAGTGACTCATAAGGTAAAGAATTCATTACTGCCCATCATCAATAAGGTGTTTTTTTCAATTTTTTAGTGACGATAAAGGTGACAACTGTAATGATATTTTCCAAGTTGTTTTTATAGAAATTAAAAATGATTTAAAGAAATAATTTTTAGTTTCAAGATTAATAGTCACCCTTGATACTAAAATAAATGTACAAATCGAATATGTTTCGGTATTTTGCATTTCTTAGGTACTGAAATGAAGATGACGCTTTTTGGTAAATTAGTCAATTGTTGGTTAAAATTATGACCGAAAATGATGTGTGATAACAATTTTGGTAGTTTGTCTAATTTTTGATTGAAATCACTACCGAATGAAATATGTGTTACCGAATCTGACAAGTTATTCAATTCTTGATTGAAAGTTTCACCAAATAAAATATGTGTTAATGCTTGAGGTAAATGATTACATCTTTGATTAAATTTAGCACCAAATAAAAGACGTGTTATTGATTGAGGTAAACTATCTATTTCAACATTAAATTTATAACCGAATTTAATGTGTAACACGAATTGTGGTAACTTATCAACCTTCTGATTAAACTGATAACCAAAACTAATGTGTGTTACTGTTTGCGGTAAATTGTCGACTTTTTGATTAAATCGATAACCAAATTTTACGTGTGTTAGTAATTGAGGATAATTCTTTACTGTTTGATTAAATTCTGATCCGAATGTCAGACGTGTAATCGATTGAGGTAAATTATATATCGTGCTAGCAAAATAATCACCAAATGTCAAATGTGTTATTGTATGAGATAACAATGTGAAAGGTCCATTAAACACATACCGTAAAATAGTTAAATGTGTTACAGAATCAGGTAAATCTCCAAAATTTTGTTTGAAATGTTTGTTAGTAGCAATATGTGTCAATGTCTTCGGTAAATGATTAATTTTCTGATTAAAAGTCTCTCCAAAGACAATATGTGTTAGTAATTCAGGTAATTTCAATAATGGTTGATTAAAATAATATCCGAATGTGATGTGTGTCAGTAATGATGGTAAATCAATTATTGAATGATTAAAATTACTCCCAAAAATGATTTGTGATAATGACGGTGGTAAATTAATTATCGGTTGATTAAAATCATGTCCGAATATTATGTATCTCAAAGAATTTGGCAGATTGTTTACCTCTTGATTAAAATGACGTCCAAATACAATCCGTATTAATGCTTTTGGTAAATCATTTAATTTGTGGTTAAAATCATCGCCAAATTTAATAGATAACAATGATTGAGGTAAGTTAATTAATTTTTGATTGAAAAAGCACCCGAATGTGATAGACATTAACGATTGTGGTAATTTTTTTATTTTCTGATTAAAACCATCACCAAAAGAAAGACACTTTAATGATTGTGGCAAATTCATTAATTTTTGATTAAACCCACCACCAAAAGAAAGACACTCTAATAATAATGGCAAATTTATTAATTCTTGATTAAATTCTCTTCCAAATTTGATAGACTTTATTGTCTGAGGTAAATTTTTAAATTTATAATTATAATCAGAACAAAAATCAACATTTTTAATCAAAAACCTCTTATTTACATGTACAATCGGTTCATAACCATATATTCTACAAATTTGTATCGATAATAATGATCTTAAATGCAAAAACAGTCTATTTGATTGACAAAGCGAAAGATTACCCACAGAGTGACAATATTGTAATATCTCAAGAAGTGATTCATAAGATAAAGAATTCATTACTACTTATCACCAATAAGGTATTTTGTTCAATTTTTTCACAAGAAATGCAATTTTTTCATAATAGTTAATTATAAAAAAATTATTCAGCCTTACCTTCATGTTGTTGTTCATACAGTCGACGAACAATCGGTGACCAATCTTTCGATACCTGATCTTGTTTCTCTTTATAAATTTCTTTCTGACATCCTTCATTATCCTCACACCATTTCAATCCTTCATTAATAATAACCGTCATTTTTTCACGATCATCAGAATCAATCAGTGGTGATTCCAATAATGTTTGTTTAATTTGTGTCAGATATTTCTCAAGATCATACTTTGCAACAATCGCCTCTTTTCTCTTCGCATCTTCCTTCTCGAACCTCTCCGCCTCTTGTTTCAATTGCATCACAACTTGCTCACTCAATCTTTCCTTATTCTCTATCACCAACTTCGATTTTTTCTTTGTTGAAGTATCTGTCGCACTCACTTGTAAAATACCATTACGATCAACCTCAAAAATAACCTCAATTTGAGGTACACATGCCGGTGCCGGAGGAATACCACTCAACTCAAATTCACCAAGCAAGTTATTATCTTTCGTAAATTGTCTCATTCCCTCATAAATTTTAATCAACACCGAAGTCTGGTTATCAGCCGATGTACTAAATGTCTTTGATGCCTTACATGGTATTTGCTGATTACTCGCAATCATCTGACTCATCAACCCACCCTTTGTCTCTAATCCCAATCCAAGTGGTGTTACATCTGCTAAAACCATTTCTCTCGTATTTGTCTTCATCAGTGTCGCACAATAAAGAGTCGCACCATAAGCAACTGCCTCATCAGGATTAATAGATTCACATAACACCTTACCACCAAATAACTTCGATAGCATCTCCTTAATTTTCGGAATACGTGTTGACCCACCAACAAGAACAACATCATCAATATCTTCTTTTGTCACTTTTCCATCTTCAAGAACCTTCTTCACTTGAGTCATGGTCTCATTAAACAATGAATGACATTCCAATTCAAATCTCATTCTCGACAAATTCATCTCAAAATCAACATCCTGATACTCAAATTCAATCTTCACCGCTAATTCCGAACTCAATCGTCTTTTCGTATTCTCAGCAATTGTCTTTAATTTTCTCAGAAGTTTGGCATTTGCTTCGAGATGATGCTTCTTCTTCAATTCTTCAGTAATAATTCTGACGATAACCTGATCGAAATCCTCACCACCAAGATGAGTATTACCACCAGTTGCCAAGACTCGAATAACACCCTCAGAGACTCGTAGTAAACTAACATCAAATGTACCACCACCAAGATCATAAACAATAACATTCTGCATTTCTTTCACTTTCTTCTCTAATTCATAGGCAAAGGCAGCGGCGGTCGGCTCACTAATAATCTTCAAAACATTCAATCCAGCAATAACACCTGATGATGCCGTCGAACTTCTTTGTGCATCATTAAAATAAGCAGGAACAGTAATAACAGCGTTTTTGATAGGTTGACCAAGATATGTCTCTGCAATGGTTTTCATTTTCATCAGAATCATGGCAGAAATTTCTTCAGGACGAAACATTTTCTCTTCATGTAAGTATTTCACCTTAAATAATGGCATGTTGTTATCATCAAAAACAACAGAAAATGGCCATGTTTTAATATCTTTTTGCAATAACTCATCAGAACTATTACGACCAATGGCTCTTTTAGCATCGAAAATAGTATTCAGACCATTAGTTGTCACTTGATTTTTAGCAGATTCACCGACAAATCTGTCATTATCAGTAAATGAAACATAAGATGGAGTGGTTCTATTTCCAGCATCATTGGCAATAATTTCAACACGATTATTTTTCCACACACCGACACAACTATATGTCGTTCCTAAATCAATTCCAATTGAGTATTCATCAGTCATTTATTAGTAATTATTAAAAATAATAACAATTAATAACGAACCAACCATTCAGTTGTGGTATCAGATATTTTTTAATTGTTCAACAATTTTTTCAATATCATTTTCAACATCTTTCACTAATGAAGTCGATCTGACAATAATCAGGACAAATATTTCATAATAATTATCTGTGACCAGTGAATTGATTTCTGATGGTTTCTTGGTGTAAACTTTGAATGTTGATGGTGAATAAAAATAGATCTTGTCAAATGGTTGTGGTTTGCTCGGTGCAGTGAAACCAATCTTCATTTTCTTCATGTAAAGTTCGTCAATGTATTTAGGCATTTTCTTCAAAATATGATACACTTCTTCAAGATATTTTTGATGAGGCTTGACAATTTTATACAAGTCTCTAGAAATAATCCTCTGATAAATTTCATAGGCTTTCTTATAATTTTTGCGATGATGTTCTTCTAGATCTTCCAAATTATTCACATCATAAAGATCAAAGATCCGAAATAATGAATCATCTGTCAATTTACGAAACTTTCTAATATCACGAACAGAATCAGTCATTTCAATAATTGGATCAATTAATTTCAGAATGTCTTTCATCATCAATTCGATCGCTTTAATTGTTTCATGACCATACACTCTCTTATGCAATGAATGTCGTGTCATGAATAATTTGTGAATATCATGAGCGACTGTTTCAGGATAAGCCAATTTGCCATCAATCAATCTAATTTCATTAATGATTCTGCCAGCTTCGAATGGACGACCTTCGCCGACTTGTAAAGAATCTCTGACAAGATAATCAAATTTATCGGCATCGGGTCCACCAACACTATTAGCAACAATCAAAAACAAGAAATGATTCTTACAATCTTCAGGAGGATCAATCAAGTTATTCATCAATAAAATATCAATATCAGTGTATTTTGTCTTTTCCTTGATAACAATCTCGAGAATGATTTTCGATCTCGCTTCATGATGAAGTTCTGGATATTTTTCTTCGACTAATTCGTCAAAGAGATGACTAAATGGACCGTGACCAACATCATGTAGTAAACCAGCAATTTTGACTTTTTCAATAAATTCTGGGGTTAGTTTTGTTGGTCCATAATGAGGGATGTAGTAAATTTTATCAGGATCTTGATTTCTCAGAACATTGAGCATCAATCCAGTGAAATGATAAACACCAATACTGTGCTCGAATCTTGATGTTGAAGCACTCGAAAAAACAAAATAACAAATACCTAATTGTCGAATATATCGTAACTTCTGAAACCAATCTGTATTGATAATATCCTGAGCTACTTTTGAAACATAAATTCCATCCGGATATACCAAGTCAGTAAACAATTTCGTCTCCATTTGGTCTTTAATACTGTTATAATTGGTGGTTTTTGAATCAATTTTTTCATGAGATGGTACATCGATTGAAACAAATTGTAACCGGGATGGTTCAATTTTTTCACGAGATGGTACGTCGATTGAAACAAATTGTAACCGGAATGGTTCAATTTTTTCACAACATAATCGAGAACTGACATAAAGAAAAAATAAAAAGAAGACTATCAACTTCATTTAATATTATTAAAAATAAATATCAAAATCAATTTTTTCTTCGATCCTTAGTCTCACGGAAAAATTTGAACTTTTACAATTACATTTTGTTTCTTCGGCTTACCACAGGTTGCTCCGCTTACCACAGGTTGCTCCGCTTACCACAGGTTGCTCCGCTTACCACAGGTTGCTCCGCTTACCACAGGTTGCTCCGCTTACCACAGGTT